CCTTTTATCTTTTATCCACATCTCACACCACATTGACGACGCATCTTCTATCAAGATCATACATCGAGGCTTTGATAACCATAACACACTCAACATATCACTGAACAACACTTTTCCTGATTCTACTCCCACCTTTAAAAAAGGTGGGGCCAAAAAGCATTCCGTATTATCCTTATAAGATATTGATGAGTTTGTGAATAAGTATTTGAAATATAATAACCATAAAAAAGAATAATATATTTATAATTATTCTTTTTCTAATTCTATCTGCTGTGTTTTTGGAGTGAAAATTAGATCCCAAATACTGGAATATGATATGAATCACCGGTTTGAGTATATTTAGCAATGATTTTCGGGTTTGTGCTATTGCTTACAATATCTTCTGTTTGATACACATTCATGTTTTTATCCAAGTAATATACGATGCCTTGAATATCTTGAGCCCATACTTCCAACTTCTGTGTTGTTGGTTCATCAAGTGTGCCATTTGTAATATTGACGATTCCGTGTGGCGTTCCTTTTAAATGAGTTCCACAGTATTCAAACCCTTCTTTCTTTCTTCGAGAACATTGTTCATTATTTGCCCTTTTTGAACTACAACGATCAAAGAAAGGGACCACATTTTTCACTCTTTTGCGATTTGTCAAATCATCTTTGTCGATGACTAAACGTTCATAATTATAAATAAATTGCAAAAGTTCTTCTGCTTTTGTAGAATCATCGATATTCATCTCAGTGACTTTATCACGAATTGTATCCTTGAATGAAGTAAGATATTGTTCAACTTTGATGTTTAATTTGCGTTCCATGATTGCCTTTCTTCTTTATATTGTTTATAATAACTTTAATTCAATTTTTATATAATATATAAAATGATATAAAGAACGCAGTATCTTCCCGATTATAATCTGGAATTAAATAGTTGGATTTGAATTTGGATTTAATTGAACTGTCTCTATTTCCGGTTGTAATGATATTGTCGATGGTAATGGTGGTGGCGTCACTGATATCGGCGGTTCTCCAGTTATTGCGTTCAAACTAGCTTGCTGATTATACTTATAACAAATACTTCCTTCATCATCATCACTGCCAGTATAAGAGTTGAATATAATAGCAAAGAATACTGTTACAAAGAGAAAAATATAATATACAGCATATACTTTTATAAATATGAGACCTTGTTCATAGCCATAAAATAGAAGAATGTAATATAATCCCCAAATGATTGCCATTAATACAAAAAAATATGTGAATAAACTTCTCATTTTAGACATATTAATTATATATACCATTATTATTTCACGTAATATATGTATTATACTTTATCTCTTTCAATTCGTCAGGGGTAATTTTTATGATATGAGAAGATAAAATATGATATTGATTCTGCTTCTTAACTACCCATAGTGGACCATCTGTTAGTATAGAACCATCATCTAATTCGATTTGTCCAACATATATACTGTCATATGATAATGTCCACTTAGAGTCATAGTCTGTAATGCGTATTTTTAATCGAGCACGAATAGATATATCTTCTTCTGGTGTTGCCAAATTTTGGATAACTACAGAAGATGTATCAACAGAATCATTATTTAAATTGAGAACAATCTTCATTTTACCTAAAAATAATATACATCTCATTAATCCTATGTATTGATCATTCTCGAACTTTTGAATCGCAGAAAAATAGTCTGTAAAATAGTAATGATTGCCAAAAATTCCAGATGGACAAGTTGAAGTTCCAAATGTAGATATAAAATCTAATCGTTTAGTAGGACAATTTGTATATGCTATAATAGGTAATTCATAATGTTCTCCTGTATCATCCATTAAATATACAAGTTTATCATATTTGTGAAAGAGATCAACTACCGATGAATGAATATTGAATTCGCAAACTTTTCTGTGATTTATGATTTCATCTATTGTAACTAACCATAGATCATTTGTTTTAGTCATTTTTAAAGTATCAATTATCATATGACTACAATCGAAGAACATAAATATATCAGTGTCATCGACCAAATACCCTTTAAACTCAAATTGCGTATCTTTATAGAAGGATGTAGATAATACTTCGATCGTAGTCATAGATTTCATAAGAACATCTTGTTCATTTTTATACTGAAAATGAGGAAATACAAATTCACTTTTGAATTTGGAATCTTCTTGTAAATTATACGGTTTATGTAAGAAATATTGTATAAATGGTTGTTGAAGAGAGATATTGATATTATATGCACAAATATGTACTTCTCTCTTTATTTCAGGCGTTTGATTCAGTTTCAAAAAGAGTGGAGCCATTTCTATTTCTAAATAGGTTAAACCTTCATATGTAGCAGTATTACATATATTTAACGACTTGTAAAGATGTTCTACTTCATTATTTAAGAGCATATAATGTTCATCGTCTACATCGTCAGAGTCAGAGTCATTTCGGTTGTGATACATATTTAAATAAATTGTATTTTATTTAAATACTAAAATTTCTTATTTGTCTAATTTTCTGCGTATAGTTTCTTTGACAACATCTTCCCTATTATTAAGAACGAACTTTGTTACATCTTCAGCAATTAAAGGGTTATCGACATAATAATTTTGTAGTGTGGCAAGTAACATTTTGGTATTAATTGGTTTTTTGATTTTACTTTTTTTATATAAAATACGTCCTCCATTGATATCAAAGCAATCTAACGAATTCATTTTCATGACAGAAACCAATGTTTGAGTCATTGTTTTCTGTTTTGATTTTAGATCTTTTACTTCTTTATTCATTTTAGTGATTTCATTATCTAATCTAATCCATTCTTTAATACTATGGATTAATTCTTCTTTTGTCTCGACTTTTGGTTCATTTATACTGCCTCCTCCTCCAGCATTCATTTGTTTTCTATCAATGATTTTTATTTAAGTAGTAAATAATTTAATTCCAATTTTGAAAATTTACTTTATGGTGTGGAAAAAAGTAAAATAAAAAAATTGAAATACATATTTCTCAGTAGAATTGTATTACTTTAAAAACAACAACATCGTTCAAACGCAATTCAACATGGTCTTTATCATTGACAACATCGTTATTTCGAGAAATGGAAATGGATGTAAAATTGCAAGTATCTCATGGTATGCAAAACGTGGGATTGATATAAATCAATACAATATTCGCAGAATCAGCACTGGAACCAGGCTAAGCGATAATCGCATAATAACCAAACTTGCAGGTGGTGTATTAACATACGATAATGTTCGAAGTATGTATTTATCATAAATCGAGAAAAGTGAAGAAAATGAAAGAAAATGGAAATATATAATTTATACATAGTCTGTTTGTTAAGACACTTGAGTTGTGTCAACAACAGATTTTTTTTCGATTTGAGGTATAACAGTATCGTCTCCAGTTTGTGTATGTCGTGAACAGAATGATGTATTTTTTATACATTTAAATGAGCATTGATTACCTTTATTCTTACCTTTTTGGAGAATAAAAGAGCAATTTGGGATATTTTTCTTTGTCTCTAATTTCAATACGTTGGCATCTTCTTTCAGTTTTTTCTTAGCTTCAAATTTTTGAAGTGCTATATCTTCTTTCAGTTTTTTCTTAGCGGCGATGTCTTTTTCTTTCTTTGCTTTTAAGTAGTCATGAATACAAACCGTTTTATGAGTATAACATAAGAATGATTTAAATATATCAATATACGTGACATATTTTTCATGACATTGTGGTATAATTTCATCACTGGTATGAAAATTTTGTTTAGAAAATGTACACTTTCCTTTACACCATTTTTCTTGTTTTTTACTCAATTGTGAGAAGTATATATTTTCATCGAAAAAGTTAACTCCATGTATTTTAGGATATAATATATCGTATGGCAATAGTTGTTTCTGTATAGATCTACAATATGGGCATCTAATTTCGATTGTGCTTAAAGAATTTCTCTCTAGGGTATTGAATTTGGTTTTGTGATTTTTGATATCATTCAGCAAAGGTTCATAATTGAACTTATGTCCACATAATAATGAAATCGAGTTGGATAATAGAGGTGTTTGACTAATGAGACAATAAGAAGAATCATCGGTGTCTGTGTCTGGTTCATCTTTAATAAGTTCATTGTAAAAGTCGATATTATCTTCGATAACATACATATATTAACATTAAATTAATATATTTATATTATTATTCATTAGTATATGTCACCTTCTAGTAAATGGGGTCCACCTATTTGGCGTTTTATTCACTGTTTGGTTGAGAATATTAAAGAAGATCAATTTCATGTGATAGGGTTGCCAGTTTTTGGCATAATAAAACAAATATGTAAAAATTTACCGTGTCCAGATTGTTCTATGCACGCAACAAATTTTCTCTCTTCTGTTCGATTTCAACATATTAAGAACAAGAATGATTTTGTATTCTTGATGTTTATATTTCATAATAGTGTTAGAAAAAGAAAAAATCAAAGTATATTTCATGAGAATCATCTTGCAGAATATAAAAAGTGTAATATTCACCAGTGCTTTAATCAATTTGTAGATGCATATAAGACAACAGGTGATATGAAAATGTTGGCAGATACTTTTGCGAGAGAAGTAACAGTCCGTCAAGTGAAACAATTTCTTTTAAAACATAGAAAACTTTTTGTTATATATAATCCTTCTACTGTGAACTCTCGTGTCCCCCTTTTGGCTTAACCCATTTGACCAACTTTTTTTAAAGTTGGATTAACTTCACGATAAACTGGATGCAATGACTTCACCATTTTTATAGACATTACACTTAAATGTTTGAGATGTAGGCATTGAACAAAAATTAGAATCGGTATCCAATGCATTCATAAATAATAATTTGACATTACCTGATTGGACTAACAACATGATTGAAATCAATGCAGAAACGAAGCCACCACCAAAATTTAACAATAAACCAGTCATATTCATACATTTGTCAACATATACATTAAAAACCATAATAGCTATTAAATATATGAGTAAAAATGAAAAAAGATAGAAATTGTATACTCCGTAAATCATCATTGGTGCTAAAATATAAAAAACGATAAATACAGTATAAAAAACAACAAAACCATTACCAGTATTATATGGATCATTAATGGAACACCATTTATTCACTTTTCCCTCCTCCATAAAGGGAATTTTTGGGACAAATTGAACAAAACCAAATCTGATTGCAGTAAAGAACAATATAAAAATAAAGAAGAAAAACCCTGTCAGTGTTTGAAATAAAAAAGAAAGAACGATAACACATATACTTAATATGATAGGAGAATAGTAAATGCTCGATTTTACAACATCTATAAACAATTGCTGAAACGATACATTATTGGTAGTATTGATAGAACTCATATTATAACGAAATAATATTAATTGTCAAAAATAATTTCAAATACTTCATGAATCGTATTAACTGGGTAAAAAGAGATATTTGTAAATATGTCGTTATTATCATATTTTTTCAATAATTTATGATAATCTTTAATATTTTTATGAGGAAAAATGAAGGATGTCACACCAGACTTGATCGAACCTATAATTTTCAAATCTAGACCACCTATTTCACATACATTTCCATTCAAGTCAATTTCACCAGTAATTGCAAAATTATTCCGTATTTTCAAGTCATTTAATAAACTATAAATGAGAGTAGTTATTGCGACACCTCCACTTGGACCATCTTTACTAACAGATCCTTCTCCAGCATGAATATGTATTCCATATTTATGTTTATCGCTAACGATTACTTCTTTTCGTTCTTTAGAAGTCAAACTCCAAGAGAGAGTTTCAGCAACATGCATACTTTCCTGCATTACCTTTTCTAATAATCCTGTTAGTTTTAAATCCATAAAATGCGCACTGGGAAAAAATTGTGCAAATATTTTTAGGATACCACCTTGTCCTAAAGAGTTTGCCCACATACCGTTAATAATGCCAACATGGCTATGATCATATATTTCAGGAGGAATAACTTCATTACGATCTTTTAAATAAGTTTGAATATCAGGAATGGTAATATGGATTGGGTATGATTCTAATTGGATCATATTTTTGAAAATGTTGATATTGATCTCTCCAATAATTTCGAATAATAATTCCTTCAGTTTACGAACGCCCGACTCTAGAGTATATTTTTCGACCAAGTATTGTATTGCTATATCATCAATGACGATCATTTCATCTAACCCCATATTAGATAATATTTCAGGTAATAAATAAAGTTTAGTGATAACAATTTTATCTTCTGTAGAAAGGTATTGAAATTGGATACGATGTATTCTATCTAGTAATATAGGATCAATCATAGAAGGATCATTATAAGAGAGAATAAAAAGTGCTTTAGACATATCGACTTCAATTCCATGAAAGAATTTGTCTTGGAATTTGTCATTTTGAGAGAAATCCAATAAATGTGTCAAAATTCCAATAATTTCTCTTCCGTGTTCAGTTTTACTGATTTTATCTACTTCATCGATATAAATAATAGGATTCATTATTTGCGTATCCATAAGTATTTGAACAATAGATCCCCAATTAGAACCGACATATGTATAATTATGTCCATGTATAGTACTGCCATTTGTATCTCCTCCCATTTGGATAAATGAAAATGGACGACTAATTTCATTTTCATCTTTTAAACAATCGGCAATACCCTTCTTTGCCAAAGTCGTTTTACCTACGCCAGGTGGACCTTCAAATCCAAAACAGTATCCTTTTTGTTCTCCATTTATCCATTGACCAATGATTTTTTCAATCTGTAATTTTGCGGGTCGATTTCCATATACAGATTTATCTAATATTGCTCCAACGCCACATAAATATTTATTTATAGAAGTATTATTGGTTTGAATATGATCTATATGAGTATTTATTACGTCAATTTCTTGTTGTGTTATACTAGGGGTAGATATATTACATAATTTATTTAAAACCGATTCATTCGTAGAATACTTTTGAATAAGTTTAGTTATATGCTGTTTCAAATCAGTTTTCGTGTGCTTTTTATTGATTTTATCAATAGAATCATCGTCATTATCTAAAATAGATTGAATAGTAGTTATATTTTCAATAAGTTGTTGTTTATCTCCTTGTATCATGCGATTTTTCATTTGATTTACATCTGTTTTCGAAACACTGTTAATGTTCGCATCGCAGTTATAAATAGCATCTTTGATATTTTTGACGTGAATTATTATTTCCATATTAGTATATTTATCCTTCTTTGGAATGGAATAATTTAATTTATTTTGTTGTATTAACCGTTCAGTAAGATGATTAAAATGAGCGCGATTATTAGCCATTACATTTAAAATAGGTTCACTTTTAAATATCCCAAAAGGAATATTTAAAAGCCCGTCTAAGTAGTGTCTTGCTTTAGAGTTATTATCTTCTGTTTTGGATTTGATTTCTTTTAGTTTAATAAATGCCTTGTCTTTGACACTACTAGGAGTTTTCAATAAATGAATTCGTTGTTCTAACGATACAGATTGGACATCTTTATTCGAGTAATCATTCGTGTTATGTATAATTTTTTTCATAGAAGAATAAAAAAACTGACGAACGATTAAAGGCATACTATTGAAAAGAACATTTTGTTCATCCTGAATGTTATTATCGTTTGACAGAAGATCGTATAATATATAAGCAATAAATGTGTTTTCATATTCATCCATATTGAAAAATAATAACAGCAGCATGTTTCGTTTAGAGTATAAATCAGAAAGTAGAAAATCTTTAATAATACTATTCAATGGTTTATTTTTCATAATTTTATACAAGTAAGAATATCCTATAAATTTGTTGTATATTTCGGTATGAGAAGATACTAATAGTTCTTTCAGACTCAACGAAGAGAGATATTTATTGAACATTTCAGTATGAAACATTTTTTCAGAGGAGGGTATATTTTTCTTGATGATGTCTAATTTATTAGAAATAAATGGATTATTTAAAAATTCGACGACGACATCATCAACGACACCAAATACGATAAGACTTTTGTTGACGCTTACATTTTTAATATATACTTTCATACCATATACTTTATTATGGAAGTTACTACTAGTTAACATAATATCACTACAGTGAAAATGTTCTGTATCCTCAGTGTTATCATCAGGTGGTTTGTGATGAACAACTTTATATCCAGTAGGATGAAAGTAATTTTTCAATAATTCATTTTTCAATAAAAGTATACTATCATTTGTTTGAATATATTTATTATTACCAAAACAAACAGTCAATAGTTTTTCAAAAGATTCGGTTCCATATGATTTTAATATACTGGATAATTCATTATTAATGACTTGAAGTTTACCAATGATTACTTCTTTATCATAATTGGTAGAAATATATAGATTTAGTTGTACAATTTTATCATTTAAATTAGACAACAACTGAATACATGTATTATATTCATTTTCCAATAAAATCTGTAGACTCTTATTTGTTTGAATATGTAAAATAGTGCTTTGAACAATGTTGTTGAAAAATTCAATTTTATTTTCGACTAATTTTAATTCATTCATATATAATTATAAATAAGATTATTATTCCCGAAATTTTATATATTATTTTATTTAATTTAATTTAAAGACCCTAAGCACGATTTTTATATTATAAATTACAACTTAAAAATCATCCCTACAAGTAATAGTAGATGGGCATCCCAAGTTATTTTTCTTATATTGTGCGAAATTATACACATATTATTCGAAAGCTAAATACCTATAATTTACATGTAGATCGATTTTATTTGGACAGTAACTCCATCATTTATGATGTTATTAAAAATCATACAACACAACCTACAGTCAATAGTATCATTACAGATGTTATTGTCAAAATTGGCGAGTATATCAAAGTCATTTCGCCGAAAAAATTGGTATATATTGCTTTTGATGGGGTTGCACCTATTGCAAAACTGGAACAGCAACGTCAACGGCGATACAAATCGTGGTATCAGTGTAAAATGATGCGTAATATTAAGAATGGTACAACAACTACTGCTATATCATCTATTCCAGAAATCGCCGAATGGAATACATGTCAAATCACACCAGGAACTCCATTTATGGATGAATTAAATAATCGAATCAAATGCCACTTTGAAGATCCGGCTATAATTTCTCTCTTTCAAGTCGAAAATATTATTGTTTCTACAAGTCAAGAAAAGGGAGAAGGAGAACACAAAATATTTCATTATATACGACAATTATCAACTGATATCAACAAAGAAGATACACATATTGTTTACGGATTAGATGCCGATTTAATTATGTTATCTATTAACCACTTACCAATTTCTCCTAAAATATATTTATTCAGAGAAACTCCAGAATTTATCAAATCCATTCAACAAGATCTTGAACCGGGTGAAACATATTTAATGGACATACATGAATTGGCAAATATAATTACTCTAAATATGAGTGAGGGTGTTCCAATTCATGTTAATGTAAATCGAATATATGATTATATATTTCTGTGTTTTTTCTTAGGAAATGATTTTATGCCACATTTTCCTTCTCTCAATATTAGAACCGGCGGTATAGACAAGTTATTAAACGCATATCGATCAACAATCGGTCAAAAAAATAAGATATTAACGGATGGTCATATTATTTATTGGGAGAACGTATTACTGTTGTTAGAATGGTTATCTCATAATGAAGAAAAATTTTTCATCGATGAGGTAAAATTAAGAGATAGAAAAGAGAGAAATGGACGAAATATTCCAGAAGATACTCCTGAGAATAAATGGCGAAAAATCGATAATATACCCACTTATGAAAGAGAGTTGGAGAAGTATATTCAACCAAATATTGATGGATGGAAACGACGTTATTATCGTTCTCTCTTTCAAATGAAATCGAAAAATATGGAAGAGGAAATTCCTATTGTTGTTTTAAATTATTTAGAAGGATTAGAATGGACTATGCGATATTATACAGAAGATTGCGTCGATTGGACATGGAAGTATAAATATAGTTATCCACCATTATTGAGTGATTTATTCAAGTATGGTGGAAAGAGTATTCCCAAAATATGTTTTAAAGAAAATACTACTGCTGTTGCAGAATTGGTTCAATTATGTTATGTTGTACCCCGTTCAGGATTAGATTTTTTGCCTATCAAATTGAAAAATTATTTAGGACAACATTACGAGTTGTATCCTGAAAATTGCGAATTTATTTGGGCATTTTGTCGATATTTTTGGGAGGCTCACGCCGAATTGCCTGATCTTTCTATTTCTTTCATTGAAGATGCTATTTTCAAATGTTCAAAATGAACGAATAAATGAATAAAATTAGTTAATATATTATTTTAATAATATATTAATTACTATTAATGGAACCACAACAACAACAACAAAGCGAAAATCAATACATCACCAAAAATGTAATCAGTCGAATAGATACGAGAGATAAATTTTTAGGTATATTGAAGATAAATCCAGGACTATTTATCATGAAATTAGGCGCACCATGGTGTGGACCATGTAAATTGATTGCACCTATTATAGATGCTTTTTTCGCATCATCGCCTGCAAATGTTCTGTGTGCCGACATTAATGTAGACGAGAGCTTTGATTTGTATTCTTTTTTAAAAAGTAAACGTATGGTCAATGGAATTCCAGCAATCCTCTGTTATCATAAAGGAAATGTAGGATATGTTCCAAATGATATGGTTACTGGTGCTGATCCAGAAGCACTTCATAGTTTTTTTAAAAGATGTGGTAGTCATTTGAATCAACTTATGCGTGTAGCTAGACAGCAGTAATATTTGTTAAAATAAATATAAATAAATACTTAAATAGATTTAAGCCATCTTTGTTATGTCATTCGAAGATTTTGAAAATAATGAACACACTTTTTTAAATCTTATTTATGAACACCAATATATTTTTGAACTGAGAAAATGCTGTGGATATAAAGAATGGGTATCCGTATATAAAACAATGACGACAGAAGATTTATATGTGAATATATATAGACAATTTAAAGCAATTCCTGATAAGCATCCACCTATACGTTTATTTCTATTAGGACCTTCTGGTGAAAAAATAGAATTAGAGAGAAATAATACCATATTAATTCGAGATATGATTTTGGCCCATCCGACTCATTTTAAAGCAGTTTATCAAATGCCATGTCGTGTCATATATTGGTTATATATCGATGACGGTCATTGTCATTTGGATCATTCTGGTGCAACACAAATTGGTTAAATATGAATCGTTATACGCCATAAATTAAATACAGATAAATAGTATAATAGAATGGATACAACGATAGATTTAGATATAAACAATTATGATTTGAATGATATACTCCGACTATTCGATATTCCAAATAATTTTACTGAAACCGATTTAAAGAAGGCAAAGAACAAGATGTTGAAAACTCATCCAGATAAGTCTGGACTGGACCCGAGATTTTTTCGTTTTTATGGAGAAGCGTATAATATGGTGTATATGATATGGGAGTTCAAACAAAAAGGAAATACTAAGAACACAGAATATACATCATCTAATTATGACGAAGAAAAAAACGGAATTCTCGATAATTGGTTCAATGAAAACAAGTCTCTTCATCAGAACAAAGGTTCATTTAATACATGGTTTAATAAGCAGTTTGATAATACGCATATATATAATGAAAAAGATACAAAAGGATATGATGATTGGTTAAGAAATGACGATAATATGGCAGCCCCAGAGACGATTACGGATTTGAATAAGATGAATCAGTATATCGATGAAAGGAAAAAAATTCTAAGAGAACAGTCATTAGTAACAAAGAGAGAAGTCCAAGATATATGGAGTATTGGTTCGAATATGTCTGCATCAGATTTATCACCGAATGCTCCAACAGATTATGATTCGGGACTCTTTTCTGGACTGGCATATCAGGATTTACACAAGGCACACACAGAAACAATTATTCCAATTACGATGGAGGATTATGATAATGTACATAAATTTAATACCGTAAATGAAATTATTCATTTTAGAAATACACAAGATATGCAACCATTAAATGAGCAGCAGGCGCAGTTATACTTGAGTGAAAAACATAAAAAAGAAGATGATGTATCTATAAAAGTGGCGTATAATTTAGCAAAACAAAATGAACAGGTCAAACAAAAGAGTTCCGAGTTTTGGAAAAATGTACAATTATTACACTAACCATCGAACCGAATGTTTATTAACGAACTTAATAAACATTATAATCGCAGATATATATATGAATTTAAATGGCAAAATGAACATGATTACATATTTCTTATTGGTATTTATTGTTCTAGTTATTTTATATTTGTATCAAAGGTATCAACACAAGATAGATAGAGAGAACATTTCATATAATTATAATGTTATACAGAAGTATTTATTGTCAGAACCAGATGATACGCGATTAGAAAAAATGGAGAAACCTATATTATGGATTTTTATTGATTATGAATATAACTCAAGAAAGTGGGATTCATTTGGATCGAGGTCGTCCTATCAATTGAATCAACCTTATTTATATTTGACTGTAAAGACGATTATTGAAAGATGTGATGATTCTTTTCACATTTGCTTAATAGATGACAAATCATTTGCAAAATTATTGCCTCATTGGTACGTAGATATGTCACGCATTTCATCTCCTATCAAACAGTATATGATAGATTTGGGAATGATGAAGCTTTTATACAAGTATGGTGGCATTCGTGTTCCGCCATCATTTATTTGTATGCGAAATTTAATAACTTTGTATCAAGGGACAAGTGTGCCATTTATAGGTGAATTTGTCAATCGTAATATAACTTCATCTCATTTCGATTTTTATCCAAGTATAGAAATTATGGGATCTCACAAAGAAACACAAGTAATAGGTGAGTTGATTGAGTTTATGCAAAGAGAGATATCGAGAGATTACACTGATGAAACGAAATTATTGGGTTCTTTTAATAGATGGTGTAATTCTCGCATAGAAAGACATGAAATGGAATTAATAGATGGCGAATTGATAGGAACAAAAACCATAGAAAATCAGCAAGTATTAGTCGATAATTTGCTGACAGATGACTATATTAATTTTAATACGAAAATGTATGGCATTTATATACCAGAAAAAGAATTGAAAAGCAGAAATCATTATAATTGGTTTGTGCGCATGTCAACAAAGCAGGTTCTAGAAGGAAATATGATTATTTCAAAATATATACTGCTGGCAAATACGCCTAATGCACCAGTTGGTGTAATAGAACCGATGAAACAAAGAACCGGAGAATTTGTCAGCTTCTGGAAGGTTCCGTCAGGTGCCCCAGTGTGGGGATTGAAACCAGTTGATATAGGAAATTATGTTCCAAAAATGTCATACCCAGCCGCAGTTCCTGGACCAAACTAACTCAGTAGAAAGCCCATAAATGGCTTCTTTTAACCCACCCAAATAAAGCAATATATAAGTAATATAAAGAAATCAACCGAATCAAACACCATAGTATGGATTTAACAATTGAACCCGAATATTATATCGCAAGTGTTGATGATGACGGCAATTATATCGATTCAATCCCTTCTTTCAGTAAAATACAACACGGTATACGCTGTTCATGTGGATCCAGAAAAGATAAGATATTCAATAATTATAATTCTTTTTCCGCACATATAAAAACACTATGTCATCGTAATTGGTTAACTTCTCTGAATACCAACAAACAAAACTATTATAAAGAATGCGAAGAAATGAAAATGAATATAACAAATCAAAAAATCATTATTGCTCGATTAGAGAGAGATATTATCGGTCGAAATCATACAATTGAACAATTAACTCACCACAATCTTCTGTTAAAAGAAAATCATGACAATGAAAAAAGATTATATTCATCTAACAGTAATATTAATTTGCTAGATATGGATATATAATTTTTCATTGGTATAAATTCATTATTCTTTACTGAGCTCAATCATTATTTTTGCTTTCAAGTCTTTCTTCGTTATAGATGGGAAGTCATTGATCATTTTTCTTTGTAACATATTAATATAGGATTGATTATTGTAATATATATTACTCGACCACCATAAATCACACGATTCCAACTCTGTTCTTGTTGGAATAAGCACAACACTTACTCTTGTAGAAATGCGAATATGTTTATTTCGAATATTTTCTTTTATTGTTTGAAATGTAACTAAATTATATAATAATTCAAACACATTAAATATAATAGCTTCATCGTATAATATTTGATTTTTGGTAAATGAATACATTATATAATATTAATATCAAATGATTATAATATTTGATATTAATTAATAATTTTTTATGTTTAATCGAATAATTCTGGTTGAAATATTTCTCTGAATACTTCATTTATTAATGGGAATAATTATATTTATTCTATTAATTTACGCTTTTTACAATTTCAACAATAGTAATAATTAATTATATAGGTGGAATTGATTCTTCATTTTCTATAATATTTTCATCACGATTCGGTTGTGTAATTTCAGTTGGTATATATATATAATAATATATAACATAGTTTGATTTATCATATTTGTTTTCATTTTTATATTGAATATTATTATGTTTACATATTTGTCGAATAATTGTGATGAACGAATTATAAGTTAATTGTTTATCCAAATATTTGCGTTTGGATATGTGGTAATATTTTCTACAACTTTCCAAAAAATCGACAATACTCGTATTATATGTGCCTTTTTTAAAAGATATAGTATTTATTATATAATAATTTTTTATTTTAACGCAAATTTTATCCAATAAATCAAACAAAAGATTATTAGGAATTTTATTTTTAAATATTTGAACTGACATATATAATAATATTATTTAATTTTTCACTTAAAAAAAGTGGAAATACTACCTACATTATATCTAATATGTTATTTGTAAATAATGACAATTCTACTTCATCTTCATGAATATTATAGAAAATATTGATATACTTACAAATAATCGAAATTATTTTATATTTTTGATCTTCTGTGAGCATTGTAGACGATTTAACAAATAAAAAATAGTTGTCAAGAATATCCATTACAGAATATCCATTGTCATATATAGATAATAGTATATTGATTGCATCGACCAAATTATTATTTTTAACGCAATCCGTATATTTATTAAATATGATAAAACTTATATTTGTACATACTTGATTCGCTACACCCAATGTAATTGGTCTATTTAATAATTTGAAATTTTCCATATAGTTGATTAGCACCTTTGATGTATTATTACATACATCTAATATAAACTCGCTTGCATCCGCGTCAATGACAATATTTTCTTTCGTCGCAATATCAGTCATAATTTTTCGTAGTTCAACTTTTTGTATTGATTGAATACGGATGATTGAAAATCTAGACTGTATACTTTCTATCACTTTCTGTATACTGCTACATGATGAAATAAAATGAACATTATCGCTATATTTATCTATAAAGTTTCTAAATATCTGTTGACTCTGTTCATTTATAATATCGATATCATCTAATAATACTATCTTCTTTTTCTTTGGTATAGAAGATCTCGTTTGACAAAAGATCTTCACATCATTTCGATAATAACTTATGCCTTGTTCTTTCAAATTATTAATATGGAGAACATTATGTGTGTATTCATTGAAGGTATAATCTTTATAATATTCTTTGACAATTGTATGTAAAATAGATGTTTTACCACTACCAATATTTCCAACAAATAATATATTTAACTTGTTGATTTGTATTAATATTTTTAATGTTTCTACAAAGTCTTTTTCCAGTATATAGTCGTCTAAATAAATCGGTTTGTATTTATCAATGAACAATTTTTCTAAAATATCTCTCTTTGACATTAATATTTATATTGGATTAATTAGGTTTATAATTTATTTTAATTATATAATTAATATTAATTATGTATTCTTCTTCTACTGAAACAAAAGAACAAACTCATTATACAACATTAGGTATATCAGAGAACGCAACTCCCGAAGAAATTAAAAAGGCATATCGTTCATTATCTTTGAAATATCATCCCGATAAGAATCAAAATGATCCAACAGCAGTAACTATGTTTCAAGGAATTAGTTCTGCTTTTGAAGTATTAGGAGATTCAGAGAAAAGGAGAGAATATGATTTTATGCGCAATAATAAAAATATGTTTGGTGGTGGTGGATTTAGTGGAGGAGGAATGGAAGATATGGGTGATATCAATGATTTATTATCGAGTTTATTCTTCGGTGGAATGCCCGGAATGCCCGGAATGCCCGGAATGCATGGAATGCCTGGAGGTTTAGGGAATATGGGCGGAGGAATTAGAATGGCACATATGCAGCAGATGCCTGGTCATAACGGAAATGGATTTAACCCACCTTTTCAAGGATCTCATATTCGTGTTTTTAAAAACGGAATGCCAGTTCATATTCAGCAACAACAACGACAACAAAAACCAGCTCCTATCATTCAACACCTTCAAATCAGTATTGAACAGGTTCTCAATGGCGCTCAATTGCCAGTCGAAGTCGAACGTTGGCTCATTGAAAATGATATGAAAGTACATGAAAAGCAGACAATTTATGTTGATATTCCCAAAGGTATTGATGATGGAGAACTCATATTGTTAAAAGATCAAGGAAATACGATTGATGATGATTGTAAAGGAGATATTAAAATTTTCATTAAAGTCGTGAACACATCATCTTTTGAGAGAAGAGGACTAGATTTATATATCGAAAGGCATATTTCTCTGAAAGATGCATTATGTGGATTCTCTTTTGAATTGAAATATATCAATGACAAAATATATACTATTAATAATTATTCTGGCAATATCATTCAACCAGAATATCAAAAGGTAATTGCAAATATGGGATTAATGAGAGAAAATGCGCGAGGCAATTTAATTATTCATTTCAAGATCGATTTTCCAACTACTCTCACTCTTGAACAACTTGAACAAATTAAAACTATTCTTTAAATGCGGGCTTCCCCACAGACCCCTTTTTGATGTACTTTTGAAAAGTTGATTTTCAAAAGTAAAATTACAGCACAGAACTATTCAATATTTCATGAAGAATAGCCATCCTCATATAAACCCCATTTTCTACTTGATTGAAATAGACAGCTCTCGGATCCTTATCGATATCTGTTGATATTTCTATTAATCGAGGCAATGGATGCATAATGATAGCAGTATCTTTCATCACAGATACTTCTTTCATAGTAATAGTAATATTGTATTGTTTAACAAGCGAATATTCTGCTTCTGTCTCGAATCTCTTTTTTTGTATCCTCGTAACATAGAAGATATCTGTAGTTGACAATGTTTCTTCTAATGTAGACTTGTATTCTTGTTGTATACCTTTTCCTTCTACAACAGAATATATATCTTCTGGCATTTCTAATCCTTCAGGACAAACATAATTGAATCGAATACACGGAAAATAACATAATAGATAAACGAGAGAATGAACTGCGCGACTGTTCTTTAAGTCGCCGACAAAAGTAATAATCAATGATGGAAATCTTCGATTGCTGTTAATATGGATACCTCTTTTTGTCAGTTCAGAATATATCGTATATATATCGAGCAATGCCTGTGTTGGGTGTTCTCCTGAACCATCTCCTGCATTAATAATGGATACAGAAGATACAAGTGTTGCTCTTTCGACGGATCCTTTCTCTGAATGTCGCATTACAATAATGTCTCCATAGTATCCCAATGTCTTAATCGTATCTTCTAGACTCTCGCCCTTCTGCGTACTAGAAGTTTGATCATTGACTGTTATTACTTGTCCACCTAATTTATACATTGCTGCCTGAAAAGAGCACGAAGTGCGAGTGGAAGGTTCACAGAAGTAATTAATAAGTATTTTGCCTTGTAAATTGTAAATAAGACGGTTATATTTCATTTCATTTGCCTTCTGTATCAGTCGCAGAACAAGATATTTTTCTAATTGTCTTACACTGAAAAGATGGAAATTATTCATTATTATGCTTGAATATTATATTTTTATATTAATATTCATTTCCTTCTTGTTCCACAATGACACTCTGGAACCCAATTATGACATCCTGGAACCCAACCATGACCTCCATGTGATTGATTCATATGCCTTTTTGCGCGATCATCGACTGTAGATAATGTTTCATTTTTCTCTGAAAACCAATGTTCTCCATCAGGACAAATACCACCGAAATGGCAATGATTACAATTACCACACCAACACATTTTTATACAACATTTGTCATCGTAATTTTCACTGTTACAAAATTGACAATTCATGAATATATATTATAATATACTATTTTCTCTCTTTCTTTTTAAGTTGGGATTATACTGAAAATAAAAAATGATATTAGGTTGAAACCAACAAGGCATTTATTTTCAAGGCATTTATTTTTCATTATATATATTTTTTGATTTAAATATATGCCTATATGTCATAATATGTCTCATCAATTAAATTTGCAAGAAAAAATAGCAATATTTCTCAAAATGAGAAATGATGTATTAAAAGTTCCTCTTAAAAAAATTATCAATAATATGATAAATAAGTGTAAATATATTAATGGTGAAAGTTTAGAAAGACATAATTTTGGAAATAGACCAATAAAATTAACAAATATTCCAAAAGATATTAATTCAGCTTCATTCGAAGAAGATTTATTAAATGCACTTGGTTCAGATGAAAATGAAAAATCAATAGTAGAATTATTATGGGGAGATATTCAACTTGGAAAAAGAGTTCATGCTTGTATAATAATGTGGATTTCAGTTTACATTTTAAAAAGACCTGTTTTATATATTTTTAGAAATTTATCAATAGACCAAAAACAATTACAAGATGACATAACTGGCACTGAAAAATATAATTTTAATGTTCAATTTATTAAAAGTTTTTTTGATACATTTAATGTAGAACTTCAAGAATGTTTTGAAGATTTGGGTTTATCGATTTATGAAGAGTATAAACTTCCGGAACTGAAAGACATTAATAGTAATGATATTATTAATAAATTAAGCAATAAAGATGCAATGAACTCAAACGATATATTCTGCTGTTTAATGAATAATGTTCAACTAGCAAAAATAAATATGAAGTTTAGTGAATATATTTATTACAATGATGAGCTTGTTAATATAACAACCTTAGTTGATGAAAGTGATTTAATGTCACCAACTTCATCAAATGACAGAAGCAATGATAATGATAAAAAAGATTCTACTGCTAGTGAAATATTACTTGCTAAAATATATAAAAAAGTAAAATATGCTTTACACATTACAGGCACAGCACATTCTTTATTATATAATATAACAACAAGATTAAGCGACCAGACTGATATACAAATTAAAATATCAAAAGTTCACAAAATGAAAAGATCAGATGATTATTATGGATTATTTAATAATTCTATAATTTTTAACACAACTCTTGTTGAATCATGGTGGGATTATCAAGATATAGAATATCACAAAAAAAAAACTTGTTATGACATTGTTCGAGATTATAATATTAATATTAAAAAAATTATAGAAAAAATACTTGAAAGACCAACGATAAAATATAATTCGTTGTTAATAAGTGAAGAAAAAATAAGAGCTAATCAATTTTGTTTAGTAGATAAAATTATTAAAGATTTTCCTGATTTGTTTATTGTAATATATCATGGAAATTGTTTAAGATTATATTTATCAAAAAAATATGAAATGGAAATTAAATCTTGGTCTAAATGGGACTCAAAACAATCATCGACAAGTCAAAGATTATGGCAAACTGGTGGAGTTTATGGTTCATCTGTAGATACCGAAAAATCTGAAGAACTACCAAACAATTATTGTTATTTCAATATAAACACCAAAATATTAAATATAAAATTTGTTTATAAATTATTAAGAATATTATTTGAAAAAAGCGAGGTACCTATTGTGTATAAAACAATTATAACAATAACAGGTAAATATGGAGAAAGGGGTTATTCTTTTACAAGTGATGATTATGATAATTATTCACTACATTTAACCGACCAGTATTTTGTGTCTCATTCATCATTAAATTGTACTGATATTTCACAACGATTAAGATTACAAGGAAAATATAATGATTTAGAACTTAAAAATGGTTCTATGAAACTTACTTTATGGACTACTCCTGAATTACAAGATATTATACAAAATTTTTATGTCAAATTTATAAAAAATATAGAAAAATATATAATGGATTGCGAGAGTTGGGAAGACATTAAAGATTTATTAGAAAGTATAATAGATAGTGGTGAGTTTCAATTTAAAAAATATATAAAAAAATTAGATACAAGATCAAATCGAGCAGGAAATCTAAAAATTAATAAACAGTTTGACCCCAAACTTAATGGATATAGATTCATTCTTGTTGATGATATGAATGAAACTGAAATAAGCAACTGGTGTAAAGAAACAAAAATATTACCTGATTATATTTGTATTAATGAAATTAAAGAAATAAACATTAGTGATTTTATTGATAAATATGGTGATTATGATAGCGGAGTTCCTTTGTGTATTGCTAAAAATATTATTATTAATTTTGATAGAAATAATTTAAATGAATTAGTGTTAAAAAAATTTCCATTTTTGGAAAAATATAAATTAGATAGAGTAGTTCAAATTAAAAAAGGTTCTCTTAATAGTGATAGATATAATGGTATACAAACCGCAATTGAAAATCGTTTACCTTACAATTATTATATTACAAAACGTAAACTAGACACATATAATATTTTAGTTTACGATAATTATGATAATATACATATTACTATTACAACAAATAAAAAATGTTTACCTAAACAAACAAATAATTGTATAAAAAAAACTCCATATATTATTGATGGTGATAAAGTAAAATATTCTGTTCTCAAAGAAGAGTATAAACGACTGAATACTCATGGATATTCAAATGAAGACAATGACGATTTTATAGAAGATGGAGGATTGCCAGGTAAATATTACTGGAAAACTCCAGATGGTTGGTTATATTTATTTGATAAAGATAAACCAGAAATTATTTCATTAAATATAGTAGCTCCTTTACCTATTACAAATATTATACAAACAAATACAAATAATTCGCCTGAACAATTAATTAATAGTGATATAGTATTATTTGCAAATTCCTGCTGTAAAAAAACAGATAAACCCAATTTAAGGTTTGGTATAAAAGACATATATAAAATATATGAAATGTGGTGTATAATAAATAGTAAAAAATGCTTGAAAATACAAAAAAAATTCAGAGAGGAGTTTGAAAAACTAAATTATAAAGAAGAACTAAGCAAAGGAGTTGATTTAAATAATCAACCAGGTAAAAGAGGTTATAATATTATGGTTTCATTATAATTTGACTTAAAATTAATTTACAAAGAATTAATACTATGAAGGATCATATTATTAATTCTTTTATTCTGCAAGACAAAAACTCGCTAATTGACATATATAATTATATAAAACTTCGATATAATAAATCAGTTGAAATAAATGATATAAAAACCAAATTAATAATTTTAATAAAAAATAACATTATTTTTGTTGATAATAAAAATAATGAATTAACAGAAGAAGGACATGTAATATTAAATGACCATAAGTATTATTATTCAAAAATAATTATTAGATTTTTTAAAAAATATAATAAAACACATAGAAAATATCAATTGAGAGAAATTAGAAAAGAACAACAACAACTAAGAAATTATTTAATTACAAATAAACAAAATATATGTATAATTTGTGATAAAAAATTACCATTATGTTTATTAGAAACAGCGCATCTAAAACCAAGATGTATATTAAATAATAATGAGAGAAATGATAAAAATGTTGTAGAATTTATGTGTAGATATTGTCATAATTTATATGATAATGGGTTTTTAGCTGTTTATAATGGCTTATTATATGTTTCGACATTTATAGATAACTATGATTTAGACTATAACAAAAATAAACAAATAACATTTTACAATTTACAGAACGAAAAGTATTTTATTTTTCATTATAAATATATTTATAAAGCGGGTGTTTAAAATAAAAAAATGTACAAAGAAGTATTATATTATGATTGAACTTAAAGAAGCGTAAACACAATCTTCTCAAGAAATCCCGGATTACATTCTGTAATAGTATCGCATATTTCTTGCTTTTCTGGTTCTAATACCTCTTTACGAAATGTAATTGTGTTAATTTTATTATGGTCAATTTGTTTAAATACTTTTTTAAGGTCACGAAAGAATGATTCTGAACCCGTGGTAATATACATCTCCATATTAATGTCAATATTCGTATTTCTATCAACCAATAATTTAATCATATTACACGTGTAATATAGAGATATATCGTGTTTTTCTCTTTCATGTTGACCTGTATAGAAACTTAAATTAATTTTCCGTATATTATGTAATGAACGCATTAACATATAAACATTATTAATTTGTCTTTGTTCAAGTATTTCAGATGCGCCATGTCTCTCACGTAAAATTGGAGTAATAATATGGCTATAATGTTCATTAAGTGCAACATCTATTTGACAATGTCCACCAACATGATTATCACAAGATTCATGTATACGTATTTCTTGATAATCCAAATCTACAAAACTTTTGCCAATAAAATCAACAATCGTACACAAACGACTTCTGTCCATTACGATCGCCATTTGTTCTTCCAATTTTGCTAACCGTGCTTTTGTTTCTGTCAATTCATTTTTCGTTTCTCTCAATTCTTCTTTTAAAGAAGTATTCTCTTGAAGATATGTAACAAGTGGATTCACAAATGGTGATATTTCTTCTTCTTCTGAAGAAGATAAATATTCATCGAAAGGATTGATGTATTGTTCTGACATTTCTTTTGTCTTTTCTTGGGTTTGTTTAAGTAATTGAAGTATATATTGTAAAATATAGTTCAATTTTTCTCTCTTTTATACCAATTCAATGAAAATAAAAAATGCGTATTTTAAAGAACAATAATAGTCGTAATCGTATTCTGTTTAAAATGATCATTCAACAATCGATAAATGTTGAACGAATAATATGTATTTTATCATGATATTTCTTTTTGATTGAATCCATGAATAGTTTTATTTGCGATGTTGTAAATTCAGTTTGTGTCATTTTTATCTGCGGATTTCTACCTTGATATGAAGAATATAATCGTATATCATCTTGAAAATATACAATAATTTTGGATACATGTCTGAGTTTTATGTTAGAACATATATGCGCTAACATAAAACTATTAATACCCATTCTAAAATGTAGTTCGCATTGGTTATTATTATGTATAAGTAATGTAAGAGCATTTATAAATTTACCACTTACTCTTAACTTTGATGATTGTTCAGAACATAACCCACGTTGCTCTAATGAAAATGGTGAAAATGAATAATCTGAAGAACTATAAATACGAATTATTTTTACACGATCGAATTGTCCAATAATATCTGTAAATTGTTCGTCTTTTAATATATAAGAACTACCCCCCACACCATTGCCAAATGGAATTGCATCTATATTAAACTTATGATAATATAAGACAGAATTATCCACATCGCGTGTTATTGATTCACCACCCAAATCGCCTATAGAGATTGCCGATGATTTTATATTATATGATATTGTATTACATCCGCAACATAAATATTTTGTATCTTCTATTGGTGTTGGTAATATTTGTTTTTCCAACTCATATAAACGAGAAATAGCATCGCCACTTATTTGCTCCAAATGAGACAATTTTTGCTGTGTTTCACGCAATTGTTTCTTGAGTTTATTATACGACTTTCGTTGAACGCCTTTGTTGATATACCGAATTCTTGGCATCACGACGCGAGTTTTATATTCATTCTTTGTTGGCAAAGAAATATCTGCTGTTTTCACAGAAGATAAATATTCGTCGAAAGGATTGATGTATTGTTCTGACATTTCTGTTGTCTTTTCTTGGTTTTGTTTAAGTAATTGAAGTATATATTGTAAAATATAATTCAATTTATTTTTCTCTCTTTCTAAGTCGGGATATACCAATTAAACGAAAAAGTAGAATTACCTGTATTATATCTCGAATACAATCCAAGTCGTGTAAAACATCCTCCATTACTACTACTGGATTTTGGGTAAAAATGAGAAGCACGACTAGTTGCTGCTCTCCTTATTGCTGTGCTAGTTCCTCCTACACCCGAACCAGGTGTATATTTATTAAATACATTTTGTGGTTGATTACAAATGCGTCCAATATGAGGATTCCATCTGGCACCAGTTGTATGACTCTTCTTATAAAGAAACCCATCTTTTCCATAATAGAAATTGCCGTATGTCATATAATATATTATTATAATAATATATTATTTCGCATTAATTACAGTTATCATAAATTATAATAGTATCATAACCTCTATGAACCAATCTATATCCAATCGAACCAAATAGAGTGATAATTTCATTAACACTTTCAACAGTATGATGTTCATTTGTTTCAAACTGTATTTTACAAGGATAGAACATATCAGGTAAACCTTTTATATAAGAAAATAACGATTTTAATATAATACAATCATGACCTTCTGTGTCGATCTTTAAATATTTTACTTTTTTCACATTATTTGTATAAAACAACTCACATGCGGTAATTACATTTACTTTTTCTATTTTACATAAATGTGAAACATTATGTTTTAAATGTAATGGATGATAAGTATTTATACAATTACATCCTTTGAACCAATATGGCAAATTATTAGATTCAATCACTTTTTCGTCAATATAATAAACATCTAAAACTGATTTAACATTTGATATGCCAACATTTATTTTCTTACAATTCATCTTATCTGGTAAGCAGTCAATATAATATTTTACCGCATCTACAGAAATTCCCTTTGTTGTGTCATCTGCCAATTCTATCAAAGTCTCAAAATTACTCGTTCCAATTTCAATAAAGTCATAATCGACTAATTTCATATTTTCGAATGATTTATTGATAAAAAAATTCAAAGGCATATTTCCATCTAATATTTCTTTTTCTGTTTTAGATTCAAGAGTTTTATATAAATTATTTACTAATATTAATGGTTGAAAATTTCGCATAATATTTTTATAATTATCAAATGGTTTATCAATATATTCACTTACACAACAATCCCAATTAACAGGAAATAAATTATCTAGTCCATTAAATATTTCATAATTATCATACAACTCTATATTAGAATCGGAAAAATATTGAAGAATCAAATTGCCTATCTCATTTAATTCTATTATTGAATTTTGTTTTAATTCTAAATATTCGACCATTCGTCGTTTCCATTCAATCATTAATGGAGTTAGCCTTTTACTGCCGAATATTCCATTAATGATACGATCATTATTTTCTCTAATAAAAAATCCATCCTTATTTTCAATCAATTCGAATAAAGGATCTAATGTATTTATTACTAAAGTTTCAGAGTCTAACCAGATACCTCCATAATCACATATAACATTTACTCTTACAAATTCTGATTGATGTATAGGAGACAAATTATGAAAATATGCTGGAATATATTGAATATAGTCGTTTATATTTTTATCAGTAATTAAATGAACGTGATAACCTTTTCCGTTAGTTGAATGTAAGTATATTAAATTGCGTAATATAGAGATGAGTGTATTTTCATTGCCAGTCCAATATAGATAGATATTTCTTGTATTCATTGATTATAATTAATATTTGCATTTATATTATAAATTAATTATTTTTTTACCATATTTTAAACTTAAAGAATATAATTATTATATTTCCAACGCAATAAAGTGTTGTAAACGCGTATAAATAATAATTTGATATTGAACAAATTATTATTGTTATGACATGTCAATTTTTTTCCAAAGAGGTTAAACTTATGATATCTTACGTGTAGGAATATCAGAAGAGACCAAGTAAATAGAGTTTTCAGTAATAACAATATACTCTGTTCCACTCTTGTAAAATTTGGCGACAGGAGAAGTATACTCATCTTCGCTCTTAACCAACAGTTTTTCACCGCCTTCACGAACTCCAATGAGCGCCTTCTTGTCGAGTGATGATGCCCAATAATCCAACATGATAGGTTTATCTTCTACAACAGCCAGTTTTGCGGCGTGTTTCAGTGTGGCATCGCTAGGTAATCTATAACTTGAAGTTCCAACTGCAGCTGTGATTGTTTGATTTTCTGTAGACATTATATCATTTAATTTTTATTGTCTTTAAATACTTATTAATACTTATTAATTATTACAACAAATACTTATTAATTATATTAATGTATAATATGTTAACCGATACACCGGCCAAAGAATTCAAATATATATTGACAAATGCAGATAATTATCTGTCTTCTTTAAATTGTGAACTAAGTGGCTTATTGAAACAGCAGTTAAATTTGACAAATGAATATACAAAATGTATGAATGAATTATATATTAACACAAATAATCAAAACCATTTCTACATTTATATCAAAGGATTAGAAACAATCTATCACATATTCAACAATTTAATATATCATACCAAAAATATCCATCTTACACATGATTATTGTCAAAAGGCGATCTATTTTTACATTGAATTTGTTAACCAAATTATGGATGATTCTAATGTATTTTTAAAGTTAAATATTTCAGATGCAGTTCTTTTTATTTACAAAAAAACCATCTTTGACATTAATAAATCTTTATGTAAAAATTTGGAGAAAAATCCAATTGAAACAGAAAAAAGAGTATATGATACGTTGATGATTCATGGAAATATCATCAAGATGGTTATTTCTTATATATATTATAATAAATCAAATGACGATGATGATGATGATGACAACGAAAATCAAATATCATCACGTCCATTTGAAAATATATTTACTATCATTGATTCAATCCTCGGTATATTAAAAAATATAGTTGTATATGATTTTTCTTATATAAATTATTGTAACCTATTCTGTTTAACAGAATTACTACAGGAATATTTCAATAATATTTATACTCGCGAAGAATATTTAGAATGTGTATCTAAATTCTGTAAAAATATTAAAAATTTGGAGATATCTCCAAAAATAATGAGAGAAAAAATATATATGAAAATGATATTCAAAATGAAACCAACACAATTTATTAAACTGTTTGAATAATATCTATTATCATGGTTTTCTTTCTAATCTTCTTTCGCTTGTCCTTGACAACTCGATTTGCATCTGTTATGATCATTTGATTAATTTGATGAAATTCTGCGATGAGTATTTTCTTTAGATATTCATAAATACAGTATAACACATGTTCATCACACATACCGACAATAAGTATACTTCCAGTTCTAAATATCATGAATGATACTTCGACCACATTTGGATATAGGTGTTTTTTGTCTTCTGGAATTTTACTTCCAGTCTGTATTTCCACATCAGGATTAAAGTAGAATTTTGACTGAATTCCTGGATAAGAACATGGATCGTATATGCTTTGAATATTATACTTATATTTGAACAACTCATGTAACACTTCTCTGTTGATGTAGAATCCACAATTAAAATTGGAATTAATTAATACAGTGTCGCTCTTTTGTTTATAACCCAATGGAAGCTCTTCCACAATAAAGGGTTGTAGCGTTTCCAATATATGAACTAATATGATTTCATATATTTTATCATTTTGAACGCCAGGTATCTCCAATTTGCCCGTATTGAAGATCTTAATATGAAACTCCTTGAACATATCGTCGACCTTAATACGCATGATCATTACAAAGCAGTTATAAAATGCACTCTTCTTCTTGATGCGATAACTCAGTATATCCTTCTTTGATATTCCAACACTAACTTTGCGTATATCCTTGAATTTGATTCGCCCGGTGGGATTATGAATGCTGGTAATGATTTGTTCATCATAGTAATTTTCATTTTTTAAATTTTCTTTTATAATTGCAAGCTCTTCTTCTCTCATTGAATTAAATTTCATCTGTTTTTTGATAATACCTTCTGTTGGTTGAGAATAAGGTATGATTTTTATACCCCAGAATATACTATGTAGATCTATCATTTGATTCAAATACGCAATCTTCGATTTCGTTGAAATATATATATCAGATGAAATAGGAATATCTTCATCGGCAATAATGACATCTGAGCCGAATTTTTGTATTGTTTTAGATATTGGTGGTGGCATCACAATTTCATCATCATCTGGATCTTCTTTTACAGAATCGTCATACCCAAAACAATTCGAATGTTTATGCGTTGACACAATATAATCTGTGTCTAATTCTGGTGTAGAGTTTTGAGCCATTAAGAACAATTCCCATTCATCATCTATGATTGTTGCTGACGCTGACATTTCTGTTTATACCTTATTTGCTTTCATTCCTTTAAATTAAATATATAATCAATTTTTATATATTTAAAAATGCTAAGGCGCAGCAGCAACAATAGCTGACACAATATGATCAGTTAATTGCGTCATTGCATAACCAATATAATACTCATTTTTACAATCCTGATAATGCATAATATTTTCTATGCTTTCCAGAATACCCTTGTTAATAATTGACGGCTTACTACGAATGAGGTAATTAACGAAATACTTGATAATATTTTTTACATCGATGTTATATTCGACACTGATTGTTCTTATATATTCATTCATATTCTCTTCTTTGTTCACCATTTTTCTATAAATATTCTCCAATACTTCATTATTAATGATTCTAAAATCCTTATTATCCAGAACATCTTGATTCGACTGCATGTAATTAATCATACTTCTAATATCCGACTTATATAACTGCTGTATAGAGTGAATAGTCTGCGCTGATACATTCAATCCTTCTGCCTTTGCGATACTAGAGAGAAAATTATGTATATCGTTATCTGGTATTTTATTAAAACGCATTTTCAAAAACTCATTCTGTAGACCCTCATCGATACGACTAATATAATTACATATCAGACAAAACCGCACAGAAACAGAATACTCTTGTAATAAATATTTTAGCGCTTGTTGTGCATTTTTTGTCATATAGTCTGCCTCATCTAGTATAATAAATTTCATTCCATCATTAAAGAGAGACTTTGAATTTACAAATTGACTGATTTGATTGCGAATAATATCGACCCCTCTATCATCGCTTGCATTATTTTGAATAATCAAACTTTTTGTTTTATAATTATGCTTTTCTTGAAACTCATTCACTAATGCGATAACGCTCGATGTTTTACCTACTCCCGGAGGTCCATAGATTAAAAGATTAGGAAAATAACCTGTTTCTACTATATTGTTCATTATCTCTCTATTCAATGGATCCAGAATAATATTCAATATTTTTGTTGGTCTCCAGGATTCTACCCAAGGAATACTCATATAATTAATATGGTTCATACTGTGTAAATATTAATTATTGTAAATATTATTAGTGTTTTATTTATCAAATAGTATTAAAATTGAAATTGAAATACTTATAAACAATAAAGACATCAAAAAGACAGATAACAATGACACGATTCAAAGTGGCGACAATTTCTAATTTGCGTGAGTTCCCTGAGTTTGAACAGCAAAAAATATATATTTCAATGATAAAAATGAAAATCCAAATCACGAAAGCGCTTGAACATAGCAACTATGTAAGAGAAAATCCAGGGAAAATGTCCTCTATGCCAACTCAACAAATTCATTCTAGATTTAAAGCGTTGACAGAAGAAGAAATTCCTGATGAAGAACGCAAAAAACGAGATAATATGCTTATTTCTCTGAATGACCAAATCAGAGAAACTCTCAATGAAATGGATATGGATGTTTGTATTCAAGTCAAACAAGCTCACTCTAAATTTAGAGTGTTGTCAGAAAAAGAGATTCCCGACGAAGAACGCAAAAAACGAGATAATATGTGTATTTCTCTGAATGATCAAATCAGAGAACCTCGAAAATGGAGAGTCTTGAAAGAAGAAGACATACCAGAAGATATACGTGTATGTAGAGACAGAGACAACAAAATATAAAAATTGAAAATAATTTATCAATAATACTATTTTTTTAATTAAGACAAAACAAATGGAATCGCAAGGTTATCTAGAATTATTCATCGGCCCAATGTTCTCAGGCAAAACGAGTAAACTACTCGAAATATACAAACAGAATATCTTCTGTAATATTCCAATCATTGTTATCAATCATTCTGCCGATAAGCGATATCATGAAACGGAGTTGAGCACACATGACAAAATAATGATTCCATGTGTTCAAACAACTGATCTACTCACACTGTGGAATTATACTGCTTTAGATGTTCCAATTGATGATGAATTATCAAGATGTCATATTCATTTTAGACAAGCAAAAGTTGTTCTAATCAATGAAGGACAATTCTTCAGTGATTTGTATCCTTGTGTTATGAAATTATTAAAGGAGAAAAAGAAAATATATATATGTGGTCTTGACGGTGATTTTGAGAGAAAACGGTTTGGAACCATTCTCGATCTTATTCCTTTGTGTGATAAAGTAACAAAGATGACGTCACTTTGCGGCAATTGTCGTAATGGAACACTAGCCATCTTCTCGCGCCGAATTACTACAGAAACTACACAATTTCTTATTGGCAGCGACAATTATATACCAGTTTGTCGTGATTGTTATGATAAATAAATGAAAAATGAATAATATATATTATAATATAATATTATATAATATTTTTTATTTTTCATTTTTCATTTTTCATTTTTCATTGACACCGAGGACCACCGCCAATTAACTATCATAAACAATTTAAAGTAATTTAATAATATAATTTATATTAAATGAGTTTAAATAAAGCATCTTCTTCGATTTTGAATAATGATTCTTCGATTTCCGCAAATGTATTGAACACAACCACAATAACAACAACAACTCCACCTATTATTACAGAAGGTAAAAAACGCACAAAAAAATCGATTGTTGAAAATTCTACCACAATTGAAGAAGTTGTTTGTAAGAAACGTGGTCGCAAACCAAAAGGTGGAAAAATAATTAGTCAACAAACCACACCGGAATTGGTCAATGTAATCAAACCAAATATCATTTTACATCTCAAATGTTCAATCAAAGATTTGAATCATATCGGTGAATATAATTCCAACTTTACGAATTCGAACATAGATCCTTATAATTTCGATAGTATTAAAAATGAATATGAACAAATCAGTTTGGAAACATCTAACACATTGTCATTATCAGTTGATAATATAATTACAAGTCAACCCTTTTCTTTCGACTGTTCTGACAATTCAATCGATACAAAAGAAATATGGAAGAAGCTGAAAACTTTAGAACATAACTTACATATTAATAATATTTCTGACAAAAAATCCGCATGTTTTTGGTGCTCATACGATTTCGATAATCCATCTATCTATATTCCCAAATTTCAAATGAAGGGAACATATCATGTATATGGTTGCTTCTGTAGCCCAGAATGTGCCGTTGCGCATTTGATGAATGAAAATATTGATCATTCTGTCAGGTTCGAGAGATATTCTCTACTTAATCATATTTATTCGAAAATATATGAATATAGCAAAAATATTAAACCTGCACCTAACCCACATTATATTTTAGAGAAATTTTATGGCAATCTTACTATCCAAGAATATCGTGCTTTATTAAAAAGTCATCGACTCTATCTCATGATCGATAAACCGTTGACTCGTATTTTACCCGAATACTACGATGACAATGATGACTTCATTATTAACCATAAAGTTATTCCATCCAGTAATTTACAGCAGATAAAGAAAAATATACGAAGACAACCGTATAATGATATGTATGATAATAAAGCAGTTTAATGTAGTATTATGACTATTTTTATAGTCATAATATGATCCACGTATTTTACCATACAGCAATTTGTGGATTATCTGTTTTCAATCCACCGAATAATGCCTGAAAATGTGGCGACATTACTAATGCGCAATTGACGCGATATTTCGCATAAGAATGATTGTCTCTTTTATATAGTGATGACATTAACTTTGGATGCATTACTACTCTCCATAATTGCGCATAATTCGTATAAAAATGCTTCAAATGTTCTCGTTGTTTTAATCCATAAACACAATTTTCCGTCAAAACGTTAATATACGCCTCTTCTGCAACTAAAAACCCAGTTATATCCGCTATATTTTCACTTAAAGTCATTTCGGGATTCACGTTAAATTTGTCCCTCTTGGCAACACGATAGAAGAATGTCTTAATCAGTATTTGCTTTGAAGCATACGCCTGAAAATCCTCTTTCTTCCACCAATTATGATACGAACCATGTTTATCATATAAACTTCCAATATTGTCAAATCCATGGGATATTTCATGCCCTATTAATGTTCCCATAGTTGCCATATTATAAGATAAGGGACGGCTTATATCTAGAAAAGGTGCTTGTAAAATCGCATTTGGTATGATTATCTCATTCTTATTCATATTATATTCCGCATTCACATTGTATGTATTCATATCGATGCCTTTTAACCATGTATTTTTCGATGGAATTGGTTTATAAAACGTTTTCACAAAATAATGTAATTTCCATTCTAAATAACGCATATAATTGGCAAATACATCGTTCATCAAAAATACACACGATGGATCTTCTATCCAATATGGTTTATCGCCGACAGTCACCTTAAGATTTTCCAATTTATCAATCGCAATGCGAATCGTATCAGAAGATAACCATGTGTTTCTTTTTAATCGCGTAATATAGGTAGCAATAATCAATTGAATAATGTGTTTGGTCAATACTATTTCTCTCTTATTTTCATAGAATTTGAGATAAGTCTTATTTACCAATGTGTTCATTATCTCGCAAATAAAGTTAATTGCTCGATCCTGTTTTGTTGCAAGTTTTACTTTTTTATCTATAATACAATAATCCAAAATAATCTGGTGTAATTTACTATGAAACTTCGATGCCATAAAAAGTATTTGTGTAATATAATAAACCAACATATCATTTGTTCGCCATTTACTATTGAGTAATAACATTGCTTCTCTCGTATATCTGGGATTTTCAATGACAATTTCTTTCGGCGTCTCTTGTAATTCAATGTCTTTTGACAGAATAGTCCAATCAAGATGACATATTTTTTTTGATTGACTTACAGAAAATAAATTATATATCTTTTCTATAGTTCTAGGTTCTTTAGAAGAATAAATAAATTGTGACATATACTTTTCGATTTCTATAACTTTTTCTATATCGTATGAATGATCCGGACCGAAAATACAATGAAACATATCCGTCAATAATTTGCGATATTTATTGATGATTTTTTTGTCTTTTATGCGATATTTTTCTGGATCTTCAATATTAAGACCACCTTCTTCAATATAAAATCGATTTAATGTTGGTTGTCGTTGATCGGCGGAAATAACAATGTTTACTAATTGATTTAGACCTTTTTGAATAGACCAAGACATTAGTTTATATAAATCGTTTGCTTCTTTTGAATCTTGAATTTGAATTAATTCTATAATGAGAGAAAAAATATGCTTTTCTACAAGAGGATCATTTTGTTCCATATAAGAATGATATAATGCATTAACTTGCGCATTCCCAATTAACTTGTTCAATACAACATTTTTGATATCTTTATCGACCTTGTTATTTAATAGAGAGAAAGCACTAATTATTGTTTTTTTAGACACTTGATTTTTATGCCTGTCAATCCAATCTTTGTTTACCATACTATAAAAATCTTCTTGAATCGTTATATGATGATGATGTTTATTTCTTTTCTTTTTGACAATTTGATGTTTAGGAATATGTTTTTTTTTGTATATTTTACGTGTTAATACCATATTAATATATTGTTATATTATATTAATATGCCAGATATAGATATAGATATAGATCCGGCTATTGCTGCTGTTTGTAAACGATTAAATATCCTAATACCACAAGCATATGCTGGAATTGTAACTTTACTTACAGACATACAAGGTGGAAAAGGAGCACCCCCCAATTACCTTACAACAGATGAATTAAATACATATTATGATATTATTTCATCTATTAGTGTTCGTTTGATGATACAGACGCAAACAAAATATGGTTCTGGAAGTGCAAGCGGAGCAGCAGCACCAATGTCTACTCTTGGTAACAAATATAATTTTAGTAGTAGTAGTGGTGGAGGTGGATTGATTGGATCATGGAGTGATTTTATTTTGAATAGAAGTTTACAAGATATTTTACCTACAATTATGTTAAATGACAGAACAAAAGGAACCCTAATTGGGGGACTTCGTCGTCGAGTAACAGATGCACCAAATAATCATATTCATAAAAGTATGATTGATGCAATGGCGTTAATGGTTAATATAGGAATTAATCCAGCTGACCCAAATTACCAAACAGAAACCAGAAACAGATTATTTTTTAATACAGCTGATGCAACTTATATACCATATAGCACAATTCGTCATAAAACAGGAATTCAAATTATTGTTGATATTTATTTAAAAGCTGGAATAATTTTTAAAGATAAAACTGGAAGATTTGTTTGGAATATTGGGAGATTATTAACAGAATTAAATACAGGGTGTCTGGTTGTTTCATCGTTAGCAGCATATTTAACAGATGTAGAAATTGCATATTTTTTACAAGGAAATGTCGCAATTTATTTACAACAATCTGGTTCTGCTGAATTTCAATTTATGACAGCAGTCGTGATGGGATGTCTTTTAGCTAAGTTTAATAATATAGATCCTGCTACTGGTATCCCTGCTCCATTAGACCTGGCTCAACCAGAACCAGATATTATTAATGTTGTATATAATTTTACTATGGCTACCGCTCATCCCAATAGTCGCAGGATGACGATTACACCTACAGATCAAATTTGTAATGATTTAAGTATGCATATTCAGAGGCTAATTATTGCAAATAAACAAAAAATCAGTGATGAGCTTTGGCCTTTTGTAACGTTTACGGTAACACTTATTTTAAGATTACATGGACATCCGTTTGGACATGCATTTGAATTATCTGTTACATATGATAAAGGTAATTATTACGCATTAATGTATGATGGTTATTCAACTAAATATATTAAAAAAAGTTCTAGTACTGCACCAACAACAACAACCGCACCTAGTTCGGCATTTTCGAGTTTTCTATTACAATGTGCTCAACCAACAACAGATAAAAGAGTATATATGTATACTATTGAAAGTCATGATTTAGTTGGATTAGATGATTTACATCAAATGTATAAAGGAGTTGTTATTCCGGCAGTTCGAATACCAATAACTTTTGGAACAACTGGTTCAGGAGTATCTACTGATCCAAACATATTAACAAGTCTTCCTCTTGTAATGAATAACAAAGAATTTTATGAAGGGATACGTGGTCAATGCGTGCTTCAAGGAAAATCCGGTCCATTAGAATTATGGGTTCCGTTTATAAAAACAGCAATTACTGACCGTTCCAGATATAATAGTATATATCCACGAGAAATATTACAACATTCAACAGCAGAAGATTTACAATCGCTTGGTAGAATTGTTTCAGTAATGACTCCTAGAAGTCAACAGACAAAATTAGATCAAGATATGATTATTGTGAATCAAATACTAATAAATCCATTACTTCGAACAAAATTTGAAAGAAGCACTGGTTATTCTCTTGCTGGAAAAACAAATCAAGATCTTTATGCATTATTTCAAACGAGATCAGACTATATGGATTCTGCAAAAGAAGCTATAGCTGAAGTGGAAACTCAACGTATTCAGGATGAACGTAATAAAGAGTATGCTATTCATCTTGAAGCTATTAATATTGCATATGAAATTTTAAACACTGCTGGCGCTTATGATTTATTTGCTAGAGCAGTTAATGAACCATCTCTTACTCAAGTAAATTTAATTGAATATTTGGAATTAAATATCAAGCAAGGTAAAACTGATGTAATAAATTTGGCAATCGATTCTATAAATTTAGGTGGTCTTCAACAGGCTTCTACAGATGCCTCAATAAGAATTCAATCTAACCCATCTGCTGTTACAATACTTAATTCAAAATTACGTGAACATGGAATTGCACCTCCACAAGGAGATATTTATAATGAAAGATTTATATTTGAAAATGAAAATAATGGCATTGGTATTATTTCTTATATAGAAGAAGCGATTGAAGAAACCACTCATGAAGAAGCAATTTCTCTTGTTTTGGAAGATTTGATAGACCAAGCTGCTGGCAATCCTGGTAACTGGAAATGGAGTCCAATTGATGATCTTATTGTTGGGTCATTTACTCCAGCGAATTATTCAGAAATAATTAGTGATGAATTCGCAAGTAATAAAGCTACTAAAGAGTTAATAGTACATGCAGTTGATTATGCTATTAAAGAAGTTGCTGTTCCAGTTACTGAAGATATTCATCTATATTCTAATGATATTATTGCAAATAATACGGCATTGGCATTTGGTGCAATTATTGCTAATAGTGTTAGTGAAAATATAGCAACAGATCAAAATGTTGCAGAATTGGCGGCAAACAATGGAGTGGAAATTGGTAAACAATCTGTAGTAGGATTACAATCAACCTTACAAGCAGAAGCACGAAAAAATATTAGTGGCCCTCCAATAGTAAATAATTACGAAGTAGCAATTGGTGTGATTCGCACATTTGGTAATGCATCTGCTATTATAATGGGAGTTGACCCATTACACGCGATTGAACAAATTGCTGGCGTTACAGCAAGTGTCGTGGGAAATGCATCTTCATATATTACTAGTGCATATTCTTCTTTATTTGGCGAAGTTCTTTCTTCTAGTTATTATATAGGAATTCCTCGACAATCACGAGAAGCAGGCAAATTAGAATCATCGCTGGGTTCTTATTGGAGTCAACCAACAACTGCCAAAAGAGGAACAAAAGGCGGCAAAAGAAGAACTAAACATCGTAAAATAAACAAAAGAACAAGAAAGCATAGAAAAAATGTCAAATGTAGAAAATCCAATCATCGCCGAGCTAAACGCAGCCGCCGTTAGCGATTTCTTGTTCCAATTTTACATTTTGTGCTTGATTGAAATCCTTAATTGAAAGATCAAGTTGTTTTCTAATCTGTTTGAACATTTCCTGTTGTAAAGAAGGACTGGTTCGACTTACTACCTTATGAATAGGTATTCCCATAAACTCTTTAATTATGTTGATAGTATCCCCTTCATGTTCTAAAAACTTTTGTTCAACAACCTCTCTCGAGTAATCAGTTTGTCTCATAATGACATCAATAGATGATTCTAATTCTAATTTTGAATCCATTGATATTATGAGCAAATAAAAAAGTTTTATTAAACGAATAATATATATGTTGATATGCCCCCCCGCTCTCATATACCTTATCTTCTGTATTGTTCAAATAATTCTAGATAGCATCAATGGACTCTACAATACAGCGCTAGTCAAAACATTTGTTGCCATTATTATTACTTTTTTGCTGGATGTTTTGTGTAAAATGGGTTTAGGGATAATTTCATGGATCATCGTATTGATTCCCTTTATATTTATGGCAGTGATTACGAGTTTGTTGCTCTATATTTTCGGTCTGGATGTTGCCACTGGACAAAGGGTTACGACAATATATAATAAAGAGACAGAAAATTCACAACCACAACCACAACCACAACCAATTGTTATCAAATCAAATATGACATCTCCTCCTTTTCCACCATGGATGTTACCAAATACAAAATATGATACACAGCCTCATTACTTGACTGTGTCAACTCCAGAGGCAAATACAAATATAGTAAAACCGCGACCAGATGCCATAATTATTCTTCCAATGCCGGTACAAAACTTGGGATAAAGATAAATATAAACTAGAAAATATGATATAAATATATATAACAATTTCATTATCAATGAATTTATACAATTTATATTATATCAAAATTGGAATGAGTATAGGAATTGGTTTTGTTTTTATATATGTAATTAAGCATCCACCTAAAATCAACACTATTTTCTTTTATGAAATAGCACATTATGGTGTAAAATATTATAGTCTTGCTCAAATCGTAAGTCGTAAATATATAAAGAAAATATCTCAAAACAAATATATAGAATCAAGTGTTTTCTATTTGAAAGATTTGTTGATAAATGATGTCGAATTAATAAAAGATAGTTGTGTGCTATTGAGATGTAAAACAAGTAATTTGGTAATGTATAATCCGCTATATATGGATTTTATGATTTATTCGGATATTCATAGTTATCCAGTAAATAAGGTGATTTGTAAAGATGTATATAATTTTGTAAAAAAGTATGAAGTATGCGATTTCAAATTATATATGATTAAAATTATATTGTCTGAAACAATAAATTATATGATTAATCTGTCCACTGCTGAATATAATTATTATGTTGTTGGCAATGTGATTGATAAATTTGTAGTGTTATATTTGTTATATAAACAGCATGGAATTATTGTCAATGAAGATACCGTATGTTACACAATGGAAATAATGGATCATAATATAGAGGTCGTTTATATCACTGAAAATGACGATATTATTTTGGAAAAATCGACATATCGAATTAAAAACGTGTTCAAGGTGAGAGAAGATGCGAGTTATATAACTGATTATAATAAAGAAAAAACAACAGATCATATGTGTTTCAATAATAATAAAGTAATCGAAAAATCGATTGATGATATTGACTGGGTCAAATGTCTCAAATAAATTATAAAATAGAATATAAAAATAATAGTATAATGTTCTTTATATGTTATTATCAAACTCATATAAAGAACTTGAAGAGGAAATGAAGACAGAACTTCCTGTTAGCATTCATCCTACAATAAATAAATGGACATTGTGGGCTCATTTGCCACATGATACGGATTGGACGTTGAAAAGTTATAAAAAAATATATGACATTTCAAGCATTGAAGCAATGATAGCGATCACAGAAACTGTTCCGGATATATTAGTAAAGAATTGTATGCTATTTATTATGAGAGAAGGCGTAACACCATTATGGGAAGATACACAGAACAAAAATGGTGGATGTTTTTCTTACAAAGTGTCGAATAAAAATGTATACGAAGTATGGCGTGATTTGACATATGTGTTAATTGGAAATGTAATTAGTACAAATGATCAATTTGTCTTTTCTGTGACAGGGATCACAATTTCTCCGAAGAAGAATTTCTGTATTATCAAGATTTGGATGACGAATTGTAAGAATCAAAATGCGTCGACTGTTACAAATGATGTGAAGGGGTTGACATCGCAAGGTTGTATATTTAAAAAGCATGCACCAGAATATTAAGGACAAGGAAAGGGTCGATTGCGTTCGATGACTAAAGGGAGTGGCATAATTGTTGGATTAGGTTCATACAAATTTTTCATTTTTAGATTAGTCGGTTGAGCGATGAATTTCAGTTCTGGTTTGACGAGATTGGTAGAATTGATACCGAACAAGAATGATTCTGTTTGAACAGGATTATGAGAGAGTTTATTCCATGGTAAATGTCCTTGAATGAGACCTAATCCCGCGAAATTTGTGTGACCTGCTTCGCCATAAGCAGAATGAGAATATAAATTATATTCTGTATTTTCTTTGTATGTGCGTTGTTCAAGATTGTAGTTGCCAGGAGTATTGATATTTCTGGTAGAAGCCATTATTATAATATTATATTATAATAATTGTTTATTTATTCGTTATTTGTCATTTGTCATTTGTCTCCGTATTTGAATTTGTAAATGACTGAATAGACTGAATAAGACTATCTATATTTGTTCGAGAGATAAATTGAGAATCTTCGCAGAGTAGATCGGAAATACATAAATGTGTAATATGAAATAATTGATACGAGAATAGAATAATAAATCCAGAATGTTCATCTTCAGTCAACAAAGTATTGGAAGAGAGAAATAGAGAATAATTCAATAATACGTTTGCAGTTTGGTTTGTCTCTCTTAGACTACAAATATGATTGTATAATTCTTCGATCTTCGTGTTAATCACAGCTTCATTAAATTTATCTATATTAAATGCGTGTAAAATCTCAGTTTCATATAAATATTTACTGGTAAATGTATCAGATAAATTATTCACATCAATTTCATTTTCATCGTCATCATCTGAATGGCTAGACGATTCTGTATAATAAGCGTCTTCTGGCGCAATATGTTTTTGTGCCGTTTTATCTGCTATATATTGACTACTAATAGGGTTAAATGAACATAATGAAGGATCATAGAACATATAAGTTGGAATAAATTGAAAATTATACATATATTAATACATTGTCAAATTTGTTTTAAATTAATAAATTGTAATACTTATTTATGATAGCTGAATACAATGAAGATTATATTATTGTTGTCTATTTAAGAATTCTCTATCACGCGTCAATTCACGTGATGGAATACCTCCACGAATCCATCCTTCTGATGCGACACCTTCAACACAATATGCTGGATTCGTAACTCTATTTTGTATATTAGATTGAAGTGGTGTATTTGTATATTTCAAATAACTCTTTTCTGGCAATCGAGTAACTGTACGTTTATTAGTAATCATCTCTCCTTGTTGCATCTGCGATTCTAATACCGGATCAACTGAACCTCTACCTAAATAGGGAACTGTCGCAAATGGTCTCTGATATAAGTCTATCTTACTTCTGGGATGAGTGCTACTATTCTGACTAAATAATAACTTCGAACTATCATCTACGACGCAACCACCTGATCCAACCGGACTTGTCCCATTATACATAATACCTGGCTGTGAAGTTGCGAATTTGATCGGTATTTTCATAGAACAATCGCCAGCAAAATAATTTTCTAAATTATAATTTGCATATTTCATATTCTGTATAGTATTTTGATCTTGAAAGCAAGAGTCATTGCCGATTCTAGACATATTATCAAAAGAGTAGTTCGTGACAAATGCCATTAATATTAATACATATTATTTTAATATTCGGCATATTTAATATATTTTGTATATTTGATATAATTATATCGAATATATATGAAATTAGTATAAAGTATATCGGTAGCTATCTTTTACACATTCCAGTGTATCATTGTCTCTACAGCTGGGCATGTTACCATATAAAAACTGCGAGTAAGCACCTTGATCATTTGTTACACGGGTATTTGCAGTTGAATAGAAAACACGATTACTTTGATCTAATTCAAAATTTTCTGCTAAATCTCCAAACAATTGCTTATCTGTATTTATAATATCGGGGTTTAATTCTTGAACCATTTTTTTGGTAGCAGTTGTAATATCTTCGTAAACTTGAGGGTTAAAAGACGGTGGTGCCGGTTTTCTCTCTTTGTTGTATTTAATTTCTGGAAGTAATACGTTAGAAAAAGGATTCTTACTATTATTCATTGTATAATTTTCCTTCATTGTTTCTTCAAGAGTTTCTGGATTTATGATTTTGGAAGAAGCCGTTTTAGTATTTCCTAAAATCGCCATTTGCGCTTGGTTTGCGGTTGTAACCTCTGGTTTATTGATAATACTAAATCCTTCGATGTATTTTGATTTATATAATATATATATGATGAATAAAGTAATTACTCCTGCTGCGAGGATTTTTAAAGAAAAGGTAAATATATATCCAAGTAATGTCAATAATATAACTAATCTGGCAATCGCATTTAATTTATTTTCATAATCCATATTGGCAGTTGGCCATAGTTCCAAAACTTCATTTTTGTTCAATAAAACGGATGGATTATTTCCCCAAAAAGCAGTAGCATTAGTTGACATATATATAGAATATTATATAATCTTTTTCGATTATGACGTCGTAGTAACAACTGATTTTGATTTCTTTTTCTTAGGATTATCTGTTTTCTTATTCTCCTGAAAGAGAGAAACCAGTTCTTCATCTGCTATTGGAGAGGATTGAACCGCACTCGAATTAAGCATTTCTGCAGCCGCTTCATTCATTAATTTATTCATATGGCGTTCCTCCAGTTTCTTCCTCATTTTCTCTCTTGTATTCAAGTTTTTCAACCGTTGATCCATCGCATTTTGATCGACTCTTGTCCCTTTGCTTTTTCCATTTTGTTGCCCGAATCCTGCTAATTCTGCTAGTCCTTCTAATCCTTCTAATCCTCCTTGTCCCTGTCCTTGTCCTCTTTGTCCTTTACTTCCTTGTCCTTTACCTCCAAGACCCATCTTAGAAATTATATCTTGAATATTATCCATTCCAGGAATGGATTTCATTTTACCCATCATCTCACTTGCTTCTGTGAATAAATCAGTTTGATTTATTTCACCCGATTTAATTTTTGTGTCTAATTTACTACCGACATTTTTAACCAAATCCATCAATTTACTTGGATCCGAAAAGAGCTGCTTAAATATATCTTTTGGTTCGCTCATTTCATCAAACATATCAAAATTCATACTTCCTGCGGTTTCTTCAGCGATTTCTTTTGCCAAGTCACCTAGTTTACCTTGTAACATTCCAGAAATATGACCTTGAATGTCATCAGGTGAAGGTAAATTAAATTTTGGTTCAGTATTTGATGAATCGTCTTTAGTTTCACCTTCACATTCCTCCTTTGTAAATAATGTTTGGATATTTTCCAACGTCTCCTCTAACTTTGTTTTGAATTCGTCGTTATCAATTGTTTCTAGTAACTTCGCAGTATCTCCAAAAATACTCTTATCTTTAATTGTGTCAATCAGAGAAATAACAACCAATTGTAAGTATTTCCAAATAGTTTCTCTCGTTTTATCTGTAATATTAGATGCCCATAAATACTTGAAACTAATTCCAGGCAAAAATTCCGTATTGTAATTGGTATCTTCTGAAAATAAGTCAGTATTTTGATATAGGATTTCAAGTAGTCTCTCTGGATATACTTTCATACAATAATTGTAAATATAAAGAACGGATTCATCTTCTGTGTTTAAATCCCACCATTGACCGATTATTCCGTTATATTCTGGAAAAGTATTTTTAATATCACCAATAAACTCCTTAATGATTTTCTTAAATTCTGCAGTAGGGGTTGGTGTTGGCGTTGGCATTTGCGTTAATAGTTCATCAATAAAAGATTCCGTAGTTTCTGGCTCGAACATAATATATTTCACACTTATTTTCTTTAAATCATTGACGAATAAAAAGATATTATGTCATTTATTGCGCATATTTATTAGTAATTATTTTGGTGGCAAAATTCATATAAACATTATCAATATATAATAAGTATATGAATCGCATTGAACAAATGAAAACAATTCAACAGAATGGATTGGAATTATTTACCAAAAAAAATATTGATTATGGTGACGCATTTGCTAAATATGGAGTTATCGGTGTATTAATGCGAATCGAAGATAAAATACAACGCTCATTATCTATAACAAAAAATGGCGTCAACTTGGTAAATGATGAAGGAATTAGAGACACATTACTGGATTTACATAATTATGCAGCAATGGCATTAATTCTTTTAGATGAAAACCCGCCTCAAAAAGTAGAGCAAAAATAACTCCATTTGTTCAACATTTGGGAAAGATTGATAATATTATGATAATATAATAAGCATATTATCATACAAATTGTGAACTAAACAGCAGAAATTATATATGTATTAGATAATTTACACAAATTTTGTAAATACTTAATCGTGTTGAGTTTATCTTTCTCATTCATTTGTCTGATTGGATCTCTTAATCTATTGATTGATTCTATTATTTTATTCGAATTATCATTATTTGACAAGTCATCACGATAATCTTTTTCAATGAAGAACTGTATATCTCCTTTTTCAATTTCAGGATAATACTTGGTATACACATAATTATGGAAAACCTGGATAATCAGTCGAGGATTTGTTTTTCGAATTAACGAAAAAGAGTTTTTCATAGTTAATAGATCAACATCTTCTGGAAATATACTTATAACATCGTCAATAAATTCAATAAAATGGTTGTTAAATATTGTTAAAATTGAAGACTTGTTAGACATTATATTAAATCATTGTTTTATTTAAATGATTTAATACTTAATTATATTTTCTCTGATTGTAAATATTATATTAATTTATATTTTCTCTGATTGTGAATATCTTTTATTATTTTATTATATTTTGCGTTGTTGTTTACTTAATGCGGCATAATCTTGGTCTCTCTGTTGTTGTAATTGTTCAACTGTAACGTTTTCAGATAATTTTGGTTGTTTATAATTGGTTTCTTCAGTAGGTGTATATATATTGCCATTGGAATCTTCATTATTAATACAGAAATAGTTATGAGTTTGTCTTAATCCTCCATCACCTTTTGCTTTCAATGATTCAGGATCCATATCTAAGAAACTGAAATTATCAGACACGATTCCTCCATAAGATGATCCTCCTCCTAAACAGAATGCTATTGGTTCCATATTATTACTCGTGGCAATTTTAGCCATTTCTTTCTCTTTTGGTTTTATAAAGTTATAAATATCTTCTCCATATAATACATTAAATTGTCCATTTAACAGAAGAAGAGCAGGGACTTTGTCTATATTTTCAGGCATGATAATTTTCTGTCCATTTTCTAAAATAATATACGTTTTTCCGTCTTTACTATCCTTTACTCGTTTATCAATGCTAATAAAATGTATATCATCGATCATTGGCGTCTTCGTTATATGTTGTAGCAATTTCTTCGAATGTTCGCAAAAATTAGAATAGTAAAATATTGAACTCATGAAATAATACAAGTAATTCTATCTTTCTTTTTAACTTATTAAAATTGATTTATAATATAAATATATAATATTATTAAAAAGAATATAAATGTCGTCTCAACAACCAAGAATCGAAAACATCGCTAATAGTGATGATATATTTACGTTTACTTTATCCAATGTGAACGTAAGTATAGCTAATGCAGTCCGGAGGACAGTGTTGTCGGATATTTCAACAGTGGTATTCAAAACATCTCCTCAAGAAGAAAATACAGCAAATATGATTACGAATACGAGTCGCATGAATAATGAAATACTCAAACAGCGATTGAGTTGTATACCGATTCATATTGAAAAACTCAATGCAAAAACAATTGATAATTATTTGCTAGAAGTCAATGTTGAAAATAACACGAGTGATAGTTTTGTTTATGTGACAACGAAAGACTTTCACATTCGCGATATTTCAGAAGATAGTTTGTTGGATGCTGAGACAACGAAAACAATATTTCCTCCATGGATTGCTCCAGATGGAACAGAACATTATATTGAGTTTGCGAGTTTAAGACCCAAGTTGTCAGATTCTATTCCAGGAGAGAAGTTGAACTTTACTTGTAAACTGTCATATGGAACATCAAAAGAAAGCGCTATGTATAATTGTGTTTCAGTATGTTCATATGGATGTACAGTCGATGTAAGTGAGCAAGAAACACGGTTGACAAAGTTAAAGAAGGATTGGGAAAAGAACAAACTTGATGTTAAGTTTGAGGAAGCCAATTGGAGACTGTTGGAAGGTCAGCGCATTATATTGGACAATAGTTTCGAATTTATCATTCAAACGTTGGGTGTATTTACAAATGTGGATCTTATTCGAAAAGCATGTGATAGTATTATGTCTCGTTTAGATCATATAAATACGTTGATTAAAACGAATGAAGAACTCATCATTGTTGCTGATAATACGATGAGCAATAGTTATGATATTATTCTGTTAAATGAAGATTATACTATTGGAAAAGTGATTGAGTATATGTTGTATTCGTCAATATTTAATGTAAGTGATGGCAAATTATTAAGTTATTGTGGATTTAAAAAATTACATCCACATGATACATATAGTATCATACGACTTGCGTATATTGAAGAAACGTCAAAGGAAATGATAAAGCAAAATATAGATGTATGTATTTTAGATAGCATAGAAGTATTTAGACAAATTAAGGCCCTATTTAATAAAATCGATTAATTTAGTGGGTAAACGTATTGTAAATGATATATAAATGAATATTATATTTTTTATTGCGTAAATATAAGTATTTCAATATTTCAAGGTTATTTAGGAAAATATTTTTTCTTTACAAATAACACTCAACTTATAGATATTTTAGAAAAATAAAATCTCTATTTATATTATAATGACACAAATGACTGGTGGACGACGTAGACATCGAGGACGTAAACACCGAGGTGGTTCAGCGACTAATACAGCAACTAATACATTAGCTTCATTATTAAACAAAGCAACTGCGAGTTTGAGTTCAACTGCTCCAACAGCTTCTATCACAAAAGGAGGTAGACGTCGACACCGAAAAAGAGGCACTAGACGTCACAAAAGATCATCGAAAGGATTCATGGGAATGAAATGGTAATTCATTTTGTTTTTTTTGTTTAATAAATATGAAATCATATTTATTAAATAATATTTTTGCGTTGTTTTGTGATGTAATTATTAATTGTTGATAGACCACATTTGTAGAGGAGGTTGTAATTGATTGAAATAGTTAATGACTTCGTTCAATGTAACATACAGTTCATTAGGTCTTAACACAGTTTTAAATAATTCGTGTATTTTATACATATGTGTTTTAAAATTTGATGGATAATCGCCCAATTTGCGTTCTTTTCGAATATAGCAAGACTTGTAATGATGAAATAGTGTGCGTATATATGCGTCTTTTTCTGCTCCAAATGATTTGAATTTTGCTTTATATTCAGGATAATATTGTAAGAATTCATATACTCTATTTTCTTTTAGCAGAACGAAATAATGGTATTGTAGTTTGGGTTGATTCCCTCTTAACTGACGAACACTCTCATAATTGGGATTACGTATTTTGGTTCGTTCATTCGTCTTCGTATCTCGAATGACAACCCCCATTATATTATATGGTGTCGATTTATCAGTAAAATAAGTATAAAGCTGATCATATGTAGATGAAAGAACAGAATATATTTGTGGTGTACGAACTTGAGAATATGTAAATGCTGGATCGGTAGTAACAATTGATCGTGTATTCAATGCGTAAATTGTATCTGGTGAAATATGATATGCTTCGATTAACCAAAGCGATGGTTTGTAAAAAGCAGTCACTATTCGATTTTCTGGATGTTGCAAAACGAAACTATAACTAACAAATTTATCCAACAAATCTATTTTTAAATTGACTGCATTGGCTGCTTCATCAAACATCGTTTTAAATGTTTTGTCACCGAAGAAGGTTGAATTGCCTCCAATTGTGGTTTTTGTAGATATTTCCCATTTTCCATCATTCCAAAATACATTGATCATTGTGCCTTCAATAAAATCTTCAACAATGATACTGTTATCAATGATTGGATATCGTTGACTAAATACATCATAATCAATTGATTTAGATGGTGATACAGAATAAATAGTTGGACTTCTAGGATCCCCGCGATCCAATTTACTCGGATCTTCAGGAAGATGTCGACATATAACAGAACGCAAATGTCGATAATAATCCATACATACATTTTCTTCCAGAACGATTTGCTTCTTATTATAGCATACTAAATGGAAATCTCCATATTTTTTAATAATAATATTTTTGTCATTATTATTAATAGTTGAAATCAATTCAGCAATAGAGATCATTTGGCGGATACTTTATAATATTAACATTGTGTCTTTATATTATAATGTTAAAATGATTAGGCGAAATTGAAAGAAATTGGAAAGTATCAATTAGGTATGTAATACATATATTTATCTGTAAATATAATAATAATGCAAGAACAAACTTTTAAAACCGCCTTTGAAAAAGGCGAGCAAGAAGAAAGCCCAACCAAAGAACGTGAAAGTTTAGGAGACAAAATGGTAAGTATTGAGTTAAGATTAGGCGATATTATAAAAATTACGACAGAAGGATCTATGAAGAATGAATATTATATTGAATACATAGATAGAGAGAAAATCAAGGCAATCGACGTTGAAACATTGGAAAAAATCGAATTCACTATTGACGAAAAATATGAGTTAGTTTATAATGGAGTTCGTGTAAATGGAAAAATCGCATTACTATATCGCCAAAAAGAAGAAGGATTCGCCAGACAAAATGGGCTTATAGTAGACACTTGGATAGCGATCCGGTTTGATATTAAAAAGGAGCAAAAAGAAATCATTGCAAAAATTATAGAATTGCCGGAAGATCTAGATATGATTACCATTTTGACTCATCCACAGAAGGATACATTATATATTAACTTCAATTATAACGGGTTATCAGAGAACCTTCATATTTCTTCTTTGAAGATCATATCGTCGCCATACACGGAAGAGAACTTCTTTGAAATGGTTCCAGATATAGAAGAAGAATATGATGATGATAATGCTACACCGACAAAGGAATATCGGTCACCGCCGATTTTTGAATTTGGAGAGATGATTCCATTAGGGAAAGTAGCAGATATAGTTTATTTAGTTAACGCGGATGAATCTCAATATCGTTATGACATAGAAACACAGAAAAATGATTTATTGAATAATATGTTATCTAAGTTACCTAAATCACAGCGAACAATGGAGGAATTATCTAATATTGCTTTGATTATTGAACGATTTCGCCAATTACGGCAACAATTTTCAGTAGTTGATAGTTATGGTAATATTACTGGTGCTGTCCAAAAAGGCGCTAAATGGAAACCACTAGTAGAGAACTTGAAGACGTTTAAGCGTCCATTGTATTGGATTGTGCCAGTTGGAACTCAAACGAAGGTATTAAATCTTATTGCGAAAGAAGGTGGTGAGACTGAACCAGATGAGGAGGAAGAGGAAATAAATCCTGAATTTATGGAATTATTTATGCAACAGAATAAAAATAAAGATGTCGAAATAAACAAAAATGAACCAGATGATCAATTGAATCTGATTGTGCAAGAGTTTAAAAAGGCGAATATCTCTGACAACAGATATATTAAATTCATTCAACAATTATACAGATATTTTTGGCCTTTTCGTTACAATATACAGAGGTCTAATATATTGACAAGTATTCCCATTATTACGCCTAATATAAATGTAATGATTGATAATGGTAACCGATTTATGTCAAATATTGTCGACGTTTCTGTTAAAAAAACAAAAGGTTCTAAGAATGTAACATATGATATTAAAGAACAGAAATATATTACAGGCGTATATTTACCAGAAGATATGGTTTTACATGCTTCTAAGATTACTTCTGATATTAGAATGACTGTTGAAAGAGAGAAAGTATATAATACGAATGATCACATTGACCTAGTGAGTATATTGACATTACCCGAGCCAGTGATTCAGTTCTCTCGAGTGAACTTACCCGGAACAAATATAATGGAAAAATCGGGACTTAGTAACTCATTCATTGATTTTTCAGAGATATTTAAAAAGACATCAAAATATGATAATTTGATCAAGACGATTAGTTTAAATAATTTAGATAATGAAGAAACCGTGAAGAATTTACAGCAAATGTATGATAATACTTCATTTATAGGAAAGCGGATGATGACAAGTTATGTTACAAATACGGTTGCAGACACTGAACAGAATAAGAATTTGTATGATACTTATTTAAATTTGATTATACCTCAGTCAAGAATCTTGTTTGATTTAATCAAAAAATACGTTACAGGACGAATGTCGATTATGGATGTTATATGTTACTTAGAACCGTTTTTAATCTATCAAGACGATGTGACATTCAAATTTTATGAAGAATTAAAGAAATTCGTAGAAAACAAATGTCGAGAATATAAGAAACAGTTGAGAGACAAGAATACTGAGTTCAATACATTGAAAGAAAGGCTGAAGACAATGAATAATAGAGAATCATATATAAAATCGAAATGTTGTAAATTGGCAAATCTCATAGATAGAGACACGACAGATTCTGCAGAAATATATAATTTATATGGATTTCCAGAGATCGGGATTGCGAACGTAGATACGGCAAAGAATATACATCCTACGTCATCTGAGTTATTACAATATTTAACGAAGATTGATTTCCATCGAATGTTATCTTACAGAATAATAAATGTCTCTCTTTTGGTTCATAATAAGACAGATGAGATGATTCGTATTCAAGGAGAGCGTATGGATGAGTGGAATAATCCAGGCGAATGCGATAATAAGTATGTTATTGCCAAGGTATATAATAATGAAACCGACTTAAAGAACGACGACGGAAAGTCGCCGATATATTTTGATCGACGACTGAACTCGGGACAAACATGTGAACGGGATACGACGGTTCGTGAAATAGTAGATGGTGATATGGCTGCATTATATAGCATCGGTCAGGATTCTTTTCAGTATTATAGAAGAGCTGATGATCGTTGGAAAGAAGAAGATATTGATGCCAGTGTCTTTTCTGGAGAATTTATATGTGGGTTGAAAGAACATTGTATGCAAAATGCACAAAGTGGCGACTGTTCTTCGATGGATATGGTTCGAATGAATATCACCAAAAAGAATATAGATAATGTTCTACAAGAGTTTGATCGTTCAATAGAAATTCAGACAAATGAATTGAAAGAAGAGATTGAGAAGAACTATTTATATTACAAGGATATTCTTCCAAAAGTTATACGAATAGAAATAAATAAACAATATGGTAAATATGAACATAAAAGGTATGAGTTGGGCGAAGAAATGAAGCGGGAATTACAGACCGAAGATGAAATCATAGTATCGCCCTATTTGAAATTACGAGATATCATTCTGGGACAAAGCAATTTTGAAAAATTACAGCGCGATATTATTACATTCAAAGAACAACTCACTTTGAGTGTGAATACTTCTGTCGATCCTGAAGAGCAATACTGGTTTTATTGTAATAAAACAAATACTAAATTACTACCGAAATTTCTGTATGTTCTAGCAGATACGTATATTAGTAATAGTGAAAATTATGATAATGTAATACAAGAATTGTGTAAATTCCAAGGTAAAATAAGTGATGACGGAGATTCATGGGTAGATAAATATAGTGGTTATGTTATTAGAAAAATAGATTATGATGTAGAAGAAGGATACGAAAATGGTTTCAAAGCATCATCCAGATCAAAGTTGGAGGCAGAATCAAATATAGAAGAGATTGAGGAAATTACAGATATACAAACACAATCAAGAGAGAAACCTGCATACATTACATATATTCATTATAAAACAATTATACATATTATAGATACATTATCTCGTGCATTGAGAGTTTCTCTCGACGATAAGACACAGAATGATTTTATTGCAAATTTAGTTCATCAATTAATGGGTAAAATATATACCAGAGATCAGTTTATCAAGATTTATGAGAAAAAAGGAAAAACGTATGATACAGAAGAATATATGAAATATGTAAATAAAAATCTTTTATTTTACACAATCGTTACATTTATTACTGCTTTACAAACAAATGTGCCTATTATAAAAGTCAATGGTAAAAATTATACAATGAATGAATATCCATTACAACCAGATGGTGGTAAAGAAACATTCCAATATATTGTTCGTATTTTATTGAGTTTAAAAACACTACAAGGTAGTCCATGGAATACAATCTTCAATAAATCGAAATCAATGAAGGTAGATAAAGTAATTGAGAACTTGGAATTAGTGCGTGGCCAGGTTATTTCACAGGATTTGGTTGAACACAGAAAAAATATGAAGACAATCGATTTGGAGAAATCTGTTGAGGAAGGGAATGATGAATACAATATTAGTAGATGGACGCAATTTCTGCCACCATTATTTGATATACATATGAGACATGAAATTGAAGATGTAAATGCTGAATTCAAATCAAGATTATCGCAAAAAATACATAGCGGAGATGGCAGTCAATATGACGAAATCAATGTTCTGAGAGGAAAGATTATACTCTTCTCTCTTGGTATTGTAGTTTCTATTCAACAAGTAATTTCTAGAGAAACGTTATTATTGGAGAGTACTTCTGGAAAATATTACTTAGAAAATGCTTGTTGTGTATCGAGCAAAGAAGGTAATACTGTCATTGGATACTTTTCAAATGAAAACAAAAATATCGAAAGATATATTGGCAATGCGATATCCGATGGAAATATACTGGCGGATATACGAGCAATGACAATGTCACCTGCTCTCTTCTGTAGAAAGAATTCGAAAGATAAATATCCTGCGATTAATATGCAATTCAATGAGCAAACAATTTATATGGCATTTATCATGTATTGTCATTTTCAATCATTAAAACCAATGAATGATAAACTGAAAGTATTATGTCATTGTAAACAAAAACCGGTTGCATTTGATATTAATGATACAATTCGTCAAAAAATAGAAAAGATTAAATCAAGTGGAAAGAATTATCAAAATGAAGATTTATTGGGTCTATTAAAGTATATTGGTGAGAACAATATTGTTCATTTATATATTGATTCTGAACGAGTTATGAACCCATTTGAAAATATGAAACGTATATTGAACGGAACCGTTCGAGAAGAATATGAGAGAATAGAAGTAGAGTGGAGCGAGGATCCAACTCATGAGAGTGAACATATTACCCATGATGGGCTTCCTCCAATATTAGATAAGATAAGCACATGGTTGGATAAAATAGATATATCTAATGCATATCATCAAATTAGCAATTCAGATAGAAGTGCATTCATTGATGAAATAATTACGGCGAATACTGGATTAAAGAATAAAATCTTTGGTAAATTACCAAAAAGAGAGAAATCTGTTGTTCAAGAAAGATTCAATAACTTATTTTCTACTGTAGGTCAAACAGTCTATAATACAGCGGTATTTATAAAACATTATATTTATTTCATATCCAGTGTTTTTCCAAAGATGCTTATCGACTATAAGTTTGACAAACAGTCATCGAATATTTTTTCGAATATTTTACCGAAATATTTAAAATTGTCACCTGTAGATAGTAATCAAATATTAAAAATAACAGAACGACATTATGAAGCATTGACCAAATTTTACAATAAATATGAAACAGATATATTTATTATTCAACAGAATGAAGGTGAATGCGGTTCATGGTTCTGTAATATGTTACATAAAGTGAAAGAGAGAACGTCTCCTATTATTACATTAATGAATAATACTCCGTTATTATCAAATATTCACGACGGTAAAGAAAAGGTCATGCCTCTATTAGAAGAGAAAACTGTTCTCTCTTTGTTAGAGAATTATTTATTGAATATATTATATACGTATCAAGAATTATTCAGAGAAACATTCCAAGAGGATGATAATTTGATTAATGAACTCATTAAGACATATATTACCATGATGATCGAGCATAAAATTACTATTGCATATACATATCAATCAGTCGTCGATATTGAATTCAAATCACAAGAAATAGAAAAATATTTGATGACTGATAGATTAAAGGATTTATTAGCATCAGAGAGAAAGGTAGATACTTTATTGAAAAAGCATAAATTGGGCGCATGGGGCGTTGGATTAAAGAAGGAGTTCTTCAAGTATTCAGCGCATTTAGACAAAAACGAAGAACAGTTTGTAAATGAGTTGAAAAAGGTAGAAGAACAATTGAGAAAAGAACATAAATTACATGGTATACAAGATACAATTACGATGGAAATGTTATTGGATATGTTAGAAGAGACAATGGTCGAAGAGATCCAGTCAAAAATACTGATTGACAAAGACAAAAGAGTTACAAAGGGACCAGTACAAGCGGAAACAGAAGATGGTGATGGTTTTGGCGATGAAGACGAAGATATGATGGATGATGATTACGAAGAAGATAGTGATGATGACGACCATTTCGGTTATAATAGAGATTAATACAGAAATAGTTAATAGTTAATAGTTAGTTGTGTTGTATAATTTTAATAATTTTATTAGTATAAAATAAACAATGATCCAATATTTCGTTAAACAAAACCAAATATTAGTAAGTATTATATTATTTTTACTCTTCTTTTTCTTGATTCAATATGATAAACCATCATATTTATATAATACGGATGGAAGTCTACGTAAGTTTGGAGTAGGTTATAAAAATAAGACGATCCTTCCAATCTGGTTGTTAGCTTTGTTGTTGGGAATATTATGTTATATTTTCATTAAATACTATATTACTTATTTATAGAATAGAATAGAATAGAATAGAATGGTATTATAGGATAGACATAAAATAGATACTCAGAGAAAAACAAACAATTGCAGTATAAAAATACCAAAAGCATTTACCGATGGCATATTTTCGGAGAACGATTGCTTTCAATTGGTCTCTGATTCCACCAACAGCTTCCAAGTTTGTTTCACCTGCAAGTGTAAATAAATATTTGAATAATGTGTCCCATTGACAATCAAAATTGCTGGGCGTTAATTGATTAATGATGAGTGTCTTATTATTTTTAATTTCACTATATAATATTTGTGCTGCAACGAGATCAGCATTTTTGGGTCCATCAATGTTATGGATATTGATTGCATTTAATTTAGATAATATATCGGTTGCTTGTCTAGAAACCCAAAAATATCCAACAACATTAGAAAAGATAGAGTTTAATTCTTGTGCAAAATCGAGTCCAATACTTTTACCAATTGTGCTATCATTAATAGTGAACATTGGTAAAAATAATACAGTCCATGTAGTAAAAACGGCAATAGCAGAATTAGTAAATGCATAAGATGGAGGCATATCAGAGAGATAAGAAAGAGCTCCCCATAAAAACTCGCAAATGACAATTATTAACCAAAAAACATAATTTAGTGGATTAGTTGTAGTAGGATTGTCATTTTCATTCACATACATATATACAATATATGCTATGATTGCTATAAAAAACATAAAACTAAAAAATCCATCAGTATTCGAATTAGTTTCTGTATCAGCCATTCTTATTAGATATAAGGATAAATTAATTTGATATTATAACATATTAGATTAATGAGTTCAAAACCAAGTTTAACTGAACCTGGAATGAAATATTTCATAAATGAGACATTAAAGCAGTGTCATGTATTCAAGCAAAATTATAATAATACAGTAATGAATATTTCTTTGGGTGTATTTTTTCTCAGCTGTATTGCTCTGTTTTTATTTATAAAATATAGAGGTAAATTAACTCCCAAAGAACGAAAGGCAAAAGATAGAGAGAAACAGTATTATATATTATCAAAAATTAAAAATTATCATGATTCTAAACAACGATATTCAGAATCATTAATTACAGGATTGCCTGAATGGCGTAATGAATATGACGAGATTGCTGTAAACCGTGTAAATTATAAATAAATAATCAGTATAATTATTATGGAAGAAGAAAAATATGAATCCGCCATTGACCCTGGATTTGATATAGAAGGAGTAAAAGATATAGAAAAAATATATAAAGAAGATGACAAGGTAAAAGATGCGATTCGCAAGTATTATGCAGATAAATATGAATATGAAGAGAAAATCCAACAAATCAAAGAGAATATATTGAAAAATATTCATATCAAACAAATGTTGCCCAAATGTTTATTCTGTAATCGATCAGTTGGGATGATATTTTCTACAGAAATAAGTAAAAATGGTAGTAAAATATTGAGTGCTGTATGTGGCGATACATTGAATCCATGCAAAGAAAAGATTCGAATATCTACTGGTAAGATGACTTCTTTTATGAATAAAATAAGAGAATATGAAGACATGTTGAATAAATTGAAGATAAAGGTCATCCTATTTAAAAATGATCTACTATTTGGTTATATAACAGAGGCAAATATAAAATCCAAATTCGAAGACTTGAAGTTTAGAATAGATAAATGTTCGTTAGAACTGCAAATTATTAAAGAATTGTATTTAAAGAACGTTGACAACTACGAGAATTATGAAGAATTATGTAAACTTGAACAACAGAGTTATGGTTATATTGAAGAAATAAAGACAAGAATACACAACTATAAAGTAGATACTGCACCATCTTCTGACAAAATGGAGGATATAGATGAACTTATGGATACATATACGCGATCATTTATTCCATTATTGAAGACTTTGATGAAATTAAAATATAGTATTAATGAGGTCGATTATTATCCCGATGATGAAGAGTTTAGATTAATACAGATCAAACAGCAATATGATATAAGTGAAAATGAATATTCTGAATTACCAATTGAGATTATGGGAAGTATCAGTATTCTGAGAAAACCTGTCAAATCGAAGAAACCGAAAACTACAACTGAAATTACTCATACTAAAACATTGAAGAAACCAAAACAAACAAAAGCTAAGACAAAAACTTTTGTAAAACCAATTTTAGAGAATGATGAAAATGAAGGCGAAGGAATGGATGAATTAAGAGAATTTATTCCAACTGTTCCAGAAGAGGAACCTGAACCTACCTTTGAAAAAGGTGAGCAAATGCAAATGGGTATAGAAGGAGTAGAAGAAGAAAAAGGAGGAGAAGAAGAAAAAGGCGCAGAAATGGGTATAGAAGAAGAGATCATTAATCCATCTTCTATAATGAGACACGAGATCAAACAGAAAATAATACATTCAAATATCGATGAAGATGAATTAAAACTAGTTTTTGATATTCCTCAAATTGTAGAGAGAGAACACATGTTCAATGAAAGAATCATATTTAGATGTAGTTCAAATTCATTGACAGCGCCACCAGGTGAAGGCGAAGGCGAAGAAATACCAGAAGATGATAAGGCCAAGTTCAAAGAGTTAAGTAAAATAAAAGATTGGCGTAAAAAAATCGCCAATTTTTGGACAGGTGCCGGCGATTGGTCTGCAGAATTTACATTAGATGGTAAGAGATGGAAGAGTGTTGAACATTATTATCAAGCATCCAAGTTCAAATATGGTCACCCAGAGTTTTATGATAAGTTCTCTCTAGATTATGAAGGAGAATCTGTAGAAGGACATCCTGAATTAGTTATTTCTCAGAAACCTTCTTTGGCAAAACATGCTGGAACAGATGGATTTTATGAAGGAATTAGAATACGTCCAGAAGGAGTTGAGATTGATGATGATTTTTTAATACCGACAGATCGAACTATAGACAAAGAAGAAGAAATGAAATATAGACAGAACTATGAACTATTTGCCGCACAAAAGGCAAAGTTTACCACAAATGGTAAGATGCGAACATTGTTATTGGCAACCAAAGATGCCAAATTGACTCATTCGTATAAAGCAGTTGACACGAACCTGCGTATTATTGAACCATTTTATTATTTAATCTATATTCGACATTTACTACAAAAGGCAAATATATAATAATATATTTTAATATAGTATGTTAAAATATATCTCTCTCAAAGTATTTGCCATTAGTTTCATTGTAGGACTTTTCTTTGTTTATATGTTTGGACCAGAGATGAAGACAATATACGTTTATCCAACTCCACAAAATATAGGTAAAATACAATACAAAGATTCGGCAGGTAACTGTTTCGCATATGAAGCGAAAACGGTTAATTGTCCGACAAATGTAGATGATATTGCTGTGATCCCTGTTCAGCGATAAATTTATATTTTTTTTAAAAAATTGAATTACTTTATCAAAATATATTTTTCATTACTCAAAGCAATTTAAAGAAACTCAAATGGAACAAAATCATTTGACAACCGAAATAATATCCTTCTTTCAAACCATCTTTCAAAATATCGATGAGTTCGAGAAAGAATTGGTGAAATTAAAAAGACAGAATGAGGATATAACTGAATTATTGGCGGATTTTGATGGTTCAATTGAATCTATTATCTTCTGTGATACATTCTGGGACAATCTTATATTACAAATTATAAGACGTCGTTATTTCTTTATAAAAATACGAAGTTATGATTTCACCCTCATTGAAAAAACGAATGAAGTTATACAAACATTTCTTCCACCTCAAATATATTTTACTTTTCTGCATGTGGAATTTAATATTATTGAATATATTATTCATTATTGGAATGAACGATTGAAAGAACCTGTTAAATTATGGGTTCAAACAGAATATGGAATATGCCCGAAATAAATATTGAATATTATATTAATTAAAGCAAAAAATTGGTTATTTTAAGTTTTTTTATTTTTTCACACATTTTTGAAAAAATTGAAATACTTTACACAGAAATAATTGTATTTATTCAAACAAAAACAACGCAAAAAATGCCAAAATTCTTGAACAAGGAAAAAATATTTACTTCTATCAGACAAAATGAGAAAATGAAAAAAGCGAAACAAGCATTCAGAGAAGAAGGGTTGCGCATTGCTTATGAGAAACGATTCATGCCATGCGAGTTTCGTGATCCAACAATGTTTCGAAGCATTCTTATTATGAAAGGTAATACAGAGGTTGCACATTTCGATCTTTCAGGCGAATGTGTAAATGGTGAAATAGATTGCTTATCAAAAACAGGAGAATCAGAGAACGCAAGCACAGTTAGTATGTCAATTGGAATTGACGATGATGAGTTTCCGCAACTAAAAGGGATTCAGTTGTCGAGAATCATGATGTGGAGTGCGATAACAAAGTTGATGGAAGAATGTGTTGATATGACACAAGATGTCTACATTGATGTTGACGCAAGTGCAGGATTTTGGTCAACAATCGGCATGGAAATCAATGACAATGAGAGAGGACCGATCGGGACAAAGGGACGAGGATACGAAAAGAAGATTAGTTTGAATAGAATTGAAAAATGGTGCACAGGATTATAAGATGGTTCTTTGTATTGGATGTTTTGTAATTAAAAATTGTTTTTTTTATTGAAATAATAATAATAAGTATATATCTTAATGAAGATAAATATTTCCAAGTTTATCAATTCTAAAAGCGGTATATATATTACTTCTATATTGCTAGGTCTAGGACTCGCTGCTATTTTTAGAACAGTTTGTAAAGGTGATAACTGTATCATCTTCTATGCACCTCCAATTGAAGACATAGAAAATAAAATATTCAAACAAGATGGGAAGTGTTATTCTTATCAAATGGTTTCTACAAATTGTAATGCAAACAAAAAAGATGTTCTTGTGAAACCAAAATATGAAGGTATTATATGAGATGATGCGTCATAATTATATTTATAATTAGTTATTATAAATATAATGAACACTACTAGCATTATGGACTTACCAAGTGACATGAATATGTCATCCGTTCAGCAACAGCAATCCAATATTACCTTTAATGTAAATGATATTCCACCACAATCAATTGATACAAAATTGCTTTCTAATAATGTTTCTTTAGATCAAAATACAATTGATCAAATAGTATCTGGACTACAACAAGCGAGCTCAACCGGCGCTACTCAATTACAGTCACGTGATATACCTATTAACAAGGTTCAGTTTATGGATGAACAAGTACAACAAGAATATATTCCTTCTGCGAATGTGAAAAATGAATTTATCGAAGAAGAGGATGAAGAAGAAGAAAATACCACCATATTAAATAATTATAGTAAACGACTTGGTGCATTTACTAGAATGGAAAATATATATTCTGATTTACAAATACCAGTTCTTCTCTCTATTCTATATTTTATTTTTCAGTTACCCTTTTTCAAATCAATATTGTTCAAATATATTCCTTCTTTATTCTTTGGTGACGGCAATATTAATATTTATGGTCAACTATTTATGAGTCTTTTGTACGGAATATTATATTATATTTGTTCTATATTGTTAGCTTTCTAATGAGTTTACTTTAATCCCACCAACCCTTTTTCTTTGTTTTAGGGCGTTTCTTACGTATTATTTTTGTTCTCGTGCTTGATTTTTGCGATGATGATCTTTGAGATGATGGTCTTGATGATAATGATGTTGGCGTTGACGACCATGTTGGCGATGATTTTATTGAGGAGGATTTCATTGATGATGACCTTATTGATAATGGTCTTGTTGAAGACTTTGGTGATGATGATTTTACAGATAATGACATTGGTGATGAAGACTTTGATAAGGATGATTTTGTTGATGATGATGATGATTTTGATAATGATTTCACAGATGATGATTTTGTTGAAGATGATTTTGATATTGGTGTATTAGTATTTATATCTGCTTTTAAATCAGCAGGTCTATATCTCATAAAATGCTTCTCATATTCTTCTGTGCCCTTCTTCCCTTTTAATTCAATAAATTTACGTGCTTTATGTGCACGCATTTCTTCTAATGTTTCTTGATGACCATAACATTCTACACTAAATCGACGTAATAAACCCTTCTGTTGTAATCGATTATGTTGCTGAACCTTGAAAAGATATTGAGACATACATAATATTCGATTTATATCATAATATTTCTTATTTGCGTATAAAAAAGCCAAGTAAAAACTCAACATAGTATCGATCGTCGCTATTTTTACTTTTTCACCATCTATATTAATTATATTATAACTATGACATGCTGAAGGTTGATATACAAATGCAACAGTTTCGTTATTTATTTTAATTTCATAATGTTCTGCAATAATTTCTCCGATGGATGATCTTTCAATCAGAGAAACATTATCTATTCCTATTTTCTCTAATGCTTTCTTAACCTTTTCAGCAGTTTTCTTTGGAGTCACTGATAATACATCGAAATCTGGATATTTCTTGAACTTATGTTTCAGTTTTGATGGCATATACGCAGAATATAATGAAATTGCATACCCACCAAAGAAGACAACTTGATCTTTTATAAAAGTTTCTCTGATTGTATCATAAATTTCATCCACATTATTATCAGTAGTATCCATCTTTCTCTGAAAATCCTTTTTCCAACAATTATCTGCTTGTAATGGATAGTTTTTATTTAATAATGTAATCCGCTTCAAAACCTTCTCCCATCGACTCACGTCACCGGCCGGTCTCGATAATTCTAAATACATTGCCATTCTCAAATAATTTGGTGGAGCATATAATATTCCATCTTTTTTGATTGCTTCTCTCTTTATCGCACTGAAAATATCTTTGTGTATATATGTAATATCAGCAACTGGTATAAAATTAACAAAAACCTTATATGTTCCTTCATGAACACCATTTTTCGCTTCGACTTCAGTAAACCCTTTTTTTACATATATATCTGCCAATTTTTTTGCATCCTCTTTTGCATTTGGAGAGAAAAAATCATAATCTGGTATTTCTACATCTTTACTATAAAACTGATCTTCTAATGGCAATATCGAGTTAATAGCAGTTCCACCATATGCCACCAATTTAGTATCCTTTAAATATTGTTCAATAATAGAAATAATTTTTTTCACTTCTGGTGAATTTACAATAGCATGTCCTTCTTTTTCTTCTGCTTTATCAACAGCAATTCTTAAGATTGCTAATTCACACTCATCTAATGATATTCCTTTTTCGCATTTATATACTTCTTCTTCTTTTCCCATATATATACACAATAATATTTGTGATATATGATTTTTATATGATTATGAAATATTAATATTCATAATCATCCAATCTTATATGTTCCATGGTCCAAATCCTCTGCCTTCAAACTCTTGTGGTTTAAAACTATAATTTGTTGGATTATCTGCTGGAATATCGATAGTGACAGGAATATATCTTAAATTAGCTGGTTTCAGTATAAAAGCATATCCTGCTGTGATAAACAAGTCCATATCATTCTTCATATTTTCATCCGCATTCGAAAAATTAATAGCATTGACCTGAACACCTAACTGAAGAGACGCATTTGGATTCGGGTTTGTCGTAGAAACACCTACATCAGGTGTAACAATTGACATACTTACTTTATTAAATTCTAATAATTCAGACTGATCTGGTGAAAATCTCATCTCATGATTTGATAGTAAACGACAATGAACAGAATTTGTTGTTATATTTACATACTCCATTAATTTCTTAGAATCTAATATAGCACTATTCGAACGATCAACCATGACAATGATTTTCTTTTTAAATATATACAATGGCAATTGTGACAAATTTCTTGGAGTACAATTATTTTCATTACAAATTTGATATTCGTGACTATACATTGGATCTAACATATAAAACTCATTTTCAAGAAAAATTTGTGCAATATTATCCATCATTGTATGATTCGTGCTTTTAATTCGTAAATGAAGAAATATTGGATCATCTGGATTTGGCGCAGATATATTATTAAATGCGTTTGTTATAATTGTTTTAAATGCATCTTGAAATGTAACAGAGTTATAAGATTCTTTGATAAAAAAATTACTAGGGATAGAAGAGGTTGCTATAACAGGTTGATCATTAATATTGTATATCTCAAAATCAATAAATCTGACACCTTGACTAATTATGTATTTTAGTGCATTTAAATTCATATAATTATTTGTATTTCTTCCACTAATATTACATGAGTTATATGAACCATATATATAATAATCATTAATATGATATGATCCATCATTTCCATTTCCAGAAGAATCTACATATATAATATTACCACAAGCATCATATTTGATTGGATCAGGATAATACAGACTATGAAAATTCGGGTTGACTGTAAATGAGTTCATATATGATGTATTCTTTCCATTTGCAATAGAAATCGAAACAACTATAATAATAATAATAATAAATAATGCGGCTAATCCACCTATAATTGGCGATGTATTTTTGCCTTGTATGACATTATTGTATGCTGCTGTTGCTGCTGAACCATATTTGGATAATTGTTGAGACATTCCTGCGCCAGTACTAGTAGACATATTATACTAATGATGGAAAATTATATTATAATTTCTACAAGTTAAATATATTATAATACTTATAATACTTATAATATGCCAGGCGGTTTAATGCAATTGGTTTCAGAAGGACAGCAAAATATTATGTTGAATGGAAACCCGTCTAAAACATTTTTCAAATCGACCTATGCCAAGTATACTAACTTCGGTTTACAGAAGTTTCGTGTAGATTTTGATGGATCTCGAACATTGAGATTGAGCGAAGAATCCACATTTACATTTAAAATACCGAGATATGCTGACTTATTAATGGACTGTTATCTCTCTGTAGAACTTCCATCTATTTGGAGTCCAATTATTCCGCCGTCAAATGAAACTGGACAACAATGGGTTCCATATGAATTTCGTTGGATTGAGTTTATTGGAGCACAAATGATTTCTAAAATAACTATCACTTGTGGTAATCAAACCCTTCAAGAATTTTCTGGTGCTTATTTATTAAATTCTGTTTTGAGAGATTTTTCTGCTGACAAGAAGGAATTATTCAATCAAATGATCGGACACGTCCCTGAAATTTATGATCCTGCTACTTCTGGAACTCGTGTGAATTCATATCCTAACTCTTATTATACCACAAGCGCTGGTGGCGCTGAACCCAGTATACGCGGAACTACATTATATATTCCATTGAATGCATGGTTTAATTTGAAAACTCAAATGGCATTTCCTCTTATCTCTCTTCAGTATAATGAACTACATATTAATGTAACAATGCGACCAATTCAACAACTATTTCAAATCAGAGACGTCCACGATACTGCGAATAACTTCCCCTATGTGGCACCAAACTTTAATTTATATTATATGCAATTTTATCGCTTCTTACAGACTCCACCTGACATTGAACTAGGTTTGAATTCTTACTTGGATACGAGAACTTTATGGAATGCAGATATTCATTTAATTTGTACCTATGGTTTTCTCTCTAATGAAGAATCTCGACTCTTTGCTCTTCAAGAACAGAAGTATTTATTTAAACAAGTGAATGAACAATTATTCTATAATGTTACTGGTTCGAATCGTATCTCTCTGGATTCTATTGGTATGATCTCCAATTGGATGTTCTACTTTCAGAGAAGTGACGCCAATTTACGTAATGAATGGAGTAATTATACTAACTGGGCATATCGTTATTTACCACAAGATTTGATACAAGCATCAACTAACGGTGGATGGGCAGTTACACGATCAAATACTACAATAGATATAGGACCTGGTGTAAATACTGATGGATACTTGACGGGTTGGATGATTACTGGTAATTATAATTTTGAAAATGTAAAGAATATACTTGTTGGATTAGGTATATTGTTAGATGGGATCTATAGAGAGAATGTACAACCAGCAGGGGTATTCAACTATATAGAAAAATATACTCGCACAAGTGGTTCTGGAATAGATGGACTATATGTTTATAACTTCTGTATGAATTCATCAAATTTGACTTTACAACCGAGTGGTGCAATGAATATGAGTCGTTTTTCGAACATTGAACTGGAAATGATAACCATTACTCCACCAATTGACCCGAATGCTCAATCGCTAGCTATTTGCGATCCCCAAACGGGGAACTTAATCGGTATCAATAAACCAACTTGGCGAATATATGATTATAACTTCAATATGTATTTGTTTGAAGAGAGATATAATGTAGTTAACTTCATTGGTGGAAATTGTGGACTTTTATATGCGACTTAATCAGAGAAATCATCATAGATTTAAAGAGTCGCATTGGCAGGGAGTGGTCCAGTATCGACGAATTCGCCAGTTAATGTAGGACGTGATGGATATTTCGGCAATGAATTAATAATTTGGAATTGTGGATTATATCGCGTCTCATAGAGTCGCTGTCCTTCATCAAATGTTCGTCTCCAAGTATTGACTCCTTTACTATAATTTGGAGGAGGTGTATTAGGACCCTTCATTTTAAAAGCATGTGTGCCAATATCTGTCGTCAATACAGAAAAAACTGGGGTCATTGCATCTGACAATTTACCCGCATCATTATATCCTGATACTTCTGTCGTTAATGATGAAGGAGGTGTAACTGGTGGTGCACATCCATAGCAATCTGGATCAGACGAGCATTGTTCGCCTGTAATTGAACATATCGCCTGTGGGCCACAGAAATTGGAACATGATGTTGTCGTATTAATAGGGAGATCAACTGAATAACTTGTATTTGTATTACGATATCCTTCTTTCAAATCTAATCCAACCCAAATGATATAAATACCGATACTGACCCATAGTATACACCATAAACATTTGGATATAGTAAATTTACTGTTTTGCTTATTCATATTATCTAATTAGATAATATAAATTATATGAATAGTAAAATGACGCGTTAAAACTTATATACGAATGAAACATTATCCTTGAGTTCTTCTATAGTGTCTGCATTGACATAAGTGCATGCACTTCGTATTCCACCGAGCATATCCTTTATAGTATCCTCAATTGCACCTTTATATGGAACTCTCAATACATCACCTTCAGAAGAACGATAATCCGCCATTTTACCACTACCATATTTTTCCATAGCATGTTTTGAACTCATTCCATAAAACTCTTTATATTTCTGTAAGACCTTTTTATTACCAAATTCATCTTGAACCCAGTTTTCGACAACAACGCCGGCATTCTCGTCATGGCCAGATAAATAACCACCAATCATTACAAAATCGGCACCTCCACCAAGTGCTTTTACTATATCACCGGGTGAACGAATACCTCCGTCAGACACAATACAACCTTCTTTAGAACAATCGAAAATAGCAGACAGTTGAGGAATACCAACACCAGTTTGTCTTCTTGTCAAACACGCCATTCCTGATCCAATACCAATTTTGACAATATTAATACCTGCACATAACAGCTTCCTTGTTAAGTCAGAAGTACAAACATTTCCAGCAATAATAATTTTATCTGGAAATCGGTTTCTCACTTTACAACAATACTCAAAGAAAGAAGAGATATAACCATTCGCAATATCAATACATATCCATTTACAATCAGTATATTCAACAATTTCAATTAAATTATCATAATCGGTATCCGAAATACCAGTTGTCACCATGAAATAATCATTATGTAAATATTCTTCATTTTGCTTATAATCATCGATCGTATAATGCTTATTTAAAGCAGTCAACATATTATATTTTGCAAGTTCATGATGAACGTGAAATGTTCCAATTGTATCCATATTTGATGCAATGATCGGTATACCTTGCCATACTATTTTCTCTCCATTTTGCCCAGTAAATTCAAACTTTCTTGTAAGAGAGACAAAAGAACGGCTATTTATACTGCTTTCCTTAGGTATAATCATGACATCGTCAAATTCATAGACATTAAATTGTTTCATTGAACTAGTTACAAGTAAGTATTTATATTATTTCGATTAAATTATTATATTTATAATTATAATGTCATCAACCGATACAGATACGGATGAAATAACTAAAAAAAAAGAAGAAAAGGCAGAAGGTAATGTTTATGTTAAAGTAAGTGAATATATAGTATCTTGTTTGACACAAATAGCATTCTTTATGCTATATTTATTGATATTTGGTTCTATAACTCTATTCAATTGTAAAATAGCACAATCTGGAATATTATCCAAGTTAATGAGTAATGATAGTTATTGTAGTCCATTTATCAATAAAGCTGGCCCATTGAATTCAGATCATTCTGATCCAAAAGACTTGAAAAATGCTATATTTAGTTCTGCTAGAAATATGAAGACAGATGCCAATTATATTGCAACAGATCAAATATCATTTATTGATCAGAATTATAAATACGATATATGGGGTAAAATTATTTCATTTGACTATGTAGAAAATGTTATCAAAGGATTAGGAACAACACATGGAAGTTTTGTTAAAGCGATATTAGGTTATGATGTTGAAGAAAATATCATTATATTGAGAGATAGCTATGGTAATGAAACATATGCAGGTTTATTAAGTAGTTTTTACTCTATTGTCAGAAGTATTGTCTCTTATGATTTTGTTATTTTGAATAGTATATTTACAGTACTAAATTATTTACCAGAAGCATTACTATTTATTTTACCAGCAATGATACCTATATATTTTACAACAATATGTTATACTATCGGACAACTTATACTATTGTTTAATATTATTATTGCAGTTGTCTTTGTAATTATTCATTGGCTTCAATTTGTAAAATATATGTTTTTCTACTTTTGGAGTTTGACCAATGGTTGGCCAGTTTGGAAAGTTGTGCTTTTTGCTAGTAGTAGTTTTTTGATTTTATTCTTGTGTGCGTTGTTATTTGGTATTTTGGTATTAATTGTATTATTCATTTTTATATTTTGTTATTCGATTATTATATGGTTTATATCAAATCTTATTTTATTATATGTGGTAATTTGGCCAGCAGTAACGTTTAAGGCAAAAATGTATAAACTTGTTCATGCTAGAGACAATATTGATGCTACATCAAGTATTCAAGGCGATTTTACTTCACCAGATTCATTAGAACATGATATTAAAAAATTTTCTGTAAGAATTAATTCTAAAGATGAAAAAATAAATAATGATGATAAATTAACATTTATGTCTTTTGAAAAAGAATATGGTATATGGACATTGTTTGTACAAAATTTATATTATAAAATGAACTGGATCGTATTAGCATTGACAATTATTATGTTAATTAATGTTGGAGTTAATTTTAGTGTATCTGGTATAAATGTTATATTAATTATTATCTTTTTTATTTTTGTATTAACAATCACTTCTCGAAATGAAAGAGTTAATGAATTACATACTGGTAAATTATTCGGTGTTCATAAATATGTCATTGATGATATGATTGTAGAAGGTATGATACCAATAACGAGCGATTATACTGCACCTTATTCTGATAATTATAAGTGTGTTAATAATTATAAAGTTGATGGATTTGTTCCTTCTCATATAACGAATGAAGTTATTCCTCTTAATCAGACAATAGATTCAATGATTTCTTCTCAGTTGGGTGTGAGTAGTGAACTTACTGGTCAATTACATAATGTTGCTTCTGCTGCTGCTGCTAGTCCTTCTACTACTCCTTCTTCTGTTCCAACTCCATCTAATGACGCTTTTAATCCTTCTTCTCTTGACGCAGTTGGTTCTCCTCCTCCTTCTTCAGTTCCTGTTTATGTTCCTCCTAATGTTCAACCCCATGTTCCTTCTTCAGCTCCAGCTCCAACTAAATCTACCAATTAACATTAATTCAATAACTTAATTATTATATAAATAAATGAAATGTAATGATTCATATAATGTCAAATAAGAAGAATAAAAATAAGGGGTTTCCATTTGTAAGCATATGTACACCGACGTTTAATCGTAGACCTTTTTATGATATGATTATTCGCTGTTTTCTTTCTCAGACCTATCCAAGAGATAGAATGGAATGGATTATTATTGATGATGGAACCGATAAAATAGAAGATTTAGTGAAGCATATACCACAAGTTAAATATTATAAATATGATACTAAAATGACATTGGGAAAGAAACGTAATTTAATGCACGAAAAATCAAAAGGAGAATTTATCGTTTATATGGATGATGATGATTATTATCCTTCAGAGAGAGTATCTCACGCAGTCGAAACATTACAGAAAAACCCCCATGTACTTGCAGCAGGTTCGAGTGAAATGTATATATATTTTAAACATATCAATAAGATGTATCAATTTGGACCATATGGACCAAATCATGCAACGGCAGCGACATTTGCATTTCGACGCGAACTGTTAAAACAAACATCATATGATGAATTTGCCGCATTAGCAGAAGAAAAACATTTCTTAAAGGATTATACAATACCATTTGTTCAATTGGATTCATTAAAAACGATTCTAGTTTTCTCTCACGAACATAATTCATTTGATAAGAAGGAATTGCTAACTCAATCGGAAAATCAATATATGAAGGTATCGACACGAACGATCAATGAATTCATTCAAGACAAAGAAACAATCTCTTTTTTTCTTGATAAAATAGATGACGCGTTAAAGTCGTATGAACTAGGTAAGTTGGAACATAAACCAGAAGTAATCAGACAAATTGTTGAGATGAAAGAAAAAAGAAATGCAATTATTCAGCAGCAAATGATTCAGCATTTAAACGATTTAAATGGTGTAAATCAACAAATACAGAAAATAGTAGGAGAACATACCCAATTAATACAGATATTAATGAAAGATAACGTGGAAATGAAGAAGCGCATATGTGTTCTAGAAGAAATACTTAAAAAATCCGTTTAAAGACGAATTTTTATAATAGAATAATAACCGAGCAATGCCTGAACGTGAATACTACGATGACCTTATTTCTAATTCATCCGAACCAATTAATAATTATGTATCTGTTGATAAGAAGACTCATACATATACAATAAAAGTATTTGATGAAAAGAGACAACAAACTTTTAATAAAAATGTCAAATGTTATTCATCTGGTGATGTCGGTTGTGTAATTCGAAATGCTCAATACGGTAATAGTTACAAGTATTACTTGTCTAGGGAAAGTGGGTCATATATTATGGCTAACGGTATAAATCATTATTCAACTGAAGATAACAGGAAGGCTATTAGTCATCTTGTTGGGTCAGGTGAAGAAGACTTGTATTTCAAAATCAAGATGCCAACGATTGTTTCAAAGTCTGGAGAAAAGATATCTGCCACTTTGTTTTATAATAATCCAAATCAATGTGAACGCCATCTAAATATTGAAATCGCAGATGAAACTAAAAGAGAATGGAATGAAAAGAGAATGGATAGATTAATGAATTACAAATACAAATTCTTGTTTAAGGAAGAACTTGAATCGAGCATGTTTATCAATGATCATGAAGGACAAAGTGTTGTTGTAAAATAATTTATAAAATAATATAAAGTATTTATATAATAATAGATAATATGAAATTATTTATTATTATGTGCTCTTTCATCGGTTTATTGATGAGTGATGGATTCTTTATCAATCATCATCCTGTTTCGCGTTCATTGTCAAAGAGAAAATCTATACAATTACAACCGTATTTAACAAATGGGAATACATTTGGAACAGAGTTTGATTTAGATATACCTGACGATGAAAAAGCAGGTCGATGTGATATTGAAGAAATAAATACAAATATTCCAATTATCATTAACAATAATGGGAATCATACTGCGATTGTGAATGCGAATGCTACAGTAAAATATTATAAAAACCTGCGGGCGTATAATTTATTAACTCGATTAATATCAAATCTTGTTATCGAACGTTCATACATTGAAGATGAAATGACAACGTTAGATCTTGATTATGAGCTTGATCTTGATATTGATTTGTTTTATAAAACAATGATATAATGTTCATTGTTCGTTGTTCGTTCTTCATTTAATTATTATCAAATAATAATAATTAAAATACACTTTCATCCAATACAGATATTTCATCATCGCTCACTTTTGTCTCTTCATTGATTAATGTCTCAATCACACCAACTGCATTTTCGGTAGTATACTTATCTAAAAATCGAAATAATCGATTAATATCCAATTTGGTAATATCACTGTTTTCAAATAATGCGTAAATTTCACTATCCTTATATTTTTCTTTTAAGCAAAAGAAAAAAGAGAACAAATCTTTTTGATCCATATTTAAAATTTGACACAAATTTTGTATAAAAATAATATTATTATATTCTGTAGAATATTTTGTCAGAACTTTAGTAAATCGAATATTTGTATCATCAGTATAACTATCATTACCAGTATTGCGATTGTATTCATGAAATAATTTATTATTATAAAATGTTTTAAGGAGAGAAGTCATTTCATTGAATTGCCATATTTGTTTTTGAAAAGTGATTCGATCAATATAATCAGAGAAGCAGATATTATTCAATATCTTTAAATAAAATGGAATACTTATAATAGTCGGTTCTTTTTGAATATGATTAATTACATTTTCATGCCACAGCAGTCCTATAATTGTTCTGTCTGTATCATTAATTAAATGGATATGATCATATATCGAAAAATTATTGGAAAACAACTTATTAGTGATTTGCTTTGTATTATCATTAAATGACTTTTGTTGAAAAATATTATAAAATAATTTATCCCTCAATATTTCGGGAGTATTATTATATATATCATGTATATTTACCAACTTCTTCAAATCATTTTGTATAAAATGGCATATATTCGATTTCAATGATTCATTAATTTCCGGCATAAGGAGAGAAATAATATGACTGATTTGTGCGGATGTGGGTGGTTTGAGTTCTAATACATTACATACCTTCATCAGTTCTTTGATTTTTTTATCGATTTGATAATTACCTATACAGATAATAGGATTGCGAGTTTGTTCTTCTAACTTTTGTTTCTTTGTCTTTTTTGGACGAATGATTTTAATGAGAGAATTAATACCACCTTTATCGCCATTATTCATTCCATCGATTTCATCCATCACAATTGCAATCTTCTTTACCTTATTATGAAACATACTCATAATATTTTTATCAGACATATTATGATGAGCAATATTTTCAATGACCGCTTTATTGCGGATATCACTTGCATCGTATTTCACAATATCATAGTTCATCTGTTTTAGAATATCAAACACAAATGCGGTTTTACCTATTCCTGAACTACCATATACATATATATTTCGTTTGATAGACATATCTTGTTTATTTTCTTCAAATTGACGTAATATATGTTTCATAGCATTTTCTTCATTTGTTCTGTTAAGTATTTCATTTAAATTGAGACTATCCATTATTATTTAATATATATTCTTTTATATAACTTACTCTTTAGTATTAAGTGATTACTAAGTCGAATTATTCGAAGAATCGCATGGATTAGCTACGCCATATGTAATACCATCCCAAGCAACATCACATGTGTTCTTTGCCCACAAATATTTTTGGCAGTTACCAGTTGTTCCAGCCCATTCTCCTTGTGTGAAATCAGGAGCAGTTCCACACTTACCTAAACCTAAACTTTCTTTAGGATTAATACATTGCGCACCATTGCCAGAAAGATCTAACCAGTAATCTGGACAACTCGGTATAATAGGAGGCCATGTTTGATTAGAATTAGCGTTAAAGAGGACATATGAAAGTATTATAATAATAATAATAAATAATATTCCCGCAATAGTAAGCGTCAATCGCTGAAAGTTCGCCATTTGTATTATTACTATATTTTTTTTATTGTTATTATACATTAATGCATAAACCTTTTCAAACTAAAAGAACAAATGGTCGAGTTAATATTCTATCATGTGAACCACCTGATATATTAGACCGTTTTCAAATGTATGATAAAATACCAATAAATCAATGTTCTACATTTAGAAATCCTACTGAAGGTATATGGAATCATACAGAACTATCAGATGTATTTTTTTCAGGTAAAAATATATGTTCCATTCAAAATGGAATCCGCAGTGGCGTATATGAAAAATCGAGTGGTAAGTTTATTATTTCAAATCAAGATGAAGATACATTAAAAATAATTATGCGTTCAATCTTTCTACAAAGTTCAGTCAATCTCTCTTCTCATATCAGAGAACAAGTCGAACAATTGAATCAGTTGGTTCTCGACTATTGCGTTCCGCAGGTTTTTGGAGAAGCAAAAGGATATAAAAAATATCTGGTTGATGCGTCTACAATGTATAATCCATTACCGCCTCCAGTTTTAGCAACTAATAATGATAAACAATTGATCATGCATAACTGGTTTTAACGCAGTGTATATTACGCATATATATATTATAAGATTACTTAAAGACCGCCAATCGGCCAGCAAAATAATATAGTCATATATTATTATGCAACAATACGGCGGTAGTTCGAATACTTTCATGAACGAAATTTTTGGTCCTCTCCCAAAACAATATTGTCTATATTTTTATCTTCTCTCTATCATCGGGTTCTCTATTTTCGTATTTATTGTTTTGTATTTCTTATATGTCATTCTCATCGGCGGTAAAAAATTAGATCCATCTTTTTATGTTATGGCAACATCTATGAGTATTAGTTATCTTCTCATTTATTTCACATATAGACTATTATATTCAATGTGTGCTAATTCACTCCATTAATTTAGGAACCACCTTTTTCGCCTTTTTTTTAGGCACTGTAGGCATAGTATCATGCATTCTCTCTTTCTCTTCTTTAAACAGAAGATATTCTTCTTCTAATGTTGTTAACTCGGTTAACCACATTTCCTCTGGCGACGTCTTTTGAATAATATCCAACTCTTTCACTTTCTTTCGATGTTCTTTCTGTAATTTAGCAACATTCTCTTCTGTCACACTATCCATCGGCATCTTCGTCAAATATTTGTAATCCATATCAGCAGCATCTATCTTATCATACCCTTTTTCTGTCAACAACTGACTCACTTCTTCTCTCTTCTTCTTTCTCAGATCTATTGTTCCTTCCAAATTTTCTTGAATATATTTTGTCTTATTTGATAGCAGTAATAATTCTTTCGATATTGCACTGATCATATACTCCTTACGGACCGAATACAACTCTAATCTCTTCACAAAGTAGTCATCAATTATCTCCGGAACAGAATGATACTTCTTTAACTTGTCATTCGCATCAAAGAGATGCATATTTGTCGTTGTCAATGTTGTCGTCAGTTTGAATAACTTATGGACTCCATCACAACCCAATATTGTTTGAGTTGTCGACAATAACTCATCCAATTTACCCTTCTGTAATGTGATTATAAAGTCGATCGTAGTGTCCTTACTCATATCATCATAATCTTTGATTACCGATGGCATCTTCTTCCCTGTCTTGGGATCCACCATATCAACCAACTCTTCTAAATATTCTTTGAAACTATTCGTCCATGTTCCAACTGGCAACTCCGTAATACGAATCTTGTCTACGCCTACTGTTTCATATCGCCCTTTTATGAGAAACTGATCTTCTTTCAATGAAGAAATTTCACCAGTAAACCCATCATAATAAGGAATAAATAGTGAATCATATGTTTCACTATTCAACTTACATTTCAAATATCGAATAATATCAATTGGATTATAACACAGAATATTTGTGCTGAATCCTGTGCCAATACCCTTTGATCCATTCACCAAGACCATTGGAATAATCGGTGCATAATATACGGGTTCAACTGGTGTTCCATCATCATTCAAATAAGAGAGAATGGGATCATCCTTTTCAGGGAAGATACATCTGGTCACTTTCGATAGCTGAGTAAAGATATATCTCTCTGATGCTGCATCTTGTCCACCCATCAACCGAGTCCCCATCTGCCCATTCGGCATAAACAAATTGATGTTATTAGAACCAACGAAATTTTGTGCCATTCCAATAATGGCTCCATTTAGTGATGCCTCTCCATGATGATAGCAGGAATGCTCTGATACATATCCAGAGAATTGCGCAACCTTGATTTCCGTCGTCAATCCCTTTTTGAAAGCAGAATATAATATCTTGCGAAGACTGATCTTGAGACCATCCATCAAATTAGGAATACTTCTGTCACAATCATATTTTGAAAAGTGAATCAGTTCTTTATGAATAAACTCTTCATATCGAATCGAAGTATGACTCGTATCCAAATACAATTTGCGATCATAATTGCGTAACCAATCCTTTCTGTCATCCGCTCTCTTTTTATTGAAAACCATATCAATCGCATCATCACTTTCTTGTCCTCCATGTTCGAATCCTACAATCTTTTTCTCTTTAAAATATTCACGAAACTCTTTTCCTGTACTCGTTCCCAAACCTTTATAATATTTGATCTTCCATGAAGCATAATCAGCTGTCTCTTTCCATGATTCATATTCACCTTCATTGTAAAATGCCACCTCTCTTGTCCCTTTACGGGCTTTCAATATAGGCGTGCTCATAAAACCAATGAACCCAAGAATCTTTGCCAAAGAAGGCCATTCTGATTGGAACAAATTGATACCGAGTCCCTTGATATGATTACCATCCAAATCTGCATCACACATAAACATTACTTTGCTGTATCTCAAATACTTGTGAACATCTTCAATCGTCTCATATTCACGATCCATCTCCAAACCAAGAATCTTCTTTATATCAGCAATCTCTTTATTATCAGCAATCTTCTTCTTCAATTCACCGCGGACATTCATGATTTTTCCCTTCATTGGATAGACACCAATAATGTTTCTGTCCTCCGAAGATAGACCCGATACAATTCCAGCTTTGGCAGAATCACCTTCACAGAAGATTATCATTGTCTGTGATGACTTTTCTGTTCCAGCCCAATTCGCATCGATCAATTTCGGTATTCCACGCACATTTTTCGTTTTTTGTCCATCCATCTTCTTTACTGCTTTCGTCTCTTTCAGTTCAGTGATAGCACAAGCCGCATCCATTATACCCATCTTTGCTATCTTTTCAATGAATTTCTCTGAGACTTGGCATGATGATCCAAATTTATTCGATGGTGTATTCATATAGTCCTTTGTCTGACTATCAAATGCTGGATTCTCAATATCACATCGCAAGAAGAGAATAATCTGTTCTTTGATACTTGTCATATTCACTTTTATTTTCTTTTTCTTTTCAATGAATTCAACCAGTTTTCTGGTGATTTGTCCAAGAATATATTCGACATGTTTGCCTCCCTTGGAGGTATGAATTCCATTGACAAAACTCACTTGAATAAATTCATGCGTTGAAGACATAGCAACTGCATATTCCCATCGTTCATTCGCAGACTCATATGCTCTCGCGGAATCTTCTTTGGTACCGATATACAAATCAATATACTGCGCAAAGTTTTTGATTGGGATAAATTGCGAATTATACCGGACTTTCATCGATTTATCTGTTATCGCAGCAACATCATAGACTCGCTTTTTAAAGAGATCAACCATGTCGGTTGTTAGACCTTCAATCCCGAAACGAGCATAATCCGGACGGAAAGTGATCTTCGTATATGGTTTTCCTTTCCATTTTATAATTGTCGGTGGACAAATGACATCCAAGTTATCCTTGAACTCTTGGGTATATTTCAGTCCACGAACATGATCAACTGTTTCAATTGAACCAAATGTTGACCAAATGAGAACCAATTTGAAACCGAACCCATTTTTACCTCCCACAATTTTCTTCTCTGATTTATCGTAATTGGTTGAAGTTCTCAGATGTCCAAATATCATCTCTGGAATCCAAATCTTCGTTTCTGGATGTTCAGCAACATCGATTCCATTGCCATCATTCATCATTGTAATCGTCCCAGTTGTTTCATCGATTGTTATATCGATATAAGTCACTGGAAGCGAATTGACATTACCATCTTCAACTGCTTTTTCCATGCGAATTGCGTGATCACGACAATTGACAATCCCTTCATCAAAGAGTTTGAATAATGCAGGAATATATTGAATGTTTCTCTCTTCAATACGAGGTTGCCCTTGTTCTGGAGAAGAGAGAACATATAAATCCGATTCAATAATATCAACAGCCCCAATATAGGTATCTGGATTATCCAGAATATGCTGTTTATCAGTCTTTTGCTGATATTTTGTGGCAAGAATTGATTCGTTCATTGTGCTCATTGTTTTTACTTAGTTATAATGAAGCAGTCTATTTAAATTGAGTTCAATTTTATTATTCTCAGCATATACTATAAGTATTATGTCGCGTATAGATATTGGATTGAAAGATAATTATGAAATTCTTGAAAAAACAAAAGTTAATGACAGAAGAATAATTCAGCTTATTATAGGATCATGTCGAACCTATTTTTACGATGATTCTAATGTTGATTATAAATATATTCTGTTCTCACGTAAAATGAATGAACATAAACGATATCGTTTAATAGGAATATATAATGATATTGATGAAACGGATCCTGCTTATATAGAAATTAGTGAAAATATGGATAGCACTGCAAAAGTTCTTGCATCGATAATTAAAAAATATCATGTAAAGAAGATTGACCTCGACCGTTTATTTTATAACAAACCAGGATGTGGCGAACCATTGGATCTGACAAAAGCAAACGACCTACTTCGAACATTAAATCATGTAATAAGTAAAGAATGTCGCGATATTCGATTAAATTTGGATTACGTGTATAATATGAAAAATAAAGTCGTATCGTTCACTAATGCTTCAAACTATCTAGTTCTCTGTCTATATTACAAAGAGGATTGTATATCATCTATTGAAATAGTGGAAAAAAAACAACCTGGTTTACTTGAAATTAATTCAAAGACAGAAACTATACATGAAGGTAAAAAGTATAATAAATTGTTGCGTGCAGTTGCTATCATGATAGCAGGATTATTAGTTCCTGATGCGTCCTATGTTTCTAGCGTTGCTGTCAATCCTATTTCTGCGTGGTTATTAGTAAACTCATTTAATGGAATTATTCAACAAACAGAAGATAATGAAGAGTATTTTGCTTATATAAAAGAAACATATGGTGATGCTCCACCTCCAAAAATTACATTTAAAATGCTACAGGACTTTTATAATAAGTATACTGGTATTTATGTAGATGTCGAAATGAAACCAGACAATTTAGTAAATGCATCAATGCAGTTCGTTAAAATTGTCAATGAGATGGTATGTGAAAGAAGAACTACAAGGTCAAAGTCAAAGTCAAAATCATCCAGTCCAACTTCAAAAACGAGAAGATCGAGATCACCAAGTCCACGTTCCAGTCCAACTTCAAAAACAAGAAGATCAAAATCAAAATCGAAATCACCGAAATAAATAATATAAACTTAATATATGTCATCGACAATTGATATTAGTTCAAGTAAAGACTACCAAGTAAGAGAGAAAACAAACGTGAATGATCAAGGAATTATTCAACTTGTCATCGATGATTGCCACACATACTTCTATGATGAAAATTATGAATATATTGTATTACTTCGTAAAATAGGTAATACAAAGTTTTATAATTATACTCTTATTAAAATACGTGGTGAGTTAAATGAAGATGATCCTATTTATCTTGAACTTCTCGAAAATATTAATAATGATAGTAAAAGAAACAGTATAATAAAATCAAAACAAAATAAAATAAAGAAAATAGATGTTGATGGTTTACTAAAAAATCCTCATAAATCTTGTAGTAAACGTCTTGATCTCACTCTTGCGAGAGAAATGCTCGATACTTTAAATGTATTAATCCGCGAAAAAGGTGGATGTGAAGACTTGCGATTAAATTTGGATTATATTTATGATATGACAGGAGATGTTGCGTTATTTAGCGAACCTGCTTACAATAATTCACCGACTGAATTAATCCTTTGTTTATATTATAAAAATGTATGTGTATCATCAATTGAAATATTAAGAAGCAAACAAGAAGACATGTTAGAAATTAATTCGAAAACTTTTAAAGAATATGAAGGTAGAAAATATAACAAATTGTTACGAGCAGTTGCGATCATGATAGCAAAGAAATTACTTCCTCATTGTTCTAGAGTTGCAAGTGATGCACAGAATAAGATATCTGCTATATTGTTGCTGTTTAGTTTTAAAGGACATCTTCCACATAATGACAAAAATGATGATTATTATCGTTTTATAGAAAAAAAATATCCGGGCCAAGAACCAAAAATAACACCCAATATATTAGAAGACTTCTATAAGTTAGGATACGAATTGAATGTAGAAGTTGAATTAACTAGCAAAAATATACAAAATGCAACGAAACAGTTTACTATTGTGAAAGATACAATGAATGCTCGGTGTATAACTGAGAGAAAACGCACTTCTGCTGCTAAAAGAATTCAGAGAACGATTCGCACAAGGTTACGTCCTATAGTAAGACGACGTACCAGATCAAAGACTCCTGGAAGGTCGACCTCGCGTGGAAGATCAACAAGAAGAACAGGATCGAAATCTCCTGGAAGGTCGACCTCGCGTGGAAGATCAACAAGAAGAACTACTTCGCGTGGAAGATCACTATCAGTTAAGAAATAACTTCTGCCTCTTTAAGTTCTTCTTGAATATATTGCGTCAACAATTTGACCGTCTTGTATTTGTATTTTTTATTGTTTTTCTCTGATCTTTCAACCTTCCATTCTCTCTTTTGTATTAAGATCTACATTTATTGAATGGATTTTAATAGGTCTTATCGATTCTATATCATACTTATCCAGTGTTAACGATTTACTCGATTTTTCAATACAATATATAAATATTATAATACATGTTATAATATATGAAAAATAATACACAAAGAACACAAAGAACATGTTGTGGTTTAGCAAGTAAACTGAAGGTAATTAATAATTCGAATCAATCTGTCATACCTGAAAATACTCAAGTAGACAGAGCAGTTAATACTATCCTTTTTGTCCCTGGCGGACGTACACAATATGGTAATCGATCTGCACGATCACTTACACGCATTGCTTTTTTAGGAAGATTAGAAGGTCAGCCTGGAGGAACACTTGGAGCACTAAAAAACAAGTTTTAGAAGTTTTAGAAGGTAAAATTATAAAATAGTATTATTTCATTGCGTTATTTAGCAAATTGTCACATATAATAATTTTTTCTTTTTATTATATATGACACGTTATAAAAAAGACAATAGTGGGAATTATATTATACATGGACATAAATATGAGAAGTTGGAAGGATCTCGTGCACAAGTTGTTCATGGAACCGCATTTAAAACTAGCGGCGAATTGACAAAGAAGGACCTTTTACAGAATAAAAATGGACGTATTGTTAGTCGAAAAAAGCACGTTTTAGCGAAAAAAGAGAAGCGTCTTGTTAAGGCAGGTTATGGAACAAGAAAGGGACATTTCGGTGCTGTGCGATTATCTGGACATCATTCGAGTTCTTCAAGACGATCTTCTAATAAACGACGAACTAAAGGACACGGGCGACGCGGACGCAAAATGCGCGGCGGAGGAGGGGGAGTTGTAGCGTATAATTCTGGAGGTCCACCATCAACCGCATTTTCTTCTGTCCCATCAAATGTTACAAACATGAGTAATGCATCTACTTTTAATTAAAATAATATATAAAATATTATATTATATTATAAATGCCAAAAATTGTCAGTTCTACAAGACAAAAACGATATAATTCCAATAGAAGAAGATCTCATTGTGTAAAACAAACGAAGACTCATTGTAATATGATTAGCAGTTGTTTGTGGACAAAAGGAAAACGACACTATTGTCGCCGAGGTAAAAAGACTAGAAGAGCATCTCGTTCTCTCAGTTCTGCACGTAGAAAATTTCAAAAGTGGAAAGCATCTCTATAAAACAAAGTTGATTTTTTAATGAAATATACAATTACTTCCATGATTATTATGCTTTGCTAAAATTCCATTAGGACAACACCCATATCTTGTTCCAGAACAACCTCCAGACATTTGTGGCTGCGGTGGTTGTGGTTGGGGTGGATATTTGGGATGTTTTATATGAATTATTAAAACTAGTAAAATAACAAGTATTAAAATCACAATTAATACAACTCCTATTGTTTCATTATCCATATAATATACTCAATATTATATTGATAGATATCATGATTTAAATATTTAAAGATTTAAATACTTAAATTAGATATAATAATGTCACAACAACAATCCAATTCAAATGTTTTAACGATTAAAACCGTTCAAATAGCCCCATTTAGAACACTCATGACTGCATTGAAAGATATCTTATTAGAAACAAATATTACTTTTCAGGCAGATGGTATACGCATTATTAATATGGATAAATCACATACTATTTTGGCGCATTTGATTCTCTCTTCTCAGAATTTTGAGTTTTATGAATGTAAAAAAGAGAAAATTGTGATTGGTGTAAATATGTTTCATCTGTTTAAACTCATCAACTCGATAGACAATAATGATACATTAACAATATATATTGAAAACGCAGACTACGTAGATGGTATTGTCTCTCATTTGGCACTGAAATTTGAAAATGGAGATATTAAACAATGTAAAACACAGAAATTGAGACTTATTGAACCTGATCAAGAAGAACTAGAATATCCTGATGTCAAATTCTCTTCTGTCATTAATCTACCTTCTGCTGATTTTCAAAAAATTATTCGTGACTTGTCTTGTATCTCTGACAAACTGGAGATCAAATCGGTTGGCAATGAACTCATATTTAAATGTTCTGGACAATTCGCTTCGGCAGAAATCCATCGCGCAGAATCAGATGGTAGTATGGAATTTATTGTCAAACAAGATACTTCGAAAATAATTCAGGGAGAGTTTTCTCTGAAAAATCTGGGTTACTTCATTAAATGTACGAACTTGTGTTCTCAGATTGAAGTCTATCTAGAAAATGATTTGCCATTGGTTGTGAAATATAATGTCGCTAGTCTTGGTGAGATTAAACTTTGCTTAGCTCCATTGCCGTCATGTTAACATGATAAATAATACTACTATATTATAATAATATAAGTTTTCAAAATATTATAAAGTTATTTTGAAAACTTATAAGAAACATTCTAAAAAAGATAATATAAAATAACATTTTTGATTAATATAGATACATATAATATAATATATATATTATATGTATCAAGTATTTATATATTGTGGTGGTAAATGTGGAGGTTCTACTTTATGTACAACATTTAATAAAAATGAATATAATACAATACACGTACATAGTAGTATTACTTGGGTAAGTGTATCACAACGTGACCAAAGTATATATGAAGTCATTAATTCATCGCATCAACAATATAATCAAATTTTTATTATTGATAGTTATAGAAATCCAATTGAGAGAAAAATATCTAGTTTTTTTCAAAATATCACCATTCTTTTACCCGATTATAAAAATATGAATACACTTCAAATGATAGTCTGGTTTAATAGTAATTTTTTAAATGAAAATGAAAATTATCACCCATTAAACGAAGTACTTGCTCATTATAATGTTCCATTATTTACAACTTATGATTTCTATAACAAATATAATATAGTTACAACACCCGACAACAAAACATTTATAAAATTACGCTTTAAAGATATTAACTCGTGGGATACTATTTTGAGTAGAATATTTGATAAAAATATTATTGTACATCCTGATAATCTAACAGCAAATAAGGATACTTATGAATTATATACGCAATTTAAAAAATTATATAAATTACCCAAAACGTATATCCAAAATATAATAAATGATACAGAATTTAAAATATATAATACACCCGAAGAACAAGAAAAATATATAGAGTATTGGTCAAGTCATTCTTATTAGAATCAGAGAACAATGATCTATAAAATCTATAATAATCATATAATTTCTTTTGAATTGAATTATATGATTATAACTTATAATATTATAAATGGAATTTATTAAAGTGTTACTTAATTTGATTTATTCTATTGGATATTTCGGTGATTATATTATCTTTATTTTCGGTATTATTGTATTACTTTATTCAAATCCTATTATCGTTTGTATATCATTTATCATCTTTTTCTTTTTAGGCAAATATTTGGTCGATATCATTCGTAATATAATTAAACAAAAAAGACCAGAACGTCGTATCAAGTTTCTCACGGATGAATCCCCTACAACGAAATATGGTATGCCTTCTGGGCATAACGAATCAACTGGGTTTTCTACGATATTTATCTATTTGGCAACAAAGAAGTATCTATGGTTGATGTTGATAATCAGTGCAATCGTGGCATATCAACGATACAAGTTTCGAAATCATACTATCCCACAAATCATTTGTGGATATGGAATTGGATTATTATTGGGCTATTTGTCATTCATATTGACAAGGTGGATCGTCAAATTTTAATCATACATACAATCTTCTCAATAAATAGTATAATGTCGTATGATGAAGAAGAATATATTGATAGATTTTTTGATAGAAAACATTTTAATATAAGAAAAGATGATGATGAGATCATTTTTATTGAAGATAAAAATAATAAATTATGTTTAGAAATAATGATCCTAGAAGAAATTATCTTCATTCTCAATTTATCAAAATGTGATGCTGGACGAGGTCCCGAATTATTGAATAAAATGTTTCAGTTATCCAAATTACTCAAAAAACCAATTCATTTAACTGATGCGTCAGCCATTAAAAAATGTGGTATTTATATAAGTTTACGATGTTTACATATATTATCTTATGGAATATCTTGGTATAACACATTTGGATTTAAAAGTGAAAATCAAGAAGAAATTGATGAAATAAATCGTCGAATCATTCATCAACCATTGCGAACCTTTTTAGATTCTATCATACGTAAATCCCAAGAAATATATGATACTAGTATAAGAAATGTTTCTTCAAAAGAACGAGAGAAATTATTGAATGAATCAGAGAAAAATATATCTATGATTGAAGAAATCAGAGAAAAATATATTGATTTTATGGATGACACAACTGAACACTTTTTTCTGTATTGTACGAATCATATATTTAAAAGCGATGATTGCGATCAAATTAGATACTTAAATTGGTTACTAGAATATATTATTAAGATAAAAGCAATCGAAATTGGCGATGTTTTAGTAAGACCATATGATGAATTCAAGGGAGGAAGTAATAAGTATTTGAAATATTTTAAGAAAAGTAAAAGGCGATGCAAAAGAAATACAAAGCGGAGAATATTATCGAAAAGAAAAAGAGCAAATACTTATAAACGATGATTGACTGTATAATAATATGTTTATCCTACATATTTAATCTGTGTTAGACATTGGTCCATTGGTTTCATTTCTTTTGACTCTTTGACTCCGGTTATTCGATAAATGCCAAATTCCATAATTTCATCATTATCTGTTTCATCTAAAAAATCACGAATATCTAAGGTCATTGATACCATTTTTTTATTTTTCGATTGTGGATCGAAATAATATACTCTATTATTATATTTATATGCAATAATTGCATGACCATAAGTAAATACACCCTTCTTTGAAAAAAATATATTAAATAATGTTGCATGATTATCGGCTAAATTAGTATTAAAATAACCATCAATTGTATCTACATAACTATTCTCATAAGCAACATACTCAATATTTTGTTTCTTTAAATTAAATATATCTATAATATATTTTATTACTTCTTTATGCTCTACACCAGATTGTCCATATTTATTACACTGTAGTGAACTCGTTTTTGACATTTCACATGATCGTAGTCCTAATGCAAATAATGATTGGAAAACGCAATCTACTCTTGGCTTATCGCTTAAATTTACATATTTCGTAAATTGTTTCTTATCAAAATTAACTTGGAATAATTTGGAATTACCACGCATCATTATTTTATGTTTGTGATATTGGCGTGCATATTTTGTTCGAGGCGTTGATAATTCTTTCATTTTTCGATTTTCAGAAGAATTTGTCTGATTTGTTTTACCGTAACATATATTATTTGCACATCTTCTTGTTCCACGTTTACATCTTGGTTTTGAAGATGAACTTTTAATGGCCGATTTGGTCATACATTTTCCATTTATACATTTTCTAGTTCCATTTCCACAACGAGTTCTTGTAGTATTCATATAATATGATTATATATTATATAAATGACACATATTATGGAAAAAAATATGTGTCATTTATAATGATAAAGTAAATTATTTAGATCTTGTTACACTCAAATAAACAGAACTTCTCTATACTTCGATTTTTAATATAGAAACCATTATCTTCCAATAATTTTATCATTTTCGATGCTTCTTTGCCTTCAATAATATTATAACGATCGTAATTTTCTGACCATCGTTTTGTCGGTTCGATAATATACAGTTTACCATCAGTTTCTAATATCCGATTCGCTTCTTTGATATATTCTTCACAATTAGAACCCCACATTGCCAAAGAGAGAATACATATATCTACTGAATCTTCTTCCAAAGGAAGATTTGAAATATCACATTGAATCACATGTTCATTGGATGAAATGTGATCATAATTTGTGAAGTTAAATCGTGGATCTGCTTGATAATGTTGGGCAATTTGTGCTCTACCACATCCCATATCCACGACTTCTTTTGATCTCTTTGTTATTATTTTGTTGAGTTCTTTGATAATACGATTACGAGGGATCTCTTCTTCTGGAAAGGATTGCTCATTCTCTTCTGCGATTTCATGATATTTATGCCATAATTCTGGATTTTCTGTAAACTTATTACTAAGATTTTCCGATTTTAATCTCTTGTATTCTAGGTGTAAATCTGACAACTCGGAGTCAACTCTTGCTCTCTTTACAGAAGGGGATTCTATTATTTCTGGTGTTGCTATTACTGTTGCTGTGGCTGTTTGTAATTTCATCGACTTTTTCTTTATGGATTGTTTTGCTATTAGTTGATCTTTGTATTCTTCCAAGAACTCAGTCCATTGTTGGTATCTTTCTTCATCTTTCATACTAAGTTTTTTATTTTTATAATTATGTTGTTGATGATGTAACCATCCTCCTATTTTTTTTTCGGTTTCATTTTTTGAACTATGCGTAGGCTTTCTTTCATTCTCATCAATAAATGATTTCAATTCTATAAACTGTTTATTCCATAATTCATCCAAATCTTGGACATACTCGTTATATTCTTCCAAGAAATCAGTCCATTGTTGATATCTTTCTTCATATTTCATACCTTCTGTTTTTTTCTTATAATTTTGTTGTTGAGTTGATAACCACGAACCTAGTTTTTTTTCTGTTTCGTCTTTTGAAATTTGACATGGTGTTTTCTTATTTTCATCAATAAATATGTTCAATTCTATAAACTGTTTATTCCATAGTTCATCCAAATCTTGGACATACTCGTTATATTCTTCCAAGAAGTTGGTCCATTGTTGATATCTTTCTTCATTTTTCATTCCATATTTTTTATTTTTATAATTTTGTTGTTGATGATGTAACCATCCTCCTAATATTTTTTCGGTTTTATTTTTTGAATGTGTTGACGGTTTTCTTTTATTATCATCAATAAATGATTTCAGTTCTATAAAATTTTCGTTCCATACTTCATCATCGCTTTTAAAATACTCTTTATATTCTTCTAAGAAGTTGGTCCATTGTTGATATCGTTCTTGCTCCATTGTTTTCTTCTTATAATTTCGTTGTTGAGTTGACCACCAATAACTTAATCTTTTTTCTGTTTCATTTTTAGATTTTATTGTTGGGTTTCTCTCATTATCATCAATAAATTCTTTCAATTGTATAAAATTATTATTCCAATTATCGTCATCACTTTTAAAATATTCTTTATATTCTTCCAAGAACTCAGTCCATTCTTGGTATCTTTCTGGATATTTCATACCATCCGTTTTTTTCTTATAATTATTTTGTTGATGATGTAACCAACGACTTAATATTTTTTCAATTTCATCTTTAGATTTTATTGTTGGTCTTCTTTTATTCTCATCCATAAATGCTTTCAATTGTATAAACTGTTTATTCCAAATATCGTCATTACTCTTAAAATACTCTTTGTATTCTTCCAAGAACTCTGTCCATTCTTTGTATATTTCTTCATCTTTCATACATTGTGTTTTTTTCTTATAATTTTGTTTTTGAGTTGATAACCATTTTCCTATTTTTTTTTCAATTTCATCTTTTGAATTGTCAGTTGGTCTTCTTTTATTCTCATCCATAAATGCTTTCAATTGTATAAACTGTTTATTCCAAATATCGTCAAAATCTTTAAAATACGCTTTATATTCTTCCAAGAAATTAGTCCATTGTTGGTATCTTTCTTTATTTTTCATAAACAATTTTTTGTTTTTATAATCATTTTGTTGCTGCGATACCCATCGTCCTATTTTTTTTTCGGTTTCATTTTTTGAACTATGCGTAGGCTTTCTTTCATTCTCATCCATAAATGCTTTCAATTGTATAAACTGTTTATTCCAAATATCGTCAAAATCTTTAAAATATTCGTTGTATTCTTCCAATAAATTAGTCCATTGTTGGTATCTTTCTTTATTTTTCATAAACAATTTTTTATTTTTATAATTATATCGTTGATGCGATAACCATTTGTTTAATGTTTTTTCTGTTTTATTTTTTGAAGATTGATATGGAGTTCTCTCATTCTCGTCAATAAACTTCTTCAACTCTTCAAACTTTTCATTCCATGTATCAACAACTTCACAATCAATAACGCAACTACATATATCCTTTGTAATATCTCCAGTAATTTTCCACAGAACCCGAATATCATCATTGGTATGAACATTAATATTCATTTTCTTGCTTCTATCTGGAGCAGAAACAGATCCTTTACCCTTCTTTGTTCCTCTTTTCTCGATAATAGGTTGATAACATGTTTCATCTTCTTCTTCTGTTTTATATAGACGAATAATATCTTCACTTGTACCATTGTATTTCTCAATAGGATTCTCCAACGAGTCGGTATGGATCTCAACACAAACATCATTCTCTTCAGCAACACGCATAATCATGTCTTCATCAGTTTCATATTCTTCTTCATCAAAGCAAATATCTGTATCCAGAAGATACTCCATTGTCTCACAAAGATCGCCAACTGGGTCTTGAATTGCGTATCCTTGTCTCTCCAAGTTTCCACGAATCTCTTGTGGAGAGAAACTGTCTGGATAATGTAAGCAAATATCATATATATCTTCATCTTCTTGCTTTAACGCGCTCAATACGTTTAGAATGCCATTGAAGTTACCTCCACTCGTGTCATTCATATCCTGCCGAATCACTTCGTCGCATTTCTCTCTATCTCCTTCGCATTCCAAGTATTTAGTCTTATCAATCCAACAAGGAATCAAAATAGTCGAGTTTGCTCTGTTTTCACTGAAAACCTTTCTGACAATTCTACCAATATTTTGAATAATCTTCACATAAGAAGACTTTGGATCAACAAATACACACATATTTGCTTTCTTTGTATCAATGCCCTCACCAAGAGTTTCACATGAAGAAATAATAAATACTTTATCGTCTGGAGTTTCATCGAGGTTCTTCAATTCTTTTCTTCTCTCTTCAACGCTCTTTGAAGAAGTAAATCCTATCATTTTTATATTTTTTAATTTATATTTCTTCTTATTTGAAAATTCTGATTCCTGTATAATTCGAAATACAGCTTTGAACTTTGTTTCATCAACAAAGTTATTGACAGAAGTATCCCTTCCTGTGTTTACATCGGAATGAAAAGTCAATACTCTGCTGTTGCCAGTTGTAAGAATCGCACGAGCAATTGTTTCATAGCAATCTAAATTTGTATTATCAGTATACATATCAATCCTGATCTCAAATGGATTCAAATAGTCGTCAAACACACCCTTTAAGTAGGAATAATCATATACTAATTTACCACACATCCCATTGTCTGGTGTTTTTCTGTCATACATGATGATTCCATTAGCATTTTTAGGAGTTGCAGTAAAGAATATTTGTTTTTCACAAGCATCATTTTCAAAGATCAATTTTTGATATGTCTCTCCAACTGCGTGATGTGCTTCATCAAAGCAGCATACATTTATTTTTATCTCTCCCAAATTATCTAATAATACCTTGAAACTCTGGTAAGTAATACATATAATCTTATTAGAAGAACGAGACAGAAACTGTATAATTTCTTCAGGGTTGGTCGTGGAACCATCGTCAGAAGATATTTTACGAGTAATATCTTTTTTATCAGAAAGATAATCTGTTTCAAACTGATCTATTAAAGAGAGAGACGGAAATACATATACCAATAATGATTGGTTCTGTACAACTTGGCACTGACGCATCAATAATGATTTGCCACTACCACAGAACATTTTAACCAAACATTTATTATTTATTCGAAGTTCATTGAAAATCGAATTGTCTGCAGCTTCTTGATAATAGCGGAATGTCATTGTTTCTTTGTATAATGAATAGCTTATTATAATTTTAATTCAATTATTATAATATTAAAATTAACCCAAAATAATATAATCATTTGCGATTATATTATTTTAACAGTTGTTCATTATTTATTAATGCTATTTTGTAACTCTTCAAATAAATCTAAGTGTTGACTAAAAAACCTTACTAATAATGGAATACTAGTTGATTCGATATAATTTATGATATCGTGTATATTATTTTCCATTGGAATTCTATTATATTTTTTTCTAGAACCATGATTTCCAGCTATTTCTTGTTCAGTTTTTGGCAATAAACAATATTTAGATTTTTCAATAAAATGAACATTAATATTATGATTACGAGAATATAAATTAAATATATCATTGTAATATTTCAAATATTCATTATTATTCAATAATTGATTACCATGAATATCTATAAAATTACGATAATTTGTATTGTTACGGATTGTTAAATCAGTATTACATCCTTTATCTTCTATTTCTCTTGCATTTGTATCTAACATCAAGAGAAAAAATGTTTGTATTTTAATCATAATGGAACTCATTATGATTAAAATAACTAAGTAATTTTTAAACTATAATTTATTTTATTGATAAAATGCGAATTATTTAATACATATTATTTGATACATTCTACTTTTTCACCTTTACGGTTATATACCCAAATTTCACAATTATATCCTGCATCTTTACACGCATTTTGTTTTAAATCTATTGTTTCACGTCCTCTTGTAATTGTATAATCACTTTTAACTTCGATACATCTTTTTTGAGATGAAATAAATATATCTACAAAATATCTATGTCTTTTACTATCTACTCCATCATACCAAATCTCTGGGACATGTGATAACCCATTTAATATATTTTCTTCTGGTATATTTTCGGTATATAATAATTCATCTAATGCATAATTTTCATAACCTTGATGTTGAATAGTTTGTCCAGACGGAAATTTGTATTCTTTATATTTATAACCAGATATAAGTGCTTTTTGTAATATATCTGGATTTTGTGTTGCATGATATACTCCAAATTTGTTAAACATTGTAGTTTCTGCCTTTCTTCTTATTTCAGGAACACATGATACAAATTCAAAACCATATTTATTTATATTTGTTATTTTTGATTTATTTCTTATTTCTTCACTCTGAAATGAATGTTCAACGCCAAAATTTTTAAAACATGTTTGTTTTTTTAAAGATTTTATATCTTCATTTTGAGATGGATTTTCAAAACCAAATTTTTCTAAACAAGTTTTTTTTGATTTTTCTTTTATTGATGTATTTCGCAAAGCACAAGTATCACCATATTTTTCTAAACATGTATTTTTAATTTTAGTTTTTATATCTTCATTTTGAAATGGATTTTCAACTCCAAATTTTTCTAAACAAGTTTTTTTTGATTTTTCTTTTATTGATGTATTTCGCAAAGCACAAGTATCACCATATTTTTCTAAACATGTATTTTGAGATTTAGTTTGTATTTCAGCATTCTGACTTACATATCGAACCCCAAATTTTTCTAAACAAGTTGTTTCACGTTTTTTTATTGAAATCTGTTTTGAACATTTTTTACAATAATAACTATTAAATTTTACTAATGCTCTAAAGTTTTTTTCGAATGACTCATGACAATTGTCACCTTTACAATTTCCACAAATAATTGTATCTCTCGTTATTTTTTTCTCTTTACTATAATCTTTTTTTAATTTCAAACATTGTGTTTCACAAATCTGCTTTAAATATTCATAATTATATTGTTGTATGGTTTGTTTGGTAGCACTCATTGTTTGTTTCTTTGTATAATGAATAACTTATAATAATTTTAATTCAATTATTATAATATTAAAATTATATCCTAGTAATTTAATATATGCAGACCCGATACAATAGCGACGATTGTAGAATAGCAAAAAAATTACAAGAGATGACAGATCAAGGAAGATATATTTTGAATGTGCCTGGTTTAGGAGAGAACCCAGCCTATATTGAAGACCCACAAATACGCGCCCAGGGTTGGGGTGGTAATTTAAGAACGAATGTTTTTGAATTAGAAAATGAATTACGAGGAGTCAATCGACCTCTAAGTCGAGATTGTTTAGGAAAAGATGAATATCAGAGATTTGGACATCGGTCTGAACCAATTCAATATCCAACTAATACGAGCAATTTCACAGAAGAACCAAGGGCAACTCATCCTGCTTGGCAAGTTCGAGACTGTGAACAGGTAGATTGGTATTACCCACCACTCAATCCACAGGAGAATGTTTGCATTGGGTTCTTAAATAATATCAGTACTAGGATACTTGAGAAGGACTATTTCGTTGCGAAAGTCCCATGTAACTTATCGAATGATTATACAGCATTACCAACTTCTGTAATAAATAAAAGTAATATTCAAGATTCCAATTCATTTCAAAGAGTTAGATAATAGGATAAAGAGAGAAATAAATCATTTGTATATATAAATAATTTACAATCCAATCCAGTTTATTGCTTTAGCATTAATAAATAAATTGAATTGTAATTATAATAAATACTTTTTTACAAAGACAAACACAACATGGAGTTTATTCAAAACCTGATTCATAATTTGATACAATTATTTACCAAAAACAAAATGGTATTTATTCAAAAACGATTAAGAAATGGGGATGTTATAATACTACCTATTACAATTGAAGAAGCAACAAACTTAATTGAACAAAATGAAAAAGATGAAAAGAAAGAGAGAGAAAAAGAAGAATATGAAGAAATAGAAAGGAAAGAGAGAGAAAAAGAAGAATATGAAGAAAGAAGATATTTAACATTTTTACAAATAAGCAAATTAGCAACTCATGGTGGCCCAGTAAGCGAAATGTATCTAGAAGGAAATAGAAAGTATTTTGCTAATAAAAAACATACTTTTTATGGAGTATTATTTAAAAATACACATATATAAATAATATAAATTGGTACTTATTTACATTTATATTATTTTGATTTTCGATAATTTTTTTGAAGTTTTTTTATCGAACGAATAACATTATCCCAATCCTTTTCCCACATAACGACCAAATTATAGCCCAAATCTCTTATACATTGTTCTCTCTCTCTTGTGAGTTTATGAAGTTCTCCGTAATTTTTACCAAGATAATTATTCTCATCAGGATTACAACTTCTTGGGTCGCCGTGAAAGTTTGTTCCATGAAACTCATAAATAGTATTTGTTTCTTTACAATACCCATCTGCTTTATATTTTGTATTAGTTATCATATATTCTCCACTATTTTCCGCATGTTGAATTGTTATTTTATGATACGATGACATAAAATCCAAATATTTTACTGCTTTCATCGAATATCCACGTTTTGAACATTTTGGGCATCTACAACCACATAAATGATCTCCTGCAATTTGTATAAACTCGCCATGTATTTTACATATTATTGTTATTTTGTTGCGTCTTTTTGTATATTCAACTTTTGAATAATCATATACATTACCATGAATAGATATGGAATTTTCTATAAAATTAGTAGTTGTTAATTTTCGAGATAATGTAGTTTTAATAAAACCACATTGTAAACATCCATTACCTTGTAAATGACTGGTTGGTTGTTGTTTAAAAGAACCATGTATTTTACATATAATAATAACGTGTGTTTTACTATTTATATATTCTACTTTAGAATAATCATATTTGTCACAATGAGTTACTATTGCTTTATTAATAAACTCATTTTTTGATGACGTTATTGACTTTTGTGATTTTAATTTACCACATATTTGACAACCTGAACCCATTATGTGATTGGTTGGATTTTGTTCAAAATTGCCATGTATTTTACAAATTATCATAATTTTAGTAGAAGAGTTAATATATTTCGAATTTGAATAATTATATTTATTTCCATGTTTTGCTGTTGCTTTTTGAATAAATAATTCAGTCATAACTGTATAATGAATAAACTATTATAATTAATTAATTTCAATTATATTATAATTCATTTCAAATAGGTCGATAATAGGATAAAGAGAGAAATAAATCATTTGTATATATATTAATAATGGAATTTGCAATCCCGTTTATAGCACTTTCTGCAGCATTTGTAATTTCCAATCAAGAAACAAAAACGCAACAGAATTCACCAGAAGCACAAAATATAAGATTAAAGGGTGGATTAAAACGCATTCAAAAAGAAGAGTTTACGAATATGGGCGCCAAGGCGAATTATTTACCAAATACGAATATACAACCGCAAAATTATCCAGTCGTGAATCTAACAGAAATGAGCGATACTGTTCAAAAATATGCGAACCCAAATACAGCAACAGATAAATATTTCGATCAAACATATTATGAGAATAGAGAGAACGCAGGAAAGAAAGTAGGCAATAATCCACAAGAGGTCTATTCTTTAACAGGAAATTACTTGGACAGTAAAGAGTTTAAGCACAATAATATGGTTCCTTTCTATGGAGGAAAACTGAAAGGACAAGTCTATAAAATGAATACAAATGAGACTATTCTCGATAATATGAATGGTGTAGGAAGTCAAACGATTCAGAAGATTGAACAGGCACCGCTCTTTAAGCCAGAACAAGATATCAATTGGGCGAATGGGACACCGAATTGGTCTGACTTTTATCAATCACGAGTCAACCCTGGAATGAATAATGCGAATGTAAAACCCTTTGAGACGAAAAATGTGGGACCTGGATTAGGTAAAGGGTTTTCTTCGCATGGTAGTGGTGGATTCAATTCAGGTATGGAAGATCGTAATGCTTGGTTGCCGAAAACGGTTGATGAACTCCGTGTTTCTACAAATCCAAAAGTAGAATATACATATGACAACTTGGAAGGCCCGGCGAAATCCGCTGTTCAAAATCTCGGAATTTTAGGAAAAACAGAAAAATATCGACCAGATACATTTTTCATTCAAACACAGGATAGATGGCTCACCACAACAGGACAAGAAAAGGGACAAATGTTACAACCAATACAAGAGATCGCAGCAGAGACACATAGAAATAATACGACACAACATTATGCTGGAACGGCATCACATTTAAAGACGGGTAATTATGTGCCTGGTATAATTAAGCCGTCAAATAAGACGGAGGCGAAGACTCATGATATTGGTCATAGTACAGCAATGGGAAAAGGAACACATGAAGACAAGGAACGGCGTTTACAGAGTATAACAAATTATGAGAATAATCGTAGTTCTGGAATCCAACCAGATACATTTCGCAGTTCATTTAGTCATGCAATTGGTGCGGTTATCGCGCCTTTTATGGATGCTTTAAGACCGACAAGAAAAGAAGAGTATGGTGATAATTTACGCATTTACGGAGATGGTGGATCAAGAGTGCCAGCTCAATATGTAAAAAATCCCGGAGATGTACCTGCTGTAACAGTGAAAGATACAACTCTTTTCTCTCCCGACTTTTATATTGGAAATCAATCTTCAAGACAGCAGGTATTATATAATCAACAAGCGATAACGAATCAGAGAGATTCGACAACTTGTGGATACATAGGAAATGCAGCTTCTGCATTTAATGCACAGACATCTCAAGAAGCAAATATGCGACAGAATAATAATAATAATCTGGAATCAACTCAAATAACTTATACTCCAAATGGTGGAACACAGATTTTCAATCAACAAATGAATGTGAATATTCCTCGAATAGATACAGATAGAGAGAACCCGAGAATGTGGGTGCCAAATTGTTCAAATATTGCGCAATTACCGATGGGCAAAGAACAGTATGGTGAGATGAAAGGAAAGCAGTCGTATCAGGAAAATATTAATTTGGTTCGTAATGAACCAGATATTCTCCAAGCATTTAAGAGTAACCCATACACACAGAGCTTGTCTTCATGGGCGACAATATAAGAACTTCAATAAAATAATAAATTGATATACTTTATTATTTTATAAATTAATTTAAACCTTCAGAAAAACAAAGTTTTCAAACATGTGCGATCAAATGATTATTAAAAAAATCGAAAAACTACAAAAAATTCTCGATGAAGATGGGCCAGACCCAGATATTGAAGAGATGATTCGTTCTTTGACAAAAAAAATTACACAAGTTACGAATATTCCACCAAACGTTGTGGAAGAAAAAAACGATGATATAGAAGATGTTACAACTGCAGTTGAAGACGAAACTGAAGATGAAGACGAAGATGAAGATGATGAAGACGATTGTGATTCAACTGAAGAAGAGTCGATCGATGATATTTTAATTTCTGACATTGATAGTGTGGTGACAGATATACCATCTAATTATGAATATCGTGTTCAAGTCAAATATAATAGAGATCAATTAAAAGAGATTAATTTTGACAAATCCGAATTTAAGATACAACTCAAAAGATTGGTAAGGAAAAAGATCAATAGTATGTGGATAAATAAATTACACCCACTTCAAAAAGAATATGGTGAAAAAATTGCTCTCAAATATAATGACAAATCGATTGTCATTCAGCTGGTTATTGCGAGAACTCAAACCGGGAAAACAGGATGTATGATTGCTTTTGTGGATACTTTTATTAAGAATGAAAATATACCATATAACAACATATATGTTATAACTGGCATCTCTTCGAAAGATTGGAAAAAACAAATAAAGAGTCGTTTTCCAAAATGTATGGAAGACAGAATATTTCATAATAATGATATCGGGAAAACATTTAAAGAAGATGTGCGTGGAAAGAAAAACATTCTTGTTATGATAGATGAAGTTCATATGGCAGCAAGAGTTGGACAAACAATCAGTAACGTGTTAATAACACTTGGATGGAATCTCGACTACATGATGGAATATGATATCAAAATTGTTCAATTTTCAGCAACACCTGATGGATTACTGTTTGCTTTAAGAGATGCAAAATGGCCAGAAAAGCACTATTCTGTTACAGTCATGCCAAATGGAGAAGGATATTATGGAGCAAAAGAAATGCGTGCGAGAGGACAGATTAAACAGTATAAACCTGTTTGTGGAAATATTAATGATGGTGAACAACAAGGCAACATTGAAGAAATATATAATAATATTACAGAGAATCTCCGCGATATTCTCTCTTTTGATACACCAAAACACAATATATTCAGAGTAAAATGCGGAACAGCTGATTATGTTAAATATAATATCGTTCAAACGATTCGATCAAGGTTGACACGTGATGAACAAAATTGTTTCAATATTGAGTTCAGTGAATATACTCAAGATGGTGATATTGATGATATTGATAAACATATAGAAACCGTTCCTGAAAAACATACTTTTATCATAATCAAAGAAAAGTTGAAATGTTCCAATACATTAAAATATAAATGTAATATTGGTATTATGGTGGAAAGATGTGTCTTTACAATAAATGATTCATTTATTACCCAAGGATTACTTGGGAGATGTTGCGGTTATGGAGAACACAAAATCATTTGCTACACGAATATTCCGACAATTCAAAAGTATGAAGAGTTATTTGATGGTGGATTTACTAGAGAGACTCTTTCCAGAATAGGATGGAATAGTAATACCACAATTGAAACAAGTGAAGGAACAAAAACAATACAAGATACACATACTTCTGCAGAACAACTCATTACAAGTGTAGCAGAAGACATGCTGGCAATGCGTATCGAAAAACAAAGACTAAAAGAAGCAGACGTCTTGCGGAAAAAAGAGAATAAAATAAACAGAACAGAAAAGCTCAAGCGAGATGAAGAAAATACGTTTATTACGCAGCATTTTCCTTGTGAACCAAATGAAGCAAGTCTTCGATCAAAATTCCAAGAAGTCAAAGAACAACATCTTAGAGAAAAATTACATACATATAATTGGCAACCAAAGTTCCGTGAATATTTTCATGAAAGCAGGTTGATTTCTGGAAAATACAAATCTATTATAAGAAGTAAAACCCAAGTGAGAACGTATGAAGATATTAAAAAAGATAGAACATATGGACTTGCTAAAACTAGTAAAACATGTGCAAGACTTTATATCTGTTATCAAGGCGAACAGGTAGGTTTTGCGATTACATATTTGATTAATTTATAAATAAACTAAATGAAATGAAGTATTATAATATTTGAATGGGATATAAAATATATTTTTTTACATAAAAAAAAGGGGGAGAGTGTTAGTATTAGTTTGTAAAGAAGATTGATTGATTTGACTTACCTTTTGTTTGTTTTTCCGTCGCTACCCATTCCGGGCTTTATACTTACCTTTTTGAATTTTCTCTCCACATCCACTTGCTTTTGTTGCATTGCCCATGCCATTCTGTTCTTCTTCTTACTTTGTTGCCGCATCACGAAGCAAAGCTCCGCCGATTTTGCCGCACACCCATGTGCCGATGACCACCCACATTTGGGTGATTACAGATCCACCATTGGTAATGACCCATCGCATCGCTTGGCAATGAGGGGCAGGGGCAACAAAGGCCGACTTGATCAATCCCCAGACTGATAATTCCGCGCAGTAAACCGGATACAAGTTGGCTGCCGCAAAATGGAGCACGATCCAGCACAAATAGATTCCACTCACATTGATAATAAATTCCATCGCAATTTTAGCGTATTTGAGAAACGTTTGAAACATCATTGTTGTTTTTTTTAAATGCGTTACTCTTTAACTCCAAAAAGTAATTCAATTTTTTTGTGTTGAGTGTGATTTTTAAATAACTTAAAAAATGAAAATAAACATGAAAAACGAAACACGAAAAATTAAAGAACCATGATAGTTGGATAATGTTCACCCATTACACGATGGATGTCTTCTTGAGAAGCATCGTGGTTCAATGAAAATAATCCTTTGTTGTCTACTCGTATCTCTCTATATACAATAATTGGATTATTATTTGACATTTTCCAATAAATAATTTTATGTGCTCGGTTACTGGCATCATATCCCTTCTCTATTGCATATATATCCGAAATTGCTACAAAGATTGTATAATTATCTTCTAATTTTTCATAATAAATACAATCATCTGTTTCTGTAGTGTTTAAATTACAAGTCATAAATGCAAAATAACGGAGCGGTTTATTTAATCCACAATCTGGTTTTTTCGATCGAATCATTATTATTTGTTCTGTATTATCTACTGGTAAGATTAAATACCTTGCACTGTTATTTGTAAAATAGAGAGATAAATTTTGTTTACTGAAACAAAAACCATTAATAGACATATCAAGATTTTTCTTCTTCAAATTAATTAGTATTTTATATACATATGTTAAATATGCTGTATTTTGCTTTATAATATCAAACTGTATATGATTCTCATTGATTAATTCGTTCAATGTATTCGATGGATTATTTGAATAAATACGAACAATTGCGATACAATAATCTGTCGTTATATATTCAGTAGAATCTATATGATCATTATAATATTCCACAATTTTACCAGTATTATCATAAAAACTAATATTTAATAGATTATAATTTTCTCTCATTGCGAGATCAAAACTATGATAATCTATTTTCTGATTAGGAGGTAAAAATGTCATAATATAGAGAGAGTAATAATCAGGAAAAGCAATATTACCAGTGAATGGTGCGTTTGTACAAAAAGACATATTTTGTATAATATTCTTAAAAGATAAATGAATCAATGTATACTTGATAGCATAACTTCTGTAAATGACATAAAAACACAAATGAATAATATTTTCCATCCAAATAGTAAACATATTTTTAAAATACGATTTCATATAATATAAGTTTAACACCATACATTTATTATTTATGATGTTTATTATTAATTAAAAAAATAAATCATAGCCATATAAATATATGGAACAAGAAATTATTGAAGAAGTAAAGGTTGCTATAAATGAAAAAAAAACACCTAGACGTGCTACTAGTTTAGGTGGACAAATATACAGGACAGAAGAAATTAATCAAATTGTTGCAAAAACACAAAGAAATGTAAATCTCCTTGTCGAATATTTGGATATTATTCGTAATTATAGAGAACTTACACAAGAAATGCTTGATGTTATTACAACATTTGATGATCGTAGTAAAATGTTAATTATCATAGAATATAATACTTGTATGAACTCAATTCTACCCATACTAGAAGAATAAAAAATCCAGATTACACTGGAAATATATTTGGTTTTTATAATAATATTTTTCTGTGAATAATATTATTCTTTATCTGGGTGAAACTCATACTTTTCTTGTGCCCATTGGCGAATTTTGCTTTTGTAGTGTTTATTATAAGTTAGATTCAAATATTTTCCAATGTTATGTTCTAATGTATTATATTGAGAATAATAGAAATCGTGAGAAATCATGTTTCTTTCAAGATGTGACACAGAAGATAATAATCTGCCTCCTTCAATAAAGTAGTTTGGCAGAATAGATTCTTGTTCCACAAATTCACTGAAGAAAGAAGATTGTGGTATCAATGATGCCACGTATTTTTCCGGAAAGATATTCTTCCAAAACGAATAATCGTAAATGTCATAGTCACTCATTCTTTCTTTGCGAGATAACTCAAATAGAAACTTGAGAATATTCATCATATCTGTTTCGAATGATTCCTTTTCAAAGAGAACAGAATATGTATTGATCGTTGTCATTGTTGAACTCATAATGATTGCTTTGTTTTAGTGTTATTCTTTTTTCATAAAAAAAGTAAATCAATTTTTCCAACCTTCCCACTTCTCTTTTGCTCCACTTTAGAAAGTGGATTTACTTGGGTGAAAACCCATATTCATCTTGTGCCCATTGGCACATTTTATCCATATACAGAAGATGATACTTTAGAAACAAGTATGTGCCGATATTATTATCTTTTGAAATGTAAATATCATAGAAGTATCCATTTATATCCATTTGATTCACAAGAACCATAATATCTGTAATAAGTAATTTTCCACGAATGTGAAAGGCTGGCATCATTGCAATATTGTATCTTCCAGGAGGAGGATTTAACATTGCGACACATTCGTCCCAGAATATCTTTTTCCAGAATAATTTAGAATAAATATCATAATCATTCCGTACTATATTGCAATCCGTTTCGTTGTCATATTTTGTAATATAAATACGAAACAGAAACTTGAGAATATTCATCATGTCTGTTTCGAATAACTCATTATCAGGGAGAACAAGCGTAATCGAAGATAATGTGATTGTTGATGCTGACGTTGTTGATTCTGTTGCGGACATTGTATTGTTCTTGTTGTTTTGAGATTTGTATAATTTTATTTATATAAAAAAAGTATATCAATTTATTTTTTAGTATAAATAATAATATTATACATATATCCAAATATCCAAATATCCAAATTTGATATTATATTATTTAGGAGAGAAATCAATATCAAACATTTCAACCCATTGCTTCAATGGTCCTTTAAATCGCGCAACATAGTAATGTTGTATATATTGTAATATATTTTCATTCAAAGAGTTCATTTCAATGAACCCGTATCGTGGCTGGACTACAAGTCCTTCTCGCCAGTCACATGAACATTCTCGTAAATATCCACTTACCTCGGCATCATTATTTAGTCCATCGCCAAGTTCTTTGAACTGCTCTATACTGGTATGCCATAATAAAGTAAACTGTCCAGTTTGTGGTCTCGGATAAATAAATGAGCGATAGAAATCAGATGTCGATCCAAAATCCCAAAAGAATGAGGATTCCAATGACGGGATGCCTCTTGTATTTATTACGGGATATTTGGCGAATGACTGTGGAATATCAACCAATCTCTCCAAATGAAATTTTATCATTTTCAACATGTCCAATTCAACTAGATTTAAATGGTCTTCTGTGATATTACTAGAATTCCCGGCAACGACAAGTTCTTGTATTATATCACAAAAGTCTTCTTCAATTTCTTCAATTAATATTCTTCGACGAAGGCAAAACCGTTCATCATCTGCGATCATTGGTATTGATTCAGTGTTCATTTTTGTTTGTTTGAATTATCAAAAATCATATAATAAAAAAGTATATCAATTTTTCAACCTTTGGGAAATCAACCTTTAGAAAAGGTTGCGCCAAATAACGCCATATATTATTGACTTTTTACTCCACTTTAGAAAGTAGATTTTCAAAAGTGTATTATTTAGGAGAGAAATCAATATCAAACATTGCACCCCATTGTTTGATTGGTCCTTTAAATCGTGGTTCATAATAATGCTTGATGTATCGTAATATATTTTCATTCAACGACACAGAAGTATCGATGCGAAATGGAATTGTTGTAACACGTTCTTCTCTCCAGTCGTTTGTACATTCAATTAGATACTCGCGGACAACATCATCATCATTCAATCCATCCCCAAGTTCTTTAAACTGCTGAATACTATCCATCCAATAGATCGATAATTTTCCATCTTTTGGAGGTGAATAATTGAATGAATCGATAAACCATCCACCAATACCATAATCCCAATAACTACTAAGACGCTCACTAGTAATCGGGATTCCTCTGGAGTTTAAATGCCATTTATGAGTGCTGTAACCAAATGAACCTGGTTGTATACGGATATCAGCGAGTCGTTCCAAATGAAATTTCACCATCTTCAGCATATCCAATTCAACCGGATTCAAATGATCTTCTGTGATTTTATCATGAACTGATGATAATTTGAATTTTTCCAAAATGGGACGTCTAATATTATATTTTTCTTCTTCTCTGATATTCATTGGGTTTGTCATTCGTCGTTTGTCTTTTGTAATGTACTGAAATTGATATAATAAAAAAGTATATCAATTTTTCCAATTTCAAATTGACACTATATAATATCTCCATGTTTGAACCAAAAGTAAATTATTTCGGGCAGAACTCTGGTGCGGCAGCCCATTGCGTAAGCGGGTCTCTGAATCGACCAATATAATATACTTCAATGTAGAGTAATATGTTTTCTTCAGGCATATAATGATCTTTCACACGGAATTTCTCCCAACAACCAGGGATGCGTTCTTCACGCCAGTCATTGGAACATTCGGTTAAATATGCCAATATATCATCAAACTCGAAAGGATTTGCTTGTTTAAACTTTTTTACACTGTTAACCCAAGAAGTTGAGTAAGAGTATGTATATGATTTTGGCCAATGAAATGTATCTGGAAAATGATAATCCCAGAACTCTATATCTGTTGACAAAGGCATTCCATTTTCACCTGGAATAAATTTTGGTAAACACTCATGTCTTTCCAAACGATAAATATGAAATTTCATGATATCTAAGAAGATCATCTCAACTGGATTCAAGTTTGCTTCTGTTATGCCGATATCATTACAGTCGACAATCACATCGTCATCTTCATCACCAACAACATTAACATTGATTTCGGGTTGATCAACAATTTCTGTTGTCCCAGGTCGACGAATCGCCCATTTTCTCTCATTTTCTTCTGCTTGTTCTCGTGTTTCGGCAATCATAGTTCTTTTATTCTTTTGTATTCATATTACTTTCTGTAAAAGTAATTCAATTTTATAATTTATAAATATAAAATGTTCGTAATAAAAAATATTATTGTATTATGATATTATGTTATGTTGTATTTTATTTTTATTATTATTTAGGCGAAAATTCACACTCACATGCTTGAACCCATTGTATTAATGGTTCTCTGAATCGTTCAAAATAATAGTGTTTAATATACCATAAAATACAATTTTCAATACCAATGTATTTAATAGAATATCTCGGTGATTTGAGTCTCTCTTCTCTCCAATCTCTATTACACTCAATTAAGTATACAGTTATTTCATCCCAATTATCCAATCCATTGAACTGTCTATAATTTTCTAATATGGTATACCATTTTACTATGATTGATATTGTTAAAATAACTCCACATTCATCGCCATGCATTGTTCCCCAAAAACCAAGTTCATCAGATACAGGTATACCTTCATGATTCTTTCTATAAGAATCATAATAGTTTGAAAATCCATCATCTCTTCTGCGCAATAGAGAGAACTTAATCAATTCTAAGAAGATTTGTTCAATTGGATTTAACAAATCTTCTGTCATGATAATTGGTTGAATTTTACCATCATCATCAACTATTAAACCAGGTCGCCTGATGCGCCAATTTTCTTCCATTTGATTTTCATTGATTTCGGTTGTCATGTTGGTTGTTTGTTAAAAGTAACTTAATTACGCAAAAACAGAAGTAATTCAATTTTATAAATATAAAATATTCGTAATAAAAAAGAATAGTAATATTATTTTGCTATGATTGTGTTATTATTTTGGTGAAATATCACACTCTGTCATTTGAAGCCATTGTATTATTGGTTCTCTGAATCGTTCAAAATAATAGTGTTTAATATACCAAAGAATCTGTAATTCTATAGAAATATATTTGATAGAATATCTTGGTGTTTTGATTCGTTCTTCTCTCCAATCGGTTCCGCGTTCAGACAAATATCTGGTTATTTCATCTTTATTATACAAATGAGGTTTACTTGATAAAGTGGAAGACCATTTCGATATTGATCCAAACAATGATGATAATAATTTACATTCGCTATCAGGATCTGTTCCCCAATAATTCAACTCACTTGATTCAGGCACACCGAGTTCATTCGTTTTATAAGAATTATAAGCGTTGTTAATAAATCCGTCATCTCTTCTACGTAACAGATATGCTGTGAGTAGTTCCAAGAAGATTTGTTCGATTGGATTCAACATATCTTCTGTCATAAAGATGGGTTCAATTGTGCCATCATGTGCAACGACTATTCCTGGGCGTAATCTACACCAGTTTTCTTCCATTTGAATTTCATTAACTTCGGTTGTCATGTTTGGTTGTTGTTTGTTAAAAGTAATTTAACTATTCCAAAACAGAAGTAATTCAATTTTATTAAATAAAAAATAATACATGTAAAAAATGTAAGGAATATTTTCTCTCTTTGAAAGAAATCCTTAACTATCGAAACCCAATAATATATGAAACCTTGTTTCTCAAGAATCTATTTTTCCGTTTTTTGTAGCATTTTTATATTAGGACAATACACATGAGTGTGCCCTTTTTCTTTGCAAAATCCACAACCTTCATATGTTTGAATTGGACAATTGACTGACCGGTTTGTAATCGGTGTTATTCTCTGAAGGAGTTTGCTACAGAAGTAGTGCGAATGCCCTTCTTCTTTGCAATATTTACATTGTTGGGTCAACAACGATGGACAATAAATTGTCCAATGTGAAGAATATATGTTCTCAGAACACCCGGCTTTATAACACAAGTTGCATCCAATTGTTTGTTGATTCATTTTTTGATCGTTGTTGTTTGTTTTAGTATCTTCATTTTGTATTGAAATAAGTAAATCAATTTTTTAAAAACAAAAAATTTAATCCATACATAATTTTTTGAAATATTAAATGTCTAAGGATCAATGAATTTATTTTGGACAAAACAAATACTCTTCTTGTGCCCATTCTCTGATTTTATTTTTATAAAATTCGTGATACGCATAAAACAAATAATTACACATGTTTTCATCGGGTGTAATTGATTGTTGATACCAGTAGCAGTTATCATCTTGAATGAAGTTATATATTCTATTTGGAGTTGAAATTATTGGTGGTCCTGTTTCGCGAAACAGGAATATAACAGTCATTTCTTTATTATTCCGCAATGATGGAGGTGATAATGAAATCACACAATTCGATGGAAACCACTTATCCCAAAATATATCGTCTTCGATTTCGGGTGCTTTCGTATTGGCATTTTCTGTCGAAACTCGCATCATGTGAATATTCAATGTAAATTTGAGAATATTCATCATGTCGTTTTCAAATATTTCTCTTGCGGAAGTCATTGTTGTTTTTTGCTTAGTAATATTAGTTTTTCAATAAAAAAGTATATCAATTTTTCCAACTTTCCAACTTTGTAAAGTTGGGCAAACTACTCGTGTCTTTGTCTTTGGTTCAAAGTCGATTACTTCGGGCAAACCAAATATTCCATTTGTGCCCATTCACGAATTTTACCTTTATATATAGTGTAATACGCCAATTGCAAATAATATCCAATGTTTTCGTCAAGTGTACTGTAATAATTATACCAATAATTATCATCTTGCATGAACCGATACATATCATCAGGAGTTGAAATTAGTAGCGTTTCTGTCTCGTGAAATGCCGAGATGATAGACAATCCTGTATGATTTCGCATATGATTTCGCATCGATGGAGGTGATATCCATTTCACGCAATTCAATGGAAACCACATATCCCAAAATGCGTCGTCTTCTATTTCAGGCGCTTCAACTGTTTCTTCTGTAGAAATGCGCGTCATGTGCACATTCATTGTGAACTTGAGAATATTCATCATATCGTTTTCAAATGTTTCTCTTGCTGAAGTCATTGTTGTTTTTTGCTTAGTAATATCAGTTTTTCAATAAAAAAGTATATCAATTTTTATATTTTTCGAACACTTCTTCAATTTGACATAGATAGATATTGTGTTGAGTGGAATTACTTCGGGCAAAATGCATACTCCGAATCTGCCCATTCTCGAAGTTGCTCTTTGTACAAGTGATTATACATATAGAAGAGAAAGTTCCCAATATTATCATCCATTGAACTATATCGGTCATAAGAATAATTATAGTGGAACATGACTCTTATAATTTCGCGATCTGGCGATAATCTCAAATATTGAGATTGAGAAGATATTAAAAGGAGCGACACGCGGTCTATGTTGCCAGCCAACAACCATCCTTGAGATGTAATCTTTCGTAAAATGTTGGTCGCAAACCATACATTCCAGAACTCATCTGTTGTGATGTCTTGTTCATCTTTCAATATTTCATCATCATCAAGCATAAAATACTTGAATGTGATTTTAAGAATATTCATCATGTCTGTTTCAACTCTTGCAAAAGCCATGTTGTTTTTTGTTTTAGTAGATATATTTATTCAATAAAAAAGTATATCAATTTTTTCAACTCAACCTTTTTAAAGGTGGATTTACTTCGGTGAGAATGAATACATTTCTTGTGCCCATTGTCGAAGTTGATCTTTGTATAAATCATGATACACATATGTATAGAAGAGAAAGTTCCCAATATTATCATCCATTGAAATATATCGGTCATAATGATAATTGTATTGCGACATGAATTTTATAATATCGACATCTGGTGTTAATCTTGGATGTGAAGTTTCCATGATAATTGGTACTTGTTCTGCATGAGCCATCCATCCTGGAGGGGATAACAATCGTAAAGTGTTGGTTGGAAACCAACTATGCCAGAAATCATCATCATTGATGTCTTGGTCTTCTCTCAATATATCATCATCAAACATAAAATGTTTAAATGTGTATTTAAGAATATTCATCATCTCTTCATCAAATGTTTCTCTTACAGAAGTCATGGTTGTTTTGTTTTAGTAGATATATTTATTCAATAAAAAAGTATATCAATTTTATCAACTCAACCTTTGGAAAAGGTTGAACCAAAGTGAATCCATTGCCCCACTTCGGGAATTGGGTTACTTCGGTGAAAATGAATATTCATCTTGTGTCCATTGTTTGATTCTCTCTTTGTACAAGCTATTATACGCAAAGAAGAGATAGTTGCCAATATTTATATCCATTGATCTATATCTGTCATAATAATAATCGCTTTGTAACATAAACAGTATAATATTATCGTCAGTTGTCTCTCTTGGATGCGAAGATTCCATAATTATTGTGATAGGTTCTACATTTTCCATCCATTCTGGTGGCGATATCATTCGAACAGCCACATTTGGAAACCAACTATTCCAAAATTCATCATCATCAATATCAGGATCTGTCCTCAATATTTCTACACGAATCGTTTCATTGACCTCGGTTATTATCATAAAATATTTAAATGTGAATTTAAGAATATTCATCATTTCTTCGTCAAATGTCTCTCTTGCAGAAGTCATTGTTGGTTTTTGTTTAGTAGATATATTTATTCAATAAAAAAGTATATCAATTTTATCAACTTCAACTTTTTAAAAAGTGGAGCAAAATGGGAATATAATTACTTGTGTTTTTGACTCAACTTTTTTTAAAGGTTGAATTACTTCGGTGAGAACAGAAATTCATCTTCTGCCCATTGTCGAATACGATCTTTATAAATATTATTATATGTAAAATAAAGATAGCAACCTATATTGTCATCTTTCGTAAACAGGTCAGACCATTGATGATCTTCTTGAATTATCGATATAAGATCATCCTCACTTGATTGAAATACGTTCTGTATAAGAAATGTTGGTATTATTGGGTCATTAACATCCTCCCATCCAACAGGAGATATTAATAAAACAGCGTTGTATAGAAACCATTTATTCCAGAATTCATCTTCTGCGATATCATGTAATAACTCTTCTGCTTCATTCATCACGTATACTTTAAATGTGAATTTAAGAAGATTCATCATATCATTTTCAACTGTTTCTCTGATTTCTCTGATTTGTGGATTCATTATTGTTTTTTCTTTAATGAAAAATTATCTTTAATAAAAAATATTATCAATCTTATCAATCTTATCAACTCAACCTTTTCCAAAGGTTGAACCAAAGGATACAAATACATCCTGGTACTGCTCCACTTTTTATAAAAGTTGATTATTTCGGTGAGAATGGATATAATTGTAAGAACTCTATTTGTGCCCACTCTTTAATAGTTTGTTTGTATCTTGATTCATAGAACAAATATATATATCGTCCCATGTTGTATTCAAACGTTTCCCAGTCGCTATTAACAAACGGATTACCCTTGTCACTCAATATTGTTTCATCAGTTAATATTAGTACAATATCATCTATAGATATATTCAATGTATTAAACTGATAAAATTTGATCCAAACATATGTATCCCAAAAGAATGTATCTCGTATATATCTTCGAAAGTCAACATCCCAAAATTCATCACTTGAAATATTATGTCGCGTTACAGTTTCATTTTGTCTAACAAAGAGTCCATGTTTATAATTTTCCATATTGTAATTGGGTCTCGCGGCATCAACCTCTGGTTCATTGCCTGTTCCTCCTGTATAGAAGGATCGAAACGCGAATTTCATCAATCTTACCATATCTTCATCAAACTGTTGAATGTTCATCATTTGTCTTTTTGCTTCTTTAAATAGAAAATAATAATAAAAAAGAATATCAATTTTTCCAACTCCACTTCCCGAAGTGGAGCAAGGGTTTTAACTTTGATTCAACCTTTCCCAAAAGTTGAGTGGATTACTTGGGAGAGAACAAGAACTCGTCTTGTGCCCATTCTCGAATTCTGTCCTCGTATTTCGTATGATAGAAATTATATATAAATTTGCTCATATTTTTTTCATTTGTTGCCCAACTCCAAGTATGATATCGTCCAGTATAATCTGTTCGCATTGTTTCATTATTTAACGCAAAAGCAATTTCTGTATCTGTCAAATCCATTGTATTATGCTGAAAGAATTGTCCCCATATTTCGTCCTTCCAATAGAATACACTTTGAATACATTTTTTGAAGTCATTATGCCAAAATTCATCTTCTGTAATATCGAATGGTTCTTCATTTTTATAACCGAGAAGACTATAATCGATTTCAGCAGGATTAATATCTGTTCTTTCAGCATCAACAAATGGTTCATTGCCTGTTCCATTTGTATAATGTTTGCGAAATGCAAACTTGATAATATTCATCATATTTTCATCAAACTTTTCTGTCATTTTGATCTTTTTTGGTTCTGTAAATAGAAAATAACAATAAAAAAGTATATCAATTTTTCCAAAAGCGGAAAGGTTGACCCAAATGATCTCTGTTTGCTCCACTTTTTTAAAGTTGATAGATTACTTAGGCGAGAACAAGAACTCATCTTCTGCCCATTGTCGAATTCTGTTTTTATACTTAGCATGATAGAATCGATATATATAATGTCCAATATTATGGTCTCTTGTAGCCCAATTAGAAACATGAAATCGTTCATCATTATCTGCCATCATTAGTTCATTATTTAAAATGACATCTATTTCTATTTCAGTCAAATCCAATGTATTATGTTCGTAAAATGGTTGCCATATTATATTCTGCCAAAAGAAGATACTTGATACCAAATATTTGAAATCACGTTCCCAAAAAGAAACTTTTGAAATATCATTTGAATCTATAGATTCAGGATCGACTCCAGGATATTTGGGCGCTATTATACTATAGTAATCAATATCTTCGATATTTATATCAGTTCTTGTAGCATCAATATGTGGTTCATTGCCTGTTCCATTCGTACAATACAAACGGAATGCGAACTTGATAACGCGCATTATATTTTCATCAAAACGTTCTTGTGGTGTCGTCATTGTGGTTAGTTTCTTTAAATAGAAAATAATAATAAAAAAGTATATCAATTTATTCAACATTTAAGAAAGTTGAGCCAGAAGGAGACATATTTTGCTCCACTTTTTTTAAAAGTGGAAAGAGTGGAATTACTTCGGTGAGAACAAATACTCATTTTCTACCCATTGTCTGATTCTATCTTTGTATTGCATATCGTAAAACATACATATATATCGACCGATATTTTGGTTCCTGTTGACAGAACGTTCAAATTGTGTATTCATATTATCAAATATACCATCCATATCTTGAACTGGTGTTTGTAATTCATTATACAAGCAATATCGCGTCACTATAAATATATTCCATTTGAAGATTGCTGTAAGATTTGTCTTGAAAGTAACATTCCAAAATTGATCTTCTGAAATATCATTGTATTCTTTCAATCCATAATGAATAGCATCGAAATCAATATCGTCTCTTAAAGAATCCACTAAAGGATCATTGCCAGTTCCATGAGTGTAATAAAACCGAAACGCAAATTGAATCACTTTTATAATATCTTCGTCAAATTGTTCTTGTGGAGTCGTCATTGTGGTTGGTTTCTTTAAATAGAAAATAATAATAAAAAAGTATATCAATTTTTACCAAATATTTACACATACAACGAAAATTTATATATCATCTTATTTTATACCGAATGTGTTGGAATGAAAGTGTTTCGTTAAATACATTTTTATTTAGTAGTTTTGTATTAGCTCTTATTATTTACAACAATTCTTTTACGAAATATAAAATTCAAGAACTAAATAATAAATGGATCTATCTTTTTATCGCATCGTTTATATTGATGCAATTAATAGAATTTTTTATTTGGAGAAATATTAACAATAAATTTTACAATAATATATTTTCTATTTCTGCAACATTATTACTAATTATACAACCAATTTGTAGTATTATGATTTTAACAAACACAAATATACAATTGCGCAATATATTATTACTTTCTTATTTATTATTGACAATTCCATATTCAATATATAAATTTTCTACTAAACGTATGTATTCATCAATAAGTAAAACGGGTCATTTAAAATGGAATTTTTTTAGTTCAAGTCCAATTATTTGGATTATTTGGTTATTTTTCTTTTTATTTAGTTTTGTTTATGAAAAATATTGGTTTGGATTTTTCTTTGGATTAATTACTTTAATTATTACTGTTATAAATTATAAAAATGACAATACTATTGGGAGTATGTGGTGTTGGATTGTAAATTCAGTAATGATATATTATGTATTTTACTTATTAATGGTTTTGCCATTTTTAGAAAAAAATATTATTTGTTAATATCAACCTTTCCCAAAGGTTGATTTCCCAAAGATTGAGTGGATTTATTTCGGTATAATCGAGAACTCTTCATGAGCCCATGTTTGTAACATTTCTTTATATCTGGAATGATAATCTGCTTGAATGCGATGCATTATTATAGTTTCTGTAGAAATACAATCAAACATAGAATAAATATATGATAAAGGATCTTCCAACGATAATAAGTATTCTCTCGATGAACCAATCGCATAATATTGGTTGAAATAATTCCACAAATAATCTGTATCATCTTCATCTCTTCCAAGTTGTTCAAAACAACGTGGGTATACATCAATTTCCCAGAAGGCGTCGTCATATATATCAACAAATGACTCAAGAGTAAGACTACTGTTGATTTCTTCTGGTGGACCTTTTTCTAATTGTTCCTCTAAATCAGTATAATATAAGCGAAATACGACCTGCATGACCCGCATGATATCGTCATCAAGAATTGATTGCATTCTGTTTGGTTTGTTTAAAATACAATCAATTATTCAATAAAAAAGTATATCAATTTTATCAACCTTCCAACCTTTGGGAAAGGTTTTATTTCGGACAGAACAAGAATTCGTCTTGAATTTTATCTCGAATTTTATCTTTGTATCTTGTATTATAGAACGTGCATATATATATTCCAATCATTTTGTGGAAGGTGCCTCTTGTCGTAAATAGTTTACCATAGTCATCAAATAATCTATCATCACGAAAGACTTCCATGATTTGTCCAGCAGATATTTGTAATTGATTAGAAGCATAATATATTGTCCAAAAATCTACATTCCAATAGAATAATAATATTATCATTGTTTTGAAAGTAATATCCCAGAACTCATCCTCTATGATATCTACATCTACTATAGATTTCATATCGTAATGACTATTCTTGGTAGACATTTTGTCTCTAATCGCAATAATCAATGGATCATCGCACAGATCACTTGTATAAAATGTGCGAAACACACATGTCATGATTTTTAACATTTCTTCATCGAATAGTTCTTTTGCTGATGCCATTGTTGTTTTGCTTCTTTAAATAGAAAATAATAATAAAAAAGTATATCAATCTTTTTATATTTAAAAAACCCACAATCTTTTCAATTCAACGATAATTATAGAACTTATAAAAAAAGATTGAAATAAAATTAAATACTAAATTAGAATTTATAATTATACAACGAAAACATGCAAAAAATACAAGAAATTATTATTGAACTTTCAACCAAATATGGATTTGATTCAAATGAAGCAATCATTCATATAACAAATAAATATTTTCAAACCGAATTCAACTTTATATTTGAACAATATCCAAAAGAAAATATCATTGAATCCCTAAAAATATTTAGTGGATGCGATAGAAAAAAGCATATATTTACAAAAATGACCGATTGGGATAATAATGAATTTGTAAAATACATAAAAAAGAATAATATAAATGTTGAACAAATGAAGACCTTATTGGTTCAATCAGTCGATAGTTTAATTCAAATTAAAATGGAAAAAATAAAACATAAAGAAAAACGTGACAAACAGTTAATAAAATTTATAGAAGAATTACAAATAGGTGATATAGTTGATCAGTATCTTATTATTGAAAAATGTGATACTATTGCTAAATGTGTTTATATAGATCATAAACGATTTCATTCCAAAAAAAATGAGATTGACATACATTTAGGATTGAATTACGATAATAATAATTATATAAAAAAAATATCATACAAATATTTAAGAAACAGAGATCCTTATATTTCACGTCAATCATGGTATACTCTAAATTTTATTGTTGACGTTAAAAATATACATGAATTTATAAAATCTTTTAAAATAGCACACATAAATGCTACTAATAAGCGTGATAATGGAATATTACATACAATATTATCAAGTATTAAGTATCCCAACCCAGAAGATTATCCCGAAGATTTTAATGAATTGCCAAAATTCTTCGCTCAAAATAATAATGTAAATGATTTTAATAAATGGTGTGATATTTTAGAATTACCATATGAACATAAAAATAATATTTTAGAAATTAAAAAAAAATATAAAATAATGGCATTAAAACTACATCCAGATAAAAACATAGGAATAGATACAACTTCACAATTTCAAGAAATCAACTCCGCTTATTCAAGTTTACTAAATATGAACGAAGAGAAATAAAGATATACAAAAGATATATGATAATACAAACAACCTATTTTTTACTGCACTTCGGGAAGTAGATTTCTATTTAGGAGAGACCAGATATGTTTGTTCAACCCATTCAACCAACAGTTGTTTAAAATGTTCTGTATAGTTTCGCTTGATATAGAAGAGTATATTATCTTCAACTGAGATCTCTATTCGATATGGATAACATACATCGGGATGATAAGAAGATAAATATTCTATCATATCATCTTCTGATTCAATCGGGTGTGTTTCAGTATAAACATACATTGGATTGGGCCATTCCCAGAAGAGAGAACGATAGAAATCGTTTGACCAATATGGAGATTCTATATCAAACTTCGCCATGTATTTTTCAAAGTGAAATTGAAGGTATTCCATGATGTATTGTTCGCACATGTTGTTTGTTGTAATTGTATTACTTTCTTATTTCTCTCTTTGTATTTCAATTTTATATCTATATATAATATGTTACACTTACAACCCACGCAATCAAAAATGGTAAAGAATAAATACTTTATTGTTCCATTTATTAAGAGAAAGACAGAACCATTATTTATTAATGCTTGTGCCGCTATTTTTAATAATACTGTTCTTTTAGAGAATTTTAAGAACATCTCATTACGAGATACGACAAAGCATTTATGTACTGTAAAAGGGACAGGTGTGGATGAAGATTATATTGTAGATAATTTAAATAGAAACCAGTTTCTCATTTGTTTAATGAATCACGATGATTACTCATTGGCTGGTTTCGTATATGGAAAAGTAAATGATCCGCATAAATATACATGGTCTGCTTTCTACATAAATGTATTGTGTGCGCATAATAATCTGAAAGCAATTGGTTTCACTTTGGTAAATATTCTTAAACTTCTCTCTATTGAGATTAATAAGAATGATCCGTCAAAGATTGGATTTACATTAGATTCTGTTGATAGTCCAAATACTATTGATTTCTATAATAAACAGGATATATTGCCATTATCAAGTAAAAGCAATTTACTTCGAGGTTGGAAATTAGATCCGAGTATAAATATTGAGAGAAGCCTGATACAGAAGATTACACGTATTGAAGTAAAGAAACGAGCAAATAGTGGTAGTTTCGATTTCAAATCTCAATCGAGTGAAGAAACACCACCCACTCCTAGGGAAGATTTTATGGAACGATTAACTCGACAACTATTTAAACACCAGAAAAAAGAAACACCGACGAAAGACTTTGTTCTTATCAATCATCCTAGACTCAAAGGAATAAATAAAAAAATTACCAAAAAACAGCGTAAAATAGATAAACAGACGAGAGAAATACAACGACAATTAGATGAATCCAATGCATACATGAATTCATCTGAGCATATGTCATTTGATACTTTTGTAAGACAACCAGACCTTTGGTATTTGGATGAAGGTAGAGTCTCTCCGACAGAATTAAATCTTTTGAAAAAGAAAAAAGAGAGAAAAACAAAACGCCTGAAAAAACATCGACCTCGATTTCACGATTCCAATAATTATTTTAACGTTCTACGTCAATCTTCTTCTCCTTCTTTGGGTTCTGACAAAAGTTGAACTCTGAGAAATCAAAAAGGTTGTATTAAATATGATTCGGTATCTTTTGATATAAATAATCACATTTATATCAAGTATCCCAACATGAAATTACAAATACACGAAAATATTATAAATAAATTAAACTATTTCCATAAAATCCATAAAATACCGAACATATTATTTCATGGTGCATCCGGTTGTGGTAAGAAGACAATAGTAAATGATTTTATTAACACTATATATGATGGTAACAAAGAAAAAATAAAAGCATTTACAATGTATGTCAATTGTGCTCATGGAAAGGGTATCAAGTTTATACGCGACGATCTCAAGTTTTTCGCCAAAACACATATTAATTCAAATGGGGGAAATATCTTCAAAAGTATTATTCTGTTAAATGCAGATAAACTGACAATTGATGCACAGTCTGCATTGCGACGTTGTATTGAACTCTTCAGTCATAATACTCGATTCTTCATTATTGTAGAAGACAAATATAAATTACTGAAGCCTATTCTCTCTCGGTTCTGTGAAATCTATATACCTGAATCGATATATAATGGAAAACCGATTAATTTGTACAAGTTTAATATAGAAAACACATACAATTTTGGAGATATTAAAAAGCAGCGAATTGAATGGTTAAAGAGAGAAATAGAAAGTGTAATTAATGCCAAGGTATGCGATGTGACAAAATTATCTGTTAAATTATATGAAAAAGGGTATAATGGATTGGATCTAATTTATTGTTTGGAAAATAACATGATCCATTTTGATGAAAAGAAAAAATATGAGCTATTATTCACTTTTCAAAAAGTAAGAAGTGAAATACGGAATGAAAAATTATTTATGCTATTCATTCTTAATTTTATGTTTGTAGATACTACCTTTCCTTTAGATAAAATAAGATGAGCTTCTTTATTTACAACATATATCATATTCCATTTGAAACCATTCCATGATCGGTTCTTTGAATATAGTTGTCCAGTTTTCCTCTATATAATCTAGAAGGTTGTTTTCTAGACAAATCCGTCCGTTGTATTTTGGCATGAGAATCGGTACCATATCTTGTCGAATGACTGTAAATTGATGGTCAAGTAATTTATTATACAATGATAAACTAGAACTTATATTCATAAGCGTAATTATGTTATCCCAGAAAACATCATTGTAAGTGATAGAATGATATGTTCCATCAAATCCAGTTTGTTTCATTTCGTCCAATAATTCATCCCACATTTCATACCACATATCTTCTGTCCAATTACGAGAATTATGAGGTTGGTTAAGGTTAATTTGAAACATATTTTCAAGACGTCTCTCGAGCTCTTCTATATCAGAGAAGATTGATTTTATAAAGCATATAATTTCTTCATTCAAATGAAGAACTGTCATTGATTTCTCTTCTTCTGTCAATATAATTTCTGTCGTCATTGTTGCGTCTGTCATTGTTGTTTGAATAATAATATACTTAACTTCTGTAAAAAGCAGATCAATTTTTAAGTATATTATTTTCTTTATATTGAAAAAAATATTATATTACACCGACAACAGCAGCACTTATTTGGGTGATATACTAAACTCCATTTGAGCCCATGTCTTGATCTCTTCTTTAAACAATTCATCCCATTTATACTGTATACAATACAGTATATTTTGATGTAAATTCATATGTCTATCGTAATAATCGAAGAGATTTGGTATCATTCGTCGTTCAACAATTGTATATTGATAATTGCGTATTTTATTATGCCAGAAATATTGTACCAGAATATTAATGCAAAGATTATCCCATAACATATCATTAAATAAGATAGATTCGAATGTTCCATCATATCCAGCTTGAATAATCTGGTTTCGTAAGTCCCAAGTCCAAATATCAGGTTTTATTTCCAAAATGTAATCTATATGTTTCACAAACCCTTCTGTATCAGAGAAGACTGATTTAAGAAAGCATATAATCTCTTCGTCCAAATGTTGTTCGGTTGTCATTGTTGTTTGAATTGTAAATACTTATCTTCTGTAAAAAGCAGTTCAATTTTAAGTATATTTTTCTTTATATTGAAAAAAATATTATATTATCTTTGCGACGACGATGCTATTTATTTAGAACAAAACCCATACTCTATTTGAGCCCACATTCGAATCTCTTCTTTAAATAATTCATTCCATTTATACTTTATATTACACAGAATATTGTACTGTAAACTCATATGTCCATCATACATGTAGCCGCTATTATCGATCATATTTGGTATCATTCGTCGTTCAACAATTGTATATTGATAATTGCGTATTTTATTATGCCAGAAATATTGTACCATCATATTTGTACAAACATTATCCCAAAATATATCATTGAATAAGATAGATTCGAATGTTCCATCATATCCAGATTGAATAATATGAGTTCGCAATTCTTCATTCCAAATATCAGGTTTTGTTTCCAAAATGTAGTCTATTTGTTTCGCAAACCCTTCTTTGTCAGAGAAGACTGATTTAAGAAAGCATATAATCTCTTCATTCAACTGTTCGGTTGTCATTGTTTTTTTAAATGTAATATTATCTAGTTGTATAAAAAGTAAATCAATTTAATTAGCGCAGTCATTTCTCAGTTGAAAAAAAACTATATATTATTTATAATATTATATTATTATTATTTCATTTTGGACATATTCCAAATGTGATTTGTGTCCATTCTCGAATTGGTTCTTTGAATATATCTGTCCATTGATCAATTAAGTAATCCCACAAATTAATATTGACGCTTTGTATATCACTGAACTCATCATTCGGCATAAATGGTTGAAGCCCTTCAATTGTCTTTTCTACAATAATGAAATCATATCTTATCAATCTTTGAAATATTATGTAGAATTGAACACATTCAGACATAATTATATCCCAAAAGTATTCATTGTATAGAATAGACTCAATAGTTCCATCATATCCAATTTCGATCAAGTCTTCATATAATGAAGTTTGGTTTAATTCTACAACAAACGTGTCAAAGTCGACAAATACGCTTTTCATAAAATCTATCAGTTCAACAATCAATTGATTTTGTTGTGCCATGGTTTTTTGTAATAATGTAACAATAATAAGTATTTTAAAAAATAAATCAATTTTATAATACTGTTCTCATTCTTCAGCGTTTAACATATTTACCTTTTCAACATATATATTTTTTTTGTTACATATACGAACACTCCTCCCTTCATTTAGGGCATATAGAATACTCATTTTCAGTAGATTGTCTTAATGGACCTTTAAATAAATCATGCCAATTATTATTTATATATATCCATACATTTCTATAAATATTAATTGTGTTATCATAATCCGGAATAATATACCGAATATCTTCTTTCTGTATTAATTTACATTCATATGTTTGAAATGCATTGTATATAAACCAATTCAAACTTTTAATTAATATAGTATCCCAAAATTCGTCATGATAAATCAACGATTGTAATGTTCCGTCATACTCAATGTTATTTAAATAGTTTACAAATATATTATCAACACTACTTCTTAGTAGTGTATTAAACCATTTTATTAGTTTGTTCGAATAAATAAATTCTTGAATAATGAATATAAATTCTTCATTCATTCTTGTTGTTGTCATACTTGATAATAATATATATATGTCGTGTAATTAATATTTTATTATTATTATTATGATTGTCGTTCGTTATCACAGAAAAAAAAATAAATCAAAGTAATTAAATGGATGACTTCAATATTAATGCTTTACACGAATCCAAGAATGAATGGTCAAGTCGTCTTATCACTATTATGACTCCATTAATAATCGAAGGACTTCGTTCTATATTTGAAGAATCCACAAATCTTTGTTCTTCTAATGGAGAGATGGATAAGTATTTAATGACTTTCCAAAACTTTATCAGTCGAATCCCAAAATGGAATGCAACCATCATAGAAGAAGAAAAGGCTCGCATTATTGAAAAGAGTCGGTGTCCATATTTAGAAGATTTGATTACTTGTGTTCATATAATTCAACTAAAAGTACTTACTGCTGTGAGAGTTGGACAAAAGCAGAAAAAGATCGATTTGGATATACCCAAATTAGACGTGTTCATTCATAAAGTGTATATACATATTGCCAGAAAAGTCTACCAGAATGTTTATCTATTTGAAATCAATATTCCACCTTTAAAGACTCAGAGAAATAATCGAGAACTGGAAATAATGGTACAAGAAAGTATATTAAATGCTGTTAGAGAGAGTATTCCAGTAGATACTATTTTGAAAGCATATATGGATGAAACTGTTGAAGAAGATGTAATTGAAGAAATCAAAGAAAAAGAAATCAGAGAAACAGATGAAATGAAAAGGTTAAAGAAGGAAAAAGAGACGCCTTCGAGAGTTGTCGAAGAAGAGAGACCAACCCCTCGTTTAGAACAGAAAGTGACAAATTCCTATGATGATTTGTCTGATTCTGATGAAGAAGATAATAATTATGGAAAACAGAAAATTGCATTCAATGATGTTGATTTAGTTAGAGATGTCAATAATAATGACGGTAGTGTTGTTGCACCCAAGTCGTTTGAACGATTAGATGAGATTAGTAATATGCGTAATGATCAGAGAAAGAGAGAAGAAGAAGAAGAAGAGGAAGATGATGATGAACCGATTAAATTGAAAATATCAGATAACTTAGTTTCTGCTGCTGACTTGGGAATCCAATCTTTGGAACCAGTTGTCTTAGATGATGATGTCGATCTTCTCTCTGGGTTTATTGAAGAATTGAAATAATATAATAATTTTCGATTAAAAAATGTTTAATTAAATTGCAATTACAACACAACAACAACAACAAAACAACTTATCTAACTTCTTGCGGTCCCTTCATTCCATTCTCGTTCTCATTTTCTCGACACCAATCAACCTCTCACCCATCAACCTCACGCAGTTCTGCGTCTTTCAATCTCATCCCTTGATTCTTTGACACGCTCATTTGCATACTGAATGAGTTCTTCTCCTTTTTTCACCAAATCCTCACCTCTTGCGATTTCGTCATTTCCGCCTTTTTTGACATTCGTCCATCTTGTAATCTCGTCGTTCATTGTGACGTTATCCACTTCCATGTTGTTGAACTCTTCTTCCATCTCCGTGATATACTCTTGAGCCATCTCAACCGCATCTTCTCCTTGATTCATAAGGCGTGTCCCATTTTGAATATCATTTTCTCCGATTGTTATGCTGTTTTCCCAAAGTTGGATTCTTGAGAACAATTGTTCATTCGTGAAGAACGAAAGACCTCCACCCACAGATGGTGCCTGTTGCACTGAAAGCATATTATTTGTTTGAACTGTGTTCATTTTCGAGTTTGTATTAGTTTGGTTTGAAACGTTGTTTGTTTGTTTAAAGTAATATAAATCCACTTGTGGAAAAGTATTTCAATTTTTTTATTTTTGGTGTGTTTTTTGAAAAACTTAAAATTTGTAAAAAAAAAGGTTGGATTTAATCCAACCATATACCATCAGTATATATTATCCATAATATCGTTCCACACCACTCCACATATATTATTTATGTCATGTTTGCTCGGCAAACTGGGCACCGTCTGATGTTGGCATTCGCTGAAGACATGACTCTGAGAAGACATTCCAGACAGATGAAGTGGCGACAACGCATCCCGCATACTGGAGTTCTCATTGGATCCCCGTCTTGGTCCATCCGGCGATAGCAACATGGACAATCATGAACAGGGTCGATAACCAAGTCTTCTGGTTCTTCATTGTCTTCTATCACATGAACATACACGGGTGCTTGTTCTGGAACTTCTTCTTGTTCTATCACATGAACAATCACTGGAACTGGTTCTGGAACTGGCACAACTTCACCTGGTAACACAGGCATTGGGATGTCAACCAATCTCCAGTTGCAATTTGCATCCCAGAAGAGCGATGGTTGTTCAAGAAGAGGAACAAGTTCCGCTGCCCTCTTGTGATGATACCAATGATCATACTCTTGAGGTAAAGTCTCCCATCCAATAACTGTTCCATCATTGTTATGTTCGAAACCCATGACATAACGGAATGTATCTGAAATATCCCTTTCAAATGTCCATTGTCCAGCAACATACTGAACAAAATTTTCTCGGTCTCCGTCAAATAATATATCACGCACCTGTTCTATTGTTTGCATACCTTCATATCTTCCACCTGGAATGGTATAAGCCGTAAAGGTATTACGAAGATGCTGGTAGCAAAACTTAAAGTATTCATTGAAATAGAAATTCTTGACATTGTTTGGAATTGCCATTTTGATTTGCTTTGTTGCAGTTTGTTTTATTGAATTGTAATATGTTATCTCTTCTGTAAAAGTATTTCAATTTTTTTAAATGAAAAAATAAAGCAGATCCAACATGCTTTAACAACAATGTATGTATGTATGGTCATTGTGATTTTTACACTGAATAAAAAACATAGTTAAATTACATTTCAATGCAAATCAAATCAAATCATGCTATTGTTCTTAAGAGTATCTGGTGCTTGCTCGAGATGGTTTTGACGGAATCGAATTGAGTCCAAATCCGTATTCTCCATCTCCAATCAACAATTTCAAGAACTCGTCTTTCTCTTCTGGTTCTCCTTTGTCTTCTTCAAAATTCCATCGTCCAACAAACCTTTTCGTCACATCGAAGATACAATGGCTTTTTGTCACAGAGTATTCATCCTTTTCAATCGTAATCATTTTAGATTCTGGATCCCATTTTCCAACATGATTTCTCTCTTTGTCATAGACTTCATTCTTGCTAGCACGGACTGTATACTCGCCTCCAACAATAGTCCAAAACTCCTCAACCTTTGGTTCGCCTTCTGCGGGGTTACCCCGCATACCCATTTGCTCGCCCTCAACCTTTGGAAAAGGTTGGTCCAAAGGACGCCTGTGGCGTCCCTCTTGCTCCACTTCAGTAAGTGGATTTTCAAAGGCAGTTTCAACATTAGGAACCAACCCTTGTAATTGTTCTTCTGCTATAGCAAGTCGCGTCTTCATGTCATCAATGTCTTTGACCATTCTTCTGCGTTCAACTTCTTGTTGTCCTTTTTTGACAAGGTCTCTCGATTTTTTTATCATGGCTAGACCAAGCCTAATTAACTCACGACCTTCTTCTTCTGTGTCTTGCCAGATGCCGATTTGTTCATTCAATTCATCGTCATCTTCACAGAAGGTAATAATAATATTCGATTCGTCAGTGTTCATGTTTGATCACGTAGTTTGTTGTTTTGTGTAACTTCTTTTTACAGAAGTAAAGTATTTCAATTTTTTACATAAGTAGTGTATTTTGAATAACTTAAAAACACAAAAGAAAAAACCATGGGTTTTTAGAGGGTTGCCCACCCCTCGTGTAAAATTACATCAACATTAAATCTCTGGTAAATAAAAGCATCCATCATTTTCATCATCACTATCTTCGTCATATTCGTCTTCATCTTCTTCTTCGCTGTCTTCTTCTTCTTCTTGAAAAGTAATCGTATTAAAATCGCAATTGTATTCTCCGACATATTCTCTGTCTAGACCGAAGACATGATTATCACTGGTGATCCAGTATTCAGCACCATAAATTGTTCTCATCTCTTTCGTCTGTTTAACAACTGGAACAAATTGTTCTCTTGCTTCTTTTGCTTGTTTCTTCTGCGAAATCGATTCCATATATGTTCGCATATAAGGTGGTTGTCTTCCCTTCGCAAAATGTTCTGGACTCATATGGTGTTTTCGTTCATTATTTTGGCGTATTCGCTCTTGCAATTGCTGGTTCTCTTCTTCGATCTTATCCAATTCTTCTTGCATGCGGATCTTTGTCATCTTGCTGTCAATCTTGTTCCAGATTTCTTGCTGTGTCTTTGTCACTTTTTTACACAAAGTCGCAATCTGTTTGCGCATTGCTTCACAATCCACAACCATGGCAGTCAATTCTTCATCTTTGTAAAGTTCTTTGAGAAGTTTGTTCGGCACTTTAATCTGTGGGAAAGAAGGACACATTATTTCAGTGGAATATTGTGACAGACTTACTTCTTCGATATTGGCGGTTTGTTGTTGTTGAGTATTCATTTTCGTTTTGACGGTTTTGGTTTGTTTTTTAAAGTAATTTCTTTTTTACAGAAGAAAAGTATTTCAATTTTTACAAAAAAACAAAAAACCATGGGTTTTTAGAGGGTTGCCCACCCCTCATGTAACATTACACAACATGAAAATCACATAGTTGGTTTAATCATCACTTCCATCCATCACTTCCATCCGTTCGTTCAAATATATCGGTTTCCTTTGTAGATAGACCTTATTGTCTAGACCAAGTTGTCCAAGGAAGCGTCCATCCAAATCATAAATATCATTGCCAGAATGGTTATTCATACATTCAATTCCGTCAATTATTTGTTTCTCGTATTCAAATCCGTTATATATTTTCTTCCTTGGTGGCTGAATCTGTGGAAATGAACCATTACCTCGTGTTCTGTATTCTCCGATATAAAATCCATCCAAACTATAAAGCTGGTCATAATCCGACTGGTGAAGGATTTTGCCAGCGTTCAAGTATTCAACTCCATCAACTTTTAATTTAAATCGTTGAACAACCCCGTTCGTTGCCTCGAATTTTCCGAGCCTATTCTGGCGGCTTATTGCCTGGAATTTCCCGATGTAGATTCCATCCAAGCTATAAATCCTGGAACAACTAGACACCATATATTCAACTATTTGCTTCTCTCCATTCGATTTAACAACTGGTTCTGGAACAATCACTTGCACTGATTCTGATAATTCTTTTTCTTTTATAATTTGTTCTGGAATCTGGTGTTTTCGTTCATTATTTTTGCGTATTTGCTCTTCCAATTGTTGGTTCTCTTCGTCAATTTTATCCAACTCATTTTGAATGCGCATTTCCATCATTTTGCTGTCAATCTTGCGTTGGATTTCTTGTTTTATCTCTTTCATTGTTTGAACAAAATCTTGATAATCAGTCTCAAATGTTGCGACCAGTGATGTAATTTCTTCGTCTTCTCGGAGTTCTTCTGGAATTGTAATCTGTAGGAAAGAAGGACACATTAATTCTGTTGGAAGTTGTGACAGACTTACTCCTTTTTCGATTTTGGTTTGTTGTTGAGAGTTCATTTTCGGTTTTCGGGTTTTGGTTTGAGTTTTTTAAACACTTGATTTTTTGTTTGAGTAACATCAATGATAATGAAAAATAGCATTTCAATTTTTTTAAACATGGAGTGTTTTTGGAAAACTTAAAATTGTTAGAAATACAAAGTAAATACAAAATAAAAAAACGGGTTTTTAAAGGATTGCCCGATCCTCATGTAACATTACACAACATGGAAGTCATCTTCATTTAAGCATCTGTAACTTTCTTCTGGTAGAAGAGTCTTGTTTGCGTCCTCCTTCCCATATGATAATGATGGTTGTCCGACCTTCTTCACATAGAATAATGGTTGTCCGTTGTTTTGGCGAATTTTCTCCTGACGTTTTTCCAAAGCAGTAATATGCTTTTTGCTTTTCATGTGCGCGCTATACGAACACTTCTTGATTCGGTTTCCACATTCGCATACCATCTCTTCCCGCAAACATTCTCTGTTTTTCAGATAGTACGGATTCATGGTCATTGAATCAGGTCTCATCTCAGAATCAACTGAACTTGGAGGAGGAACCATCAATGATAGATGTTGTTCCTGACAAATATTCACTAGACCCAAATTTTTGATTTTATCAATTACCTTTTTTGTGTTGATTTGTTGTTGAGAATTCATTTTCGTTTTTGAGTTTTTGAAACACTTGATTTTTGTTTGAGTAACATCAATGATTATGAAAAATAGCATTTCAATTTTTTTAAACATGGTGTATTTTTTAATAACTTAAAAACCAACTTTTCAAAGTTGGGCAAAGGGTATGTGGGACCCCGCAAAGAAACAAAAAATGGGTTTTTAGAGGGTTCCCCATCCCTCCTGTAAAATTACACTTCTTCAGTCAAATCACTAATTACACTTTCATCATCATCCTCATCCTCATCATCATCTTCTTCAAAAATAATCGTGTTCCGTTCACGATTGTATTCACCGACATATTGTCTATTTAGACCGAAGACATAGTTATCGCTGGTGACAAAGTATTCAATGCCGTCAATCATTTTCTTCTCTTTTGTCGGTTTAACAACCGGGTTTGAAACAACCACTTCTTTCTCCATCTTGATTTCTATTTCCTTCTTCAAACTGATTAAGGGTTGAATGTTCTGCTGGATCTTCTTTTTGCGTTCTTCCAAAGCAGTTAAATGCCTTTTGCTTTTTAGGTGGACCTTGTATGAAGCCTTCTTGAGTTGTTGTCCACAATCACAGAACACCATTTCAACCTCATCACGATGTTTTCCACCATGACCATGATATTTCTTCACAGAGCCCCTTGAAGTCATGCTGATATCTGGACTTGGTGGAGGAACCATCAAGAAGAGATGAGGTTCTCTTACTGTTACTGGAGTTGAAGGAGGAGCAACAGTCAATCCTACTTCAATTGGTTCTTCAAAGAGTTCGAGTTCTCTCGCATGTCGTTCCTTCAATTCACGAGTTTCTTCTGCTTTAACATCGCGCTCAATGGAATGTCGCTCTTCCATCTCACGTATCTCTGCCAAGTCGATGTCCATTTCGACTTGTTGTCGTTCTTGAACTTCTTTGAGCTGGCGATTCTTCTTTCGATCAGCAACCATTTTGTCAAAGTCGGTATCACTCATTGATTCGACCAGCTGTTGACAAGTATGTATTAGACTCAAATTTTCAATTTTAATATTTACCTCCATTGTATTGATTTGTTGTTGTTGAGAGTTCATTTTCGGTTTTGAGTTTTTGAAACGCGTCGTTTGTTTTTTAAAGTAACTTCTATGCTAATGAAAAAAAGTAAATCAATTTTTCGAAAACATGACATATTTTTGGAAAACTTAAAATCGCCTTTGAAAAAAGTCAGCAAAATGGAACCCCAACAGAAATAAAAAATGGGTTTTTAGAGGGTTGCCCATCCCTCCTGTAAAATTACACAAACATGGTCATGACAAATTGAAATTCAAATGATAGCAATATGGTTTTCAGGTCTAGAATCAGAATTTTTATACAATTTGATCGTTGGTTGTGTTCTCATTACCTTACCTTGGTCGAATTGTTCGAACCATTTTCTGCTTATCCATAATATCTCACGCGCATACAATGCCATAGGGATTGTCTTCCATTTCTTTTCATGCCATCCAAGGAGACAGTTTACGGCAAAGATTTTTGCAATCTTAGTTTCGTATGACTTTACATTGGTGACCCAACATTGTTGCATGGTTCTGTCTCCTCTCAGCACGCTCAATGCACTTGCTCTCCAACTTGCTCTTCTCATTTTTCCGATAGCAGTAAATCTGTCTTGAAAATATTTCATTTCAAATCGCATGATATTTATAAATTCACCGATTTTGCTGTAGATATCATATGGGAATTGGTTCTGTGAAGAAGTTGATATTGTCCCAACAAGAGTTTGCTTCAGACAAATCATGCGATTTTCCAGCTTCTTCGTGTTAACAATCTTGCCGATTGATAGACAATTTTCGCAGACAATTTCTGTTTGTCTTGTTCCATTCGAGTGAATGACTACCACACTGTAGTTCATTGATTTTTGTATAGTAATTTGACAACATCCACATGTTTCAATCACTGATTGGCTTTTCTTTGAAATAAGTTGAGTATTCATTTTTGATCGCTTTGTTTGTTGTTTGAGTAATTTCTTTTTTACAGAAGAAAAGTATTTCAATTTTATGAACTTATAAAAACCACAGAAACAAAAAATGGGTTTTTAGAGGATTGCCCACTCCTGCTGTAAAATTACACAACAAACATATCATGACATGTTGAAAGTTCAATATTTCTTACACTCTTTTTTTCTCCGATAGTGGCGTTCTGCTGCTCCATTTCCATACTTGTCTTGGATCCAATGGACTTACAGGAGTATCCGGAAAATATGAGTTGAGTTCTCTCACTGACATCGGGCTTGGAGGAGGAACCATCAAAGACAGATAGGGTTCTCTGACAGTCACTGGAGTTGGAGGAGGAACCATCAAAGACAGATAGGGTTCTCTGACAGTCACTGGAGTTGGAGGAGGAACCATCAAAGACAGATAGGGTTCTCTGACTGTCACTGGAGTTGGAGGAGGTGCCACAAATTTCACATCGTCATCTTGTTTAACCAAGAGATGTATCAGTTCTTCTATATGACGCTCGTTCATCGCCCGTGTTGCTTCTGCTTTTACCTCACTTTCAATGAGGTGTTGCTCTTCCATTTTGCGGGTTTCATTCAAGTCAATTGCTCTTTTACTAGAATACTGGTCTCTGGCTTGTTGTCTTTGGAACATTTGCAAGATAACGATTTCTCTCATATAAGCGTCCATCATTTCCCGTGTTTCTTCTGCTTTTACCTCACTTTCAATGAAATGACGCTCCTCCATTTCACGCGTTTCTGCCATGTCGACAGCCCTTTCATCGAGATGTCGTTGTTGAATCAACATTCGCTGGCGGAATTTCTGTCGGTTCGCAACCAATTTATCAAACTCGGTATCGCTCATCGATTCCATCATTTGTCGACAAGTATCCATGAGGATCATTTGTCTCATTGTATTAATTTCTTGTTGTTGTTGTTGAGAATTCATTTTTCGTTTTTTGAGTTTTTTAAAGTAAATTCATCTTTCAATAAAAAAGTAAATCAATTTTTTGGAAAACTTAAATCCATAACAAATAATCCATGATTTTAAATATCTTTAACATATACACCTCTCAAAGTAAACACCATAATAACAGGTTGCTGTCTCATGATAATTCTGTGTTCGAATAATCCAAACCATTTTCTGCTTCTCCAGATCAATAATCGTCCATATTCCGCCATTGTATTGGTTCGTTTATTTATTCTATCCCAATGAAGAGGTCGAACGAAGAATATATCCTTGATCTTTGTCTCATATGATTTCACACTGTTAACCCATGATTGCATTACTATATGATTTCCACGAAGTATGCTGAGAACACTTGCTCGCCAACTGGGTTTTTGCATTCTACCAATTTCAATAAACTTTCTCTGAAAATAGTCCAAGTCTTCTTGACGACGCAATTCATATTGACTTACCAAACTATTTCTCGTATTTATATCGAGATATTCCATAATTCTATAGGTTAATGCATCAGGTAATTTCTTCCATGAAAATGTTTCACGAAGATTATTTGCAAGACGCTCCAACTGTTTTTCCAATTTCTTCGTTTTGACAATTTGGTCGACTGCTACGCAATTGCCACAGATGATTTCACAATGAGTTGTTCCATCTGGTCGATCATTGACGATGACACTATATTTTGTAGATTTTTGTATAATATTTTGACAACATTCACATTGAAGTGTCATTGTATCAATTACCGATTGAGATTTCAGAGAAATAATTTGAGCGTTCATTTTTGAGTGGTTCGATTGTTTGTTTAAAGTATCTTCTTTTTCAATGAAGTAAAGTATATCAATTTTTTAAAAATAAATAAAAAAATACGACAATTTAAAATCTGTTGTCGTGGTATATAATATCAAATCCAATCCATTCCTATATTTATTTCGAATCAACTACAAGTCTATCTTTATTTACAGCAATATCCCATGATGATCCATCTTCGTCATATGCTTTGATTCTGTTTTTAATATCCCATATTGTTCCAACTTTTCCCAGGAAGCCTTGACTTTTCGCAAACATGCTCCAGAATTGTCTCGGTGATTTATATGAAATATCATGTTCATCTTTCCATTGTCCCTTTTTCCAATTACCTTCTTCTGTCTTGTAAATGGATGCAGTTGTTCCTCGATAATTTACTTCAAGACGAGTTGTATGCTGAAATGTCGCATTCAAATTATATGATGTTCTGGACTGTCTTCCAACAGTTGTAGTTGTATTGATTGATCTATCATCATCATCATCATTCATTGTCCTGAATATTTGTTCTTTGAAACGCTGTTCTTTGTTCGAAAGTGTTTCCAAAATTCTGTTATGTTTATCCAAACGAATTCGTTCTTGTTCATTGAACGCATCAATCTCTTTTTGTTTCAATGATTCTACTTCTCTCAATTGAATAATTGCCTTTTTGTTTTCTTCAATTTGTGCCAATTCCTGCTTTACAGCAAGTTCTTGTATTTTCGCAAGGCGATATACTTCTGTTAATTCGCTCATTTTAGTTATAGCAATTTTCATATTATTTTCTGCTGTATTATAATCATTTTGTACGATATTAAATTTTGCTTCAGCATCTATTTTTTGATTCTGTGCATCATTTAACTTTTGTATAGCAATCTCTTCTTGTTGAATAAGAAGCTCTTCTGTGTATTGTTCAGTCATCATTTTTGAATTGATTGAGGTTGTTTTAAAGAATAAATCGGTTTTATTGTTTAAATTCAGTTTCAATTTTTTTATTTTAAGTATTTTACTATTTTATATGGTATAAAATAGTAAATTGTTGCGTTTAGTATAATGCGAAAAAGTATTTCTTTAATTATAATGAAACAAGTATTTTTAAATGCATCTATCGTATCTGTAATATATACTATAATAAAATTAATAGAAATCCAATTTATAGATAAAGAAGAGATCAATATTAAGTTGGTTATAAGAGACATGCTAATAGTTTTTTTTAGTGTAATCGCAGGCCATTATATGTTAGAACAATTAACACCAATGATATATGGAGCACCAGAAGCACAGATAAATAATCCTCAAGTATTTACGGATAATCCTTCTTTTTAAAGAAGTATAAGAAGAACTGACAGAAGAATATTGTATTTATTATATATGAGTTTAAAATCAACAAACATAACTTCGAATTCAAGTTTCACTACAATGTCAATATCAACGCCAACCCAAATTGCTAGTTTAAACACAACTCCAAAGAAAAAATCAAAATCAAAATCAAAATCAATACAGAAATCAACAAAAAATATAGCTAATATAACTACTATTTCTGGAATAGATATTGATACGAGTTCAACCATGATTCATATAATATCTGCTTTAATTGGCATTGTTGTCTTCTATTTTGTTCCATTACTATCAAATTTTATTGATAAACCGGTTACTGCTGTTATATTGAATATTATTCCCAATGATCTTATATTAGGGTTTTTTATTGTTGAAAGTTCTTTTGAACCCTACTTATTTGTATGTATATTTACACCTTTATTAAATGTATTTGATAATATTTTATCTTATATATTATATATATACGTTAAAGTATTACCATCAATTGCTTTATGGAGTAATATAGTAGTATGGCTTATTGCAGTAATAATATCTTATTTTATATAATACTATATGAAACTTACTTCGAAAAATATTACAATTAGTGGATTAAATAAAAAAACATCAAATAATTTAATTGTCATTATTTCAGTCACATTAGGAATGATTATATTTGCATTAATACCGTTTGTTGCGAATAAATTATCAAATCCAGTAACATCTGCTTTATTAAATGTTGTCCCAAATGGTATGATATTAGGGTTTTTTATTATTGAAAAAAATTTTGATATATATTTTAAGGGATTGATATTTGCACCTCTTATCAATACGGTTATCGATATATTTGTTTATTTCCTTTACAGATATTTAGGTTTGTCTACAATAGTATCTATTTCAACTGGTATATTTTTATGGTTATCTGCATTAATAATATGCTATTTTATTGAATAACTTAAATTTCAAATCATTATCACATTATATTATAATATAATGTGGTATATTTTGGAGAGTATATTTGTAGGATTATATTGCGTGATCATATACACAATAGTCAATTTATTTCTTTCTTCTAGATATTTTTTCTCTCTTTTATTAATTACTGGATTCTTAAAACATTACGTAGGATATTATTTGGGATTACACGAATACTATTATCATTACGGGGAGCAATGTTTGAAAATACGCAACAAAGAGGGTACACCGAATATTAGAAAAATAGTATTCAAAACAGGACAAAAAATATTACTTATACAGTCAGGTATAGAAGCCATATTATTTATTATTGTAGGATATTTATTTCATTGGTTATTCAAAAATCTCAATTATTATATTCTCTTTTTTATAATTGGATTTTCATTACATATTATGGCAGAATTTTTGGGAATTCACAAATGGTTTTGTCGTCATATCAGTTAAATATTTATTATTTCTGGCATTTCTGACATTTCTGGTGTTTCATTTGATAAAGTTTGTAATAGTGGAACTTCATAAAGTTGGTCTAATGCCAACATATTCTTATTAGGCGAATACCATCCATTCGTTCCATTATGAATATCATTAATTGATCTAAAAGCATAATCATAACTCTTTGCTACATTATACATATCGAATAATCGCACAGCTCTTTCATGAATATATTTTCTGTCAAATCTTCCATCTAATGCCATTTGAACTCCATGGCAGAAATCCGATAATGTATGACATCTTAATCCTGTTTTTAATTGTTCGATATTTTCAGTAAATGCGCCATGATGAGAAGAAATAACTGGAACGCCACATAATTGCGCCTCAGCAGAAACCCCACAAAAAGGTTCTAAGAATATTGTTGGTGTTAATATAGCAGCAAATTGACTCAAATAATCCCATCTTTCTAAACCATGAAGAGGTTTATGATATTTAATATTAGGTTCTGTCAAATATCGCGTTGGGTCACCTTGTCCGCAAATATATACATCGACATGTGGAAATCTTCTCGCAACTTCCACAATAACATCTAATCCTTTGATATGTGTAATTCTTCCAAAGAACCCGATTGTATTCTTTTTACATATTGGTTGAAAAGGCCATTCTTTGATGTCATAATAATTAGGACAGACAAACCAATAATTTGGTGGTTGAATATTAGCTCTTGAACAATCATAATGTAATTTGGCATAACTTTCATATATGCGATAATCTTTGTAAGCATTACTATACCCAATTCCAGATTCAACATATACGTAATTTAACCCTACAAATGCTGCTTCATATGCAGGACCGAAAGGTATACATACAATATCCGTCGTATTTGATCTATAATTTTTTATCAATTCTTCGCGAAATCGCCGATTAAACTCTTTATATAAAGGCGTATCCCAATTTGCTAAGTTTCCAACTTCTTGGCTTGGATCAGATAATTTTTTTACAGCTTCTTCTTTTGTTAACTTTGAGTCTAAGTATAAACAAGAATCGACTTTCAAATCAGTATACTCATTAACAGTTAACAACTGTATTTCAACATCTGCACCAGAAGTTGATGTTTCTACGCCATAATGATATACTTCATAACCTACACTTCGCATCATAGGAGAGAATCGCAGAACTTTACCCGTAAAAGCACAATGACTATATTCATTTGTAGTGATAGTATGTGGAATTGCTGGTAAATGGAGTCGAATTTTCATTATATCAAATAATGAAATAAGTATTTATATTAATATTAACAAATAATTATTATCGTCCAGTCCATACTTTAATAATAGGTACATTAATGACTTTGTCTGATTGTTGGTCATCAAGATATTTATCAAAAGTATATCCCCATTTCATATACGTTGTAATAGAACCCAAAAGAGAGAAGGCTCGATATTTCATTATAATCGGACTTTCTAGAAAAAAAAGAACACCCATTATTCGTTCGAGACAACATCGATCTTCTCTCTTTCTGACAAATTTCAACAAAGAAAATAGATTATATTTTTCTTGAAGTCGATACAAAAATGTATGATTAATAAAACATTGGCATCCAAAACAACCCATCCATATATTATCATTTTTTGTAAGAACTTCAAATTTATCTCTGTCCAACAACAATGATGAAAGTTTCTCTCTATAGTTCATTTGTCGTATTAAGCGTATTGAATTATTCGCATTTTCAATTCGTTGAGTATCAAAGTGCCACAAGGGTAAAACTAATGATTTAATTCTATCAAATCGTACCTTTTTCCTAAAAAATACACTATCGTGGATAATAATAGCATAATCAAAATATCGATTTCGATAGAAATAATAAAAAGGTAACAGTTCTCCTCTGCCAATAAACTCGGACTTAACATATTCGATATTAAAATACGGAATTTCTTCTTTTACAAACTCAGGATTACTGTTGTCATCAATAACGACAATTTTATTTGTATAGAATGTGCGAATTGATTGAACACATAAATTCCAATACATATTAGTTTTCTGTGAATTTACATGGCGTGCTATAATGAATCCATACGTAGTTTTTAGTTTTAGATTCGCGAATTCATCATCTTTAATTGGCTTTATATTCATTTACTCTAATAAATATAAAGTGTCGTATATTTTAACGCCTAATTTATCGTCGTCGTCGGGTCCGGCGACATTGTCTAGTTTTTGCTTTTTTGGATCGACGACCACCTTTCTTCCAAAACTTCCATCGATTTTTCTTCTTTTTCTCTGATTCTTCCTTTTCGAGTAATTCTTTAAACTTCAATGCTTTTTTGATTTGTTTACCTTTGTTCTTGGCTCCTTCTTCTAATTGATTTTTCTTTTTTTTTAAATTTTCTATATTTACTTCTAGACCTCGAATTATTTTTTTCAATCCTTTAATATGTTTTTCTTCATGTTTTTCAACTTCTAAACCAGAATACAATTTATGACCTGCATCTTTTTTTATTAATGCATTCTTTAATTCATCATTATAATTATCTAAAATGCCATTTAATCTTATTATATCATTATCTATTTCTCTGATTTTATCTTTTGTTTTATTAAAAAATGTCAAAACCTTATCAGTTGCTGCTTTAGATAGATGTAAATTAAAATCACTTATATTTTTAAAATCCATATTTTCAGAATAAATAATATCTGGTTCAACCACGAAATCCTCATCGAAATTACGTTGTGACACATGATCGAAATCAAATTTATCTTTTGTTGATCCAATAGAATCTAATCTATCTTCTTCAATCGGTTCTAATTTATCTGGACTATTACGTGGACTATATAAAGGGTTATCTATACTGATATGTCGCCTTGGACTACTCATATCACTTCTTACACTACCACTATTACTTCTTTGTCTTAAAAGTGTTTTATATCGTGGACTACTTACATTACTTCTCGGACTATCTTGTTTTGGTAAACTATTACGTTTTTGTGTGGATTGTATATTTTGTGTCATCTTTTTACGTGACGGCCATAATCTTTTTGTAAACAATCCCATATATTATATACTTATATTTTAACATACAGACATCAAATCAATATTCATGATATTTTTCTTTTCATCCTTTGGAACTTTCTTTTTATCTACACAGAAATTATTAAATTCGGGTCGTTCTAATTGATTCTGTGGAGTATGTTTATGAACACTTCGAGCGATCATTTTATATAGCTTGAAATCTTCATATCTCTCATCACCATTTGATTTGTATAGAACATTCAGTCCATTGTCATCTTGACACCATTCTACTATTAAACGCACAATTGAACTACATTTATGTAATTTTGCAACATCTTCAATATCTTCAACAATATAGTCGAAAATAGAACATGCTAATCGACACAAATCGAAACTGTAATTCGGTTCAATGCGGGGTTTATTTTCATTGAAATATGGTTCTATGTTGTATTGTGTTGCAGCATCTTCTCCCTTTTTGAAACTATCACTACAGAAAATACGGTTATTCATTTTATAAATACTTCTTCCAAAATCGATGATTTTAAATATGCGACCATAAGTTGGAACCTTGTAATGCTTATTATTATAGCAATAATACAAGAATTTTTTTTCTGTTTGAATATACATTATATTATTTGTATGTAGATCATTGTGTGTAAAAGCAAAACATTTCTGGTATGTGATGAGTGTCATGATTATTTGCATTAATACAGCAAACCATTCATCAATAGATTTAATACCATCATCTAAAATAAGATTATCTAATGTATCTTCGCATTTTTCCATACAAATAACATTTACGGGAAACTTTGGTATAGTCGCAAAGAGGGGTTCTTCATCATCAGAATATGTTGATGATTGTGAATTTGTTTCATCATCCTCATCATCATCGTCGTCGTCGTCATCATCTTCATCATCTTCATCTTCATCGTCATCCTCATCATCTTTGTCAGAACCAGATTCAGTTCCGGACTCAGAATCAGTTAAAGAAGTCCTAGATGAACATGTGGAAGTGCTTTTTAAAGAAGTAGATTGTGTATTATCGACAATATTTATTGTTTCTTCTAATAATGTATCACTTATTTCTTCTAATGTTACGATATCAGTATCTGTTCCAGATTCAAATATATCCTCAAACATATTATCTTTTATCGAATTGGCAGATATATTTTCTCTCTTACTATGATCAATCTTAATCTGCGGTAATTTATCAGAATATTGATCATTCTTATTTATTTTATCAGAGTAATCATCTACAAAAAATTGTGTTCCATTATGTGTGGTAAAATATTCAGATTTACATAAATATTCAATATCATCTAAAATGTCCACTTTAAAGTTGTTTTTAATACCAAAGAATGTTCCATAGAATTCTAATCCATGAATAAATCCATACTTATGTAATATTTCACCGGACAAATAAGAGAAAAATCCATCAACATATGCCGAATTATTGGCATCAAATACTTTCGAGACAATATCGGGATGGATAAAAGTATCTTTCTCCTGAGTAAATGTCGGTAATTTACATTCATCCATTGAAAATTTATATTTACCAATAAAGTATTTAAATGGGTCCAATACTGGCGCATATTTGATATATACATTTCGTTCAACAAGTTCATCGTTTTCTTTATTTTTCAATTTATATGCCATTTTACAATCTTCTTTACAATCATCGTCAACGATATCTATTTTATTTTCATTAGATATTTCACAAAGATAGAATGAATGATTTAGATTAAAAGAGTTGTAATTATTTTCATTCAAATCGAAAAATTTATTGTAAATTGGAATATAATTCTGTATTTCATGGAAATCATGTATAGTAGTATTTCTAAATTGTTCAAATAGTTTTGTATTTTTGCGTTTTTCATAATTTAACTGAATCACTGATTTCTGTATCATTTAGGTAAATAGTATATTATTAATATACTATTTAAACTCATTTTTCGACGCGTTATATCATTATAATAATAGACCAGGTATTATTATAATGACATTGGAACTGAAGAAATTCGATATGAAGTATATTAGTTTCAAACCAAACGAGATGAAGGCTCCTGTATGCGTTTTAATCGGGCGAAGAGGAACAGGTAAGAGTTATCTTGTTCGTGATCTCCTATTTTATCATCAAGATATTCCTATCGGTGTAGTTGTCGCAGGTACAGAAGAAGGTAATGGATATTATGGCAAAATGGTCCCTAAACTATTTATTCATAATGAATATAATACTGCTATTATAGAAAATATTCTTAAAAGACAAAAGTCTGTTTTAAAACAAATAAAGAGAGAAATGGAATCATTCAAAAAAAGTAATATCGATCCTAGATCCTTTGTCATTCTTGATGATTGTTTATATGATGGTGCATGGACTCGTGATAAAATGATGCGTCTTCTCTTTATGAATGGACGTCATTGGCGAATTATGTTAATTATTACTATGCAGTATCCATTAGGTATTCCACCAACTCTGAGAACAAATATCGATTTTGTCTTTATTTTGAGAGAACCATATATTTCTAACAGAAAAAGAATCTATGAGAATTATGCCGGAATGTTTCCAACATTTGAATCGTTTTGTCAAGTCATGGATCAATGTACTGAAAATTATGAATGTCTTGTTATTAATAATAGTGCACAATCAAATAAATTATCTGAACAAGTCTTTTGGTACAAAGCAGATATGCATAATGATTTTAAATTGGGAAGCAAAGAGTTCTGGGAATTAAGTAAAGATATTAACTCCGATGATGAAGAAGAAAAGTATGATCCAAACAATGTGAAAAAGAGAGGATCTGGGCAGAAAATCAATGTGAAGAAGACGAAATGGTAAAAATAATAAGTATTTACACCCTTATTGTATCTATTGTATTTTTATCTGCCCAGTGCGATATGGGTTCACGACGATGTTTACTTTTTGGGTTTTTCGAAAAAAGGCCTCTACTAGATTCGGGATTGCGTTGATGTTCTTTATAAAGTGTTTTTCGAGATTGAGAATTGGCATGTAAAGTTTGTCTTTGTGATTGACGTTTTTCATTTTGTAAATAATTTTGAATATCTTCATCACCCGATGTTAAATTGTCATACGCATTGTCTTCTTTTACATGTAACAATTGTGATATAGGATGCTTATCTATATCTACCATAGAAATCAATACTTTATCAATATTTTTGCTAGTATGTAGTCCTGTAGCAATTAAATATCTTTTAAACGGTTCTATCTCCGTATCTATTAAATAATATTTATCCTTACTTTCTTTGAAAAACTTTTTGATATTTAATGACTCTTCTAAGTATTTTATTTTTTTAAGATCAGAATCACATAATTTTTTAATACCCTTATTTTGAATTTCATATTTTCCACAATCATATTTATTATAACGTTGAACCGCGCGAAGAAACGCACGTAGTTTAGTTTTGTCAGTTTGTATGCGATATAATGGTATTTTTCTGGACCAATTTTTCTCTGATGATAATGCTGACGAGAACTTTTTATAATCACGATTTTTACCGTTGTTTGCGTTAGATAATCTGCGAGTAGGAGATAACCTACGCGTTTGAGGCGATTTTATCGAATGGGTTGGTGATAACGAATTACGGATATTACTTTTACGGGTTTTCCAAAATTTCCAATTTACCATATTATATTATATCAATATAATATAATTTATTCAAATTCATCTTCTGTAATACCATAATATAATTTATATCCTTTCCACCCAACTTTATAAATACCCATCTTATCATTCATATAAGAAAAAAGGATACGACTCGATATTTTAATGCATCGATTTTCACACCATTTCAAAAAATAGGGGATTACTTCTCTTTTTGTTAAATGTGACCCATCACTTCCTACAATTGATTCTAAATAAAATTCATTAATCAATTCTTTATATTTGTAATCTACATTAAAATCACAAATTTTCTTTTCACTGAACACTCGTTTTCGTTTATTGAAGAGTATCGTTATCTTATTTATTAATTTGAAAATATCTGTATCTAAAGATACATATATACATGTTACGCAGTTATTATTTTCTATTCGTAAATCATCCAATGAAATAATAATAGCTATCATGTTGTGACCTTTCTCGATCAATAAATCCGTCATTTGTTCGCAAATTTCCATATTCGGCTTTACAGAACACGTTCCATTGAAAGCAGTTAATATACTATCAATATAGATTTGTTTCTTTATTGTTTCTCTCTCTTCAAAAAGAAAAGGAGAGAAGAATTCTTCTAATTGTAGAGTATTGTTCATCATTTACATCATAATTACACGTGGTATATTTAAATGTTAAAATTATATACTAGATAATGAATTTAATCGACTCAATTGAGAATACGAATGATTTAGTTCTTCATTTTTAAGAAAGCTGTGTGGTTTAAAACATTTTGTTTCATACCCACATATTATATTTTCTTCTTTTAATTGCGGTATGAACTGTTTTGCCACTTTATAAAAATTATATCTCGATTCGCTTCCTATTCCTGTATTAGGATAGGCACGCCAATTCATCGCAGCAACTGGATTATTTGTTAATATAAAAACTTTCACTTTCTTTCTATGAAGTATATCAAACATATGTCTTAACCACATAAGACGATATTTTGATCCAGCATAATAAGTAGCAATTTCTCGATAATTGATTCCATTTGACTTCCATTTAGTTGTATCACGTTGATTACCAGGAATATTGATACCTTCAATAACAGACAATGTTCCATCCCAATCAAAAATTGCGATTTTGTTTTGTATATTTGAACGAGAAGCCCATTGTATTAAATCTTCAGCATCTTTTTCATTAAAACCAATATTTGTTCCAAATTCTTTTATTTGAATAGAAGAGAGATAATTAGCAAATTTATTATTTGGATATAATTTCAAAAACTCTTCTGTATACAATTTTGCTATGGGGCTACCATTTAATACTTCTTGATTTGGCTTATTTGAAACCAAAATAGGCTCCACATATTTCAGCGTTTGTTTGAATTGTTTAATTAAGTCTGGCATATTATCATAAAAACGTATTGCTGTATTTTCTGTTGCTTTTTGTTTCAATCGCGATATCATATTACGTTTTCGAGTATATTTCATATAATATATATATTATGAAATATAATATATTATAAAATATAATATACTTGGTTAAAAATTATATTTATTATATTCGACATCATATATCAATATATATAATATTACTAATTATATATATTGGTTATAATTATAATTATTGTTAATTATTATATATAATATAAAGTTATAATGCAACCAACTCAATGTAAAAAGGTTATTAATAATCAACGTAAAGTGATAAATGTGCTGGCGGCAAATATAAATGAATCTCATGCAAAAATAAAAGATTTAACTGACAAACTTCAACAAGAACAAGCGAAATCACATGGATTATCTACAACTTTTAATACAAACGCTGCTACAATAAAAGATTTAACTGACAAACTTCAACAAGAACAAGCGAAATCACATGGATTATCTACAACTCTTAATACAAACGCTGCTACAATAAAAGATTTAACTGACAAACTTCAACAAGAACTAGATAATATAATTGCACTCGAGTCAAATACAGTTACATCTAATTTACAAATAGGAAAATTATTAAATCAATATGAAAATTTGGTCACGCTATATGCTGATTTAGTAACCAAAAATCAACAATTACTTAATACAGACGTTAATTCTACCAATAATGATTCTTGTGATGATTCTGGTGACGAAACAATTATAAATAACTATATTTATGTATATCCAAATGGATCAACTGGCTCAGATGGAACTGTCACTGTACCTGGACCAGCCGGACCAGCCGGACCAGCCGGACCAGCCGGACCAGTTGGACCAACCGGACCAGCCGGAGTAGGAGAAATAGGACCAACTGGTGAAACAGGACCACTTGGTGAAACAGGACCACTTGGTGAAACAGGACCATCTGGACCATCTGGACCATCGGGACCACCTGGTGAAACAGGGGCAACAGGGGCAACAGGGGCAACAGGGGCAAAACAAGATCCGCCAGTTGTAGGACCAATTTGGAAACAAGTTAATTATATTGGGTTTTGGCTTGTCAATAAAGAAGCATTTATAGCTTATATAAATAAAGCAGTACTTAATAAAGTTACTCATATTATTCTAGAATTTATCACTTTAGGAGGAGACCAAACTACCCCAGTTGTATGGGATCGGCTTACGGTATGTGATACTGTTCTTAGTTGGATTGAATTCTCAAACGCTGATAAAAATGAAATTTTAGTTTTACTTCGAGATAATAATATAAAATTAATGTTTAGCTTTGGAGGTGCAACATCGTTTTATGCAAATGGTTCTCACTTATTTGATAATATATGGAAATATCCTCAATCGAAATATTACGTAAACGATAGTGCTAATAAGCAAGATATGACAGATAGTGCAAAAAAGTTAGCTGCAGATTTAGCTAAACTTATTAATGACAATCAAATAGATGGTATAGATTTAGATATTGAAAATATACCTATGTTATCACAATATAATGGTGTTTATACTGAAGTTTCAGATTATTTAGGTATGTTGTCTATGTATTTAAAGATGTATACATCAAACGAAACACAAGTAACTCATGCACCACAACCTCCTTATTGGAATAGTCCTAATTGGCCTTCTTTATATAAAGATATTGAGAGTAAATATGGTCTCTATATAGATTTTTATAATTGGCAATATTACAATCAAGGTGCATATTATAATGATGAAAATTCTATTTTTATAAATGACGATTATAGTGGTACTCCTGGATTTGGAGGCGCTGTATTACAAATTTATAGTGATAATCCAAATGATCCAATAACTCCTTACTCGAATATTACATGCCCAATCGATAAAATATTAGTAGGAAGGGCTGTAGATGCTCCTCAGTCATTATCGTGGCCAGAATATACTGCTATGATAATTAACCAAAAAACTCAAACAGGATATACACCTGAACAGAATTCATTGTTACATGATTGGTTTAAAACAGCAGGTGTAATGGTTTGGTTTTATAATGTTCAAACAAATACTTCTGAAAATAATAATCAACTGGAATTTTTCAATGAGGTAATTAGTTCTCATGATTAATATATAAAGAAATTCCACATTAAATCAATCATTTGAGTTTATATTTAATGAATATATGAGAAAATAATTAAATGGGTTAAACAAATAATTTTAAACCGACGAGTTCATCGATTTAAAATAGACTAATTAATAATAAATAAATTAATTGACTGTTAGATTATTTTATTGTTAAATATTATAAAGTAGCATAATCTTATAATATGGCAACAACCCCAGGAGAAGTAGTTATAACATATGATAATTTAGATCTATTAGACACAGATCTAACCTATTTAATTAAAGTAAACCCAGTAAATAATAATATTGCAGGTAATAGTGATTATATAATGTCGTTTCCATCAAGTAACACGTCTGATTCAGGAGGTAGACCCTTAATAACTGCTACTTCAAGTGAAGCATTTTGGTATTTTGCGAATGTTGCGCAATATTATACTAATTATTCAAATCATGATAATATACAAAATTTACGAGAGATACTAAATGGTTATGCGTTTTTAGTTGCAACAAAAAACAATTATATTGGTGAAACACAAGGTAGTGGTGAGGGTCGGATGTATTTTTTGTCTAGTCTCGGAGCGATGGGCTGGCAACCAGTTATTAAAATACCAAATAACAATTTTAACTATTTTTATAATGATAGTAACCCCAATACTAATTATTCAAATCCTAATAATTATTTTGCAAGTAATGTTTTTACCCAAAAAGAATTTGCAACGACAGCAACTGATGCAGATTCACATATGTTAACACTTCTTTATAATGCTTCAAAGGTTAATGGTATTAATACTTTATATTATGATAATATTCCCAGTAGGTCTACATCTAATATTATAAATGGTAGAAATAATGCTGGAAATGAAATTTGTTCTTATCCAACTACGTCGGAAACAAGTGTTTCTATAAAAATGCCTTGTATGTTAACTGATCCACACATTCCGCTCCAAAAAGATTGGTATATGTCATTATATCCTGGGAATATGACTGGTGATGATCATATATTTACTGGAAATGGTTATGTTCCTGGTACTACTAACAGTAATGTAACAATTACAAATCTTTTAACACAAGCATTTTGTTCTTTTTTTACTTTAAATATTTCAAATTGTCCAGCTCCATATTGTCAATCTAATAGAGGATTTTATTTTTGTAAAAATATGGAAAATTCGGAGCAAACTAGTGCAGTAGGCCTAAATGGTAAAATATATACTGGTGTATGGAAATGTTGGAGTGACATTAAAGATGTTCGTGATACAAATTATTTAAATAATCCAATATTATGTAACGATCAATATGGAGGAGGAGATACAGAATTTGCACCAGTTGGAACTATATCATACAGCTCTAGTAATCGTTTAAATACAAATACTAGTTTAAATCCTTCTTATTTTGATCCTGATAACCTTATAGATATACATAGAATAGCAAAAAGTGATATTGGGATTAATGATCAAACTTTTTTCCTTTCATTTCCAGAGTATGTTACGAATGATTCGAAAACAAATCCAAATATTCCTGAACCTGCTGGTGCGGCGCCTGTAAAAATTATGGTTTTACAGAATTTTATCGATGCAGTAAATAATTCTATTAAATATTATGGTTATCTTCAAACTTTTTATAAAGATAAGATTGTTAATCACATTAATTCTTATGGTCTTCCAGATAACCCTTTTTGGAATGAAAATGATGATACACCACTTTTTACATATTCAAAAGTATTTATAGAAGGTTTACATACTGATAAAAATGGTAATGAATATCAATATGGTGGACCACATATGATTGGTTATGATTCTATTCGTTGTTGTACCAATTTTGGATATTATGCATATAAAATTAAGAAGGATCCTACTTATGGAACTAATTTATTTACTTCGAACCAACAAAGAGATATTTTAACATTAGCAATTCGTATGATGAATTTTTTATTTTATAATTGTCTACAAAAAGAAACAGTAGATATTTATTTACCATATGCTGATGGGTCGAAATTATATGGTGGGTCATTAATAGGACCATTAACTGTAGCAATGGTTGGTTTGTTTCCCCATATTACAAATGATACAAGTAGTCCACACTATTCTCCTATAACTTTATCTGATGTTACCGCAATGCAAAACGTATTGGATACGTTAACAATGGATACTAGTAAATTTGTTTATGTTCAGTCTGATCCAGGCAAAGCATGGAAAAATTGGCAAAATAATGATCAAGGAGCAGAAAATGATCAATATGCTAATAATTGCTATTATCCTATTTTATTAGTTTTAGCTGCTAAAAATTATTTAGCTGAAATGACTGGAGATGTTGACCCAGTTGTTCCTGTTGTTCCTGTTGACCCTGTTGTTCCTGTTGACCCAAGTGGATGTACTGGATGCTGTGGATCAACTGGAGCAACAGGATCAACAGGAGCATCAGGACCGTCAGGACCGTCAGGACCGTCAGGGCCATCAGGACCATCAGGACCGTCAGGACCATCAGGACCATCAGGACCATCAGGACCATCAGGGCCATCAGGACCATCAGGAGCATCAGGGCCATCAGGAGCATCAGGGCCATCAGGACCATCAGGAGCATCAGGACCATCAGGAGCATCAGGGCCAACAGGGGCAAAAGGACCAACAGGAGCAACAGGAGATAAAGGACCATCAGGGGATAAAGGAACAGGATCAGGATCAGGAGAAACGGGAGCAACAGGATCAACGGGAGCAACAGGATCAACAGGAGCATCGGGAACGTCAGGAGCATCAGGACCAACAGGGGCAAAAGGACCAACAGGAGCAACAGGAGATAAAGGACCATCAGGGGATAAAGGAACAGGATCAGGAGAAACGGGAGCAACAGGAGCAACAGGACCAGCAGGACCTGTAGGAGCACAAGGACCACCAGGAACAACAACAATAATTTATGATACAGGATCACAAGGGACAGGATCATGTAAATGTAAATGTAGTAAAGTTGTTATAAATAATAATATATATTATAGATAAAATCCAATCACAACATATTTGATATAATTAATCAAGTATTAAGTATATCAAAAATAATATTTCACTGAATAAAGTTATTCGGCAGAAAATACAATATGATATTTCAATGGAGTAAAATTATATCTATAAATAATAGATATAATCTGTAACATATTTAATTATTTTTTATTGGCAAAAGGCCCACTTTTCAATAAACTGAGTCCATTATCCGATTTTCCCAAAACAATATTTTCACCTTCAAATAACTCTGATCGAATATCCGCAACAGAAATTTCATCACCATTAGACTTATCAAGAAGTGATTTTTCTTGTGTATTAACATTATTAATACCGACCAAATTTCCATCTGCATCAATACTTTGTGTCAAAGAAGATCCGGTTTTCTCTGCATTGCGAATATTTTCTTCAATCGCACTTTTCTTACTTTCTTTGACACGCTGTTCAAATGCATTTTTAGCAAAACTCTCATTCTTTGTTTTTTCATGCATTAACTGATTCAATTCATCTTCCATGTATTCAACGCGTCCTGTCTTATATGCTTCTGGTTCCCATGGCATCCATAATCCGACAGGACCGACATAAACATCATGATTAGGATCGAGTTCTCTCAACATTTTACATCGTAGTTCAGCCTCTTCTTGTGTTGGATATACGCCACGAATTTTTAAACCACGAACAGATGTCTGAAAATGGTATTGAGTATTAAATTTATTATCCATTTTTTCTTCATTCTGGTCTAAAAATGTTTTAAAATCATCTTCAATCGCAGTTTGAATAAGTTTCTCTCTCTCTTCTTTTACAAATTCATTGAAATCATTTGTAATATCATCGAAATTTAATTTATATTTAAAAGAAAGAAAGTTTAGGAATAATATTGATTTTTCCATGCTTTTATTAAAATCCCATGATTTCAAAAACTCTTGAAAGTAAAATAGTTGCTTATCTTTAAGGATCTTATCAGGAGATACAAAAGATACACATACAAATTTCTGTCCAGCAATTGGTTTATCTTCCTCTAATAAATCGACAATTTTAGAACTATTTGTTGATGATTTATTGATTGTACTCATATACTCTTTTGTATTCTATATATTTAAGTATTTATAAATATTAATATTATTTTCTACTAAAATAATATAATGTTTGATATTTCCGAAATAATCAAGAGAATCATAAAGTATTTAGTAGAAGGTTTAATGGTTGCCATTGCTGCATACGCAATACCACAACGATCATTAAATATAGAAGAAATATCTTTGATAGCATTAACTGCTGCTGCGACCTTTAGTATATTAGACTGTTATGTTCCAAGTATAGGGGTATCAACTCGCACAGGTGCGGGATTCGGTATAGGCGCAAATATGGTGGGGTTCCCAGGAGGGTTATAAGAATGTAAATTATTAATCAATAATATCACATAAATAAAAATATGATATTATTGATGTGATTTTAGTAAAAATAATAAACATGTAAAGTTTTGTTATAAATTATATATTATATGTCAGGTAGATCTTTATTGGTATAATTTCCTTCTGTAATTAATGAAACAACATGTATTCATTCAGGTATAAATAACAATCCCAATTTATCAGACAACATAAATCATAGTATTCATATAAATGGGTCAAAGAGAGAATATACAACTCTAAATATGAGAACACATAATAAAATAAGCATAAATAAAGTACTACTATGTTTTCCAGGAGGAGGAGAATCTATAAATACCTTTATTTCATATACACAATTTGACCAAATTAAAACTCCTGTCATCATTTTCTTAGGTCAACAATCTGCGAATACATATTCATTTCAAAATGCATTCCCTTGGTTATACGCGGATGATTATCAAAATGATGTATTATTCGTAGATACTGTTCTTGAAAAGCATTGTATAAATGTGCCACAAATATTTTTAACTGGGAAATCTGATGGAGCTGGATTTGCTATTTTATACTCGAATCTATCGATTTATAAAACGTATATAAAGGCAATTGGTATTTGTTCCGACGCCCATTTTGGAATAAATAGCAGAGAAAATATTGGGAAATATAGTTCATCAAATTGCTTCAAAGGTAAAGATGGTGTAATTATTCCTTACAATATAATATTACCTCCTCAAAATGTCTCTCTATTTATAATACATGGAACAGCAGATACAGTTATGCCTTATTATGGAAATAATTATATAAACTCTAGTGCGATAACGCGTCGTAATAATACATTATGGAAAACGATTGATCCGTCTATAAACGGACCACCTGTTCAATCAAATGTAACAAGTAATACATATACACCGAATATTAATAATTATGTTGAAAAAATGAAGACAATTTTTCAATTCAAAAAAGCGTATTTTATTGATGAACCGAATTATTCATTACATACATATAATAATAGAAATAATAAAGTAGTTAATTTTATTACGATAACCGGACAGAAACACTGCTGGTCAGGACACTATTATTCGGGACAAGGTTCGAGTGAACCAACAAATTTTTACTTAGATGCAACGTATCTACTCATTTTATTCTTCGATTTAGATAGAGGAAAATATATTCCGACTATAAATACGACACCTGATGTTTTTTTAAACTATCGCAATGAATCAATCTTTGGAAAATCCACCTTTGCGAAAGGTTGAACCAAATAATGCCGTAGGCGTCTACTTTTTCAAAGTGGAATTTTAAATAGTCGAAATAAACTCCCAATTCAATTCTTCGCAAATTTTGCGCCAAATAGTATCTTGTTCAATCAATTTCTCTCTATCTTTCAACATAGGTATTTCTTTTAAATAAGATGTTTCGCCAAGCAACTCGAAGAGTTTATACAGAACATAATAATAATGAAGAAAATTCACTCTATAATCAGGACAATGTCTAGCATATGGATATTGAATTTCCATAAAAAAATTACATAATGTATCTTCTAATTCTTGAGAAATAATGGGTGGTGGAATACCTAGTTTATCTTTAATAAAATTAATGTGTTCATAATACTTATTGTATCCCAGTTTTTTCAGCAACAATTTGGTATCATTATATGTGAGTATATTGACCTTTATTCTCTCTTTTTTTATTTGGCCCATTAAACTTTCGATAACGTTATTAGGAATCAATGTTGTTTCTTTACCTTGGAATTGTGCCAATATTTCTTTAAAATGGTTAATTTTTTTATAAGCATAAAAACATATTTCTTTAGGAGGTTCTTTATAGGACGGTTTATCATTTTCAATAAGAAATTTTTTATTACTAAAACATACATTACACATTAATACGCCTTCATCATCCATAGGTATATATTCTCCTTTATGACAATAAGAACATATATCGCTTTGTTTGAGATAGTCATCCGTATTGATAAATGAATTATCGATATTACTCAAATATTTAGAAAAAATGTTGTGATTTTTCTTCTCTATTTTGTTGGGTTCAACTGTGTCATTTTTTTTGATTTTAAAGAATGCATGAAGCATATTATTTTTATTAGGAGTTTCGCCTTGAGAAATACTTTTTTTATTCTCAAAGTAGTCGAATATATATTTAGAATTATCTAAATAATAGTTTAATCTTCTGTTTTCCAGTGTGTAAATATGTTTTTTTATTTCTCTGATTTTATCTTTCATATCCATAATTTGTTCAATATTTAGGGTTTTATTTGATTCTACAGATTTACTTAATTTTGAAAGTTCCAAATGTAACTTAGGCAACTTATCGTTTTCATCTAGATCAAATTCGTTGATAAAATCATTATGTTTCGTATCTAATGAAAAGAGAACATTTCTGTTTACTTTTAATTGTTTAATTGGTTTCGGTTTAAAAGACGGCATATATATTTTTTATATTTATTATTTAATTCTTAATTAAGTAATATAATAATAAGTATAAGTGAAAATATAAAATACTATATTTAAATTATGGAGTTAAATATTCATTTAGAACAAGACCAGAACATAAAAATCGAACATATTCAATTTCAAAAAATGTTATTCATTTTTAACGCAATTAATGATGGATGGGTTCTTAAGAAAGAAGATGATTCTTATATATTTACAAAACCCCATCATGGCAAAAAAGAAATATTTAAGGACGAATATTTGTCAACATTTATTAAAAAGAATTTTAATTCCAGTAATTTATTATCTTGACTATATGCTTTCTAAATAATTTTTTGTAAAATGTGTAAAAATTGAATTGTGTAGGTAATTATTAATTTTGAATTAAAACTCGAAATTTTTTTCTTTAGCAATAATATAAACTATGGGCGGTGGTTTAATGCAATTAGTCGCATATGGCGCACAAGATGTTTACCTTACAGGCAATCCTCAAATTACTTTTTGGAAAGTGACATACAGACGATATACTAATTTTGCTATTGAATCAATTGAACAAACATTTAATGGACAAGCGGATTTCGGGCGTCGTGTTACATGCACAATTAGTCGTAATGGAGATTTAGCATATCGCACTTACCTTCAAATTACTGTTCCAGAAATTAATCAATACATGGGAAATACAACATCTCTTGCAATGGGTGCTCAATCTGTTTATGCCAGATGGTTAGATTTCCCTGGTGAACAAATGATCGCCCAGGTTGAAGTTGAGATTGGTGGTCAACGCATTGATCGTCAATATGGCGATTGGATGCATATCTGGAATCAATTGACTATTACCAAGGAACAAGAGAGAGCTTATTTCAAGATGGTTGGTCAAACAACTCAATTGACATTTATCACTGATCCTTCTTTTGCCGATGTTGATGGTCCTTGTGATTCTTTGGCGCCAAGACAGGTCTGTGCTCCTCGTAATGCTCTTCCTGAGACGACTCTCTACATTCCTTTACAGTTTTGGTTTAACAGTAATCCCGGACTTGCTCTTCCATTAATTGCTCTTCAATATCACGAAGTGAAGATCAACTTGGATATTCGACCTATTGACGAATGCTTGTGGGCAGTTACTAGTTTGTCATGTAACTCTAATGGTTCTAACCCATCGAGTCAATTACCTATTGGAAACACGGTTTCGGCAACAATTGCCTATAACCAGTCTATGGTTGCTGCCTCTTTATATGTTGACTATGTCTTTTTAGATACTGATGAGAGACGTCGTTTTGCACAGAATCCCCATGAATACTTGATTACACAGTTACAGTTTACTGGTGATGAAAGTGTTGGATCGTCATCGAACAAGATTAAGCTGAACTTTAATCACCCAGTGAAGGAGTTGATTTGGATTGTCCAACCTGATCAAAATGTGGATTACTGTTCTTCTCTTTTGTGTGATGCTCTTTTATTTAAAGTGTTGGGAGCTCAACCATTTAACTACACTGATGCAATTGATGCGTTACCTAATGCGATCCATGCCTTTGGTGGGCCAACAGAAGTTACTGCTGGAAATTACATTGATGCCCGTGGTTTGTTCGAGGATGCAGGAGCAGAAGATGCTTGGACTCCAACCAACTTTACTGGATACTGGAATGGTCCTAATGATCCTTACAATGAACCCAATTTTGGTGGAAAGAATGTTCCAATTAACCCCAACTTTGTGGGGAATAACGCATCTCTCCAATCCGCATTGGCAAGTGTTGGAGCTGGCAATTTGAATGATATTACAGGATCAGGATTTGGTTCTGGTAGTGGATTACCCGCAGTTCCTCAATATGTCTACCACAATAACCATAATGCCAACTCTTCTGTCTCTGATGCTGGAACATTTGTTCTCTCTGAGACTTCAGTTGATATGCATTGTTGGGGACAGAACCCAGTTGTTGTTGCCAAGCTTCAACTGAATGGACAGGATCGTTTCTCTGAGCGTGAAGGATCTTACTTCTCATGGGTTCAACCATTTCAATGCCACACACGTAACCCTGATGAGGGAATCAATGTTTACTCTTTTGCTTTGCGACCTGAGGAACATCAACCATCTGGAACATGTAACTTCTCGAGAATTGATAATGCGACTCTTCAATTGGTGTTGTCGAACGCAACAGTCGAAGGAACAAAGACTGCCAAGGTTCGTGTTTATGCCACTAACTACAATGTTTTGAGAATCATGTCGGGGATGGGTGGGCTCGCGTATTCCAACTGAGTGGATTGGGTGTATATTTTATACATACATATATATTCGTATATTTATATTAATTTCAATATAAAAACTTCATATTATAATAAAATATAATATGAACTCAAAAATTGAATCAGTTATTGATGAAGGAGAAAATAATAATACAAACAACATCAAAATGAAACCAACATATTCAAGCAATACAGAATTAATGTGTGGCGTCATTAATTATAATGGCAAAACATATTACGTTGATTATAGAGAGAAAGACCGAATTATTAATTTTGAAAAAAAATTCGTCTTTGTCAATGACGATGATATATATCCATCGTATTGTAGTAATTATAAAAGATACACTTATTTGGAATTTATATTCCATGTAAACACAGAGACTGTTCATTATACATTCAAAAATGGAAATATATATGATTTACGACAATCAAATGTCAGAATCTCTCATTTCTACGCCAAAAATATAGAAGCAACTTATAATGTATTGGAATATAAAGAAGGACATTATTATACATTGGGACAACATGCTGGCGTAATGAAAAATCCAATGTGGAGAATATTAGAAGACGATAAAGAATATATATTAATGTATTGTGAAAAAGATACTATATGTAAATTATGCCATGAAAGTTATCAGAAAATATTGGACTATGAAACAGAAAACAATAATGGTAAAAAAATGACTTGGTTTAAGCATTTAAATGGATATATATTGAGTTCTGGTAATTTATTTATCCATCAGGTCATTACTGGATGTTATGGGAATGGCAAGGGAACGAAGGTTATTAGTGTCGACCATATTGACCGCGACCCGCTCAATAATACGATGACAAATTTGCGTATCGCAACGAGAAAAGAACAGGAAGCCAACACAAAAGGAATTATGGAAGCAACCAAACGTGCCAGAAAAACGAGTGCTATTGCCCTACCAGAAGGAATAACTCAAGAAATGATGCGTAAATATGTGGTATATTATCATGAATGGTTGGACAAAGACCGAACAAGATCAAGAGAGTTCTTCAAGGTCGAAAAACATCCAAAATTGGATAAAATCTGGTGTACAACTAAGTCGGGAAAAATAACTATCCAGTCAAAACTCGATGCAGCAAATAAGGTTGTTGATGACTTAAATGAAAACATACAACCATTAAAAAGTGAGGCTACCTTACCTAAATATGTATCACTAATAATTGCGAGGGATAAACCACATTTAGTATTTGAAAAACGAATACTAAATGGAAAGCGTTTGAATATCAAAATGGTTCTTCCAGAAGAATATGACTTAGATGAGCAACTAGATAAATTAAATGAAAAAGTTAAAGCAAAGTATGAAGGCGAAACAATTATTATGATCGAAGAAGCATAAGATGTATTATATTATTTAAATAAATAACATATTATTTTTTCTGTGTATTAAAATTCAATTACTTAATTCAATTTATTATGAATAACAAATATAAAAGAAAAAATATACATGAAATTGGAAACAATATAGAATGTAGAAGAAAAAATATATTTAGATGAATATCAAAATATATTCAATGTGTTTGAATTTGATAACAATTAATAGCATTATAATATTATTATAATATATGACAATTAAGGTCGACAATTTTATTAGTAACTCTTTAAAGAAAAACAATATCTATCGGGTATTTAAGTTAAATCCTAAGCTATTAAGGAGTATTCAAAATAAAATAAAAAAACATAATATTGATATTGATGAAAAACAACTCGATAACGAAATTAGTGAATTTATAGATGAGTTTAAAAAAGTATTATCTAATAAAAATTTCAATTTTGCGAGTTTTTTTAAGAAAATGTATAACAAAATCATAGAATCATATACTTCTTCAAAATCGAATGATAAATCACAATATGGAGGACGCATTACACTTTCTAAAATAGTAAACAATATTAAATTGTTAATTGTTTTGACAATATTAATAAATGCTGCTTCTGCAAATGTAGAAATAAACGCAATTGATGCAACAGAGTGGTGTCGTAATTTTGGTGTTGTTCCTGGTTCACTTGCAGAGGTGAACTGTCCGCAATTTATTTATGCATATAATTTATTCAGATATTGGTGGGTTGGACCACCAATTGATTTTGGAACATGGCTTCAATGGAATAATTTTAAGTTAACTTTATCTGATGATCTCATTAATGAAAATCATGTAAACGATTTTTCTATATTAATTCCAGATTTTCGTGGGATACAAGGACTATTATCAATGTCTGACAATCCACGTTATACGCCACCAGTCCCTGATTTCGATCGAGTTGAGCAAGAAGAACGCGCTTATAGACAACGCCATCATCCAACAGCGAGCATTCAAATGAATCAATTTCCAGAAGCTCTGAGAAGACAACGAGCTAGTGAACCTCTTCAATTACCTGCACCTCAAGAACGACTACTCTTACCGAGACCACCTCAACGTTCTCGCAATATTCCGTTACAAAATTTAGGTCAATATTTACCAGCACCTCCAGAAATGCTTCTATTACCGTCACCACAACAAGCTGAATATATGAGTGCTATGGGATTTGTTTTATTACTAACAATTACTCGTATTTTTTCACCGAGACGATTATTAAGAATTGCAGAAGGACAATATGGAGATGGCAATGAAGGTGATGATGACCAGAGTTACGGAACATCTGGTTCAAATACTCCAATTTTAACTTCGTCGAACACATTAACTGAAATATTAGGAATAATACATGCTACTAATGAAGAAGAAGAAGCAGTAAAAGAATATGGCGTAATATCAATTGCTGCCGCAACTAGAATACAAAGTGTATTAAGAGGTAATCAGACAAGAAGTAGATTAACCACAAGACAACGCGCATCAACTCGTATACAAAAAATGTTTAGAGGTGATAGAGCAAGACGTTCATTAAAACGTCCCAAAATGAAATCGAAAACAACGATTTCACAAGTTCGACAAAATATAATAAAACTAATAAAAGATGAAATTGGTGAAGATATACTGGAGAGCGAGATCGAAAAGTTTACAATTGATGAATTGATGAATATGATTATTAATATGCGTAAAATACCAAATTATGCCACGAGAAGGTCTAACTCTTCAGATAATAGTAAAACTCGCAAAGCTAGTCCACGAACGGTAAAAGCAACAAGTAAAATACAAAAAACATATCGTTCATATTTAACTAAAAGACTATTGAGAGAAATCAAAGCACTCATCGGTGAGGATTTAACAGGAAAAGGCATAGAAGATTTAACAGTAAATGAGTTATTAGATTTTTTAAAATATTATTTAGACTTGTACGGAGTCGGTATTCCAGCAAAGAAGGCATTAGAAGAATTCAAGAAAAGATTAGAAAATCGTAACAGGTTATCAACAAAAGCCAGATTTATTACTCCCAAATATGGTGTAGGAACATATGGTAAACCTCTAACTTTCTTTGATACTGGCGACCTACCCATACCAGAACGATATATAACTAATGAAAATGGAGAATTAGTAAAAATACCACTAGAAGAGTATATGATTTTATTGAATAATCATGGTTATGGTGTTCATGAAAATGGTAGAATTTTCCCATTACATGGATTTACTTATAATTCAAACGAGGCCGAAGATTATCCAATTATAGAAGAATATGTTCAACGAACCGAAGCTGCTCAGGAACGTGGTTATGAAAGTCCTAGATTAAAAAGAATGAGAGAAATGAAAGAACTGAAAGAGTCTAAAAATAAGTATAAATAATAGTTTTAAAGTAAATTGTGTAATTTGAAAAATGATATAAGACTCGATAAAGTCTTATATCATTAAAGTAAATTCTGTTGTTGTTCATACTTTATTATGCTATTTAATACGACAAACTGTTCAAATGTCAGTAGTAAGTGAAATAATATATGCCATTTATACCACAATGGATTATTCCCTCTGTGTAGTTTCTCAGATAGATAAAATGTATAAGGCAGAACCAGAAGACAACAATAACCTCCAACTATAATGAAATTATTATTATTATATTTAATATGAACGATTCCATTATAGACAAATACAGCAATCGATAATTTGGCATAAAATAGATCCAAATTTCGTCGCCATGAATATGTAGCTTTTCTCCAATAATTTGCGCTGATAGTAGATGTAAAAAAAAGAAATGTAGAGTAAAAGAACAATTGATTATAATATGCATATGTGGATGATATAAGAAATAATAAAGATGACGCAGTTAACCATTTCGTTTCATTCCATTGAGCAATATATATTTCTTCTGCGTTAGTCATATTACTTAATTTATATTTTCTTTGTTTCTTTAAATATAAATTAAATTGCTTATTTAGTTATTACCAAAAGAAAAACACAGAAAAAAAATATCATATCTTAGAATAATATTATTATGATTTATAAAATATTATTATTATTGTTTTAACAGAATAGTTTTGCCATGTTTCGCACTTCAGGTTTATTTTCTTCTTTGTAGAACAACTTATTGACTTGTGTTTCATCTCTCAACCGAATCGTATAATCTTGTTGAATATTATTGCGACCAATGCGACCAAATGCCTGGATGATCTTCTCTTGAGTAATAGACAGATCCTTCGCCAAATATCCATGACAGAACTGATAATTTGTTCCATAAATATAGTCGCTTGATGCGATGATCATATATAACTTCTGTTCATTTGCAAGACGTTTAATAATTTCTGTGTAAGCAATACTGGGGTGATTTGTAAAGACTCCAATACCCATCAATAACAGAACTTTCCAACTGTCATCGACATCTTTGAGCATCATAATATCGACAATAGTATGTTCATCAATATCACTGGTAAACGCACGATGATTGTTGCCAGATGAAGGTCCCCATTTCTTCAAATGAAGCAGTTTATTCGGGATTAGTGTATCATTCAATTGGGCGGACTGGATCATTTGTCGATATCTTTCTATTTCATTCTCTAATTTTGCAATAGATCGACCATCTGAGTTTGAGTCAGATGCCAATTTGACTTTATCCTTCTTCTTTGATTTTTCATTTCCATCACCACCCGCATCTGCTGATGCCAATGATTTTTCAGTGAGTAATTCGAGTTCTTGTTCTAATTCTCCAATCTTTTCATTGATCGCGTTATTCACTGAAATTTTATCCAGAATATCATTCATCACTTTTTCTGGTATTTGTGACTGTTGTATATAGAACTTGGCAATCTTTTCAACATTGTTCGTGAGAAATATTGTCGGGCCATCTGTAAGAGTGAATGAATCTTTGGTAGTGACATAGATGCCGGTTTGTTCTTCTGTTGTAGGAAGCAATTGAGAAACACTTTGCGTTCTGGATATCGGTGCACCAGCGATTTTTGTAGTAGTAGTAGTAGTAGTAGCAATATTGGATCCAACACTCGCCGATTTGCGAATTTGATTACCTTTGACATCTACTTGTGGATTAGATTCAATACGACGCACCTTCTTTAAGTTCAAATGATTATATATTCTGGCCCATAGATGAGGCGAACCTACAACGAGGGATTCCAATAGATCGATATAGTATAACTTTATTGATGACATATTCACATCTGCAATAGAACGGAATCGCTCATTCAATCCAGAATCTGCAATTTTGGACAGAATATAGATGATAAATTTGACAATCTCTGACAAGTCAAGATATCGTAAGATTGTCATATTTTCACGGCAATTGTCAACGATACGACGAACTTGTTCAGGATCATCACTTAGCAGATGCGGAACAATTACATATCCAAATTTATTGATAATCGGTATCGACTTCTTTGAATCATAACTGACAATACTATGTATTTCTGTATCAGGAAACTTGGTGCGAAAGGATGCAATGCTTGCTTCAATTTCATACAGTTTCGGCAATGTCGCAGAAGATAACACCATATTCGGGATCAAATTATTCGTCCAATTGTCATGAATAATGCTATGAAGTTCATGTTCTTCATAATCCATCGTGATCGTCGGTTCATCCCAATAGGTAATAATATTTGGTGCCTTATTGAACGACAGCATATAATACATTGCCGGTAAATAAGATTTGACATCACAAATCATGATTTCCACTTTTTCACCAACTGAATTATCTACTTTTCCAATACCACCAGAACGTCGATGTTTCGTATATTCTTTTGCTGCGAAATAATGAAGACGAATATCGGCAGCACTTTCACATCCAAATGCGAATGCAATCTTTTTTCCCATTGAGATTGCAGATTTCGCCAAAGCGAGACCAACATGTCTAGCAGCACAAACGAAGATGATACGTTGACCAATGCGTTCTTGCGTTGTTGGACATATCGTATACCCCTCAGATAAACCAATTGGAGATAATGTCTTGCCTGTCCCTGTGGGAGCGATATACAGAACCAACTTCGATTGTTGACGCTTCGCAACTGTAAACAATTCTCGCTGATGCTCATAGAGAGTAATATCAGAATATTGTAATAATAACTTGTTCTTCTCAATGAAGTCAACCGAATTTTGTATCACTTCTGTCATATTTAGTTCGCTCTCAAACTTCGCAATAATATTATGGCGAATGAACAACATGACATGACTATTGATACGCAATACGTTCATTGTTATCAACTTGTAGAGTGTAAAGTAATGAACGCACCATTTACCATTTTCTCTCTTGTTTTTCAAAATATGATCCACCAAGTTCATAAGAAGATATTCGAATATTTCCATATTATCTGTCAATTTGCTGGGATCATTCTTTTGAATACGAATTTGATCCGCTTTTTTGATTATTGGGTTTGATTTGATAGTTTTATCTTCATCAAATTCGAATCCATACTCTTTGAACCCATCAATCTTGGATTGAAAGTAATTACAGAAGAGATAATCATCCATAACTGGCGAATAGTCGACTTTCAAATATCCAAACAGCGAAACGTGTTTATTATATTTGATATCAGTGTCATGAAATCCACGACAGATTATATTCAGAACTTCCTTCTCATTCTCAGAGATAGGTAATTCAATATTTGCCCATTCAGTCTTATTCAATTTGCGTTGATTGATATCCATTGTAAAGATTGTTTTTGCTTGTTTAAACTGATTTATAATATAAATTATTAAATCAATTTTTTATAATTTATATTATTGTTATTGATGAATGATTTATTTATTATGAATATAACTTATGTCAACTCCAAATATTGAAGATTCGAATACTTTTTACATTAAAACATAATTTAAGTATTAACTACTTGGATTCTTGATTTATGAAAAAAATATTCAAATAAAAAATCCAAATCTTGTTCTGTATTAATTATATTACAAAATAATTCGTTTATGCTGGGTCGCAATTCATCACACACCATTTTTGTAATTGCTATTATGTCTTTATCATATAATGGTTTAATATCATCGAATTGCTTTTTTAAGTCTGTAAATGATTTTTGATTATCATCTAATTGCTTTTTTAAGTCTGTAAATGATTTTTGATTATTAGAATCAGAAACAGTTTGTTGATTTCTTAAATCTGTAAATGATTTTTGATTATTAGAATCAGAAACAGTTTGTTGATTTCTTAAATCTGTAAATGATTTTTGATTACTAGAATTATTTTCATACATCTGCTTTTTTAAATCTTCAATTGAAATATAAGTATAATTATTAATTTTTTCAATTTTCTGTGTTAAATCAAAAACTGACATTTTTAGGGTGTAAAATTCTAAAAATAAAGGTTCATATTTATTAAGTTTTGAATTAATTATATTAATTTGATTATGTTGATTCGTTAAAATTTTTTTTATTGGAGCAAACATATTTACACAAGGTCTATAGTTATTATTTACAAGACGTCTAGGTCTATAGTTATTATTATAATTTCTATTACCTATAGTGTAATTATTAGTAAAAATTAAAAATCTAGGGCGCATATATTAATTATATCAGATAATAAATAGAATTATAATTTATTTAATCAATACAATACAATACAAATCAAGGATTAGAATCAATATAAAATGTAACAATTTATCAGAGAAATGAATATTGTATAAATATCAAAAAGAAATGATAGTCAAGAGCGAATACGTATACGTATGTTAACATAATTTTTGATGAAAAATAGTATGTTAATTTATTAATAAAAAAGAATATAAAAAATTGAAAAGGATTCAAGTATTTAAAATAGTTTATTCAAGAACAACAATTAAAATGACACAAATCATCAGCATTGAAGGAAATATTGGTTCGGGAAAATCCACCTTTCTCTCTTATTTGAAAGAATACTATAAAGATTCAGAAGTCATCTTCTTGAGAGAACCAGTTGATGAATGGGAAAAAATCAGAGAAAAAGAAACAGGTGAAACAATGCTAGAAAAATTTTATGCAGATCAACCTCGATATGCGTTTTCATTCCAGATTATGGCATTTATTAGTCGTTTATCTCTTTTGAGAGAGATAGTCAAGACAAATCCTTATGCAACAATTATCACTGAACGGTGTCTTCATACAGACAAGTTAGTTTTCGCAAAGATGTTATACGATATGGGAAATATTGAAGATGTAAATTATCAAATATATTGTCAAATATTCGACGAGTTCGCCAAAGATTACCCAGTTCAACATATTATTTATATACGTGCAGATCCAGAGATATGTCATGAGCGTATTCAACTTCGTTCCAGACAAGGCGAATCATCAATATCATTAGAATATTTAACTCAGTGTGCGAAATATCATGATGATATGATTGTTTCATTGGACAAAAGTCGAACAAATATACATATTTTGGATGGAAATGTAAATATACATAAAATGGGTATACCATCAATTAATGCGCAATTAATACATGATATTATAGGAGATCGTCACAGGCGACGAGGTCGTGACCAATATATCAGTTGTTAAATCATTTAAAGACGATACATTAATAATGTATAATAATGACGGAATACAGCACATCAAATATGGTGACAGAAATTAATGGTTACTTGAATAAAGTAAACCATACTTTTTTTGACGCGGTTGTCAAATTAGATCATATTTTAAATAATGACATTGAAATTGGAATTGACGATGAACGGAATGATGTTATTTTTCGTTTGAAATTGTTGGCGCATATTCAAGACTCGTTATATAATTCAGATGAATATTCTCAAATATCTTTACGTGATCTAGGAATCGCGGTTGATTATAAACTCGCTCTACCAGGAACAACATTGGATCTTATTTCGGTAGAATGTGTAAAATTTATTCAAAGTTTCAATGAATTTGGTTATACATCATCGTGTAAAGAAGAAATGGTTGAGTATCATAAATTGATACTGCGAATTTGGTTATATCATAACTCATTTGTTTCAACAAATGATGTTATATTTCGTGGCGATTTGACTGATGACTACTTTGAGTGGTTTATTTATAACAAACTGAAAGACGAGTCATTAGAAACCAGGTGTGTAGGAATGCACGATGCTTGGGCACTTGCTTTACTTTATGGGGTTCAACATACTGGTGAAAAGTATGTCTTCAATCCAAAGAAAGAAAAAGGATTGTATCCTGATATAACAGATGAAATCGACGACGCCATACCAATCATCAATCGAGTGAACCAAGAAATAGATACAACTTCTTTTGGAAAGAAAGATCTTGTAAAGGTTGAATTCGACGATTTATTCAATGTTGAAAAGCGAACTTTGCGCCTTGAAAATAGAAGATTGGTTCAACTTGTTGATTATAACCATCTAACGACTGAAGAAAAGATTAAGGATCTTGTTCCGGCACTCGTATGTTTTTACGTAAGTAACATTTTAGTTAAATAAATTAATTATGAATTTATATATTTAGAAATTATATGTGTGATGAACAGATAGATTTTATGATTTCATGTCCTCATTGTAATGAAATCATAATGGTTGAGAAGCTAAATTGTGGTATATTTCGTCATGGTATTCATAAGAATACATTTCAACAGATGGATCCTCATTTATCTAAAGAAAAATGTGAAATACTTATTTGTAATGGGGATATTTATGGTTGTGGAAAACCATTTCGAGTTTACAAGGAAATGGATAAATGGATCATTGAAATTTGCGAATATATATAAAACCCAATTATTGAAAAGTAAGTAACCTATTATTATGGGATAATATAGAAGTTGTTTTATATTTTAATATATCAGGTTCTTTACATGTCGTAGAGAATTCGCCGTCTCCGTATATGTCTTGTAGTAGTAACCATTCAAAAAGACCACCTAAATAGATATAGATATTTTTGAAACCTAGATTTGTAAGTTGTTTATATTTTTTAAATATTTTATCATCATCATTACAGTTTTTTCCATAAATAATAATATATGTATGAAATTGTTTCGAAGTGATATATTGATTAATCATGTTTTCTTCATCTTGTGCTAAAATAGTACCATAAATCAGACACTTTTGTTCATTTATTCCCAATGTATTAATCATGATTGATCCTGGATACGCTTGTCGACAAATAAGCTGAACATCTTCAAAATTCACTTTTTTTATAGAAGATAATGAATTACCCATTTATTTAAATAAGTTATCTAATATTTAAACTGTTTCCATTTTTTTTACAAAAGTGAAAACAGTTGAGTTAATTGAACCGCACAATTATTTCGACTTCTTCTTTTTTAATACTTTTTGTTGCCGAAATAGATAATTCTTCTCTCTTTTTTCTAGTCTTCGCAGAAGTGTCTGATTTCTCTGATTTATTACTATTCGTATTAGAATTTACATCTTTTCTCTTACTCGTACTATTTCGCTTATTCATGTCATTTTCGATTTCTTCATAATTATCTTCAATGAACTGAATAATATTGTTTTCCAAAGTCCATTTAAAGAAGTTAAGTTGTCCAATAGTTGTTTCGATATGTGTGCCATTTTCATATGGAATACTAATTCGTTCCCAACGACAAAATGGATCAAAATTCTTCTTACTATATGCCTTCAATTTCAACTTATAATCGACATATACTTTGAATCGCCTGTCCTTACCATTTTTATCGAGAATATTATATAGAGTAAAATTTTTCTTTGCATAATTAGTGGCAAACCAATCCACAATGCGAAGTGAAATTTTGGTCTCTCCTGTAATAATTTTTAGAATCCGTTTTAAATTATCATCTTGTTTATAAAATTCCATAAGTGTGTTCATTAATAGGTCATTTTGAGTGCTATATGTGACTGATGACATAGATATAATGAAAGATATATATTTCTTTTATATACTTATTTGATTTAATTATTTTTTACGTATTTCTCATGTTCTAGTAAATTGTCAAAATAATTGTTAGTTGGATTGAATGGATTATATCCTCTTTGTCCGATCATCTCTCTTTCAGACATTTTATTATATGATTCTTCTCTCTTATTCGATTTCGTCCATTCATCCTCAATATGCTTTAAAGAGAGTTGATCTTCATTTTCTAGTAAACAACGATTTGCTGTAACATGATTAGAGGTTTTACGTTCTTCTACACTAATACTATTATCTTTGATAATTTGCGATTGTCCTACTGAACGCCGTCGTAGTGATCGTTGTGGTTTATCTCCATAACTCCAAACTAATTCTTGCATTAATTTAATTTATAATAATATTTAATAAATATAGAAATCACGAGTAAATATAATTTTCAGTTATTATTTTATTATTTTATTATTTTATTTATAAAGTAGAGGAGTTTCTTCATTGAAGGTAACAATATATTTGTCATTATTATATAACATATCTTCTGTATAATTTTTCATTCTAAATTGAAACTTGTTAAAAAAATCGAGATTTTTCGTGTATTCGTATAAAATAAGTCCATTACCATATTTATTATTATCAATAAAAGATGTGTATTTGTCATTATGTGAAAATAATTGCGTAACATTATAATAAGAAGAATTATTAACTACATTATAAATAACATCAGTAAATAAAGTCGGTCCAGTTGCAATAAAAATATTTTGTTCTTTGGCATGAATACGTTTTACCATTTCTTGAATGACTCTTAATATGATAGGATTGTTAGCTGCGGTCATAAAACACCATTGTTGTATATTACAATCTCCATCTAAGAAAAATAAGTGTTCTAAATTTGGATCAATAAATGAATTTAATGAAATACTAATATTACTGTCTAAATCTAAATATACTCCACCGTAAACATACATTGCAATATATCTTAAAAAATCACCTTTTGCTGCTCCAACGTTTAATTTATTGAAAGCATTAAGTATATTTTCGTCAAAATATTTATTTATTAAATCGATGCCAATATCATCTGTTATAAAAATATAGTTATAATCATCGTTAATTTTTAACATATCCATAATACTGCTATAAATAAATTCGTGAATATGATTATTTTTATAAGTTTGAATAATATTTTTTGGGATTTTACTTTCGATATTGATATTATTAATATTTGTTCTCTCAATAAAAGAACTAATTTCTCTTTTCATTAATGAAAGTAAAAATTATTATAAAAATTACAGAATTAATCATTATCGATATTAATACGAACAATTTTCATATTTTTAGTAAATAGAAAAGCATCCTTTCTTATTCGCCTTCGTTTTAAATTACATTCTAAACAAGAGAGAACGATATTCGTCGATATATGTCCTAACTGATTATCTATTCGGTCTAAAGTCCATTGTTTTTTCTCTCTAGCAAACTCATATAGTATATACATTTGTTCAGAGCAATAATGACAATGTAATTCTGTTTGATTCATCATATCAACAACTTCTTCTAATGTGACAAATGTAACATGATCAAGTCGTTTTTTAATGATATCTTGTTGTTTATAAGATGCAATTTTCTTTTTCAATTGTTTTTCAATGAACAGTGATACTGCTGTAGGCGGAATTGTCTTATTCATAATGTGAATCAAATGATCCTTTTGATTATTATCCAAAAAGAGAGAAAGAGAGAAAGCTGGTTCATCACGTATTTTTTCAACAGTTTTGAGTGCAATAATTTGTTTTGGAACCTTCATTGCATTTTTCATTTGGTATCGTTGTCCAGTTCCTATAATATCAATTACTTTTGTCGCATCATCCATAATATTATAATTATATATTTAAAGAAATCAAGTTAAAATTATAGTTATATAATAAGTAAGATGAATTTTAAAACTGACGAGTGTATTGAGTTGAAAAACATACAATACAAATCAATGCTAACTGGTGGAAACATCATTTGCGATCACAAGACTGAAATTATCAGTGATTTAAATGTTCTCGATAAATTTCTTGAAGATCACAAATTACACAATCAATATGATAACTGGAATAAAATGGACAATTCCAGTAAACTGAGAAAATTATTAAATTATACAGAAATTTATGTTGAACACAACAAACTAACACCAACAGAAAACGAAATTTTAAAAACATTTTTCAAAGACTGTATTCAAAATAAGCAATTGATGCGTATTAAAGATGTTGTATATGATAAACAGTCGAAAGAAGTAAAAGATATACCTCCTTTACTCTATGATAAACCGACACAAACATTTAGTCTCAAAAATATTGATAAAGCACGAATACATACTCTTAAAAATCTACCTCCTCCCAAGATACGTGGAACATTGAAACATAAAATTGTCGAACTTGTATCGACATCTTCTGTACAGACTTGTGTATCTTCGACATCATAATCTACTTATGTAAAACCATCGTAGATGTATATTATTCTTTAAACAATAATATATATCATATAAAAATTAATAATGTATTATAATAAGAATAACATGACTACTTTGAATGAAGAAGAAGTATGTTCTATGTTATTACAATTATTTTATGATTATATCGAATTACATCCAACGCTCATTAGCGATCCTTCTTTTGAAGATGACATGATTGAATCTGTAATCGAATTGATTCAGCTTTCTCTGAATGAAGATATCAACTTTTTTAAAGTTCAAATTGGGGAAGTGGACACAGAAGATGAGATAGAAACTATCTATGAATTCATTGATATAGTTATACCTATGTTCTATGACGGCATATATACACGTCGTTCTTATTCTGACAGTATTATACTATCATATTCTATCGAAAAAAGCGTAATTGCCAAAAAAATAGCATATTTGTCATCAATGCCACAACCGAATCAGAGAACTGATGAATGGTATGCTTTTCGAAATAATCTAATCACAGCAAGTAATGCATATAAAATATTCGAAAGCAATGCACAACAAAACTCTCTCATTTATGAGAAATGTAATAGTAATCTTTCATTGACCTTAAAAGAAGATAATGATAAGATCTGTTATGTAAATACAGAAACAACTCTTCATTGGGGACAGAAATATGAACCATTATCTCTTCTATTTTATGAACAAATGTATAAAACCAAAGTGGGAGAGTTCGGTTGTATTCAGCACAATAAGTATTCATTTATTGGAGCATCGCCAGATGGTATTATTATTGATCCAACAAATAATAGATATGGACGTATGTTAGAAATCAAAAATATTGTCAATAGAGAGATAACTGGTATTCCAAAGAAAGAGTATTGGATTCAAATGCAACTACAAATGGAAACATGTGATTTGGACGAATGTGATTTTTTAGAGACAAGGTTTGTAGAATATGAGAATGAGTTGACATTTTTAACAGATAGCGATAGTTCTCTCTTTACTTCTAGAAATGGAGAGAGAAAAGGAGTTATACTTTACTTTTCCAATAATATGACTGGAATACCCTTATATATATATACGCCACTAGAAATGTCTTATTCTGAATATGAATCGTGGTCAGAGAAGTTGATCGAAGAAATGTTAGATACACGCACTGATTTGACTTGGATAAGACATATTTATTGGAAACTAGATGAACTGAGTTGTGTCCTTGTTACACGCAATAAAAAATGGTTTACTGACATTGTTCCAATAATGAGCGACTTTTGGAAGATCATCGAGAAAGAGAGAATAACTGGATATGAACATCGAGCGCCGACTAAACGGGTACCGAAAATACAACAAACAATATAAAGAGAAAAATCATTTATATTGTTTTTAAATATTATATTTACATTACTGTTACACAGAAAGCGTATATTTATTATTTATAATATATTAATTATAAATAATGGAATCAGTCCTATTGGAACCAGTTACATATTATAAACAACAAAAAGGAAAAGACATTCGAAGAATATTAGGAGAAATTATTGGTAAATTATTACAGGTAAATACAGAAGATACTAATTTAATAAATTCATTAATACATAATATTCATAATGCTTCTCTCGTAATAGATGATATACAAGATGATAGTACGTTAAGACGAAATGAACAATGTGCTCATATTAAATACGGTATTCCATTATCAATCAACGCCGGTTATTTGGAAATTTTTAAAACGTTACATATAATACATACTGCTTTTAAGAAAGAAACTGTTAGCAAAATAATAGAGTATTTGAAGTATATTCATATAGGACAAGGGATGGATATTTATTATACACAAAATAAATTTATTCCATCATTAGAAGATTATACAACGATGATGGTATATAAAACAGGGTATGCTTTTATTATACAATTCGAATTGTTAATTGATAAAAGTAAAAATGTAATTTTAAAACAAAAACACGAACTTGTAAAAACATTGTTAATTAAATTATCTATATTTTATCAAATACGAGATGATTATATCAATCTAACAGATCCAGAATATTGGGGAAAAAAAGGATTTTGTCAAGATTTTGATGAAGAAAAGATCAGTTATTTAATTACTTATTTTAAAACGATGAATGAGACAAACGTGATCGAAATGATGAAAAACAAAACAACAAAAGGGAAAATACAGATATTAACATTGTTTAATGAAACTGGTCTATTTGATATCATTTATAACAAATTAACAGAATTAAAAGGAGAAATCTTAAGTGAAATGAAATTAGATTATATATTTGACCATTTACCATTTCATAAATTTGATATAAATGATGTAGAAAAAATATAATATGATGATAAATATATTATGAAGATAGATTATAAAAATTTTATTGTTTTTGTAATGATTTTTATGATTTTACAATTATTTTTATGTATTACAGAAATAATTCCTTATTCAAATATGATTTCAGATATTCAAGGTTATAAAATTAATTATTTTAAAACTATAAATAATAAATTCACTTTAAAATGGATTTTTATATTTACTATATTTTCTTATTTTACTTTATTATTTACATATTATTATATTATTATTCCTAAAAAATCATTACTAGAAGGGTTTATTTTTTTTAGTGTATTATTTATGTATTGGGATATGAATTATTTGGTATCTTTTGACAAAGGCGTTAAACATTTATTAGTTTTATTATATGATACATTTATTGTGGGAGGAGGTTGTATGGTAATATCTCAATATATTTTATACAATTATTATAATATACTTAAAAATTATATATTTTTATTATTTATAATATTTTTATTATTTTATATAATTGCGTTATATAACGTGTATGAATATAATCCTGATTTATCTAATATTAATGGGGTAGTTTTATTTTAAATTTATCAAACATTTTAAATTTATTCAATGTTAAAAAACATATGGATCCAATTAAAAATCCAATATTCATTAATAAAATACTATAATTACCTTCATAAATATACATTGAATAAAATGTCATATAATAAAAAAATACACATAATAAAATAAGAACAAATATTCTTGCATATAATTTTTTATCACTAGAGTGTTCTGGTGTAAAATAAATATCACTTAATACAATAATAATATTTATAAATATATTTATGTATAATGTAATATTCTTATAATCACATAAATTTATTTCATTTAATTTATTATTTTTTAAATAAATGAATAAATGAAATAAAATAAAAATACCAGAAAGAATCATGGAATAAAACCAAGTATCCTCATTCATACAAGCAAAATCTTTCTGTTCTAAAGTATTTTTACTATCAGTAAGATTATTAGTATAATATTTATCCATTAAAAAAGATGAAAATGCCATAACAAACCATAAAATAGAAAATATTATATCATTATAAAATAAAATAGAAAATAATGTTATCACAAAATATTTTAAAAAAGTTAAATAACAAATATTAACATTAAATTTATTATCTATAATATCATCGTATATTTTAAATATAATACCATATGAAAAAGCCAATATTAAATTTATAGAATATTCCATTAAATTAGGTAAGTTAATTAAAGTTTTTAATTAACTTATATCCAAAAATAAAAAATACATTAAATTATTCATTTCAATGGTTTATTTTGTTTCAATGTATCCATTCAATTCAATACTTTTTCTAGTTCTCCTCGCAAAAGTTGTTTTCTATTTTGAATATTTTCTCTGATATTATTGTGCGTATTTGTATTTGTAGATTATTTTGAATATTATTTTCTTCTGTTTCTACTTCCCATAGTAAAGCAAGGTGTTTTTTTGCTATGTTTTTTGGTTCGATCTTTTCGACATCCTTTGGATTGACCTTTTCGGCGTCCTTTAGTTCGACCTTTCCACTTCCCGAAGTGGGAGGCTCCGCCTCTGTTGTACACAGTAACAGCAACCTTTGACTCAGGTTGATTTCAGGAGGTTGCTGTTGCGTATATGTTTTAAATTGAACCTGGAAGATTTCACTAATAATTGTTTCGTTTGTCTCATTTTGATTTTGCATTTTGTTTGATTATAAGTTGATTGAATTGTTTTATCTAAAAACAATTCAATTTTTTTAATTACTTTTATATATAAATTTATTATATTATTATATTATATATTCATATATGCTAATTAAATATGGAACAATTCACCATAATATTGACGTTACTAATATTTGTTTATTAAAATTAAAAAAGAATGATATTATTACAATTCCATCAGGTGATTCTAACAGAGCAAATATCTTTACAGATCCATTATTTGGAACATTAAAAATAATATTAATTAGTTTCGATGATGGAATATTACATAATTATTCCCAAGATTATACAATTCAAATAAATATAACAAATAATACAATATCTCTTACAAGTGATACTTATATTAATAATAAATTGTCAAATATACATTCTAAATTAAATATAAAACATGGTAGTTTAAATGATGAATTTCCAGAGCAAATTATGACAGTTACATATTTAACTGGTAATGAAAAAGTGTTGGAAATAGGTGGAAACATAGGAAGAAATTCGTTAATTATTGCTTCTATTGTGGAACAACAAAATTTTGTATCGTTAGAATGTGATAATAATACAGCAATTCAATTGACAGAAAATAGAGATCTAAATAATTTTCATTTTCATATCGAATCATCAGCATTATCAAATAAAAAATTAATTCAACGAGGATGGGATACCATACCAAGTGATATATTATTAGACGGTTATAAATGGGTAAATACAATTACACTGACCGAATTAAAGTCAAAATATAATATTCAGTTCGATACATTAGTGTTGGATTGTGAGGGTGCCTTTTATTATATTTTAATGGATATTCCAGAAATATTAAATAATATTCATTTGATAATTATGGAAAATGATTATTGGGATATAACTCACAAACAATACGTTGATAATGTATTAACAAAAAATGGGTTTTATAGAAATTATGTAAAAAGTGGAGGTTGGGGACCCTGTCAATCTAATTTTTTTGAAGTATGGAAAAAATAGTATATTGATTTGTGTAATTTATATTATATTATAGAATAACTTAAAGCACAGTGCCTTAAAAGGCAGGAAGTTCTACCATTTGTCCAGGTTGATCGCTTAAGAAGAGATCTTCTTTTGTTCGATAATAATTCACCCGTATTCCACTATCATTCGATACTGGTGGTAAAGGCAAAGTAATATTTGACTTGGGATATATATTTTTATCATGATAAAAATCGCCGCAAAATTCGGCGGGAGAACATAGCCCATTATCTGGATTTTTGTAATATCGTAAGTTATTCGTAATCTGCTGATAAGAACCTAAACTAAATACTGGATAATATCGCCAATTACTTGAATAATTGTCGCTATCTACAACCTTATATCCAGTGGACGGATAAGAGTTTAGTATTGATGTTTCATCACTTTTTGGATAATTTCCACCTTTTAATGTTTCGAATGGTTCTACTTTCGCATTGTTACATGCGCATCGGCTCCTAATATGAGACATAACTAAAGGATAAAACATAATAATCAGTAACAATATTGTTAAGAATATGAATCCATAGTAATTTTTTAACATATATATATATATTCAATATTATTCATATACCAAATGAGTTAAAAATTACATAATTAATAAAATAAGAATTATGGAAAGAGAAATGCGTGTTACAAAAAGAAATGGTTTAACAGAACCTATCAAATTCGATAAAATTTTAAACCGTATTAAGAAACAAGGGACCGATGCTAATATACAACTTAATTATTCTTCTTTAACAATAAAGGTAATTGACCAATTGTATGATGGTATATCTACTTCCAAAATTGACGAATTAACTTGTGAACAATGTGCTGCGCTATCTACACAGCATCCTGATTATGCAATATTAGCCGCGCGTATATTCGTGAGTAATCATCACAAAAATACAATTACTCTATTCTCTGAAGTAATTGAACAATTGTGGCTGTTTACCGATTCTACAAATGTTCATAATCCATTGGTTTCTGAAGAATTATACAATATGGTGAATACAAATAAAGAGTTATTTAATCAAATAATTGTTCATGACCGTGATAACCTATTTGATTATTTTGGATTGAAGACACTTGAACGTTCTTATTTATTTAAAATTAACGGAACAATTGTAGAAAGACCACAACATATGTGGTTACGTGTTTCTATTGGAATTCATGGTAATAATATTTCTGCTATCAGGGAAACATACGATCTTATGTCACAGAAATATTTTACACATGCAACGCCTACACTATTTAACGCAGGAACAAAACGACCACAATTATCATCTTGCTATTTACTTGCAATGGAAGAAGACAGTCTAGAAGGGATCTTTAATACTCTTCAGGATTGTGCAAAAATATCGAAATATGCAGGAGGAATCGGATTACATATTCATAATATTCGCGCAAATCATTCTCTCATTCGAGGAACAAATGGAACATCTACTGGTGTTGTTCCAATGTTAAAAGTATTTAATGATACAGCAAGATTTATCAATCAGTCTGGAAAGAGGAATGGTTCATTTGCTATTTATTTAGAACCATGGCATCCTGATATTGAAGACTTCTTAGAATTAAAGAGAAATCATGGTGACGAAGATATGAGAGCACGTGACTTATTTTACGCATTATGGATTCCTGATCTATTCATGGAACGTGTTAAAACTGACGAATTATGGTCATACTTTTGTCCAAATGAATGTCCTGGATTATCTGATGTATATGGTGAGGAGTTTAAGCAGTTATATGAACAATATGAAAGCGCACCAAATGCTATTCGCAAACAAGTAAAGGCGCGTGATTTATGGTATAAAATACTAGATTCGCAAATGGAAACAGGTACACCTTATCTTCTGTATAAAGATGCTGCAAATAATAAATCTAACCAGAAGAATTTGGGGACAATTAAAAGCAGTAACTTGTGTACAGAAATCATGGAATATTCAAATGAAGAAGAGACAGCAGTGTGTAATTTGGCAAGTGTTGCTCTGCCGGCATTTGTCAAAAAAGATAAAACATTTGATTACGACCAACTACATCATGTCGTTGGAGTCATTACTCGTAACTTGAACAAAATTATTGATATTAATTACTACCCAACAGATAAAACACGACGTAGCAATTTATTACATCGACCTATTGGTATTGGAGTTCAAGGGTTGGCAGATACATTTGTGTTAATGGATATTGCGTTTCATAGTGATAATGCGAAAGAAGTAAATAAAAATATATTTGAGACGATTTATCATGGTGCATTAGAAATGAGTTGTGATCTCTCTCTTGAGAGAAAAGAGTATATGAATCAATTGAATGAAATCATTCATGAAAATCCAGTGATTGAGGCAGTCATATCTAATGATAAACCAGATACACTTGTTTCAAAATACATATATCATTTAGATTTAAAATTAGACCCTTCTATTGAAAACTCTATTTTAGCAGAACTGAATTTAGATGATACATGTGCTGGCGCGTATAGTTCATTTGAAGGATCACCCGCATCGAAAGGCATCTTACAATTTGATATGTGGAATGTAACTCCTTCCGACAGATATGATTGGAATTCACTAAAAAAACGTATACAAGTTAATGGAATTCGTAATTCTCTTTTGGTTGCACCAATGCCTACGGCAAGTACATCACAAATTCTTGGATATAATGAGTGCTTTGAACCATTTACCAGCAATATTTATAGTCGACGAACAATGGCAGGAGAGTTTATATTACCGAATAAATATTTGATGAGAGAATTAATCGATATGGGATTATGGAATGAAGAAATCAAGAATAATATTATTGCGAACAAAGGGAGTGTTCAACAATTGACTGTATTACCTCAACATATGCGCGATAAGTATAAAATTGTATGGGAAATACCAATGAAACATATTATCGATATGTCGGCTGATAGAGGTGCATTTGTTTGTCAAAGTCAAAGTTTGAATTTATGGTTAGAAGATCCAAATTATAATACATTAACTTCTATGCATTTCTATTCATGGACAAAAGGTTTGAAAACGGGAATATATTATTTGCGTAGAAAAGCGAAGCATCAAGCACAACAGTTTACAATAGAACCGACAAAAACGGTAATTGTCACACAAAAAGAAGATATTGGTTGCGAATCATGTTCTGCTTAATTGACATTTAAAATATATTATAGACAAAATGAAACTTATTTATTGAAGACTTTAGTAAAATCTTCAATAAATAAATATTTGTAATTATAATATATGAATTATAATTACAATTATTTATTTAATAAAAAAAATATTCCAAACGGTGGCAACAATAATATATTTTTACGTTCACAAAATCGCCAAATTTTAAAACCAATTCAACTTCAAAATAACAAAAATTATATACTTATACGTCAACTTCAATTACATCGTAAAAATCAAATACAACAACAAAATCAATTACGTCAACTTCAATTACAACGACAAAATCAAATACAACAACTTCAAATACAACAACAAAATATAACAAATAGTAAAAATATACATAAATATAAACAAAATTTAATACCGAGAGTAAGATCTAATCAAACGTTATCCAAAAAAGTTTACATAATAAGTAATATAGTTGGTGGTGGAAGTAAAAAATATTTAGATGATATAAAAAATCATTATATAGATGTAAAATTTATAACTATAAAAGATAAAGAAGATTTGTATAATTTTGTTTTTAAACCTGTTGATATAATATTTTTACAACATATTATACTTACAAATATCTTACCGAATGATATATTAAATCTTAAAAATAAATATAATTTTAAACTAATTATATCAATACATGATTTTTGTTGGTTTACAAATTTAAAGTATGATCAACGTAATCCAGATAAATATTATGAAAATATTTATTTACGTGATAATATAAATATAGATGAAAGTATCATTCGTTTACTAAATAGCGCAGAACTAGTTATACACCCATCTAATTTTACCCTCAATCAATATAGCAAATATTTTTCTATAAATAACTGTATTGTGTATAATCATAATGATATAGTAATTAAAAATGACACAAAAAATATACCAATAATACATAATAAGATTATAAATATTGCACATTTTCAATCTTTATCAGAATATAAAGGATCAAATAACGTATTATTATTAAAAAGTAAGTATAAATTTTATAAAGGATATAAAATTAACATTTTTACTGACATAAATTATAATGAAGATAATTGGAATATTCAAATGTTACGATATAATTTGCATGGTTTATTACATTTAAATATGTATGGAGAAACATATTCTTATGCTTTATCAAAAAGTATTAATTCTGGATTACCTATTTTATATAATAATATTGGATGTTTTAAAGAAAGATTATCTGTAGAAAATAAACATCATATAAAGGTAATAGATAATGAAGCCGAATATACGAATTATTATAAATTATTCAAGAATTTTGAGAAATGGTTAGATTATATTATTGAAAATAATGGTAAGTATACTTTATCATGTAATGATACTACTATAAAATACAATGAATTTTATAATTTTATATTTAATGACTCGTATGAAGAAAATATGTCATCAAATATACATAAAAAAATTAAACCATTTGCCATATATTTTCCCCAGTTTCATTCCATAGAAGAAAATAATAATATTTTTTATTATGGTATGACTGATATAACAAACTTAGATGCACTCAATAGTGGATTAAAAAATAAATTAGATTCACCATCAATTACAGAGTTGAATCTAAACAATATTTTAGATTATATGTTAACAAATGAAGATATTATTAACAGACAAATAAGTATTGCTAAAAATTATTGTATATATGGTTTTGCTGTATATTATTATTGGTTTTCACAAAATTCGATTACAAATCGTAATACATTAATGGAGAATAGTTATAATTTATTTTTTAAAAATAAAATAGATGGATTTAAAATATTTTTTATATGGGACAATGAAGACTGGTCAAATAATGAAAATATTGTAAATAATATTACAAATATATATGATGTGGATAATTTTAATAAAAATATAAATAATTTAATTGATTATTTTAAACACGAAAATTATTATAAAATTAATAATAAGCCTGTTTTTTATATTCATCATCCATATTTAATACCAGAGAATGATTTACAATTATTTGAAGTTCTTTTAAATAAAAAATGTATAGATAATGGGTTCAATGGAGTTGTGTTATATTTAAATAACATGACAAAAAAGAACGAGAATTTCAATAATTATGGTTTTCATCCAAACTATAAAACTACACCTGAGTTAGATTACAGTAAATATATCAATCAAAAATTAGATGATCAAAGCAATTGTATATTTTTTGACTTTGATAATAGTGCTCGTCTTTATATACCAAATAAACTACAATTAGTTAATAAAATTTTTAATAATGATATTTACAATCAAAATACTTTTATAAATAAAGTATTAAAAAATTATAGTAACAGCGAAACAATCGATGAAAATAAAAATAATATATTATTAATCAATTCTTGGAATGAATGGGGACAGAATATGGCAATTGAACCTGGTAATTTGACCCATTATAAATATTTATCACTTATAAAAGCAAATTTATTATCATATTGTGTGGGTAACCAATAATTATTAAATAGCAGTAAGATCATCGAGTAAAGCAGTAATCTTCGAGTTGCGTCCATAAATATCAACGCCAAACTGCATTTGACAGAAGCATCGCAGACAGATGACAACATCATATAGAGCATTATGTAATTTTGCATCATTCAATTTGTGGTCAAATAGTGTTGAATATAGAACAATCAATTTGGGCATTCGATAATATTCTTTTCCAAAACGATTTAAAGCAGAAATCTTACACACATATGCTCCATTTTTAGCAGTACAATACATCTTCTTGCTTGTATATACCTCTTGTATATAGGTATCGAATACAGGCTTATATCGTCGAATACGATCCATCTCAACGAGCAACATATTTCTGTCAAATTGAATATTATGAGACACGATAATATCTGCTTTGAGAAAATCCGGCATAAATTTGCGGAGAATTTCTTCAATCGTCAAATTATACTGAAGACGGTAACGTCCAGTTTGGCGATTCTTCACTCGTCGAGTTTTCCCTTGTGTTCTCTCTAATGAAATATTATGTATTGCTTGACTTTCTGCTGTAATATTAACTCCATTTGTTAATTTCACGATTTCATCAAAGATCTTGGCAGTTTCATTTTCTATATCATATAAAATATAAGACAATTGAACAGAATGAGGATAATCTGATTCATTTGATGCGGGTATAGAATGTCCAGTTCTCACATCTGTTGTCGGATTCAACGAATAATTCGTCCATGCCTTTTTAGGCAATCCAGTTGTTTCGAAGTCGAAAACCATTATATATCGAGGCAATTGAGAATCATTCATGTTCGTGTTCATCTTAGTTAATATAAGTAAGTATATTAACTAATATTTAATCAATTTTATTATATTCTTTACAAACTCCAAAACTCTTTCTATGCCAAATTGTAATACCATGATTTCTAATTCCTTGAATATGTTTTTGTGCTCCGTATCCTTTATTACTATCAATAGAATATTTTTCAATCAAGTCGGGGTTTTCGACACACAAATCGTGTATGTATTCGTCCCTCGCAACTTTAGCAAGAATTGATGCTGCCGCAATGGAGCAATATTTATTATCTCCACCTTCAATACATACATGAGAAACACATTCGAATCGCTGTCTCTCTTTATTATATATATTCAAACTATTAAAGTAATTCCCATCTACCAATAGCATAATATCTTCTATATTCATTTGAGATCTAACAAGAATATCACGAACACATTTATGCATTGCTTGTTGTGTTGCTTGTAAAATGTTAACTTGATCAATCATCTCTTCTGTTTCATATTGAATAGACCAAAAGAGAGAATTGGATTTGATATAATCAGAGACCATATTGATCTTTTTCTTGGAATGAAATCGTTTACTATCCTTTAACAGATGGTATTGAAAATCTGCACTATTTTTAGGTAGAATCACTGCCGCCACATAGACTCTACCAAATAAAGGACCCCGTCCTACTTCATCAATACCTATTTCGATCTGTTGTGATTCTTCCATGTAATTTTGCTTTAATGTTGTCATGATAATGTATGTTTAATATACATCCAATTATTTATATTAATTAAATAACAATAATATTATCATAATATAAATATATGACCTATTTCAGTGATTTTATAAAAAAACCATTAAATATCTTTATTATAATATTGTTATGTTTTGTATTGCTTGTAAGTTTAGGAGTTTATAGAGAAGGGTTTACGTCTAATAATTCAAGTAGTGGTGTTACAGAAGAGACAAATAAATTATATATTGATGGCGAAGAAATTATAGAGAGAAAGTTTACTGGACCAAATGGTAACACTGCTGAAATTTTTACTTTAAATGGAAAACATGAAATTATTGTATTAGATTTGGCTGGTAATGTAACCAAATATTCTTATTCGTTGGATGATTCCAATCAAGAAAATGTTGCGACGGGTTCAAAACCGACATCAAATTCAAACACTAACAATAAACCTTCTTCTGTAATTACACAAAATACTATATTCTATGGACCATTTGGAGGCACAGCAAAAATAACTAAAGGTCCTAATGGCAATTATTTGATACAACTCATAGATTCTAGTGGTGGAACAAGTTATTTTATACAAAACACATCATCTCAACAATCACAACAATCGCAACAAAATCAAGGATATCCTGGTTATTCAACATATGCAAATGTTCAATCAACCTATCAAGCACCTTATTCTTATCCTTTATCTCAACAACAACAACAACCACAACAACAGAATAAATATGATTATTCAAATGTACTACCGCCTGGAATACCTGCTAATCAAATACCACCTGGACAAGAAGATCTATATATACTTAAAACTGAAGTAATTCCACCAGTATGTCCAGCATCATGTCCAGCTCCACTAGCTGCGGTTAGATCAAAAACAGATACTTGTGCACCCTGTCCTCCATGTGGAAGATGTCCTAAATCAGAGTTTGAATGTAAAAAGGTTCCAAACTATAGTTCGACCAATGAAGATTTACCTAGTGCTATATTAAGTCCATATTCTACATATGGTTCATAAATTTAATAGTTGATCCTTGTGTGCTTTATATTGAAAATTATAATATGCTATAATGGTATCATTTGTATACAATACAACTTGTAATATTATAAATGATGCAATCACGTAAAGTAACCATTTATATATATAATCAGTACCGATTTTGTTTACTAAATTATGAGCGGACAATCCATATGTTATTGCTGTAACATCTATTGAGTTAAATAATATCATAAAAACAAAAGAAATGATGATGATTGTCATTTGGAGAAATATATAACGTAAATATTTACCCATATATGTAATGACAAGATAACCAGTAATCGAAGAAATTATATTTGCTATAATATAACCATTCCATAAAGTATTCCCATTCATATAAGAGTATATGCTAGGAACAAGCGAAATTAAAAAAATATCTGTCACATCCTTTAATTTGTTATTATTAAAAATTGGTTTAACAACTAAATGAAGTAGATAAATCGTGATTATAAACAATAAAACATGATATATAATAACTTCTATGATAAATCTATTAAGAATGTATTTTTTATCTAATGTATTTAAAAAATGATATGGTAAAAGAGTTATTTTAGTAGAATCTATACATTTATTAATATTAGTAAATTCAGTCGCCGTATTTTCTTTAATAAATAAATGCACGTTTTTTATGCGATTTACAATTTGATCTATTAGATTCATAATTAATAGAGATAATATTTAATTATGATTATTCTGTCAAAAATCGGCGCTTTATACACTTTTTGTCTAATTGAAATGTTTCAGCCTTTGTTTCTTGAGGAACAATTTTTATAATACATTTTGATTTTTTACCATATAATGGAGTAGAACATCCCTTTTCTTTTATTTTTTTATTAATCACATCGCATCCTCTTGCTCTAAAATGTTCATATCTTTCTCTGACATCTTCATAAGATAACCCCGATTTTTTATTTAACATTTTATTGATAACTTCATGTAATTTATATATATACAATGAAAATGTGTATCTATTTTTCATTTCTGCCATTGTTAATGGATTAGTTTTAAAATTCTTGTCTAAATTGTCTCTACAGTGTTTACATGGCAATATATATTTTAGATTAAGAATAAAGTCACGATAATGTTTTTTATTTTCTGTAGTCGGCTCAACAGGATAATTGAAACTAATTGTATGTAAAAAATGCCATATAGCAGGTCCCCAAACACTTGTTAAAAATCCATCACCACTGCTATATTCGCTCTCAGTATATATTTTATTTTTAATTGTTTTAGAATTGCGAGAATGACTGGTTCTACGTTTCGTCTTTTTATTCATATTATATAAAACATAATATAAAATTAAAAAATATCGATTTAGGATTACCGTTATCATAATTTATTTCTCTCTTTTTCGTTAAAAAAAACTACAAAATTATATATATATAATTATATGTATAATTTTAGAGATAAATTTACAAATGTAACGAACGGATATTCATTCAAAAATGTAGGAATGATAGCAGTATTAGTGCTCGCGTTACTTGTCGTTGTTTTTATAGTTTATTACATTTACATTAAGTATTTGACTCCCAAAGTAAAAGAAATGTATAAACCAAATAGAGAACAGGTTCCATCATTTGCCGCAAATTCATCCGGTGGTGGCAATAGTAATGACGCCGAAGTATTCCTTTTTTCGGCAGATTGGTGTCCTCATTGTAAGGCGGCAAGACCCGAATGGGACGCAGTGAAAGAAAAATATAATAATCAAGATATAAATGGCTATCGAGTTTTATTTCGAGATGTAAATTGCACAACAAATACCGCGGAAACCGATAAATTAATGGATACATATAGTGTGGATGGATTCCCTACGATTAAGTTACTTAAAAATGGACAAATTATTAATTACGAAGCAAAAATTACATCAGCAAATTTAACACAATTCTTGAATACAGCATTATAGTTGGGCATGTTTTTTACCTTGGCTATACCCGGTTTCATATAATAATAGCCTCTCTTCATTGTGAAATAATAATTTTTTAATACATGTAAATGACATATTTAATAAGATCGGTAGTTCTACAATGTTGTTCTTTGAATGAGATTGAGGAAATAATATACTATTGATGTAGGTAATAAGATTATAACATATTACTGCTATAAATTCGATGATGTTACAATCTTGATTGTATTGAATATATCCATTTTTCGTGCTATCGTATTTGTTATATATACCAAGTATCGTATCATTATCATTATCATGATTTTCCCTATTCATTTCAATACATTGATTTAATGGATAATTACATAAAAACCCACCATCAATATAACATTGATTTATATATACATAAGGACTGAAAATAATTGGTACAGTGGAAGACATGTATATTGCATAAATAACTGGTAAATCGGGTGTTTCTTTGAAAGAAAATGGAACTAATTTTACTTGATTGACATTGAATGCATAGAAATATAATTCAATTCCTGTTAACTCGTACAATTCTAACATTGTTATTGTTTTTGATAATTCTAATAATTCGAAAAATGGTTTAAAAAAAATCAGAGAAACATTCTCGTCATAAAATCCCTTTTTGTGATAGAGATTTAAAATATTATGAACATTGATCTTGTATGTTTCATGAAAAGGTCTATGAACAATATAATCACGAATTGAATCAAAATCGATACCTAATTTATTGAAACACAGAAATAAAGATATTAATGTTCCGACTGAAGTTGCATGTATCGATTTCAAATCCTTTATATTCATATAATTAAAATCTAAGAGAGAATTGATTGTACCACACATTGCTATTCCAGAAGGACCTCCTCCAGACATAACTAAATGCTGTATTGTCATATTACCATTTGATGTTATATAAATTATTATATAATAACTTATATTTTCAACTTTGAGGGTAAGAAAGTGAAATATAGTAAAAACCTGTAAATTATAAACTCTTCTGTTTATAATTTATTATGGCAAACATATTTACTCTTGAAAATATTAACGATTTCTCTGAAAAGCTCAATTTAGATGAATTATACGAAAAGAAAAAACAATATGATTTGAATAAATTAGAATTATATAATAAGTTGCTTAATCGTATTCATGTAAAAATAAAGACTACATCTAGACAGAAAATAGATGAACATTTTTGTTGGTATGTTGTTCCAGAAGTTATTATTGGTGTTCCAAAATATGATCAAGGTGCTTGTATAGCATATCTTTTAAACAAGTTAATGGAAAATGGTTTTCATGTGAAATATTACCATCCAAATACATTATTTATATGTTGGAATCATTTTGTTCCTTCTTATGTAAGAGCAGAACTGAAAAAGAAGACTGGTATTATTGTCGATGAAAATGGTAAGCAACAAAATGATGAACGAACAGATATTTCGAATTCTGATACAATAAATGATACCGGTTTTTTTAGTAAATCGATCACATCAACAAATACTACTTCTGCTCAATCAGAATCCAATAAAAAATTTACACCTATCAATTCTTACAAACCTACAGGTAATTTTGTATATAATAAGGAACAATTATCGTCATTAGAGAAGAAGATAACATAGTTCCACTTTTGGAAAATTAAAGTGTTATATTTGTAATTCTGCTTGTCGACACAAAGGACATACGCGATTGTTTGATTGTATACACCGACGAAAACAATCACTACAAATTGGATGACCGCATATATATCTTTGAACGAAGAGTCTGCTAGGATTTTCTTGTTCTAAGCAAACAGGGCATTCAGCAATAGATGGATGTTCTTGTTCTTCTTGTGCAATGAGATTAATACATAATACTATTGAATTATTTGTTCTAGAATTAAGTCTAAATTGTTCGGCGATTGGAGCGATAATATTTCTGTCGCATGGTATATTTTGAGGATCTTCATATACAACAATATGATATTGATATGGCATTAACCCTAACTCGTTACGTATTTTTGTAGATAAGTATTCAAACATATTCTTCGTTGAGATGCTTGAATTAAAATTGTAATACAATGCACGATACGGTGGAGATGTCAACTTGATGGCGACACTCACCGTATAAGGAATAATATTCCGTCGATTATCATTCATAATCATATTCGTATTTTGCGACATAGTAAGAGTCATTTGTTTTCAAAGATTATATTGATTTAAATTAATAAAATTTTAAATCAATTTTGTAGAAGTATATTGGTGTTTACTTATAGAACCAAATGAAGTGTAGATTCTTTTTGAATATTATAATCTGTCAATGTTCGACCATCCTCTAATTGTTTACCCGCGAAAATGAGACGTTGTTGATCCGGAGGAATACCTTCTTTATCTTGAATCTTCTGTTTCACATTATCAATACTATCAGATGGTTCAACCTCCAATGTAATTGTTTTTCCTGTCAATGTTTTCACGAATATTTGCATTTGATATACTATAATATATATAGCATCTTTATTTCGTTTTACAAATCATATAATCAATACTTTTCTCTGATTTCTCTGATTGAAGATTAATAATTATAGTTTATTGAATCAACACTTTTCTCTGATTACAAGAATATATAACAAGAGTTATTGAATGAATACCAATACTTTCTCTGATTTCTCTGATTACAAGAATATATAACAAGAGTTATTGAATGAATACCAATACTTTCTCTGATTTCTCTGATTACAAGAATATATAATTATAGTTTATTGAATGAATACCAATACTTTCTCTGATTTCTCTGATTACAAGAATATATAACAAGAGTTATTGAATGAATACCAATACTTTCTCTGATTTCTCTGATTGAAGAATATATAATTATAGTTTATTGAATGAATACCAATACTTTCTCTGATTTCTCTGATTGAAGATTATATAACAAGAGTTTATTGAATGAATACCAATACTTTCTCTGATTTCTCTGATTGAAGATTATATAACAAGAGTTATTGAATCATTAAATCAATAAATTTCTCTCTTTCTCTGATTGTAAAAAGACCCCATAATATATTTATTTTAAACTTCAATACATTTGGTGCATCATTTCTAAAATCTATATTTCTAATATATTTGTAGACTTTGTATGTATAATCGCTATTGTCTAACAAACTTTTACCGAAAAATAATGGTCGTTTTATTGGATTAATAAATGGCAATCGTAAGAAAATTCTATAAAAAGCTGGAGTATATCCATACATTGTTGGAACATTACGATTTGCGTATCGATATATATCATTTTCTAGATTTTCTAAATACTCATTTGGATGAACTGCCCATTCTTCCCATATATCTTTATAATGTTGATGAATGAGTTTTTTGCTGTGATAATAATATGTTATATCAACCAGTAGTTTTTGCGGTTGTGGTCTCTGAGCATAACTTAAAATATAATATACAAGAGAAAGAGGAAAATTGGATGGCACTTTGATCTCGATTTCAGTCATTTAGATTGTTATATTATATTATTAAACTATTATCTCTTTAGACAGAATAATTGAAGAACTTAATGGTATTTTGAATATCTGGCGTCGGTGTTGGTAACAAAATCTGAGAAATAGGCGTTGTTGTTTTTTCAGGTGAATGTATATTTACCATTATAAGTTCAAGTGTTTCAATTTGGTTCTGTGTTGTTTGAAATATAATATTTTCTACGATTGCCTCATATATTTTAACTCCTTTTAGAAAATTCTCTTCGCAATTCAAGTATAGTTCAACAATTATATTTCGAGTTTCTTCAATATATTTATATAAAAGTTTTTCTGTCAATTTCGGTTCAATTCGTACGACATTATCTACATACACGAAAATGTCATCAATAATTTGTAATAATTTCTTCTGATAGAAGTTGACATTACGCATCATTGATTTTAAATTGGTTGCATAATCTTTAATTAACGATGAGTTCTTCTGTCTACCTCCAATTTGTCTGATTCCAAGCTTTGAAAAAGGTTGATCCAAAGAAGGATGCTCAACTTCGGGAAGTGAAAGTTCTGTTTGTTCCATTTTCAAAAGTGGATTTTCAAAAGTGGAATTACAAAAGAGAGAACGATAGTCAGTCAATTTAATATCAGAGAACTTTGTAATTTCTGGAGGCATTTTATTATTATGTGTAAATACCCGATAAAATTCTTCTAAATCATGCTTAAAACGAAGCTGTGTCTTTTCAGTCATTCCTCGAAACTCTCCGGTTGTATGGTCATATTCCGAATCATAATATAAGTTAATAAGTTCAGGTATTCCAGGTTCTTCTGTAAGGTTCTCTCTTTTTGTAGAACAAAAATCTCCATTTAGATTACCCAATAATATATTCATCTTTTCATGACACAAACCATTACTATATTGTTTCACTTCTATATTTGCAGGTATTTCATTCTTCTGTTGTAAAGTCTTTGTCATTTTCTCTCCAGTAATAGGATCAATGTATTCATATTTAGGATGAATCGTCATAAGAATGGCAGCAAATAAGTGACCGATTTTCACGTAAAACTTGGCAATTTGATAGCAATCTGTTATTTTATTAGGAATACGATCGATATCATTTTTTTGAGCATATATTACTAATTCACCATGTTCTATACGATCGCGCATTTGACGTATTTCTAATTCAGTGTAGTATCGATTCAAAATGTCACCAGTTAAGATGACAAGTTTATCGCAATACTCTTTATCATAAAGTTTCTTCATTGTATTGAAATCCATTGTCAAAATATATTGACATGCAATATAATCAATCGTATTCATGAATATATTATTATCTTGTGATTCATCTAGTACTTTTCTCTGATCTTGAACTATATCTTGACCCCATATATAAAGTTTAGCACTATCTTCTTGAGAAGTGGCAGTAGGTGCATCTTCTGTTTTCGTCGATAAAGTATTGCCCATACATCATTAATATATAAAAAAATTGAATTAAAAACATGTTATTATTATTAAAAGAATTATATGAAACATATTAAAGACATGTCAACAACAACCGAAATCATTCCTATCGCTCTCGCATTTACGTCGTCTAATGCAACGAAGAGTAAAAAAAATAAAGGACATACTTCATCGAAGTATAAAGCAGAATTATGGAACAACTTCGATGATGAAGTCTATCCAGACAAGAAAAATAAATTGGAATGTATATATCGAAATTGTGGTAGCAGAGAAAATTGTGAATGTTGTAATGCTATTTTAGCATTCTCTGATGAAGGATTCTTGACTTGTACGAATACAAGTTGTGGTATTATTTATAAAGATATTGTTGATCAATCTGCCGAATGGAGATATTATGGTGCCGATGACAATCAAAACTCTGATCCAACAAGATGTGGTATGCCGATCAACCCGCTTTTACAAGAGTCTTCTTTCGGTTGTAAAGTACTATGTAATGGATCAACCAGTTATGAAATGCGCAAAATACGCCGATATACAGAATGGCAATCTATGCCTTACAAGGAAAAATCACAATATGATGAATTTCAACGCATTACTATCATGTCACAAAATGCTGGAATTCCAAAGGCTATCATCGATGATGCTTTCGTTTATCATAAGAAAATATCGGAATATGATACGACATTTCGTGGAGATAATCGTGATGGAATTCTTGCGGCATCTATTTATATTTCATGTCGAATCAACAATTATCCAAGAACAGCAAAAGAAATTGCCACCATATTCTTCTTGGATGTCGCCAGTGCCACAAAGGGTTGTAAAAATGCATTACTTATTATTAATGATTTAGAAAAGGATATGGATAACAAAGAAAAGACTAATTTCTGTAAAACAACGCCTGTATCTTTCATCGAGAGATATTGTAGCAAATTGAGTATTAATCTCGAATTGACGAATCTTTGTAAATTCATATCAATCAAGATCGAAAAACTCAATTATATGCCAGAAAATACACCCAACTCAATCGCCGCCGGAGTCGTATATTTCATTGCGCAAGTTTGTAATTTGAATATTACAAAGAGGGATGTCAAACAAATGAGTGAAATCAGTGAAGTCACTATTAATAAATGCTTCAAAAAAATCGAAAAAATTAAGGGAGACCTTATCCCACATGGAATTCTAAAGAAATACTCTTCTGCTATTATTTAGGAAATATCGCAAATATATTCATTATATTCATTATATATATTATTATAAATAATGAATAAACATACTTCTCTGATAAGAAAAGTTCATATTTCTCTGATAAGAAAAGTTCCAATAGATAATTTTTATATTGTGAATATGCGCAAAATACGAAATATAACAATCAAACAAGAAAAACTACATAAATTACAAGAAACACAAATTCTTCCACAAACAACGAAGTTAACATTTGTTCATCCAACAAAATGCGGTGGCACTGCAGTCGAGAACTTTTTATATGAAAACTATCGCAACTTTTTTAATTTAAATAAAGGCCATGGACCCACTTGTTTAAATCATAATAATTCTGTCATTATTGTAAGAGATCCAGTTGATCGATTTAAATCCATTTATAAATATTGGAAATACGGAAGTGGTGTAAATATTCGAGATGAAACATTTCTTAAAAAATATAGTGATGTCAATGTCAAACAGTTTATCCAATTTATGAAAGACAATAATACAGAACACTTATTTAGGGGTTGTACATGGGATGTCCATATTAGACCAATTACTTATTGGATCAAGAAAACACAATTACGAAATATTATTGTGTTAAAATACCAAAAAGACATTAACCCTAGCATTCAAAAATTGTTACATTTACTGAAAATACCTACTACGTCAAAGATTGTTCCTCATTTCAATGTGACAAAAAACAAAGAAAAAATCGTTCTAGACGATGATGATATTGCCTTCATTCGTGAATATTATAAATCAGATTATGCTTTATGGGATAAGATTAATAATAACCCGACTCTTTTTCGATGTGTTATATAATTTTTATTATACTTTTTATAATTCTTGTTCTATAACTGGTTCTGGTGCGATTCCAACCACCTGAGAATAACTGCGAGTATCTCTTTGTGAAAGCGGAACACGTCCATTCTTTATATTGTCAATCATATCATAAGTGCTTTCACAGAATGCATCATTATGTCTTGGATTAACTGAACTGATCGGCGTCAACATATATAACAAATCTATCATTGTATATCCAAGATTCGTCAATTTATTCGACAATTGTTCGAGTGTCACATTAGAAGCTTCATCATCTGTTGATGTTGATTCATTAGACGAATCATCTAGAGTTTCACTATCATCATCGTCATCGTCGTCATCATCTGTTGTATTTACAAGAGTATGACGACACAATGGACATTCATCATTTCTCTCAACTGCTGCCAACAAACAGAAGCAATGAAACGCATGACCGCATGTCGTAATTGACATATTGACACCAACAATTTCTTCAAAGCAAATCGGGCAATTTTCTAAGCATAATGCCGGGATTTCAAATCTTGATGAAACAATAGCAACACTCAAATCGATTGCTACTGCTGCTGCTGCTGCTGTTGGCGGGACAACAATCCTTTCTACAACTGTTTCTGTATTTATAACAGGAACAGGTGTTTGTGGTTGTGTAGAATTTTCTATTTCTTCTTCATCGAAATCTTCGAATAAAGATCGTCCATTCATTCCGTAATTGGCGTATTGAGACATGTTTGAACTTGGTTGTTTGTTTTGATTGATAATTCTTCTTCTATTACAAAAAAGAATTTCAATTTTTTATTTATATAGATAACTATATTAAATAAAAAAAGAGAACAACATGTAGTATGTTAGTATTTTTCATTTTATGTATTTATAGTAGTAGTGCATTAATACCCACTCTATTTATACCAGGATTGGGAGGGTCACGACTTAAAAAAAATGGAATTAGTATATGGCCTCCTGATATAAAATGGATGTTATTAAATCCCGAAAAATATAAGAACGTGCTACAATATGATACTGAATTGGAAACATTACCATTTGGCGACAATAATGCTGTGAGTATTTATTCTAACTATATGAAACTTTTTATAAAATCAGACCCATTTAAGAAAATTCTTCTCTATCCAAAACTACACACTATACCATATGATTTTCGATTGATACATCAACGACCTTATATTCTCTCTTTTAATGCCAGATTGAAAGAATATATCGAATCATTTGATGAACCGATCCAATGTGTAGCACATAGTTCAGGAGGATTACTTTTTCACTATTTTCTAAATTGTCAAACAAAAGAATGGAAAAATAAACATATTAAGGAAGTATACAATGTAAACGTTCCATTTACAGGAACTATTTATTCTTTGAAACAGATTACACAATCGTGTATTTTTGATTTTATATCAAAGGATTTTCTTTTCTCAATGGGATGCGTTATAATGAATTTACCTAATCAACAGTTTATGCATTCATTGTTATTTGTTGACTCTGAAGAGAGAAACTATATCGAATACTTTGGTCTTCAAAAAGAATATGAAATATATAAAATGAATGAAGATATAATCAATACTTTTTCTGTGACAAATGGTGTTAAAACAACAATCGTATATAGCACAACAGATACGCCGAAAACACCAATAACAATCAATATAAATAACGATAAAAGCGTGTCTTTGATTTATGGTGAAGGTGATGGTGTTATCTCATTGTCCAGTATGTTACATCCAAAAATATGGAGCCAACCAAACTTGGATTTTGTTCATATCAAGAATGTATTACATACAGATGTTCTCGCTTCTGATGAATTTATGGAATTAATTAATCATTTTTAATTATGATTTTTTAATTTATAATATAATTGTCGTTCAAAATAATTCATATTATTCGTCGTGAATACTATGAACTCTGAAACTACTTTAATTATCCCCAAAAGAATATTTGTTGTCCCATATCGACAACGCAAAGAACAGAAATTCTTCTTTTCAAATCAAATGGATTTTTTATTAAAAGATGCAGATGACTATGAGATATATTTCTCTCATCAATGCGATGAGAGACAATTCAATCGTGGTGCAACAAAGAATATTGGTTTCTTAGTAGTCAAAGAAAAGTATCCTGATGATTACAAAGACATGACATTTATCTTCAATGACGTTGACACTCTGCCTTTTCATCGTATTTTTGATTATCAAACAACGCCAGGTATAGTTAAACATTATTATGGATTCGAATATGCACTCGGTGGTATTGTGGTGATAAAAGGCGCTGATTTTGAGCGAATCAATGGATTTCCCAATTTCTGGGGTTGGGGCAATGAAGATAGTGTATTTCAAGAAAGATGTTTACGAAGTGAATGTAAGATCGATCGTTCGCAGTTTTATCCAATTGGAAGTCCAGAAATACTTCAACTCTTTGATGGAGTAAAACGATTGGTCTCTCCTCGTGAATATACTTTAGGACAACAAGATAGTGGCGTCGATGGTTTGACGACTTTACATCGAGTAACATATTCTGTAGATAATGAGTCATTGAATCCACTTGATAATCTTTATACTGTTCAAAATCAGAGAATCCAGGTGATCAATATTCTATCTTTTCTCTCTTTAGTCAATTTTGAGAAGAATGATTATTATCAATATGATTTACGGCAATCGACTAGAGCTATTGTGAATCCTGCAAAAGAACAATTGACTCGGCAGCGAGTTGTTACGACAGAAGATTGGAAAATTGCACCACCACAACCACCACAAAGAAGACCACAACAACAACAACATCAACAGACCTTTGCGGGTTTGAATAAGTATTCACCTGAATATGCGAGATATGTTGGGGCAAAACCGAGAGCAACCTCCAGTGCAAATATTCGATTAGGTGGTGTTCGAAGAAGATAATCCCAACCTTTCCCAAAGGTTGAACCAAAGACACCAGAAGTGGATTTTCAAAGTGGAATTAAGCAGGAATAAAGTTCATTGGTTTATCTTCATAAATATGTAAATCTCCTAATTTTGTATAACCTACATTTCTATAATAAGTATCTTTTGGTATTGTAGTTTCCATTAAAAAATCCAATGCTTTTTTCATTTGTATTACATTGTAAAGATACGGATAATTTTTTTTGTCGTATTTGTTGACATTATATAAAATAATATAAATATTATTATTATTTTATACAATTTATCATCATACTTCTACAAAATTATGTAATTATTTAGACTGAAATTAACACCAATTACAAATATTCGATTAAGTTGCGTATATCGAAGATAATATTATCATATAATAAGAGATGGAAAGAATGAAATATAAACTAGATGCTGAAAAAAATATACAAATTTCAATACCAACACCAATACAAGGAATAGTAAACTCGATAGATGGAATAAGAATCGGTGATCAATTATTAATAAAATTTATAATGAGCAACTTAGCAAGACATATTCATACAGAAATATTACAAATAGAGAATGAAGATACAGAAGGTATGTTAAAAGAACAATTGTTAGAACATTATAAATTACAGAATGTAAATATAGATGAAAATCCACATTTAGATCCAGATTATTTCACAACATTAGTTGATGCAACATTATTTGGAGATTCGGGTTTAATTAAAGTAGGTATATGTTCATTAAAAATGAATTATAACGAACAAGAAAAAACATACCAACCAATGTTAATATTAAGAAATTTTAGTTTAGGACATGATTTTACATTAAACAGTGGAGAGACAAGGGGGTCAAATTATTTAGGTTATATTGAACGAATGACGCCTGAGATAAAAGATGAGATCAAATCATTAATTCAATATATAATAGAATCCGGAATTATAGACGAACAAATAAAATTTGTTATGTCAAATAAAGACAGTGTTATTGATTTTATAATAGAATATTTTCATTATAGACAATTCAGTAGAATTACAGATATACATCAAGATGCACAAGGGCATTCTGAACTATTATGTTTAATATACGATATAGAAGATGATGGGAAAACCTTAACTGCTTCATTTAATCTTAATTGTAACAAAAAATACTCAGAGAGAACATTTGAAATAAAATATCCAATTACAGGTTTTATCGCTAAAAATTTAGAACATACAACTCCTAGTAATGAAATACAGCCACAAATAGTAGGAACACCAGGAACAATTAGCGCGGTTCCGATTGATTGTGATAATGAAGATTTAAATAGAGAGATTATTCAAGATAGTAGACATTTTGTAAGAATTATATCCATTGTTAGAACTGAACAAGATGTTCAATTACCTAAGTTTGGAGTAGATTTTTTAAAAAAACTCTGTAATGAGCATCCTGAAATAAATAGTCAATTAAGTATGGAAAATTTATGTGGTCTTGTAAAACAGTATCACGGTTTAGTAAAAGTAGTAAAAATACAAAGACGTGGACAACAACTAGGTGGTAAAAGAAAGCATTATTATAGAAAAACCAGAAAAACCAGAAAAACCAGAAGAATAAAAAAGAAAAAATATACTAAGCGACCAAGAAAGAGACAATATAATCGCTATTCAAATAAGCGATAAATAATATCAATATTCAATATTTAAACTCCACATTCATCATATAATTCTTTGATAATATATTTTATTTCTGCGAGTTCTTTCATAATCTGTTGTTGTTGATCGATAACAGAAGACAACAAAATATATATAATATAAATAATCAGGAAACAAATAATTACTAAGAGGATTCCAAGCCAATTAGCTAAACACAGTTCTTTCAAATATATGAGAGAACGGAATAGCAAAGACAATCTATATAGAAAGCCTATAATATTCAAGAGACATAATGCTTTGAGAATCCAAACAATCATTTTTCGAGTAAGTAAATTTTATTATACCGTATAAATTCAGTTCAATTTTATTAATTTAGTATATAATGAATATAATGAAGCGAGAAAATATTGCCCAATTAATTAAACCAATTTCAAAAGAAGAGATAAAGAGAGAAATGTCCCAATTAATCAAATTATCAACCGGTTTAAAAAACGGTCACGCCACATTGCCATCGACGATTTCACGATTAGGGAACAAAATCGTCGATTATTTCACTTTTACACAGCGTCTGGCAGTTCGAGGCAAATATAATGTAAATTTCTTTGAATTTCTTGAAAGGATTGATGAGTTTAAGCAAAAGCATTATATTCAGACAATGTTGAATTACTACAAAAATGTGAAAAACAAAAACGGTAAAAAGAATGAATATGTCGTTTTGAAAGAAGTATATAATATATGTATTAGTGCAATCAATATTATGCGTCCACTTTTTTGTACGGAAATATTTGTCAGATACAAACCCAAAACAGTTCTTGATTGTTGTGCTGGATGGGGTGGGTGTTTAGTAGCTGCGACAACACTGGGTATAAATTACTTCGGCGTTGAAATTAATCATGACTTGAAAGAACCCTATTCACGACTTATTTCTTTTTTACAAGAAGAAAACCCTGAAACTTCAGCAAAAGTGTTTTTTGAAGATGCAACTGTATTCGATTACAGTTCAATTGAATATGATATGGTATTCACATCTCCACCTTATTACTTCATTCAAAAATATGCGAATAATGTAGAGTATTCATCGAAACATGATATGGATGTTCGTTTATATATACCGCTATTTAACAAAACATATTCAGGATTATCTTCAGGTGGTATATTTGCGATCAATGTGTGTAGTGAGGTCTATGATAGAGTATTAAAGCCTTTATTTGGGGATGCACATGAATCCGTTCCTTATAAAAGATCAAAGCGACAGAATGAATATACAGAAATGGTCTATGTCTGGCGAAAATAATTATTATAATATTAATGTCAAGATGTAAAAAAGTTATCGAAGAAGATAAATTAAACCTGATAATTACATAGTTTGCTCTGTGCAAAGAACTCTCGTGTATTTTCGTCACATTTAGACCAAGCATACAAAGGACATCGTAGTTTTAATTCTTCTATGATTGGATTGAAATGATAGATGAGTTCATTAGTTATTAAAATGAATCCGTCTAATAATAATCTATCATCATCGATAAAGTCATAAACAAATTGATCTATACCCATTCCATCGTTCACAAGGATTTCAATGAAACGATTAATATTTCCTCGAATAAATTTTGTAAATGCCCATATATTTACATAATCTTCAGACTCATCTGCCCATTTTTCACCGAAGAATAATGTTTGATTAGAGAAGATTCTACATCTGGATTTTTTTGTCTCTAACTCGGTAATCAGTCTTACCAGAGGTTTATTCACCCAATGGTAATAATCACCTGAACCAATTTCATTGTATCGAATCATGTTGTTATACATTTTGTTTGTTATACTTTACTTTTTTATTATTAAATAATTATTAAATAAAGATAAGGATAAACAATTTTTCGAAATAATGTAATAAATAAACACATAATATACTAAATATATTATGAACAATATAACAGATATTCAAAACACAATTTACATTAATCTAAACTCACGCCCAGATAGGAGAGAAAACGTCGAAAAAGAGATGCAACAGTTAAACCTAGGTATGCCAGCACAACGATTCAATGCAATTAAATTACAAAATGGGCGAATTGGTTGTAGTTTAAGTCATTTAAAATGTATTATGTTGGCGAAAGAAAATAATTGGACACATATATTAATAGTAGAAGATGATATTCATTTCTTGAATCCCGCAGCATTTCAACAACAATTGAACGATTTTCTCTCTTCTGGAATAGAATGGGACGTTGTTCTTTTTGCTGGAAACAATCTACCGCCTTATAAGACTTGTGGAACTCATAGTATTCAAGTTTCCAAATGTCAAACAACAACAGGATATATGGTGAAACAACACTATTATGATATATTGATTGCGAATATGAAGGCGGGTCTTCATCTCTTGATGAAAGAGCCAGCAAATCATTTTCATTATGCGATCGACAAATATTGGTTTCAATTACAAATGAGAGATAAATGGTTTCTAATTACTCCATTGAGTGTTGTTCAACGAGAAGATTATAGTGATATTGAACATAAGACGACAAATTATTCTCGATTAATGTTGGATCTAGATAAACCACATTTATTTAAGACTTCTACAATTCAATGGAAAAATCCAATTGAAAATGTTTATCAGTTTTAAACTTTTCAACTTTTATAAAAAGTTGGGACAAAAAAGGGTTAAGTATTCCAATAAAAAATATTAGAATACTTAAATATTATTCTTCAGTGTTTGTTGTACCATTTTATTACTTTGGACTAACCATTGATTCAAGCAAATTGGAACATAATGAACATTGACATTTATCGATATTATTATGTATACATTCCATACAGAAATATGCACATGGATTATTCATCCATACATGATGTTCATGCATATTTAGTAGAGGATAGCAAGGCATTCCAATTTCGTCATACAAAACAGGTCTTGGTGTATATGGTTCGCTGTCTGGCTCCATAATAGACTTCCAAAATGATATATTTTCATTTTGATCAGAATAGTTATAACATGAGCCATCAAACTTATTACATGCGATGAATGGGATACCCCAAACATTATTATAACAAGAACGACATACAACCGAGTTGGTTAATGTTTCTGGCATGACAATTTCAAAGTATGGTTTTGTAGGACTGAATCCAAATCCGTCCAACCCACAAATTTTACAAAGGCGTATTTCTCTGACAACTTCAGTGTTCATTTTGTATTTTGTTCAAAAGTAAAGTGATTATTTTTGAAGAAAAGCTTTTCAATTTTTATTTGTTAAATAAAATATCATCAAAATCGTTTAAAAATCGGTCGCTCTGAATATCGAGTGTATCTTCTTTCAATTGTTCGTCAAGATGATATCCAACCGCATAATCCTCCAAGTATTCTGTTGCAAATAAATTTTTCTTTTGAATTAAATTTTGAACTGCATTAAAAGAGAGAAAATAGAAACGACCACTACAATATGTCGTCGTAAGAATAGGTAGATCAGGAGGCAATTCAGGGTGTATCCTATTATACATTGAAAAATATGGTTTTAATACATTAATAATTTTTCCGCCATAATTAGGTCGATTGCGACGTTCAATCAATCCTTGTACCATTTCAAAGAATCGTTCATTTAATACTTCTTGGTCATCATCTGTTTTGAATATATACTTAAATTTAAATTGTCGATTAATTGCTTCATATGCGGCAATAACTTTTTGTGGAAGAGAATTATAATCATCTGCTACTCGAACATATAATATTCTCTCTTTCTCTGAGAAGATAAAATCTGTTTCTAAAGAAGGTAAACCGATTACATGATAATAGATTAAAAATGGGGGTAAATTTTGTAACCATGTCATTTTCTGTAAATTTGCTTTATCTTTATATCGAACACAATTCATTATCAATAGAAGATAATCTTGATTGCGTTTTGTTGTCGTCATGATATTATATTATTGAATTAATATTTAAACCGTTAAAAAATACAACAGTTTAAATATTATAAATAATATTAGTATGTATTAATGATTTCAATCACACTATATTATTGTGCAAATGATTACCTTAATGGTATGGGTAAAGGGTTCTATCCCACAATGAGACGAACGTCTACAAAGAAAAATAAATTCGATATTTGTTTCGAATTGACAAAAGAAAAAATATTTGAAAAGCTAATATGGAAACAAGTAAATGGTCCCGTCATATATGGTTTTATTAAAATACATGGAGAAGAACTATTAAATACGCTCAATGATACAATATGTGTAAATGCAACAGCAATATATAATTCTGGTAGAAGACAGATATATCCAATAACAAATAATACAACTTATTATATTTTGGATAATTATCATTCGACAGAGTTATAAAATGCGAGTCCATTCAGGTGGACATAAATCGCAAGTATTATTTTGTTGTAATGCTTCTCCAAACCATTTTTCAGGATAGCATACAATTTTATCTTCATTGTTATTGAAGTATGCCCCCCACCAACTGAATGTGCTATTTGCAATAATATGATGATCACATAAACTCATTAATAGCATTTGCTGCCAATCGGTTATTTCTCCCGGACATCTCTTGAAAGTCAATTCAGGGTTCGTTATTTTAAGTGTAATAATAGCAGATTCCACATAAGATAAGTCGGCGTCTTCACAGAAATATAATATGGTTCCTCCAATAAACGGCTTTAAGTTGTTCTTTATATGATTCAATGCAGAGGCATAGTATTTTATAGGCATAATTGGATGATGTGATTGAAGCTTAATATAGTCGCCTATGCGAAAGTGTAGACTGATTACAACAGCGTCATCCATAATCAGTTGTCGATATATATTCTTTATTGCTTTTTTCTTCTTTGATAAACCAATGATCTTATATATTTCTGCTTTTCTCTCTTTGAAGTATTTTGGAGATTGAAAATATCCTGTTAATAATATATTTTCTGTTTTTGATATTGAAGGCAACGCATTGTAATGAAATCCTATTTCATTGATTCGACGATTTACTTCTTTACAATGACCAGTATATTTCTGTAAAGAAGAGAGAAATGTTGTCCAATACGTATTTCTATCTCCTAACTTCTCATTTGGTGTGAAATCGAATGTTTGTCCTTCTTTCAATGCGTGTGCAATTGTTGCAAATATTTGAAAGAGTTGATTGCCTAATCCACCAGCTAAATGACAGTAAATCATCGATAGTTATTATGAACTATTTAGTTTTTATTATAATAATATTGTAATAAATATTATTATCTTAGCCAACCACACAATCATAATCATAATCATATTCATTTCAAAAATCTGCACAGAAATTAAAAACTGATTCATCCTTCGTCTTATTCGCCAAAGCATAACTACTTACATTGCTTTCAAAGAAGTTAGCCTTAGATTCAATTGATATTAATTCCATCCACTCGAATGGATTAGGAACACCATATACCTTCTCATAACCCAATTGAACGAGTAAACGATCTGCAACGAATTGAATATATTGTGTCATTAAAAGCGAATTCATACCAATCAAACGACAAGGCAATGCCTCGCAAATGAAATCCGTCTCAATATCAACCGCTTCCCGTATTATTTCTACAACTTGTACAGAAGAGAGACGGGATTCCAATTTTTTATAAAGAAGAACAGCAAACTCTGCATGAAGTGCTTCATCCCTCGAAATTAGTTCATTGGAAAATGTCAATCCAGGCATTAATCCTCGCTTTTTCAACCAATAAATGGCACAAAATGCTCCAGAAAACATGATCCCTTCTACACATGCGAATGCGACCAATCGAACAGCAAAACTCGCATCTTTATCAGCAATCCATTTCTGTGCCCATTGCGCCTTTTTCTTAATACATGGAAAATTATTGATTCCTTTAAACAGACGATATTTTTCTTCTTTATTACGAATATACGTATCTATTAGAAGACTATATGTTTCACTATGAATATTCTCCATAGCAATTTGGAAACCATAAAAGGCACGTGCTTCAGCAACCTGAACTTCATTCATAAACCGTAATGCCAGGTTTTCGCATACAATGCCATCACTCGCTGCAAAAAATGCTAGAATTGTAGAAACAAATAGTCTCTCTTCATCTGACAAACGCAGCTCCCAATCATTTACATCTTTAGATAAATCGATCTCTTCTGCCCTCCAGAAACTGTCTACTTGTTTTTTATACATTTCCCATATGTCATCATGTTCAATTGGAAACATAACGAATCGATCATCATTTGGAGTTAATAGTGGTTCGGTTTTATTCATATTCTTACATATATACAAATACTATATTTTTATACTTTAATCGCTTAATATTTCTCTCTTTTTACTTTAAATGGAAGAATTTAATCTTGGTCAAACGATTCAACCTCTACAAAGGGACGACTCTACAGAAAATATGTATATAGATTTACCTTCATTAACACAACAATATGATGATAACAATTATTTGGATATTTATAAACCACAATCACAATCACAATTACAAGAATATATTACTGATGATGATGATGACTTTGAAACAAATGATTATGATATACCCGAATATTTAGAAACACAATTAAATACGCTGAATAATCAATATCAACAACAGCAACAGCAACAACAATTATTGCCTCCTAATATTGTCATTAATGGTCAACAAAATCAGCAACATAAATTATATCCTCCTGATATTATTATTAAACCACAACCACAACAACAACAATATAACAAAGAAGAACAATATAATAATCTTCTGTCTCTCTTTCAAAATCAACAAAGAGAGAAATATACAGCTCAACCTCTAGAAATACTAGACGTAGGAAATCGAGATAATCTTCTTCAAAAAATCCAAGACCAAATTGGATTAAAACGACGCTTTTTAGCAAATAAGCAAAACGATTTAAAAGAATATATTAGCACAAATGAATTTCTTCGAGGTGTAAAAGAAGACTATAGTAAATATAATGATTATATCATGAATGAGAAAAAACAACAGATACAGGCATTCGAAACATTGAAACAGTATAGCGAGGATTTGCGTATGAATGGTGAATTAACACAGGACAAAGTCAGAGAAGCAATTCGAGATCAAAAATATATTATGGAAGAAATGGGGAATTTAAAACAACATTTGAATGAATACACATGTCCTGGTAAATAATATTATGATATTATAATATGAGTGAAAATGATATTGGAGACGAGATAGAACAAAAAATTAACGCTATTTCCGCATCATTAGATCAGACAAGTGGTTTACAAACTACAATGGATGCCGATTTGTCTGAAATAAACGTAAATTTACAACAAATCATGATTGATATACAAAATTCCAAAAATGATATAATATATAAAATTATTCAATGTTGTAAACAAGCAATAGAATTACCAGTCGATAAAGAACAAACTCAAGCAGTATTGACAAAAATTACAACAGATTTGAATAGTCTCATACAAAAATCACAAAATATTGCAAATAAAAGTAATGATCATGTTGGGCTCATTAAACAAACAAATACTCAATTACAAGGTGTTAAAACTTTATTAGCAGATAGTTCTGCATTTATTGATTCATTTAATTGTGAGGATTGTTCTGATTCAGAGAAACTTAAAAGTATTACAAACCTTTCGGGTAGTATAGCAGAAGTTATTATGGATATAAGTATTGGAAGAAAAAAAGCACCAATAGAGGAGATTCTTGGAAAATTTAAAATACAACAAACTCAAATAATAGAAATTTTAAATGATTCGCGATTTTCACGTGAAACTAAAAATAAGCTAATTCAATATTGGATTGCTAAAGGGTTAATTGATCAAATGATAACCGAAGGAAAAATTACTAATTCGAAAATATTTCAGGATGGTATGATTTTTTTAAGAGATGAATATAATAATAATTTAAGAGATGTTCTAGCAAACCAACTAAAAGGTAATTTTGAATTATCTGGTGGTCGTCGCCGCAAATCTCAAATGCGTGGTCGTCGTCGACATAAGAGATCGCTTAAAAGACCACGTAAAAGACGAGGTTCACTGTCCAGTTCTAGACGTGCTCCTCCACGAAGAACGCGCAAATATCGACCCCATAAATACGCACGATAAACTCGTTTCCATGTACGCTGAATAATGCGTATCCAAATCGTTTTAATAATCGATACTTTTTCACCGCCAGATAGTATGATATTTTGTGCTATATCAGGCTTTAAGCCCCTTTTTCTTATATTGAAATAATTACGAATAGTAGGATGTCTAGTAGGTATTCTATGTGATATCTGTTTAATATCATCATAAATCAGGTCGATTAATTGAATTACATATTGTTGATTATTATCTTGACTATCATTTTCATTATTGTCGTCTTCATCTTCATCACTGTCATCTTCATCTGTTGTCTCGCCGTCATTCAAATCTCTAAAAGAATAACAATATATTACGATATAATGCTGTAAAATATCAGGAGAACTATTAATATCTTTTCCATTTATTGCTGGATGAAATAATTCGTTGACAGTCAATTGATAACTACTAGCGTTCATTCTTTGTGTTTAGTTGAATTGTAAGAACAAACTATTTCATTTATAATTCAATTTTATTAAATTATAACAAACATTATATTTTTATTATATATAATGAAATTTAAATCAAAAAGTTCATTGAAACAATATACTAATAAGTTATTGTCCAATAAGTGGTTATCTAACAAATATGTATTATATTCTACATTAGCTCTATCATTATTATTCCTATTATCACTTCTTTTAGCAAATAAAATTGGATTGATAATTGTATTTGCATTGATATCTTATATTATATATTCCTTTAACCACAATATGATTCTTGTGTTGGGATTAGCTTTGATCATTACTTATATTGCGAGTTTAGGGATGAAAGTGAAAGAAGGAATGACAAATTCTGATTCTACCGCAGATACAAAATCAGAGAAACCTACTGAACCAAATACTACTTCTAGTTCGAATAATACTTCAGATTCTAATACTGATCCTATGGCAAAATTAAAAAATTTAACTGACGGATCCAAACCAGAAGTTGTTAAGGATGGCATGGATATAATGAGTAATAAGAAAAGTAATAGAATAGATTATGCTTCGACAGTTGAAGATGCATATGATGATTTGAATAAAATTTTAGGTAGTGATGGGATGCAGAGATTAACGAATGATACACATAAATTAATGGAGCAACAAGTGAAGTTAGCTGATGCAATGAAAAATATGACACCATTAATAGATAGTGCCAAATCACTGATGAGTGGTTTTGACTTTAACAGTTTAAATAGTTTGAGTGGTATGGCACAACAATTTATGCCTTCAAAATAATCACGATTATATTATAATAGTATAATATAATTATGAGTGTAATGAATATAATAGACAGCGCAACTACAAATTATTGTGATGATAAGTGTTCTTTATCATTTAATTATCCTCCAAGTTCTACATGTGTAGTTGGTAATAGTGGACCTTTCTTTCTTTTTTCATATAACATAGACCCTACTTCAACCCCAGTCACATTTAGTAATAGTAAGTATATTGTGGCTCAAATAATATTATTTTCTCCATCTGTACATTTATTTAATGGTTCAACCGCAGAAGCAGAACTTGTTATTTTTCATTATGATTCTGCCAATAGGAACAATCTATTAGAAATATGTATACCAATAAGTTCATCTTCTGGTAAGTCATCACAAGTATTTTCAAATATATTAAATGATGTTGTCGATTACAATATGAATAAACCGGGTGATCAAGAAACATTTTATATCCAAAACTATAATCTAAATGATATTATTCCATATAAACCTTATTTTTATTATCAACAGGGTTCAAATAATATTGTTGTTTATGGAATCCAAAATGCCATTAATGTGCCTGCTAAAATTTTAAATGATATTGCCAACTATATAACTCCATACCCTAGTCCTGAATCTATTTTTCCATATGAAAGTAATTTATTTTTTAATCAAAAAGGACCAGGAGTGTCTGATTCAGGCGAAATTTATATTGATTGTCAACCAATAAATAGTGCTACAGAAACTGTGGAAGTTGCATTTAAAAAGCAAACAATAAGCGGATCATCCGCATCGTCAAATAATACAATTGGAAATATGTTTACCAATTTAGGATTAAATTATACAACTGTTGTAATTATTATTGTCATCTTACTTATTGGTGTAGTATATGTTGCTCTCGCAAGGACAAACTTATTAATTAATACACGTATTTCGAAAAAACCAAAAGGTAATAGTGAAACATTTAAACCATTTATTAATGTTTTAAATAATTATGTATCTCCTGGTGGTGGATTAAGTAATTTATTTACAAATGCGAAACAATAGATTAAATGACTCCATTATAATAGACAGAAGCAGCATCATGTTGTTCATCTAATATAGGTGTAAATGAATATTGTTGTTTATTATCTGGTTCTGTGTTATATTTATGAATAGGTGCTCTTATCTTGACAATTTCCTGTTCCAACGTATATGGATATTTATTATTATTAATCATATCGGCATATTTCTTTTCTTCTGATGGAATGTAATGTAATTTTCCATAAGATCCAGTTTCGATTGTAGATGACGTTAATAGTTTATATGCAACAAAAAATCCAAGTATTCCTAAAATAGGATTACATACAGCAAATAATATAAAAGCAATTAAAATGACGATGATTTTACCCCATATAGTATCAATTAAAATGGCCAATCCATGAGGCATTTTATACCCCATGATTAGATAAATGAAAAATAATATTAGTAATGTCAACTGACCCAGATTTTTTTTTGCGAATAGTTCTGTAAAAGTATTGGTTCCTATATCCATATATCATAATGATATATTTTATTTGGTTCTATTCCAACAAGTATTTTATTAAATTGATATAAATATATTTACAATATAATATATTTATTAAAGACGAATATGACGACAACAACAATGCCAACAATGCAAATAACAATGAATACTTACTTGGGTAAAAAAGGATATACTATTTTAAAAAGTGAATTAACGAGAGAACAATTGATAGATCTGCGATCGAAATTGCTTGTAAAACCTCAAATTATTACGTGCGTTGGTGGAGGTTTTGGTGCAGATATCATATCTTATCCAATTTATCGTGAATCTATCAATAAAATATATATACCTCGATATTATGGTATTACACATTATGGTTCACCTAAATTGGCATTACCTGGTGGAGTATCAATTGAATGTCCATTTGTTGCATCTTTGAGACCAATACAAGTTCCAGTTGTAGATGCTTTTATGTCGAATATAAGCGGTGGTGGAGGTGGTGGTTTATTGGAGTTGCCTTGTGCATTTGGCAAAACGGTTATTTCTCTCTATATTTGTTCTTTGTTACAGAAGAAGACGTTGATTATTGTTCATAAAGAGTTTCTAATGAATCAATGGATAGAGAGAATCAGAGAGTTTCTGCCGACAGCACGCATAGGCAAAATCCAAGGGCAGATTATTGATATTGAAAATAAAGATATTGTATTGGGGATGTTACAATCATTATCAATGAAAGATTATCCTTCTTCTCTCTTTGATAGTTTCGGGCTTACTATTATTGATGAAGTTCATCATATTTCGAGTGAAGTGTTTTCATGTGCTTTATTCAAAATTGTTACAAAATATATGATGGGATTATCTGCAACAATGAATCGTAAAGATGGAACAACACCAGTATTTAAAATGTTTCTCGGAGAAGTTGTTTACAAGGGAAAGAGAGAAGAAGATTATAATGTGACAGTTCGAGCTCTCGAATATAAGGTTGATGATGACGAATTTAATGAAGTGAAAACCGATTATCGTGGAAATGTCCAATATAGTTCTATGATTTCCAAATTATGTACATATAATCGACGAACCGAGTTTATTCTAGATGTAGTTATTTCAATGTTCAAAGAAAATGAAGCACAACAAATGATGATATTGGCTCATAATAAGAATATATTAAAATATCTACATGATGCTATTCAACATCGTCAAATTGCAGGAGGAAGTGTTGGATATTATATTGGAGGAATGAAAGAGGCTGCCCTAAAAGAGACAGAAGGCAAACGCATTGTAATTGCGACATATTCAATGGCTGCAGAAGCGCTCGATATTAAGACACTAACAACTTTGATTATGGCGACACCAAAGACGGATATAGAACAGGCAGTAGGACGTATTTTAAGAGAAAAACATGGACGACCGATTGTGGTTGATATTATAGATCAACATACACCTTTTCAAAACCAATGGCGTAAGAGAAAACAGTTTTATAAAAAGCAAAATTATACAATTGTGAAAGGTTGTATTAGTGCTAGTGCTAGTGCTAGTTTAGAAATACCCACTGAGGGCATTCTACCTGGCAAATGTCTGCTAAAACGAGTAATAAAACAATCGATACCAATATCAATTTAAGTATTCTAAGTATTTTGATATTGTGAAACAGGTGGAGGATTAGCCAAAGCTAACTCTGATGCTTTTATAGAATAACCTGGAATGCTATATCCACTAATAGGATTTGTTATAGAAGTTATCCCACCATGTTGTAATTTGTGACAAGCACACTTACAATTGCTACGCCTACAATTTTTTTTCATATGACATAAACAATTACATTTTTTATTTCTTTTATGAGAACCCCCTGATTTTCTTCTTCTACGAGAACCTCCTTTTCCTAATCCTAAATAATTTGATACTCCACAAGAACCACATGAACCACCTCTATGTCCTCGTCGTGATCCAGTTTTTCTGCTTCTGCGTCCATGTTTCTTTGAACGCAAACGTCTACGCTTACCACCTTTTATGGCAGATGCACTTGCCGCAAGCGTATTGTTTTCAATTCCTTTATATCCACCGAAATTACCAGTAGCTTCATCTGTACTAACAAAATTAGGCGTCGCAGCAGAATGCGCGTTCATTTTATTGACGTAATCGTACATATAATTATAATAATATTATAATTATATTTAACATATATATTGTGTAATGAAGATAATACATTCAAACAATTAATTATATGTCGATATAGCATTCGTTAAGTCCTCCTCGTTGCGTTTGTTCTATTGGCAATTGTTTACATACTAAACAATTATCATATTTTGAAGTTCTAGATTTCCAAATATTTTCTATATGAAAATCATAGCAATTATTATCGTCAATTAAATATATATTAAATATATATGAAAAATTTGCGTAATGACATCCAACCATTTCACATCTATCTTTATTATATTGTGTTAAACAATCATAATCATCTAAATGATAACGACTCAAATACTTTTCTAAATCGGGTATATAAAAGCGCCCTGTTATTTTAATTATAAAATTTGATGAGTGTATTATTTTCGAATTACAGAAAGCATAATATATTGCAAATACTTCATGTGCACCCTTAGAATGTTCATTTTTTAAGTATGTTGCTTGTTTTAATTGTTCTTCTTTAAATGTAATAACTTCAAATCTGTTTTTGTATTGCTGTTTCTCAGAATTTAATTCATCGTAATTGTATCCCGAATTCTCAACTAAAATAATATTAAATTTTGTATTGAATAACCATTGACGAACACTTTTTAAATACAGAGATAATCTATCAGTTGAATTTTTTTGATATAAACAACTAATATTTGAACCTACATTTATAGTTGATGTTAAAATAATTGTAGTGTTCATATTATGTAAATTATTATTATTATTTTATTATTTCTAATAAAAAAATAGTTCACAATTTAATATTATACAACTTCTATCGGGATCCATTTCTTGAAACGTAAATGAAATTTACATATCATTTTACATTCTTTCTTTAAATCGACAAGATCATTATCTAATTCATCTTCATCATCACTTTCTTCGATCGCATCCAAATTGATATTTTCTTTGATATTTCTAAATATTGAATTCATAAATACACTCGTCTTATAATCAGGAATACATGCTACTCCACATGATTTGTCATCATCATCGCACAAATAATATATATCGTTTTCTATATCAGGACGAACTGTCATAACACGATATTGTTCTCCGAACTTATTATATGGTAATTGAAACCGATGATTACCTCGTTGTTTTTGGTTATTTCTAAATTGTATATATTTCACAGAATATGGTAAATCGTCAAATGATATACGCTTTAATCCATCTTGTGTAGTTATAATAGGTAATCCTATGATAATTTCATCGATATTATTAGTAGATTGTTGTTGTATTTCTCTCTTTAATATAGTTTCCAGAATACCAATCTTCTCTTGATAAGAGTTACTCGATATATTATCGCCCTTATAATACAATATATCTTCAATCGCATAAAAAGAAATGCCTTTGTATTGAAAATATACGCCGTAAAATAGAGTTCCGCATCCTTTTGTCAAAGATGGACTAGTAGAACATTGAATTTTCTTTTCTTCTTTTGTATTTTGTAACAATGATCCATCTTTAGTGATCCATATATATGATGGAGTTCCTGTTGGAATAATGAGTATATAAGAAGAGTAAACATTCTTATGAATAATTGTTTCATAAGAATGTTCAAAAGGAGGTAATAAACGACGACGTTGATATTGATATTGTGGATATGGTTGCTGCATATCATTTAATTATCATGTCGTTTTTAAACTATTTATAATATAGTATCCATATATTCTGACAATTCTTTTGCAGAGTCTTCGTCTTCATGTATTAGTTGGACCACATCTTCTTCTGTCGATATCGTTTCCTTGGACAAAAGCGTCGCGATTTTTTCATAATGTTCTTGTGGGATAGTAACATAATCTTTTATTTTCGGTGAAGTCAAATTTGTTTTTAAATAGTTCATTATATTATGCGCTAACAGAATAATCAATAAAGAGAGAACAGCAATTTTGAAAATATACCAAATCATAGTTTAGTTATTAGTTGTCAACATTTATTTATTATTCATTTTACGAAACAACACAACCTTTAAAAAAGTGGAAACAGAAGTATAAATACGATTTTTAAAATAATATAAAGAGTGGCTCCTAATTGATTCAATGAAAAACCTAGGAATTCTTATTATTGATAAAACTGCCATAATTACACCACAAACTATTAAAGAGTATAATGAAGCAGAATTATATAAAAGATGTGGGTTTACAAAATCAGATGGATTTAAAAAACAAACAGAATGGACGAAAAAAATCGATGGAGTTAAATATTCTATTGCAGTATATGGCAAAAATATTGGCAAAGCAAATTACGAAAATAAATACGAGTTTCCTCCACCGATTGATACACAATTATTCTTTGGAAAATGTGCACTCGTTGGTCATAAAATATTACCAACCGGTGAGCAAGAATATATCTCTCTTAATGTTCTATTATGGAATAAAATATACGAGAAATTAATGGGTGGATTTGAAGATCTAACTGCAACTGCAAAAGAAGATGAAGAAGAAGATGATGAATTAGATTGTATTCCTGACAGCGAAAAAACAAAGACCGGATATTTAAAAGACGGATTTATTGTCGATGACGACTCCGAATCCGATAGTGTTACAACTGATTCTGATGACGTCGAATTGGAAGAAGAAGAAGATACTGAAGATGAACCCGAGGAACTAGAGGTTCTTCCAAAAAAAACAAGATCCAAAAAAAAGATATCCAATGATGTTATCATTTCTACAACAGAAAAAGATGACATATATGTAGATATTAGTGTAGAGTTGGAAGAAGAAGCATTCAGTGATGATGATACCAATACATAATCTAAGAGTTTTTCTGCCTATTATTAAATTGATTTAAACTTAAATAAATAATTTAAGTTTAAAGATAAACCACCAAAATGCTGACAATCGCACAACCAATTGAATTTCGATCCAATTTAACAAAGAAAATCGATTTGATCATCAAAAATGACAAATTGAGTCGTAATATTGAAAGAGGTGTATATAACTTTGCTTTAAAAGAGGCAACTACTCGCAAGTTATTGAAGAAATGGGACAATCCATACTTTGTTCAATTATATTTGGATCGTTTAAGAAGCATATATACTAATCTTGAATTCCCTTCTTTCTGTGAAGCAATACAACGAGGCGATATCAAAGCGATTGATCTCGCTTTCATGACACATCAAGAAATGCGTCCAGATAAATGGGCGACAATGATTGAAGATAAGAAAAAGCGTGATAAAAATAAATATGAGACGAAAATTGAAGCAGCGACAGATACATTTGTTTGTAGCAAATGTCATTCCAATAAGTGCACGTATTACCAAATGCAGACACGATCTGCAGATGAACCTATGACAACATTCGTTACATGTATTGAATGTGGTAAACGATGGAAATGTTAAGGATTGATAACAAAAATAGTAGTCAATGAAAATAATATAAAGAATAAAAGTATTAAACCTCCACTATTGAAAAAAGTGAAGAATGTGAAGTCCTTTGGACAAACTTTTTTTAAAGGTTGGAATTGTTTCGCGTATACCGTTTTTTCACTTATATAGTTCTTCAAAACATCATCAGGAAATTCGCATCCCACTTTACGTAAAAACATTATATATTTTTCTCTCTTTTTATCTTCTATGAAACAAATCTCTTCTGTATTACCTTTGCGGAAAGTATGAGGGCTTGTTGGAGTATCCATATTTTTCCAATCTGTCGCAAATACTTCTTTATTAATTACATGATTATTATTTAGAATATTTTGAGATGATAACATGATAGCAAAAATACTCTCATTTGCAATTGTTCCACTACATATCATATGATAAATTAAAAAGTTTTTTTTTTGATATAATAAACACTTTGTAACCGCGTCGCGAGAGAGAATAAACCACGGATTATTTCCCAAATGATATTCTGGTTTTAAACGTAGTAAATTGGCACGATTCACTAAAAATGGATTCCACCATATAGGTTTATATGTCATAATTGATTTTCTATGATTTTCAAAGAATTGTCGACGAAAAACACTTGCAGGAATAATTGGACAACAAGATCCAGTTACAAAACAGAACCATTGGTTTGTAGGATCTTTCTCTGATGCATAATACATCAAAGACATATAAGCTGGAACAACATGTGTATAATCTGTTTTCACAATATATTTGTAAGGTAATACTCGTTGCTTAATCCACTGAGACTGAATTTTTGAATAATCTGTATAATGAATATACACATTAACAATATCCTCTAATTCTTTGATCCATTGAATCCATATATGTTCTTTATTAATAATATGTTGATAACTAATTAAAAAACAGAGAGCTATCTTCATAATAAGTATTATAAAAAATTGTTTATAATAAAACAAATTATAATACTTATTATCACAGTTCAATCAATCGAACATTATTAAATAATATCCAAATCTTTCAAATTCCAATACTCAGAACCTCCTCCTGGAATTGGACGACGAATAATAAAGGGGATCTTACGTGCCATCAGTTCCATTTCAGCAATAATATATCCATCGATAATTTTTGAATCAACATCAATGAAGATAGTTGCACCCATATCTATTTGCTTTGCTCGTTGACCTATCACTCTCGCCTTTTCATATTTAGTTAAATAAGGTAATGTTCTATGTAAACTATCAACAATATTCTTGTATTCATCTCTTACAACTTGCGTCATAACCAGAACTTCATTGTTATTATGTCTTACGCATTCAGGATGTATATTTTCTAAATATTTTTTATTCAATTCTGACTGAAATTTTTGTAAATATGGTTCATCTTCAGTATCAGATTCATCATCATCTTCTTCATCTTGTAAAATATGATGAGACTCTTCTTCTGCTGGGTTTGTTCGCATACTCCTTCTTTCACCAACTTCTGTAGGATTTTCCCTTTGTTCAGCTTTTTCTTCTTCTTCATCGCCTTCTTCATCGCTTTCTTCTTCTTCAGCTTCTTCTTCGAGTTCTTCATTATCTTCTTTGCCCTTTTGTCCAACTTCTGCGGGAGTTTCCCGCATACCCTTTTGTCCAACTTTTTCAAAGTTGGATTCAAAGTTGGATTCATCATCATTTACATATTTGTGTAATATAGTATTTTCTACAGCCGCTTCAGCAAGAGCATCCTCAATAGCCGATTCTGTTGCAAATTCGCGGGTAGCTTCAATTGCTGCAAATTCCTCTATTTCTGCAGGAGTTTCTTCTATACCAGGTTGACCAATGTCAGGTTCAAAATTGGATTCGACATAATGTTCAGGTTTATCAGGTTCTAACATAGGAACCGAATTGATAACAACCTTTTTCGTCTTATTTTTTGTAGGGTCTTTCTTTTTTAAAGTTTTGGTGCCATAAGTTGCCATCATTTCTTGTAAGTTCATATATATAAATATAACTTATATATTTATATATCAATTTTATTCTTTAAAGTCTTTATCTTTTTAATTTAATTTTCTAATTTCCAAATGGTATCGCATGTTGAACACAAATATACATATTTCATATTGATATCATCGTAACGAATATATATAATTTCTTTCTCCGTGCTATGTGTGTTCGTAGAACACGAATGATTCGGACAATCGATTGTATTAATTCGAGGCAAAGTAGGATCCAATTTGGTGTATTTGTTGATGATATGAGAGAATTTCTGCTCATTCTTCTTGATGATCGTTTTTGCGACAGAAATACTACTCATGTCAATATTTTTCTCTTTGTTACCACACTGACGGCAGTAATATTCCAACTTGTTTTGATCATCTTCACTGATGTTGATATAATACATGTTTGAACAAACGGTGCAGAATTTCATGCTTTCTTTGTTAATAATTTATATTATTTATTTATATTCAATTTTATTATATATTATAACTTCTCTGAAACAATAACACAAAACTTTTCATATAATTTACCGTAATCAATGAATACACTCATATTATAAACCGCTGTTTTTACTAATTTGGGAATCGAGTCCTTTCTCTCTTCTAAAAATGTTCGCAATTGATCGCAGTTAGATACAAATTTCTCTGAAATAATAGGTAGAAATCGTTGTATGATTGGATCAATATTACTAAATTGTGGTGCAAATGAAGTCAATACATTTAATACAGCAATATCAATATTCTTGTATTCTATTATTTTTGTATAATTTGCACAATCGGGATTTCCAAATCCAATACCGGGTTCATTTAATAATGGATTATTACATAATAATGTTCCTAAAGTAAGAAGAACACTATTGATTGTCTGACAAGACGTCCATTGTTCTCCTCTCCAAGTATTTAAGAGAGAAATACAAACTTTTCCATTGACATACAAGTTTGGGTTGAATCGTATATTTTCACCATTTGTTAAATAGACAACCTTCGGTGGAGTATGTGGATAATCTGCCGGATAATTCAGTTCAAATAGATAATAACCCCCGAAATAAGGCGTTCCAATTGTGCCGATAATGAGCGCATATCCTTTCATCATATTTTCTTCATCATGATAATAATATATATTATCTCCTGCTAATGGGTGGCCTTTAAGTTGTTTTACATCTTTAATAAGACGCTTGACTGTTTCTCTCTTGATAATCATTGGTTCTTCTTTTTTTTCCATTTCTTCCGTATATATAAAACATTATCTTTAAACCATTAAAAAATATACGCCTCCGGCATCCTTTGGCTCAACCCTTTCTCAAAGGTTGATTTTAAAGGTTGCCATATTATGGTGTCATTATATATAAATGAATAACAAAAAACATTACGCAAACACCATAACAACTGCGTTTAAAATTAAACTACAAACGTAATCTATAAATATAAAATTGATATAAAAATATATTGTTATAAGTTAATAACAAACAAATGAACCAAATTATGAATACATCATCTTCATCATCGTCTCATAATTTGAATGATTTTCTTAAAAATCATCAAGCATCAAAGGTTGAGGGCGTGTCTCCAACTCATACAAGAATTGGAGAAAAGAAGTTGAATATTTTCGGTGGATCTTATGTAATACCGAAAGAAGAACTACAAGAATTCTTCATTTTATATCATAAATCAATATTTCTGGATAAAAAAATGGAATATTTAACAGAAAGACAATTGGAAAGTGGTTGTGGAATTCTAGTCGATATTGATATGAGATATGATCACAACGTTGTTGAACGACTTCATACAAAAGAACATATTGTCGATCTAATTGTTCTATATTTAGAAGAATTAAAAACTGTTTTGGATTTTACAGAAGACACATCATTCCCAGTATACATTTTTGAAAAACCAAAAGTGAATAGATTGGAAGATGGGTCATTGACAAAAGACGGTATTCATATGATTATCGGTGTTCAATTAGACCATTATTTACAAGTCGTATTGAGAGATATTATTGTCAAGAAAATCGCAGAAATATGGACAGATATTCCAATTATCAATACATGGAGTAATGTATTCGATGACGGAATCACAAAAGGAACAACAAATTGGCAAATGTTCGGATCGAGAAAACCTGGAAATCTCGCATATGAATTGACACAATGTTATGAAATTGGATTTGACACTGCGGATAAAGAAATCACGATGAATGAAAAACCAGTCAGTGAGATTCTATCTCCGGAAAATCTGGCATCCAACTTGTATAAATTGTCCGCTCAATATGATGGACATCAAAAATTTGAATTTACGGAATCATTCCAGGCAATATTGGATACCTTAAAACCTGCAACACGAAATAATGCCAAAAAAACGAATACAAAAATCAGATTATTGAGTCCATCGAATGAAAATACAGTTGAAGATATATGCATCGATGATATTCATGACAAATCGTCGCTACAAAAAGCAGTAGATAATATGTTGAATAGTTTATCTATTGAACAATATAATATTAGAGAAGCGCATGAATATACGCAGATTCTTCCAAAGAAATACTATGAACCTGGTTCGCATGCGATCAATACACAAGTTGCATTGGCATTGAAACACACTGATGATTGTCTATTCTTATCATGGGTTATGCTGAGAAGCAAAGCAGATGATTTCGACTATTCAACGATATCGACCTTATATGAGAGATGGTTCAAATATTTAAAGGATAAATCTGGTGGCGTAACAATTCGTTCAATTATGTATTGGGCAAAAGAAGGATCAAAAGAAGACTATGACCGAGTAAAGAAGGATACATGTGAACATTATATTGAACAGACTATCGTAAACCCAAATGACTTTGATTTTGCGAAAGTATTATTTCATATGTATAAAGACAAGTATGTGTGTAGTGATACAAAAAGTAAGACATGGTATGTTTTCAAGAATCATCGTTGGGAACAGGACAAGGGACAGACTCTCAGAATGATGATTTCAACAGATATGTATGCGATATATAATAATAAATTACAAAAGTTGATCAACGAAACAATGGAATTGGAACCGAGTGATCCAAGACATGTTGCAAATAAAAAGAAAATTTCCAAGTTGAGTGATGTTGCTGTCTTGTTAAAGAAAACATCGGATAAAAATAATATAATGGTTGAAGCACGTGAGATCTTCTTTGACGTTGATTTCTCTAGAAGTATCGATACTAATAGATGGCTCATCTGCTTTAAGAATGGAGTCGTCGATTTGGAACAGAAGATTTTCAGGAATGGTCTTCCTTCTGATTATATTACAAAATGCACAAATGTCAACTATGAAGAATATATTGAAGACAGTGTAGAACAGCGTGATATTGCCAGTGAAATTTTACGATTTATGACTGAACTATTCCCGAATCCTGATTTATGTGAATATATGTGGAATCATTTGGCAGCTGTATTGATCGGTGAGAATAAGAATCAAACATTTAATATTTATCATGGTCGTGGAAGTAATGGTAAATCCATGTTGACAGATCTAATGTTTATGACGTTGGGTGAATATGCAGGAAGTGTTCCAATTACATTAATAACAGAAAAACGACCCAGTATCGGGGGAACCTCTTCTGAAATTATGCAATTGAAAGGAATCAGATATGCGGTCATGGCAGAACCAAAGAAGGGTGATCGAATCAATGAAGGTATTATGAAACAATTAACAGGCGATTCAACCATTTCTGGTCGTGCTTTGTATTGTGATACAGAGACATTTACAATCCAATTTCATTTGGTCGTTTGTACTAATACTCTGTTTGAAATGAATAGTCATGATGATGGAACTTGGCGACGTATTCGCATTTGCGATTTTGAATCAAAGTTTACAGAACCAGATGAGTTATTCCGCAAAAAAGAATACCCATATCAATATCCAAAGAATAAGAACTTGAAAGATAATATGAAAAAATGGATATCTATATTTGCTGGAATGCTTGTTAAGATTGCATTTAGAACACAAGGTACATTTGGTAATTGTAAAGCAGTCAAGGATCGCACGAATAAATATCGTCGTGAAAGCGATTATATTTCTTGCTTTGTTGCGGAAAAGATCAAGGTCGTGAATCCAGATGATACTTCGATTGTATTGAAGGTACAAGAAATTGCACAAGAATTTAAATCGTGGTATGCGTTGGCAGCACCGAATGAGCGTGCACCAAAACAGTCTGAGATCAAAGAGTTTATTACTAACAAGTTTTATGAACCTTCCAGAGAACATGGAGGCTGGATTGGATTGAAAATTATTTATGGTAATGATAAGGGAAATGATATTGATGACGAAAGTGTTAGTGGTGGTGGTGGTATCGTCAAAAATATGATTATTGATGATTTAGATAGAATTTAAAATGCGAATAATTAATACGGGGAAGAAAAGAAGAAGATATCCAGAAGTTAATAGATAATATTTTTTATAAATATTATTTATTTTTTTAGTAGATAGAAAGATATACATTTTTCGGTAAAAAAGAATTGATTGTGCGTAATATAGAAATAGTAAAAAGAATAATCGGTTTTGTAATGAAAATGTATGCGATAAATAGAATCAAAATGCCAATCTTTGACATAAATGAGAATTGACTATCTGTGACAAATATCGCTATTATGAATATAATTAGTAAAAAAATATATATGTATAACCATACTTTATACCACCATTCTAAAGTAGCATAATTTTCCAGTTCATAATAATTTTTTCGATCATTCGTTAAAATGTCATTTCCTGTTTCATCAATACTTTTTTCTAGTTGCTCATTATTTTGCATAATTTGTAAAAGAACATCATTTACATATTTAGTGCTTTCCACGCCAGTTGAATAATTTTCATTATTATTAATCGCATTTCGAAATTGTGTTATAAATAGTTCAATCTTCTTTGAAACATAGGTTTCTGCTTCTGCTTCGATCTCCTGTTGATTCATTGTATTATATGCATCTTCACCATCGGTAAATACAATATAATTTTTCTTTGCTTCTTTAAATTGTTTTGGGGCATTAGTTAATGCAAATTCTGCTTGTAAATAATCATCTCTTAAAGTGGCTGTTTCTTTTTTTATATCACATTCAGACCCAGCCGGACAACTTAAATTAGCTGAAGAAATCATGGCATTCATTTTATTAATCGTATCGTTTAGTTGTATATTTCCAATATCTAGAGATCCCATATATAAAGTATATATTACAATTCTTATATTGTTCCCATAGTGGACGATGTTGATGATGGAATAGGTGTCGTTGTACTTGCATTTGCATTTGCGATTCCTCCAACACAATTACTAATTGCAGTTAGTTCATTATTTAACCATGGATTATTCGAAGAATAAGTAGGTGTCGTATCACCAGAACCTGTCATTATATCTCCCAATGGAAAAGTATATTCCTGATAATCCATATTATTTCTAAACATCATTCTATAGAACAGTGATCCCATTTTAACAATTATATAAATTACAAGAATTGTTATTAGAATAAGATATACATTTCTAGTAATATAATATTTTTTATATAAAACATAAACAAATAATATCAAAATTGTAAATAAAATAAAGTATTTCATAAATATTGTGTGATCTGCATATTTATCTCCATAATATCTATTAATTTCAACCATTCTCATCTTGGCATTATTCTCTTCATTTAATTTTTGCATCTTTATAGCGGAATTTTTCAATTCTTCTTCCACAATATTAATTGCCATCAGTTGTTCTTGAATAGTATTTTTCGTAGAAGATACATTATGCTTATAAAAATTATATGTTTGATTTAGTTGTTTATATAAATTAATACGTAATGCTGATAATTCTGTAATATTCTTCATAAACATTGTCTCATCTTCAGCAGATAATGTTTCATTTGCTATACCTATTTCGAGTTGTTTATAATAATCTCCTTCCATTTCTTGTAACACAGCAATTGCCTTTAATGTTTCAGTTTGCTTTTCTTCAACATCATTTCCTACAATTTCACCTAACGTGTTGTCAGAGACGCCCATTCCAATTGTAGCAGGATAGGTTGAAACAGGACATAAAGCAGTTCCATTGTTGATTGTTGACATATTTACATCACTTGCATTATTATTATAAGGCGCGCAGTTATTATTGTTTATTGACCACCAAAAACCATTATCTGTACAAGAATTGCAATCAAAATATTCACTACTCGCATTTTGGTTGACTCCGGACATATTATTATAAATACAGATAATTATACTATTATTTCGGTGCAATACTCAATTTTCGAATAACATATATAAAGAAAGTAAGAGTCAATAATGCTAAAATAATCCACATAATATAAGAATAGTTTGATTGTAGAACACTTACCTGACTATTTGTTAATATATTATTAATATTTCCGTTATCATTATTAACCGCATTTTTATATTTTTTATTAATAGATTTATACATTGACAAGTTTTTATCCATTATATCTTTATCGACATCCATTTGTGTATTCATGTTTGTATTTAAATTCATAAAGCTTGTCAACTGATCATATATTTTACTAGATGCCCCTGATAATGTCTGCTGTGAATCATTTCTCGCGTTTAATGCGCTAGCATTGACTTCTCCTAATTTACATAAAGTATCCGGAGTCATATCATTTCCAGTTAGGTTATAAGCATTCCAATCTACAGAAGTTATATTGTTAACTGCAACTGGACAACTACTATTGAGGTTAGCCAATTCTGGTTCTCTCATATATAAGTCATAATTTGGTATTGGATATAGAGCTGCTGTTAACTTACTCGGTCCATACATGTCTGTTGTTTTTGTCCAACAAGTACCACTTTCATTTGCGAATATAAATCCACCACATTTATTATCTGTATTACAAACATTCATACAATTCTCAACTGTTGTACTATCAACCTTAGTAATGTCATTTCCTGGACTATCAAAATTTTGTAATCGATCATAGGTCGTTCCTGGCACAACCATAGAAGATGGATATGGAGATAATTCATTATTTTCATTGATATGACCTATTTTTCCCATGAGACTTATATCTCCTTTCTCATTCAATTCATATACAGAATTTACATTACTTACTCCATATTCATTTCCACCTATTATAGTCGACCCACCACGAGGACCATAACGTGTTGCTTTTGATAAATCATCGCTCACAAAACATTGTGCTGTATTTGGATCTCCATTTAGTATATCCTGTACTGCAAAAAGTTCGTGACCGAATTGTTGAGCATATTGTTTACATGTTTCAACAGAATAAGATTGTGTCATCGGTGGAGAATAACTTGTCACTACAGTACTATAAAACCAATTTCCATTAGTATTAAATAACAGTTCATTTGTATTTACATCTATAAAACTCAATAAGAATCCAGCTGGACCCCCACCATTCAAAGCATTCACTTCTATCACATTTTTTCCAGGATTTATCGTAACGGTAAACCCAGTATCTCCATTGCCTCCCCATCCACCAGCAATTGCCATTGATCTTCCACCTGTATCGACGCTTGAACCGTTCACTTTCATAGTACAATAATCATCAGCCATACCGAATATTTTGGCAGTAGTATTATTACAACTAGATGCACCATTACAATTATAATTGAAAGGGTATACGAACAATACAGGAGCGGTATTATTAGTTGGTGCATCATATGCCGCATTTTCTGTATACCATATCCATTGAGCAGTTGAATCAATATAATCAGAAGAACCCCATGGACTACAACCAAAATTACCTGCTATAAATACAGGTTTATACACGCCAGTATAATTATTTTCATCTATTTCACCAGTACTACTCATTGCTCTATCCTGGTCATCTTTATAACAACCCATATAAGTAGAAGTAGTTCCATTTTCATCAATTGCATAGATTGCATTTGTCCATCCACCTCCATAAACATTTCCATCACTTGCTTTAACACAACTAGGTTGATATGTTCCATATTTTGCATAATTATCAGTCTCATCACCAAGCGCGCATTTTGCCTTTCCAGTTGCTTCATTCGTTTGTTGTAATCCAAAATATGGTTTTCCTAAATTAAATGCCATATCGCTACATGTAGTATAATCATAATCACCGTTTAATAAAGTCATTGAAGGATTATTAGGATCATCATTAAATAAACCCTTATTCGTTGTTTCCTTACCAGTAAACAATCGATTCACATATACATTTTTGTTTTTATCAACAGATTGACCATTTATTATGTAATTATTCGTATTTCCAAGTAATTGTGTATTAGTTGTTTCATAATTAGATAAACCAGAATTAAAAGTTTTTTGTAATGTTTCAATATCAGGATTTCCTAATACTTCTATTGATGTTGCTAATAAGCCACGCGTTTTATCTATTTCAGCACCTGATGTAGTAATATAGTCATTTATATATTGGTCAGAAGGCGGTTTGTTTGTGGGATTATTAAACAATCTAGTATTTTGTTCTGTTAAACTTTCTTTTTTATCTAAAGTATGATTACTAACACCTAAACCTGGATCATCGAAAGCAGATCGAAAACCTTCAAAATTATTCATATAAGAACTCTGTTTCTTTGTTGCCTTTTCACGAGGTATATTATGAAACAGACTGGATTCATTTTGAAGAACACGAAACTTCATATCATCATGTTGTTTATTAAATTCATTTCCTTGTTTTTTAAAAACATCATCATATGATCTCTCTCTTTCAAGATTTGTCTTATTATTATAATCTGTTAAACTCAACATAATTATTATATGTTGAGATTAAACATTGAAGAATTCCAACCTTTAAGAAAGGTGGATTTTTTAAAGGTGAAATGACATTTTAATTGCGACAATGAAAATGATTAATGCAACTAAAAACCATAATAAGTAAGCAAAATTAGTTTGTCTGACAACTGTTCCTGTAATATCATATTCATTCGTTAATTGCATATTTTGTTCTTCCAGTGTAAGCAGTTGGCTTCTGTCATATAACAAATGTTGATACTTGACATTTAAATTTTCAGCTGCTTCATCTTTCACCAACTGTTCCTGTGCATTACTAGGTTTTATCTGATTAACAGTATCATTGATTTTCGTAAATATAGCAGTGAGTCGAGTATTTATTTCCTTTAATATATCCGTTAATTGAGACAATTTTGTGACAATCGCATAATTACCAACTACCGACTTTGCTGGCTTCAAATCTCCGCTTTGTAAATTACAGTATTGATTGCTCGAATTATATGTAGCACCAGAACAATTTGGATCTGCACTACATTGTGCCTGACATATATCGACTGAATTCACAACGTTTCCCGATATAATTCCAGCACCAACCCCAACACCTTGCATTTCACTTTTTGGAATAGCTATACTTATTTTCGATGTGCTAGAACCATCACCATTTGATACAGATAAGTAATCCTGAAATGCTTGCTGATATTCAAGCATTACTAAATGATACTCATTTTCCAATGTTTCTAATTGTAATAATGTCGAATCATATGAAACCGCCATGTTTATTATATATATATAATATTCCTAAACCTAATAGTGTCATATAAAAATACGTAATCTTTGATAGTTTTGAATCATCATCGTTCGACTTGGTTATATCTGTCATATACAATTTTGGCGTTTTATCAACAATCTGTTTCGGAAGTTGAAAAGGTATACGATAATTTGAAATTCGTCGTTTATTTATAAAAAACATAATTTATTATTCATTTCATTTTTTAAATACTTTTACTAAAGATATAGAAATAATAATAATACCAATAAACATTATCCAATTTGATATATATTGCGATTTATAATTTTCAACTGAATTACTTATCATAATAGACGAACTATTATCAATTGGTTGTTCATCCACATAAATTTGTGCTAATTTCGATCTTTTTTTTTCTTCTGTTACGATTAACGCCTTTGCACCTTCCATTTGTTTTTTTAATTTCATATTATCATCTTGTATTTGATATGATAATGTCTGCATTGAATTGGTAAGTGCATCGGTTGATACTTGACTCTGAATAAATTTGTCATAATCATTATTTGAAGTAGAATTTAACTTATATGTAATAAAATTCTTCATCAATTCATTTATATTTGAAATGTATTGATGAAAAAAAGTATTTATTTTTTCAGTATTTTGTGTTATTTTCAATTTTGCCTCTTCTTCATATTGAGGCCGAATCGCATCAGTATATGAAGCGAGTTTTCCGTTATTATTTATTCCTTTTTCGAGTGGTTCTGGCAATGAAAATTGCATTTATATTATAGAAGATAATTATACACCAATTATACACATACTCTGTAATAATATCCAATAATAGACGTCTTACTTGGTCTCAAAATCTCACATACTTCATTTGGTTTCATTCCAATCGCTACAGATACTGGATCGAAGCGCGATATCTCTGGAAATTGAACAACCTGATCTATATTGTATTTTTTCATTACCCCTTCTGTTTCGGTCTTTGAAAGAATACGATGAGGAGGAACCAATGAATGTTGTAATATATTAAATTGAAGTCTCTTAATACTATGGACAATGATATATTTTCCTTCAGTCTCCCATATATGTTTTAGTGTTTCTATCATTGTATCATTTGGATCGTCTTTTATAATAAACATCAGCGTATCATTAGCCATCAACTTATTAGGATAATCACCAATGGTATTATATAGATCTTTTATTGTATTGCCTAGATCATTCGGCGTAATACGTGGATAATGACCATAACATATATAAATGCGTTCTGAACTTGTCGTAAAGGCCGCATCACTTTTCTTTTCTAAAAACATGTCCAATTGTTTACTATTCAACATGGAACTTACTTCACTTATACTGAAGCTCTCATATTCTTCTATGTTATATCCTTGATTCTTCATCAATTCCAATAACACTTTTCTTGATTGATAGACAGAATAAATATAGCTGCACGAAACTTGTTGAGAAGAGGTCATCTTTGTGTATATCATTAGTTTTATATCATATATTTAATTCAATTTATTAATTATATTTTAATTGACTTAGTCTCTCCTCCTCCACTAGATTCATTTTTCTCTTCATCTGTTTCAATAACTGACTCGTTAGGTAACTCTAATATATTTTGAGTTAGTTCATTTTTTTCTTTCTCTGATAGTTCACTTTCACTCAACTTTAAAGATTTCTTAATTAAATCCAATTCACTCTTAATATCCGTTATTTCTTTAACAAGAGGCGGTGTTCCTTCTGGTGTTGTTGGTTCATAAGAAGGTGGTGTTCCTTCTGGTGTTGTTGGTTCAAATTGTTGTAAAGAAGGTGGTGTTCCTTCTGGTGTTGTTGGCTCAAATTGTTGTAAAGGAGGTGGTGTTCCTTCTGGTGTTGTTGGCTCAAACATATCATTACTCGAACTGAGTCTAACTGATTGAACATCGGAATTCGACGACAAAGACTTCGTCGCAGATACACCTCCTTTACTCAACCATAACATCAATTCAGTAAACTTCTTTGTGAATTCTGGCTGAATCACTTCTCTCGCAAGCATCAATGCATTATTCGCAATCTGTCTACAGATATCAGAATTTCCTTCACACCATTCTAACACAGAAAATAAATCTGACATATCATCACGAACCGGAATATAATGAGCAAATACATTTTGACCATTCGAATGAATATCATATGGATGAATAAGAGGTTCAACCCAACTCGTAAAGTTACTCTTAACTCTTAGAATCAGAGAACCAGTAATAAATGTATGTAACAAACGATATGCATTTACATTACCATCAACGAAGATAAGATATTTATAATTACTTTGTTCTTCCATGCTAATCCAATCAGAAGATAATATATCCGTGTTCATTACTCCAATTTGATACTTTGGATCATTACGTATGGAAGAAGTATTAATTAGAACATCAACCTTCTTGTCATTATTAACAATACCCACATTAAAAAGATCTGTTATTGCCTGTGGTATTGTTGGATCCTCTTTCGCATCTTCCACAATCTTTATTAACTTCAATCGTTGGTTAGTCATAGTTGTATATCCACAACCAGTTGCACCACCACGAAAAATTGCTTTGGACATTTTCATCATCCAACTAACATTATATTTTTCACGATTGGCCATATTATCATTGATATTCGCAACATAACTGTAATTATTGGTTCCAACCATTTTAGAATAATTATATGTTGGAATATCATCATAATTTGGAATTGGAATATCGACATACCCTTTACGTCCAGATAAACTGAAGATAGGAATAAAATTCGGTGTAATCCCAAATGTGCTGATATCTTGTTGCTTTGGTAAAATGTCCCACGGAAATACAAAACGTCCATGATCATTCTTCTCCAAAATCATTGAATCGTTCAAATTGAAAATAAATATGCCAGATGGAAGTCGTAAATCATCGAAGAATCTGCTATATTCTGTGGATTCACCTTCACCATCATTTCTCATATTAATTGCCTTAACAATACATCCCATTACACGATATGGTTTATTTAATGTATATTCAATCATATCAATCTGTCCTGCTGATAGTTTCAACTCCGGATTATCTTCTGTGTCATTTTTTCGCACTTTTCGACTAAATTCAGTTTTAAATACTTTATCAATAATGGGAGATGTTGTCTTTGTCGTTAATTTATATAACTTATTACCCTTATCTCCACCATATACGCACAGAAAATAACAAGTGTGATGTAAAACTTCGAAGATATAACGCATAGTATTTTCTAAACTTGTATCATTCATTTGACTACTATGATTGACGTAATGACTGAAAGATGGATAATATTTTGAGGCAAAGTCTCTCATATCAGCATTTTCAAATGGATCTTTATTCGCAATATTTTTCTTATTGTATTGAAGACATCTTTTACCAATATCAACTGCCTCTTGAAAAGAAGTAATTACTTTTGTTGTCAGATCAACCTCAATTAAGTCAGTCAACTTCTTATTCACATTCTTGGTCATAAATCGTGATGGTTTATAGTTAGGGTTCTTCAATAAGTTCTCCAATTTAGTTGTATAATTAGGCAACAAATGTTTAAAATCAGTATCTTTCTCTCTTAACAGAAGTTGTATATTGTCTGAATAAGACATACTTAACAACTGATCAATATTATCTTCTGTAATTATTTTCATTTGTATATTCATACCTTGTAATTCTTGGATGAGTAGTTTTAATGAATAAGGAACTCGTACAATACTAAAAGATTTCCCAAACTTACTAATATTTTCAATATTCAGAGAACCGTCTAACGACTTTGTAAATTGAATTGGTCCATCCGCATATGGACTCAAAAATAGATTTAAATCCTTATTATAAATGGCAATGCCACCTGTCTTGTTACAAATTGCCAAATAATATTCATCTCCTCGAACCATGAATGAATCGTTCAAAAATGCACTTGCTCCATGTGCTAATACGCCGTCCCTTTCCATCTCACCGATACGAAGACCTCCATCATTTGCTCTTCCTTGAACAGGCTGTCGCGTTAATGCTGTATTTGGACCACGTGCTCTGTAATTAATTTTATCTTTTACCATGTGTTTCAATCTCATATAATATGTTGGACCAATGTATATATCAGAATACAGTTGTTCTCCCGTATAACCATTATACAGAACTTGATTACCAGATGAATGAAATCCTGCACGTGTCAAATATTTTCCATAAAGTTCACTATGGTTTCCTTTTGTTTCAAATGCTGTACAATCACCGAAACCGCCATAAGAAACACCTACTTTACCCAAAATAGATTCGACTAATTGACCAATTGTCATACGACTAGGTAATGCATGTGGATTAATAATTAGATCGGGTCGAACTCCATCTGAGGTAAATGGCATATCTTCTTCTGGAATAATTAAACCAATCGTCCCTTTTTGTCCTGCACGACTCGCCATTTTATCGCCTATTGCAGGTATTCGACTTTCAGTAATTCGCACTTTCGCAATACGGAATCCTTCTTCTCCTTCTGTAATAAAGGACTTATCAACTACACCAAGTTGTCCCTTTTTCGTAAACACAGAAGAATCTGATAGGTTCTCTCTATTCTCAGCATTATAAGAATATTTACCAATCATTACAACGCGATCATTGATTTCCGTATTCTCTTTGACTAATCCTGATTTATCTATATAAGTATAATCATAACCTGCTTTCAGTCCTTTTACATCCATAGACATGACATCACCAAATACGGCATTAGATTCACCTTTACCGAATTGTGAACTCTCTTCTCTGGATTCATATGTCGTATAATAAGTAGTCGAAAAAAGTCCTCTTTTGATAGAACCTTCATTGATCAAAATTGCATCTTCTACGTTATATCCAGTATAAGACATGATCGCTACAATTGTATTCACACCATATGGTTGTTCTTCATTTGTGACATACTTCAAGTATTTAGATTTGACAAGAGGAATTTGACCATTATTTAATACAACTGCCATCTTATCCATACGCATTTGATAATTTGTATGAAAGAGAGAAACTGCTTGTTTACTTTGACCACATGAAAAGGCATTACGTGTCACTGGATTATTTGAAGGAAAAATGATCATATTTCCCATAACCCCTAGAATAAGAGATGGTAATATTTCATAATGAGAATAGTATTTATTTGCGGCAACTTGGTCTATATGATTCGCGATTAATAACCCTTCTTCTTCAGAAGTATCTACGTAGTCTACGATTCCTTGATTTTTTCGAAGTATAGTCATTGTTCCATCTCTATCGCTTGGTATTTCTGGGTATAATTGTTGTATTTCTTGAATATTATATAATTTATTTTGTTCATTGACTGCTTTTGACAAGAATCCGGAAATGATTTTATTCCATGTTATCTGAGAAGGATCACTTGCCTTATATTTTACATATTTGAAACAACTGATTTCTCTCTTTTTATGAGATGAGTCAATATAATATATAGGGCGAGTTAATCGTCCGCTGTCACTGAAGATATGTATTTCATCATTTTCATAATCAAATGATATACTCATATATGTGGGTATAATACCATTTCTCCGATACACTTTTATATCTTCAACATACTCGATCGGAGAACTAATAATAACTCCTGCCCAAATACCATTAACAAATATTTTCGTAGATTTAGAAATAAACTCGGCATTACTATCTTGAATATTATACAAAGTAGAGTGATTTGTGCGTAACCATTGAATTACTGATTTACTAGATATATAATTTGTCACATAAGTAGTGATAGAAAGATGTTTATGAAGACCAATATTTTCTCCATCAGGAGTATCTATTGGGTCAATATATCCCCATTGAGAAGAGTTTAATAAACGTGGTCCAACGACTTTGGCGTCAGATTCAAGCGGTAAACTCAGTTTTCTTAATTGACTGATAAATGTAAAGTAAGAGAGACGATTTAAATCCTGGACAACACCAATTCGTTTCGTATGCTTTTCTGCTCCCCAATTTCCTTTAAATGCTTTTCTAAGACCAGTTTCTACTGTTCTCTCTTTGAAGAACTCAACGTAATTACTATCAACCAAATTCTTAAATTTCTCGCCAGTATATTCGTCTTTATGATAATAATATTTTTTATCTATTTTTCGCATAATTTCTTTATTTTGTATCAAGTAGTATTCTCTGAAAATATCATTGAATAGATCTCCAGATAATTCCACCCTCTTAAACTTGTAATTATCTCTATCAGTTGGTCCATTTACACCAGTAACTACTTTTAGTAATTTGAATGCCATATAACCTAAAAAATATGCTTTTTCAATAAAGTTATCTTCTCCGATATGAGTCAATAAGAGATCCATTAACGTATACAATGCACTATTGATTGTTTTCTTCTTTGTTAACACAGCAATATATTCTAATGCGGCTACTTGAGTAAAAACCTGTCCAGCATCATGAATTGATGGTATAAATAGATCGATATAATTACTGTTTTTTTCTAAATCCAACAAACAGCACTTAATAATATCCTTATCAGTAGTTACACCTAATGCACGCATAAGAATAAATAATGGAACAGGTTTCTTCACATTTGGAACAACAACAACAATTTGATTATTTGTATATTTCGTATCTGGAGCAATCATTCGTATAGAGAGAGTCCTAATTGGTTTGGATGTATCTTCACTGACAGAACGAATATCTGCTGAATAATTATATACATTATCAGCAGCATTTTTTTTTACATATATCATATTATTTGCAAATTTCTCTTGTGGAATGATGACCTTTTCTTTACCATCTATAATAAAATAACCACCATAATCATTTTTACATTCTCCAAGATTGAATCTGACATCTTGAGGAAGGCCTTTTAATACACATAAATTCGACTGTAACATAATTGGAAAACGTCCTAAATATATTTGCGTAATTGTATCTGTTTCATCTATACGTTTCATAGTATCTCCTTCTTCCACGTAATATGTATAAACAACTTCCACATCATAATGAATAGTTACGCTATATGTCAGATTTCTTAATCTAGCGTAATTTGGATACATATATTGCATTGTTCGAGAATCAGTTTCATCGTGTATAACAGGTTTACCAATATAAATAAGTTTTCCATTTTTTCCTCCTAAATAAATTTTGATTTCATTCTGCTCTTTTTCTTTTCTCTCTATAAAGCGAATTGGATTATTTTCTTTGAAAATATTATATATTCCTTTGTCAAAAAAGTCGTTATATGTATCTAGGTGATGTGCAACTAAATAATGGGTATTTTCGACAAAATATTTGTCTAAAATATCCCAAGATATATCGTTTAGTTTGTCCTCACCGAGGACATTTACAGTCTCAGTCTCAGACTCATCATCGGAAGAAGGTAGTCTAAGAGTCCTTTTCTTCTTTTTTGAAGATGCAAGATCAATCTTTTCCATTAACTCTATTTTAGTTTTTGACATTAATTATATATTAAATCTTCTATATTTAATATATAATTTACACAATTAATGACTAGATGCTTAATGACTAGATGCGACAACCCACATCATAAAGAAAACCATTATAAATGGTAAAAGAACTAACAACCATGATACCCATTTATAACCTGCTTTACATATCAAATTAAGAATCCAAGTCCAGAATAATATACATAATAATTTAATTATAATTATAAGACCGGTATTAGGGACCCTTGAGTTGTAGTTACCTATACTTAACATGTTACTATTTCCAACATTTTGGAAAATAACCATCAATAATGCAATTATTGAAATGGCCAGATAAAATATTGCTGGAGCACACAAGTTACTAAAAAATTTAGCCATTATAATATATTTATAGAAAATAACTTGATTATAATGGTTGTGATTTGCTAAATCATTTAAGTAATCCTTTGAATTGTCCTTCAAAAGGTAATGTTGAAGGGGTATTTGGAACTCCATATAACGTTCTTACTCCATTACTAATGGCATTTGCTCCTGCATTCAAATAACTAGTTCCATCACTCACTATAGGAATTCCTCCTCCTACATATTGTTTACTTTTTCGACGTTTACTTCTTTTATTATGACTTCTTCTTTTTTTACTGCGGCGTCGATGTTCATCGTAAACATATCCACCACGCATATACGGAGCTGGGTGAGGAAAAATAGAACCTTCTCGTTCACTAATGTAATTAGCAGTCTGCATATCATTAATATAATTATTATGTGCATAATGATTTCCTCCATGATTCTCGACACCTGGCCAAGTGTTCATATTAGAATAATTTAATGCTTTTCCAATAAAAGCATGATGACTACCTCCCCTCATCCTCATCCTTCGTTTATTCGTTTTTCTTCTCCTTATTCTCATATATATAATCATATTATTTTATTCAATATCAACGTGAGTTAAGAAATGTCTTCTACAACACATTCTTGTAAGGCCGATTTCATCCATCAACTGCCCTTCGATCGTTTTATCTCTAAACTCTGTCGTCAAATAAAGAACGGTTTGAATTCCTTGTTTACCGCTTTTTCTTTTTCTAACTTCTGTCGTATAATACCGATATTTATCAGCAATCACCATACCGCAAGTAAAACATTTGATTGGAATGATCATTATATTTGTCTTTGTTAATAATATTTTATATTGTTATTTTTAAATCAATTTTACCAATTATTAAGATATCTATCTTCGACCTTGTTAACTTTATCTACATCTTTCCATTCTTTATATTCTGCGTTCAGTTCACTTTGAATGAAATTTCTATACTTTCTCTCATATAAAGTATTCTTAAAAACTGAATCGCTATATATATCAATCGGTTCAAAATCTGGTTTTAATTTCAGTTTAACATAATCATCCATTTTTTTATGATAATCAGTTACATTCTCATCATACACATTATAAAGATATCCATTTTCTCGTGATAAATTGATTATCGAATATGCACGATCATTATTATAATAAACATATAAATTCTTCTCAACGTAATAGTCAGCACTCATTTTAAACGATCGACCTGGTATTCGTCGTATTCCATTACAAGTAAATAACATCAATGAAATTGCGATAAATGAGAATGACAACATAAGTATTCTAAATATTGAAGTAATATTTATATTATTACTTCAATACATATATATAATATAATATAATTACCATCGTCTTGAGATAGTTTTTTTACAATTATTTTTTAAGATATCTATTTTCAACTTTTAGAATTCTGTCGACGTCTACCCATTTTTTTCTGTCTCTATTCAGTTTCTTTTCAACAATATTTTTGTATTTTTCAATGTATAATGTTTTTAAGAAAGCAGAATCGCTATATATGACAATTGGCTCTGTATATGGTTTCAAATTCCTTTGAATATAATCTTCCATATTTTTATCATAATCGGGAGAATCCTCATCATACATATCGGTATTATACGACCTTGTTTTACGTGTTAAATTGATAATCGAATATATAAATTCATTTTTATAATGAACATGTAGATTCTGTTCAATGAAAAATTCACCGCTGATATGAAATGGATTCAAAAATTTAAACATTTTGAAAGCAGAACATGCTGACAGAAAAAATAAAATTGGACTGAAGAAATACATTAATATATTATACTACATCCATCTAAATCATTTTTTATAATAATTTATTATTTATGATGCAAATTTGCACCATAAATAATAAATTATATTATATTTAGCAAAAAATTATTATCCAGGAGTATATTATAATGTCTGGTTATAACTGCGACGATTGTGACGATTGTAGCGACTGTAAATGTCATCATAAAATGCACTGTGAAAAAGGTGACAAGGGAGATAAAGGCGAAAAAGGAGATAAAGGCGATAAAGGAGAAAGAGGTAGTAAAGGCGATAAAGGTAATACTGGTGAAAAAGGAGAAAGAGGTTGTAAAGGTGATCCAGGCGATACTGGCGAAAAGGGAGAAACTGGAGATAAAGGAGATAAAGGAGAAAAGGGTTCTCGAGGAGAAAAAGGTGATACAGGAGATACAGGAGAAAGAGGCGAACGAGGAGAAAAAGGAGATCATGGTTGTAAGGGAGAGATTGGTTATTCTGGCAAACAAGGTATGCAGGGTATTCCTGGTCTCCAGGGAGTAAAAGGTGATAAAGGAGATAAAGGTTGTAAAGGTGATAAAGGTGATAAAGGAGATAAAGGAGATAAAGGTTGTAAGGGGGATACTGGACCACAAGGAGATACTGGTGTAACTGGACCAACAAGTACAGTTCCTGGACCCAAAGGTGATACAGGATGTATCGGTCATCATGGTCATGAAGGTGATACTGGACCCAAAGGTGATACAGGATGTATTGGTCATCATGGTCATGAAGGTGATACTGGACCCAAAGGTGATACTGGTGCAACAGGTCCTCAAGGGAACATTGGATATCAAGGTCCAAAAGGTGATACTGGTGCAACAGGTCCAGCAAGTAGAGCTCCAGGTCCACAAGGAGATACTGGTGTAACAGGTCCTATTGGAGCGACAGGACCAAAAGGTGATGACGGAAATACAGGACTAATCGGATCGACTGGTGTAACAGGTCCAATAGGCGCGACAGGCGCGACAGGCGTTGTTTCAGGTATATCTTCTATATTTTCTTGGAGTAATATTAGTCAACTCAATTTAAATAACACATTATTTCAATATGTTACATTTGAAAATGGACCTATTGGCCCGGTTGGTAATGGTTGGACGACATCTATACAATCTGGATATTTAGACACTACAAATTTTATTGCACCGAGTGATGGATATTATTTATTAACTTATAAATTAGATGTACGATCTGGAGGAGGTAGTCCTCCAGCCGCATCAACCGATTGTTCTACTGTATTAACTCAAAATGGAAATGAAATACCTGGTTCTTGTACATTGGTAGAAGCACCTGAAGCAAATCATATTTACACAATATCGAACACTGTATTAAAAAATCTTTCAGCGGGAGATATAATATCCTTATTATTTTGGTCAGGTGACATTCAAACAAAAATTGGAGACCCAGCACTTGTTACCGGACTTCTTCCAAATAATTCAACGCCATTAGAAGCCACTGCGTCTGTTGTATTTACGAGAATAGCAGATTAATTTCTATATTCTAACTTCTGTGACACATTCGATGACAATCTTCGCATACTGCTTTCAGATTCGCTAAATGATTTTTGTGAAATACACTACCATCATCTTTATGAATAAATCCCTTGGAATCTGCCATTTGTTGTGGAACCAAATGATGAACTTCTGTGCTCATTGAGTTTCCACATATTTCGCACATACTTCTAACTTTTTGACTATTATATTTCGACGTTTTCAAAGAGAGAAGAGATCCAGAAGAAGGATTATATTTTGTCCTCAATTGATCTGCCATCTCAATAAATTCCGTAGGAAGATGTAAGGATCGGCATACTTCCAGTCCATACATATTACTGCCTGCACCATCTCTTATTTTGCGATCATAAATCAACCGTTGGTTCTCTCTATCGTAGATAACTGCTAAATGTTTTAAAGATAATGCCTTTGCTTCTCGTATCTCTTCATAATCTACTATTTCATGTAAATGTGTTGCAAAAATGAATGAACTCTTCTTATTTAACAAACTTTGAACGCCAGCAACGAAGATACTCTTAGCTGATATACTTTCTGTTCCAGAACAGAGTTCATCACCTAGAACCAGACTGTTCTTGTTTGTTAATCGTAATATCGTTCTCAATTCTGACATTTCTACAGCAAAAGTAGAGAGACCCTTGAATATATTATCATTACCTAAAATGCGAGTGAATATATATTGATACGGTTTGAATAAGAGAGAAGAACAAGGAACATATAGTCCAGCTTGCGCCATAATAACAATGATTCCAACAGCACGAATCAAACTCGTCTTACCAACCGCATTCGTTCCATATAATAGCATGCCGTCTTCTGTTGTTCCAAGATTGATATCATTCGTTACATATATTTCATTCTGCTGTAAATGTTCGATCAATGGGTGTCTCATTCCTTTTGCTGAAAAGAATGATTTATCTGTGGCAACATCAATTTGTGGACAGCAATAATGATACTTGTCCGCAATAAACGCCTTTGTATGAATGACATCCAAATATGTAACGAATAAAATAATTTGCTCCAATTTATCGGAGTAATTCTGAGAAAAGGCGTCGATCACAGAAGTCAAATAGATAGAATATATCATATCTTTTAATTGTGTCTTTGCTCTCGCAATATTTTTACATAATTCCTGAATTTGTGGAAGAAGAATACAATCATTATTACCAGATTGATTGACAAATGATATATCACAATCACATACCATTTGAAACGACCGTCGTTCGCCACTATAAGAAGATATATAAGATAATGTTGTTACTACTTTACTAAGTTCCTTTTTAAGAATAGCGCATCGTCTTTTAGTTGCAATAAGATTAATGACAGTCTTTTCTGTTTCATGTAATTTGACATAATCGGACTGTTTTTCTTTGTTTTCAAACTTGGCGATGATTTGATTCATACGTAGTCGAATTGATTCTAACTGGTCATTATATTCTGAGAGACTCTCACAGACTTTATCTAATGTTGGATCGACTCCTCGTTGGATAAAGTTAATATCGAAGTGATTATATGTGTCGATTGTATCACATAAAGATATATTCATTCGTGTTTCTATAAATTGCGTCAATTCATCACATAGTTGTTTTATTTCAAATGTAGAACCTATTTTTTCTGTGATATAGTCTTTTGTTCTCTCTACAATATGTAATTGACCAATCGTTTTCAGGTTAGAATGAAGATAGAAAAATGTTTGAGGTGTAATCTTCTTAATAACCATTTGACGCCGAATTTTGGATAGATCTTTGATAGATGATAATTGTTTTCTTAATGCATTGTTATTGCCAATGTCAGAAGATAATACAAACCCTATCATATCATATTCTTTTTGTAATACAGAACAATTAGTTGTTGGATTGAGTAATAAATGAGAGAAATGTCGCCGACCCATTGAAGTTACACATAGATTCAACAATTTTTCGACAGAAGAGTATTTGCCGACATAGTTATCCTGAATCATATTTAATTGCTTCAGAGAATGATTCGCCAAAATAAGACGTTCTGTACAGTTTTCAAATATAGGTTCTGCGATCTTGTTGACCAAAGAAGGATTATGTTGATAAATGAAATCCAATAGAAAGCAGAAACTCTGTATGGCATAGATGTGTTCATTTAAAAAAATAGAAGAGTCTTGATAGAATCGATTGAATAGTTCAGTTTGATACTTCTGTTTTTCGCAATTAATCGCCTGTTTTGAATGAGTAGAGTCTCGGTTATGTGTAAGATTGATTTTATGAATAGTAAGTGCCTGAATGCCAGAGTATTGAACAATATCATCGATTTCATTGTCAGTAATACCTTCCGCAATAACAATGACTTCACTTGGGCGATAAATCGAAACAAACCGCTCTAATTCATCAAATGTGGTCGGTGTTTTTATATATGTTTCTCTAAATTCGAATATATATGTTTTCCCAGTTAAAATATCGATATTAGATATACCTACATGAACAACTGATGTTGCACTAGCATCGGCGCCCATCATTTTTCGAAATGTTGTAGATGAAGCACTTATATCTACAACATTTATCCAAATACATATCGTATTATTTGTAATGTGAACACTATCATGTGAAAAATAGGTTCCAGGACTATATATACAATTCAAGCTGCGAACTGTTTTCATATGTTCGTCTTGCGTATATACAACAATTGTATACCCGGCATCTTGTAACTTCTTCAGGTATTTGTCAATCATATAATGAGAGAAACCTGCCATCATTACTTGCTGTTTTCCAACAGTCGATTTTTTATCTGCAATATTCAAATCGCATATGCGAATGAAATCGCTAATAGATGAACCAGAAATGGTGTCATTCTCTTTCAGTCCGTAGACCTCAAAGAAGGCTCCAACTTGCATCAAAACGATGGTATTGTCGCCATATTGTTCTTTATACTGCTTTGTCAAATCTAAATATTCTTGCACGAGAGCCATTCTATTCTATTATTTACATGGCATCTTTAAATATTTTTTGTATATAATATTACAAATATGTGACTGAGTATCGTGTGAAAATACTTAATTGACATCAAACTTGGGTGATATGAGTACCATTTTACTGTCATCGTATCCCAATGATTTATTCATTATTTTATTCTTATAATAAAGAAATTGATCTTTCGAAATTAATGGTAAGGTGTAATATATAAACTTCAGTAAAATTAATATAATTACAGCATAATATGGAAGATCATATTTCATAGAATGTGCCTTTAAAATGACGGTTTTATATTTTTCATTATAAATCGTAATTTCTAATCTAAAAAGAGGATCCATACTGTCATACTTCGTTTTATAACCATAAACAATACTATTTGAATGTTGTGCAACCCACATAATTTTTTTAAATTTGCTCTTTTTTAAATGAAGAAAATGTTGTAATTTATTGTTCACTGTATGAACATTATCAGTAAAAATACAGATATCAATATCACTTTGTTGAGCAAAATAATCTTGGCGTTGAACACTACCGTAAAAGTATATTTTTTCTTCAATATAATTGCTCATTTTATTGAAGAACTTCTTTATTTTTGGCGATAACTCGTTTCTGGTATACTCCATATTATATATTAGATTTTAACTATACTTAAAAGTATTTAATTAATCAACTATAATGGATTGTATCAAAGAAGAAATCAAAGAAGAAATTAATGTCATAGAATTACAATTTATTCGCGATAATATCGAAATTATGATGAAAATCAACCAAGTAGAAGTCTTGCGTATTTTACATAAAGAACCTAATATTATTTTAAACGAGAATAATTATGGTGTGCATATTAATTTATCAGATTTACCACAATCACTTATTGTTGAATTAAAGAATTATATTCAATATGTTCAAACACAAGAGAATAATTTACAGTATATGGAGACACAGAAGAATAATATGAGATCACTCTTTAAGGAGAAAGAAGTTAAAGAATACCTTTAAATAATATATACACATGAATCTTGCATCACTTCAATCATTATTTTTTACGAAAAAAATAATGGATTCGTATACAGCGGCAAAGCCGTCGACACTACAAACGAAAATAATGCTGCCGAAATCTATTCAGATTTATGACAGCGATACAGATGATGACGACAAATTTGAAAAACCAATTTGTCAGAGACCCGATGTTGTTTTCTTTGAAAAACCAATTTGTCAGAGACCTGATGTTGTTTTCTTTGAAAAACCAATTTGTCAGAGACCTGATGTTGTTTTCTTTGAAAAAGTTGAGAAAATACCACAATTACAATGTCCTTTGGTTCAACCTGTTTTAAAGGTTGAAAGATTAATTGTTCCACAGAAGAAGATTAATAAACGAGATCGCCCAACAGTTCCTAGAAAGAAGGATCATCTATTTTGGTGTTTTTATATTATTGTCAATGGTTTCTCTGAATATGAATATCCAGGAAACAATTCTTTTGAAAATGAAAAGAGAGAAAAGTTTCGATTGATTGAGTTTCTCAGAAAAGAAAATAACAAGGCTATTTTAAAGAAGTATAAAATTATCAAAGTGAAAGAAGATATCGAAAATGATTTAGCTAATAAAGAGAGAATTGGAATGAAGACATTTATTGCATTATGTTATACTCATCAATTAAATATTCTCTTCATTCATCGCCGCAAGTGTTTCCAAATTCATGGAGGACATCCAGAAGAAATATATCATGTTGTTCATCAATATGATCCACCCCATCAAAATTCGCATGGATTATATAAATATGCATATGACTCCGATGCAACAATAGAAGAGAAAACAAAATATCGAGATCCTACTATTTTCTATTTATGGGAAACAATCGATAAACCACTTAAAGCAGTTTCATCATACAAGGTTGCAGATTTAACGCAGATATGTCGAATAAATCATGTTGATTCCAAGGGTAAAACCAAACCGGAAATGTATGAAATGCTCATGGATCGTATGTAAATTAATTATAGTTCTGTATAAAGACAACTACATTATATAGGTAATCCATGTCAAATAAAATCGTCCCAACACAACCTATTCAATGGAAAGATACCATCGAATTTGTTCCTCCTATTACAGAAGGAGAAGTAATCAAAGTATATGATGGTGATACTATTACAATCGCAAATGTAATGCCTTTTAAAAATAGTCCATTGTATCGATTTCCTGTGAGATTATTGGGCATTGATTGTGCCGAAATAAAAAGCAAGAATCCTAATGAAAAAGATCATGCAAAACAATCAAGAGATCGATTGTCTGAATTAATTCTACATAAAACAGTTACGCTTCAAAATGTTTCCACTGAAAAATATGGGCGGATTTTGGCGAACGTATTTTTAGACGAATTGTGTGTAAATAAATGGATGTTGGAAGAAGGGTTGGCCGTAGAATATGATGGTGGAACCAAACATTCACCCACATCATGGACTGAAAATTTATAGGTCCAACCTTTCAATTTTTGATAAACTCCTCTTTCTTTTTGACTCAACTTTTAAAGTTGTATTTATAATTATAATACACAGAACGTATTATAATTATTCTAATAAAATTGAATATAATATTAAATAATATAAAGTATATATAACAAAGGATGAAAACACAAAAGAGAGATACTCAATCAAAATTTGAACCCAGTCAAAGAGGACCGAGGGGATCTCCTACAGAAGAAAAATCAATGGATGCACAATTGGTTGATTGTGTCCAAACTTATTTGTCAGATATTAAAGAAATAAGAGATCATCCAGAACTTGAGGTTCGCATTGGAGGATATCCATTCATTACAAAAATGAACTTTGATAATGTCGTAAAAAAATTGTTGTCGTTGGGATTTAAAACGACAAATATAAAAGGCGTAGACTTGTTGCGAATTAATGTCACTGATCAATTTGACTCTTATTATCGAGCAGAAATCAATGATTTCAAAGCAATACAAGATTATTGTATTCACGAAAGTATTCAACGTATTACGACAGAATATAATGGCGTTGTTCGATTTGAACAAAAAAGACAGAAAGCAATGGTCATGAATTACGACTATAACTTGAAATATGCATATTCTGTTGAAAAAGTATTTTCGCCAACATCAACCGTTGGTATCATTGAAAATTGGAATAAAAGTGGCAAAATGTTTCGTTATATGAATCGTGTCACTTTTAAACACGCAGATTTACCTATCATTGTTGATATGAGTATAGTCAAACAATCTGGTGGCGGCAATGGACCAAAAGGAAAACAATTTTATTCTTTGAAAACGGCAGATTTGTTTAATCAGAGAGAAAGATATGAAATTGAATTGGAAGTAGATAATGATTTGGCAAAAGATAATACAGCGAAAAGTCTCATTGATAATATTAAAAAAGTTGTGAAATATGTTCTCATGGGACTACAAGAAACGAGTTATCCAATATCGTATACTGAACAGAAGATGGTATTGAATGAATATATGAAACTCACGAGACAACCTACTGATTATAAACGGCGAATTAATTCTCGCAATTTCATTGGACCTTCTTCAAATACTTTACAGATGATCAATATTATGGTCTCAAGTAATCGAAATATACCAAACATTCGATATGATTATGTCGCAACAGAAAAGGCAGATGGTGATAGAGCGCTGCTATTTATCATGGGAAATAAAGATGAAAATGATGAAAGACAAGACAAAGAAGAAGGTATTGATAGTGGCGAGGGAAGGAGGAAACCGAAAAGACCAACAAGTAATATACATAATGGTAAAGTATATCTCATCAATTCAAATATGAATATTATATTTACGGGAGTATATGTCGAAGATGCGACTGTTCATTTGAGTCTCTTAGACGGAGAGAATATATTAAAAGACAAATCAAATCAAAGCATTCATTTATATACACCATTTGATATTTACTTCTATAAAGGCAAAGATACACGTGAAATGCCACTCTTTGAAAAAGATCCACAAAAATACTCGAGAGATGATTTATTGACGGAATGTGTCAATCTTATGAATGAACAATTGAAATCCGTCATAAGAACAAAAATGTCGTTACCGATTACAATTAAAAGAAAGCAATTTTACGATGTTAATCCAACAATCGACCCGGAAACAGTGCCGAATAATATGAAAATCTTTACTGCTTGTTATCACATTTTAAATGAAATTGGTGACTCCTTCGTATATAACACTGATGGTATCATATTTACACCCAAGTATTTAGGTGTTGGGTTTAGTCCTACGGACAAGTCAAAGAAGAAGACATGGGATTATTCATTCAAATGGAAACCTCCCAAATATAACACAATTGATTTTCTGGTAAGGACAATCAAAAATGCACAGAACACAGAAGATGCTATTCAAAATTATTTGGGAGATGGATTAAATACTACAAGTATGACACAAATAAAAGAATACAAGACTCTGCGGTTATGTGTTGGTTATGACCCGTTTAATCATCTACACGGATACATCGATCCATGTAATATGGTATATTCTGGAGAATTTAAAGACATGAAGTTGATCAACCCACAACAATCTGGCAATCGTTCGAATTACAAACCTGTTCAATTTCAGCCTACGGATCCACCCGACTTTAATGCTGGAATATGTAATATCGAATTGAATGCTGCTGGACTCATGATGACAGAAGAAGGCGACTCCTTTCAAGATGATATGATTGTTGAATTTGCATATGTCACAAATAATGAACCAAAATGGAAATGGGTTCCCTTAAGAGTTCGATATGATAAGACGGCAAGACATAATCAAGGAGAGAATGAATTCGGTAATGCATTTCATGTTGCGAATAATAATTGGAAATCAATTCATAACCCTATTACGGATTATATGATCACAACAGGATATAGTATTCCAACATCTTCTTTAGAAGATCAAGATAAATATTATAATAGAGAGACAACTGCGACATCAACTGCATATTTGCGAGATTTTCATAATAAATATGTCAAGAAGTTGTTAATAGAAAGTGTTTCGAAGAGAGACGATACGTTGATAGATTATGCCTGTGGTAAAGCAGGAGATTTATCCAAATGGATCGATGCAAACCTGAGTTTTGTCTTCGGTATAGATAAGAGCAATGATAATATAGTGAATCGATTAGATGGCGCATGCGCTCGTTACTTAAATAATCAATTTTCAAATAACACAAATCGACGTATTCCTGATGCACTATTTATTCAAGGTGATTCTACGAAGAATATTCGTGATGGTCAGGCATTGAGCACAGAAACAGGTAAAATCATTATGCAAACTGTTTTCGGTGAGTGTTCCAGAGAAGAATCTGAAACAGTTGGTCAATATGTAGTAGAACAATATGATAAAGGCAAAGATGGATTCAATGTATCTTCGTGTCAATTTGCTATACATTACTTCTTTGAAAACATAACGACCTTGACGAACTTCTTGATCAATGTTGCTCAATGCACTAAAAAAGGTGGATATTTTATCGGGACTTGTTATGATGGAAAATCAATATTTAATATGCTGAGAAATGTTCAAAATGGTTCATTTGTCAAAGAAACGATTCGTGGAAAGAAAATATGGGAAATTATGAAGAAATACAAAGAGGCAGAATTTAGAAATGATTCATCTTCTTTGGGTTATGAGATTAGTGTATTTCAAGAATCGATTGGCAACTATTTCTCTGAATATTTAGTAAATTTTGATTATTTAAATAAACTCATGGAATTATATGGATTTAAATTGATTACTGGCCAAGAAGCGAATAAACTCGGCTTACCTGAAGGTTCTGGTCTATTTGAGATATTATATAGACAAATGGAAATGAAATTGAGAAAAGACCCGAATTTGATGGTTGGTGATGCATTATATATGACACCAGAAGAAAAGAAGGTATCTTTCTTGAATCGTTATTTCGTATTTCAAAAGATACGAGATGTTGATTTAAAACAGGTAGTCATTGAAGATAATGGTGGATTAATAAAGAAATCGATGAAGGTTAAAACTGCTGTCAAAACGGCAAAGGAGTTTCTATCTAAAGCAACTGGACAAGAATTTAATATCGAGAGTGAAAGTGGAATCAAGACTCAACTACAAGGACAACTCACATTGAAGGATTATGAAGAAGGAGAAGTTGTAGTACCGAAGAAGTCTAAGGCGAGAATACAAGATTCTGATGAAGAAGAAGGAGAGATAGAAGAAAGCGAAGAATCCTATCCCGCAGAAAAATATAAATCACGGACACCATCACCTTTACCTTTACCTTTACCTTTACGAAAAAATGAAGTAGCAACTATGAAACCTGCTTCTTCTGTCGCTAGATTTGTTGATTCCGATGAAGAAGAAGAAGAAGAAGAACAAGCTCCAAGACTTCCTTCTCCAAGACTTCCTTCTCCAAGACTTCCTTCTCCAAAGCCTCCTTCTCTAAAGAAAGTGTCAGAGAAAGAAGAAGAAGAAGAAGAAGAATTAATTGCACCACCAAAGAAGAAAAGGGCAAAAACTATAAAGTTGGGTGAAAATGGATCTCCAAAGAAACCTAAAAACAAAACAATAAAGGCGCCAAAAGAACCGAATCTAGCAAAGGAAGCAAAAGATGCTGAGAAACTCGCAGCTAAAGAAGCAAAAGATGCTGAGAAACTCGCGGTCAAAGCAGCCAAAGATGCAAGAGATGCTGAGAAACTCGCGATCAAACAAGCCAAAGATGCAAGAGATGCTGAGAAGCTCGCAGCCAAAGCAGCCAAAGAAGTAAGAGATGCTGAGAAGCTCGCTGCCAAAGCAGCAAAGGAAGCAAAACCAAAGAAAATAAAAGAAAAACCACAATTAATAGAAGATTAAATTAAGTATAAGTATTTAATGATTTAATATTAGCGGCGTGTAGTATTCGTAAACATAACTTAAATAATAATATATAATAACAGACAATGAGTTATTATATATTGCCAAAGAAACACATTTTTTTTTCATTAACACCATATGAAGCAATAGCAGATGATATTAGCGACGCACCATTTATTTCACATAGTGTTTATTATTATATGAATGAAATAGATAATGAATTATCACATTGTAATATAACAAATTCAACAATCGAATTGTTACAAAAGCAATTCAATCCATATGAATATTTACGAAACAAGGATTTCATTCATTCAAATAAATATTCATTTACATATTTTATTTTTATAGAATTATTGAAAATCTCTAATATTATGTTCGATACATACGCGATAGATAAGTATAAAGGTATAAATATCTTCTGTGACAGCGAAATAAATGATATTATGTCATCAATTATATATATAAATAAATACAATAAACTACATTTTAGCCAAACCATAACAGAAAATATAGATATCATGACTTTTTTACAAACAAACATTGTCGAAATAAAATCATATACAATAGATCTATTAACTATTCTCTCAAATATATTATTATTTCAATCAAATCATGGAAGCACTATTATAAAGATCGGAGAAATCATGTATAAACCAATAATAGATATTCTGTATATATTATCATTATTATATAATAAAGTATATATTATTAAACCTTATTCATCTAGTGGATTTAGCAATGAAAGATATATTATTTGTAAAAAATTCACAGCAACTCTAACAGAAAGAAAAACATTACATCTATATTTTAGTGATGTTCTGACAAAATGGACCAATTGCGAAAAAGTCGAGTATCGTAAAAATAGTTCTCTCTTTTCAAATGAAATCCCGTATCACTTTATAAATAAAATAGAAGAATCCAATCTAGGAATTGCTCATCAATTGTTGGAATATAATGATATCTTAATAAATGCAATTTATAACAATTTATGTAAAGAAAAATTAGAAAGCATCAAAAAGAATAGTATAAATAAATGTATTATATGGTGCGATAAATATAAAATTCCTTATAATAAAACGAGCGACAAGAATATATTTTTACAAAAAATAGAACCAATCGTAGCAGAAATGGAATTGGTCGATCTGTCATTTAATTGAAAGAACCAGACATTCCTGTTTCCGAAACAGTTGTCCCATTTACGTTGTTACCTATATTCCCCAATTGGGACAATGCTTTTACTCGTTGATATTCGATTGTATTTACAATTGCACAATTACGTTGGTTTCCAAAAGAACGCATATATGTTGAATTTGAGTTCTGACAAGTTGTATACTTATTTTTATAAATAAAAGGATTGCCACTCGATTTAGATAATACAGACGCTCCACTTAATCTACGTATTGATGCGATATTTGTGCTAATCGTATCCGTCGTTAATTTTAATAATCTGGTACTACTACTTACACCACCTTCTACTGCGAATTGAGGATTACTCGGTTTATATATCACTGTTTTACATCCACGTGGATTAGAAGGTCCATTTATTGGAACTCCAACATAAGGATTCTCTATGAAATTATAATATATCATTAATGCTCTCTCTTTATCACCTTCAATTGAAGAGAGAAATATGTTCATTTTATATAATGAATCGGTCACTTGTGCATTATATGTAGCAATATCATTTTCTGTGAATATTCCTGGTTGAGATTTTAATAATAGATATATTCTGTTTACTATATTTAATTGCGAATATGTCAGCTCATCCACATTTGGATAACAGTTTGCAATATATGTATTCGACATCGCTTGTGGACTTCCTGGTTTCGCGTTTCCGATAGAACCACCAAGTGGTCCTTGAAAATTAAAGGCCTTTTGTTGATATGTTTGACATCTATTCTGTAAATATTGATAATGTGTATTATAATAGTTTTGAGGCAAATTTGTATTGGCATAAATAACCATTTTTTTGGCTTTGGCTTCTTGATTACAGCAAAACTTTTTGTTAGTGACACAAGGTTCAGGATTATTTGTCAGATATCTTTCTGGAGAGAAACTGGCAACCAAGCCTATACCATAACATTTTTGACAATCTTCATTTAACTGGAGAGTCCCATTTTTCTCTGATTTTGGATTATGTTTTACACTAAATCTTCCTGGTTGATCTATTGTTTGACCAATTAATGTATCCATTTTAGATGAATGTGAAACTCGACTAACTTCTATATATTCATTCGGTTTATCTGGATTTATAACTGTGATATATGGTTGTGTTGATGTTCCCTTTCTATATTGCCATTTTAATGGTCTTGGAAGACCGTATTTTTGTGGAGCATTATTTGTTGGATCTTTATTTGTTAATGGACGTATATTACCACTCGTTATTGCAACTGGATAACTATATGCACCAGTTCCTTTTGTAGTTGCTCCGCTTAATGTAAATGGTTGTGCTGTTGTATTATTATATGACTCCATTCCTTGACCAAATACGTTTGTAGACATATTATATATATATATAATAAAGTATATATATAATATGTTAATCAAATTACTTATTTTATTTTTTATTTTTTTATTTGCATATCAAATTACTATATATTACTTTTATGGTAAAGAAGGACTTACTAGTACAAGTACAGAATATAAAGAATATGATATTAACTCCGATAATGCTCTTATATTGTCACAGCAAAATGCAGGGAATATTATTAATTTAAGAGAGAGAGTCGATTCATGTAATGCTCTCTCTGATGTAGTTCAAGATTTATCAGGCGAATTACATCTTCTACAATCACAAGTCAATGATATGGTAACTGAACTAACTAATGGTGATAACATCCCCGATATCAATGCTTAAGAAATAAGTAATACGAACTGTATCTGATGAACTAAATATATATTAACTATTAATATATGTCAAATTTCCCAAAATTATCATTAGGAGATAATTATCCATATTGGAAATATATTAATTCGCCTTCTAAAATGGGTATGGATGGAAATCGTAATAGTCTTACAGCAGACGTAAAAGGTTTAATGGCTTATTCTGATTTGCTTATTTCAGGTCAAAGTCGTGCATCAGCAACAGGACATCCTTTAGGTAATCAATATTTTTTAAATACAGGTGGACAATGCTGTATTTCAAAAGATTCGTCTGGCAATTGTATTGAACAAGTTGACCGATATATGTATATTAATAGTATACCAGATGGAAGTATTCCATTTATACAAAATGATATGTCTAGTGATTCAAATGCTCCAAAAGGTTTATTGATAGGCATTTTGGAAGATTTAGAGGTTCTTGATCCATTTGCGCTATTTGACGCTTTTACTAGTAGCTCAAACCCTACTTGTATGCAAATAACATTACAAGTAACTGATACTAGTAATAATGTTTCACAAGATACACAATATGTAGCAGAAAGTGATGTAAACAAAATCAGTCCTTGTAAATTTACAGATTCTAAGTATAATAAAACAAATCCATTTAATAACAAGAAATGTGGTGAAGCATTCTCAAATATCAATAATGCGTATTTTGATGAAGACAGTCAATCATTAGATCGATACTATCCAACTGATCCAATAATACTGTTGTATTTTATCCTAATATTTATTCTTGGATTATATATCTTTTACAAAATATCTTATAAATAATATAATTTACTTCTATTTATGTCCATTATTTCGAGTGCGTCGTTTCTTATTTGAATATCGATATCTATATGTTCTACGACGTTTATACTTTCTTCCTCCTTGTACGGATTTTTTTAAATCATTATTTAATGCTGCTGTCTCTGCATCTTCATCTTCATCTTCTCTGATAAAAGATTGTTCCGATTCAGGAAATGAATTTTCAAAGTTGGGAGGGGCTGGTGCTGCTAAATCTTCTGCTGCTAAATTTGTTGCTTCTGGCATTGCTGCTGGCATTGCTGCTTCTGGCATTGCTGCTTCTGGTATTGCTGCTTCCGGCATTGCTGCTTCTGGTATTGCTGCTTCTGGCATTGCTGCTTCTGGCATTGATACTGGTTCTTCTTCCGTCGTTGATTGCGTTGGAATGATCTCATTTACTTGCGATGACGATGCTTTTTCAGGTTCTCCAAATATTCCAAGCATACCCTTATTTTCTTCAGTTTTTTCATTAGAAACATTTTTATATAATTCATTCGATGTAGTAAGTTCATTTACTTTGTTGGTCAAATCTTGATTAGTAACTATTTCTTCTTCTTTTTCTTCATTTCCTAATGTAGGCACAATAGGCGCAACCACAGGAGTAGTTGTATTCGATGAACCAAATAAATTAAAGAAACCAAAACCATTCTTTTGTGGTGGTGCACTTATCACGCTACATTTGTCTACCTCATTTTTTGCGGATTCTGCTCTTTCAACATCGATTTTTACTGAATCAAAAATATTAATGAATTTAACATATAGTTCTTTTGTTTTATTTAACTGTTCTTCGAATTCCTTCCCTGCATTGTAAACTTCCTCATATTTTTTGTTTTTGTTAGATGTGCTACTAAGCAGATCACCAACCCAACTTCCACCATTCATATTTATATTATTTCCTGCTAGATTCTGAGACACCTTAGGCATATATTATAATAAGAAATTATAATATATTATCATTTTTTCATCATTTTGTATAACCAAAATGCAGCTATTGCACCAGCAGTTTCAAATACTATATAAGGAACTATTTGCTCTGTACTAATTTTCTTACATGCCATTAATGCTAAAGCAACTGCAGGATTGTATGCCGCACCTGATATAGGACCACCAAAATAAGCAATAATTGCTAAAGTTGCTCCAACAGCTAACCAATTTTCAGTCGCTAAAATTACAAAAGTCAACAGTAAAGTTCCACAGAATTCAATAATATATGTTTTCAAATTAGTATTCATATATATAATTTATATATAGATTAATATCCTTGCCCAACAATTGCCCCTGAATTACATATACCTCCTCCTGCTGTACATGACTTATTATATATAGAACCTTTCTTTGCCGGTGCGACACAACCAGCGGATCTTGTTCTTTGAAGACGAGTGCGAACAAAGCTTTTATCATAACTCTTAAAACTTAACAATGCGTCATTAGGTAAGCCTTGCTTATATGAACTCTTACCAACTGATCCTCTTTTCAATATTGATGTTCGCATTGAAGAACATATTGGTGTAATATAATTCATATGTCCAGTTTCAGCAGGTATCTGTCTTTGTGTTGACGCTGAGAAAAAACGATAAGGTTTTGTTCTCGCTACTTCTTTTTCTCTCGCCAATGCCTGCTGTTTCCATGATGTATCACATTGAGCATATTGAAGTCTAGATTGCGCATAATCGCCTCCTCCATCTGATGGATAAAACTTTGGCGGATTAGGATGTTTTCCGGGTAAAGAACCATAACTATGATATTGTATGTTACCAGGCGTTTGCGATGTGCTTAATGGTCCAAACGTTTGCGCTTGAACATAATTATTTCCTTGCATTGAAGATGGACTTAGTGTGTAATAAGATGCGTAGTTATTCGACATTATAATATAATCATAGAATAAGTATTACTAAATATTATCTTTTACACTCAAATGAGATTAATACCTTCGAATTGCTTTCCATGCTACTTGCGTAGAATGATTTTCATCTCCTCCATTACTGAGATTATTATATGTCTTTACTATTGCTTTTTGTTTTAAATAAGTTAAATAATCAGAACTGTCGTAAACGTATTTGCCATTACAAGCTGCCGCAGGCACAGCTGTTTTATCGCATGCGCTCTGTATTCCTCCAAACCCGCCTGATAATCCATGTAATCCAGGACGAGATTGAGGTGTCTGACAAGGTCCTCCGCAACTGTAATTTTTTCGACAAAGAACATCTCCCGAGTTGGTTACTGCTCTAAAAGGCGTAATTACACGATGAAGTTTAGATGCCGCCAATTGTGTTTTATATACATTATTCCATGCTTCAACAACCTGAAAACGTTGTTGTTCTACATCGATAAAAGTATGATCATCTGTTTGATTCCATTGAGGAGAAAACCCTTTCATGCCTCGTCCAAGACGAGAATAACCAGGCATACTCATTGAAATTCGAGGTGGCATTCCAGTTGATCCATGTAAACTTACGCTTAATCCAGCCATATATAGTATAATATTATATAAAAGATTGGGATATTGAGTTCAATAAACTCATTTCATCCTAAATAATAATATTCATAATATTTATTATTAATATTATGAATATCGCAAAGTTACTCGGTTCTCTTACAGTCATTTTTCTCTCTTTATTGGCATTAGACTCAATCTATTTCTTCTTTGTTCAAGCAAATATGAAAAATATGATTAGTTCTATTCAGCAGACTCCAATGAAGATTAATTTGAGTTATTTTGTTCTTTGTTATCTATTTTTAACTTTTGCGATTTACTATTTCATTATTAAAGAGAGAAAACCTACAATCGATGCCTTCTTACTTGGATTAACTGTCTATGCAATTTACGAGTTGACAAATGCTTCTATTTTTACAAAATGGAAAAATTGGGTTATTTTAGTAGATTCTATTTGGGGAGGTGTTTTGTTCTCTCTTGTAACGATTATATATCGTTATTTTTACAGAAATTAAATATCATAGAATAATTGGACTTCTTCAATCAAATTATCCGTACGATTTTCTATCCAATAATTTATTTGTTTAGACAACCAGTCTAACTGGTTGATCCATTTCTCTCCCCAACAAGAAGTAAAATTAGTTCCTTCATCACTATAGTTGTGAGGATTAAAACGAATGAATACGATTGGTCGATATCCAAACTCTTGTGATATCTCAATAATATGTTTATTATCATAAACACGATTACAATTTATATTATGATATTTTTCATCTATTTCAATAACTAATATTTGGGGACCTAAATCTAATATTAGAATGATTTGACTTTTTGGAGAATCTGTCATCTTATAAGATATCCATGACAAATCTGGAAAACTTGTTTTTATATGTTTTACAACAGAATGGTATTTTTTTGTTTTACTTGTTATAATTACATTTACCATCCCGTCCAATTTGTGTTCAAAACAGTATAATGTTGTTTTCTCTCCTTCGAAACCAAACAAAGAACGCTTTTTACAATCTGGATAATGGCACATGTTGGAATAATAATATAATCATTATATTATTATTATTAATTCAGTTTATAAATGAAATGTAAAAAAATATTAGAAGAATATTATTATTATACCCCATTTATTGAATATCATAGAACAATTGGACTACTTCAACTGTTTTATCCGTGTGATTTGCCATCCAATAATGTATTTGTTCAGACAACGTATCCAATCGATTGATCCATTCATCCTTCTTTGTCTTCTTTACTACACAAATACCCTGCTTATTCTGTCCCCAACAAGAAGTAATATTTTTTCCTTCATTACTATAGTCGTCTGGATTGAAACGAATAAATACGATTGGTCGATGTCCCAAATCTTGCGATATTTCCATAATGCGCTTATTTTCACAACTACAATCATAATCAGTGTGCTGATTTTCGTCAATCTCGATAACTAATATTTGTTCACCTAAATCCAATAATAGATCAGGTCGTCTCTTTGAACAGCCTCCTACTATTGTCTTATCTGCTGTCCATGACAAATCTGGAAATTCTGTTTTTACATGTTCTACAACCGAAAACTCTTTTGTTTTATAATTGCGAGTTACCGGTTTATCTGGAAACATATTGATATAACAGAAAAGACAATAACCATCGTATTTTTCTGTAACAAGAGTATAACACCAATTATTTTGACACGATTTATCTTTTATATTTATCATTCCCTCCAATTTATGTTTTGAACAATATAATGCTTTAAGTCCTTCAAAATTAAAACCAGGTCCAGTTTTACAATTTTCATGTTGACACCTTTTATTTTTTATATCTATCATTCCATTCAATTTATGGATTGAACAATATAATCCCTGTATTTCTCCTTCAATATTGAAATGAGGTTGTGTTTTACAATTTTCATGTTGACACCTTTTACTTTTTATATCTACCATCCCATCCAATTTATGTTCTGAACAATATAATCCTAATTGTGACCCTTCAATATTGAAATTAGGTATCGTTTTACAATTTGGATGAAAACACATTTGATGTTTCACGTCTATCATTCCATTCAATTTATGTTCTGAACAATACAATGCTTTAAGTCCTTCGATATTGAAAGTAGGTTGTGTTTTACAATTTGGATAATGACACGTTTTACTTTTTACATTTATCATTCCATCTAATTTATGTATTGAACAATATAATGTCGTTTGTTGTCCTTCAAAATTGAAAACAGGACTCGTTTTACAATTTGGATGAATACAACTTTTACTTTTTACATTTATCATTCCATCTAATTTATGTATTGAACAATATAATCCTAATTGTGATCCTTCTGTATTGAAATGAGGTATCGTTTTACAATTTTCATGTTGACACGTTTTACTTATCACATTTATCATTCCATCCAATTTATGTTCTGAACAATATAATGCTTTAAGTCCTTCAAAATTAAAATGAGGTATCGTTTTACAATTTTCATGTTGACACGTTTTACTTTTTACATTTATCATTCCATTCAATTTATGGATTGAACAATATAATCCTAATTGTGACCCTTCAATATTGAAAGTAGGTTGTGTTTTACAATTTGGATAATGACACGTTTTACTTTTTACATTTATCATTCCATCCAATTTATGTTCTGAACAATATAATCCTAATTGTGACCCTTCTGTATTGAAAGTAGGTATCGTTTTACAATTTTCATGAAAACACGTTTTACTTTTTACATTTATCATTCCATCCAATTTATGTTCTGAACAATATAATCCTAATTGTGACCCTTCGATATTGAAAGCAGGTTGTTTTTTACAATTTGGATGAAAACACTTTTTACTTTTTACATTTATCATTCCATCCAATTTATGTTCTGAACAATATAATGCTTTGAATCCTTCGATATTGAAATTAGGTATCGTTTTACAATTTGGATGAAAACACGTTTTATTTTTTACATCTACCATTCCATCCAATTTATGTTCTGAACAATATAATGCTTTAAGTCCATTTTTATTGAAAGTAGACCGCTTTTTGCAATCTGGATAACGACACATTCTTTGAATAATAATATAATGAATATATTATTATTTTTAATTCAATTTATAAATGAAAAATAAAAAATTATTAGAAGAATGTTATTATTATATTATCCTATTTTCACATTATTATTTAATTTTCTGTCAATATTCTGGGAGCAACATTCATTGAGATCAATTCTTGGAATAGAAGTTTGCAAGCATATGGTATTTCAACATACGAGAAGTCCGTTCTGTTATCGCAAGTCTTACAATGATGAATATGTACTTCGTCGTTATACGATGCAATCAAACCGCATTTCTTACAAACGTGAACTGAATATTTGTCTGATACGTCATACAACCTTTCTTTTGTAAACCGCGAGGCTCCATGAGCTACTGTTGTATCTCTCTCCATCTCACCAAATCTTAAACCACCATCTCTTGATCTACCTTCAGCAGGTTGTCTAGTCAAGTTCACCATTGGACCAATTGAACGACTGTGTTGCTTATCAAGAACCATATGTTTCAATCTTTGATAGAATACTGGACCAGTGAAGATACTACATTCGTGTTGTTCTCCTGTTAAGCCATTATACAGAAGTTCATTACCATTTGCTTCATATTTTGCCTTTAACAATTCATCGCGAATCGTATCCACATCTAGATGACCGAAACTTGTTCCATCTCCAAATAATCCTAATGATAGCAATACTTTCGCCAAGATGGTCTCCTTCAATTGAGCAATTGTCATTCTGGAAGGGATAGCATGAGGATTCAATATAATATCAGGACGAATTCCATCCTTGGTAAAGGGCATATCTTCTTCTGGAATAATATTACCAATTGTTCCTTTCTGTCCACTACGACTAGAGAATTTATCACCAAGCACAGGAGGTCTTACTGCTCGAACTCGCACTTTGGCAAAGTTATATCCATCTCCATTGCGATCAATATAATTCTTATCAATATACAATTCTTCATCTGTTCTGTAAATGCGACTCTTATCTTCGAATTTGATGACCTTGGTTGGATCATTTCTATTTTCTTTGATTGGAGTAATCTTTGAAATAATCACATCGCGATTTTCGACCAATGTATTTTCAGGAATAACACCTTTGCTGTTGACTTTGTTATAATTCGCAAACTTCATACCCTTTGTCTTTGTTGGGTCTGGTTTACAACGAATTTCTTCATCACCATTGACTTTCTGTTTGTCTTCATCTTTTTCAGTATGATAAATGGTTGCTTGAAACAGTCCTCGATCGATTGATCCTTTGTTGAACAGAAGAGAATCTTCTTGATTATATCCAGTATGTGTCATGATTGCAACCACAACATTATACCCAGAAGGAATATCGTTGATGTGAATCATATCCATAATACGAGTATCCACTAAAGGACGAGCTGGATAGGTAAGAACATAGGATGTCTTATCCATTCGGTTTTCATAGTTTGTAACATAAACACCGATTGCTTGTTTTGCTTGAGCACATTGATATGTATTTCTGGGAGACTGATTATGTTCAGGGAAAGGAATACAAGATGCGAGAATACCGAAGATTGTGCTAGGATGAATCTCACAATGAGTGAACCTATAAATTTCAGTGTTTATTGGGCGATGAACCCATTGTTTCTCCAAGTCGGCTGGTGTCATTGAAATCAAACAGTATGATTGTTCTTCTGGATCAATATACTCAATAATGGCTTCAGGAAGAACACAATTCGTCAACAGGTCATTCCATTTAACATCACACCTTCGAAGTTGAGGAATAACTGATTTTTTCATAATGAGATGATTATTGTTGACTCGTAGCAATGGGCGAGTCAATCGTCCTGCGTCATTACAAATGCGAATCTCAGCAGTCTTATAGTCGAATATGATAGAAACATATATATTCAGTGAACCTTCTTGTTTTTTGAGTTTCAACATATTATACAATGCAACTGGATCTTCAACGATACCGATCCAACATCCGTTAATCAATACTTTGACTTTTCCAAATGTTTGTAAAGGAGTACAAGTTGACAATTCAATGACGTTCTCCAATACGCATTGATATATTGGCTCCGAGTTGGAAGCAATTGTGATATGCGCCATATATGCAAGATTCTTGACAACACCAACAGATTGACCTTCTGGTGTCTCAGCAGGACATAGATAACCCCAAGAAGTATTATGTAACTTACGAGGAGGAATCAGTTTGCCACTTTTATCTGTCGGGGTAGAAATACGACGCATGTGACTCAAACTGCTGACATAAGTCAATCGATTTAGAACTTGTGCAACACCAACTTTGTTACTATTGATTTGTTTGATTCCAAAGTCGCCGGTGGACAATGCCTTTTTCAATCCATTCTCAATCGTTGTTGATTTGATGATCTTATAAATATTTGTCATATTGACAATGTTCATATATTGTTCAGTCGATTTCCAAGAACCATTATTGATTTCTTTGATAATCTGTTTCTCCATATCTTTCACAAGCTTATTGAAGTAATTGCGAAATAGGTTGTTCAACAGAGAACCAGTAAGATCAATGCGTTTATTCAAATATGAATCACGATCACTAGGTTTGATCCAATCAAATTTGGCTTGTAATATGCGATTTGTCATGTATCCCAAGAAGAATATTTTCTGTGACAGAGTAGCACAATGAGGGAATAAATCATTTGACAGAATATCATTTGCAAATTCCAATTTCTTGCGTTGTCCAGTTTCTCTATCCATATTAATGGGGGTATACATAACGTATCCAGTAATATATTTGATAGCATCTTCCTGTGTTAAGCAGGTATTTGCATCAATGATTGACGCAACAAGACCTTGTAATAGATCTTTATATTCAATGTTGTCAATATCCAATATAATATATTGACAAATTTCCATGTCAGGAATGATACCAAGCGCACGAAACAGAACGAATAGTGGGATAGGTTGTTTCACTCGAGGCAACTGAACAACAATGGGAAATCCAAGACCATTATTCTTTGACGAAACGAAGAGGTTCAGTTGTTTAGGAGAGATACATTTGAAGTCGGGGATTGACTTGATTTCCGCACTCCATGTATATTTAGTGTTATTTTTACTAACATTATAAATATATATTTTGTTTTCTGCTGCTCTTTCTTGTCCCAATACAGTTTTCTCTGATCCGTTAATGATGAAATATCCTCCAGTGTCATATTTACATTCACCAATGCTTTTAGGATCAACATGTTTGTATTGAGATAATACGCATATGTTTGATTTAAGCATGATTGGCATTTTTCCAATATGTATTTTTGGGAGAGTTTTGTAAAAGTTTTGAACATTCTCCAGATTTTCGCCGTTTCGAACAACGAAATGTATTTTAATATCAATCGTCATGACAGAAGCATACGTGAAATTGCGAAGCCTGACTTCTTGAGGGAACATCAGTTTAGTTGCTCCATTATTTTCATGAATCTGTGGACGATACAGATTGAAGTTTTCAAAAGTGACAAATAATTCCAATCTATGTTTGCCCGATGCAATATCAAGATCTTGTTCAGACTTGATATTAATTGGATTGAACATTTCGATTGTTTTCATCAATTGGTATTCAATGAAGTGATTGTATGATTCGATTTGATGTCGAACCAGTCTCTCCAAATGTTGCCCTTTGAAGTAACTTTCGATAATATCCCAAGGGGTTTCAATATATTCTGCTGCAAATATGTCGTCATTCTCTTCGACAGATTTAGCATTTGATGTATTTTCATTGATTGTTGTCATTGTTGATTTTATGGTTTGAGTAGATAACATAATTTAGTTATTAATTATTTCAATTTATTTTTAAATCGTTTCGTCTTTATCTTAATAAATGTTTTTTTTAGTAAACAATAAAGCGAATAGAATGCGAGTAAAGAATTCATTATAATACTAATTCTCTATTATAATGAGTTCCAATAAAAAGACGATACAGATTAATCCAGATTTATTTAAACTTCAAGGTTCATCCAAGTCACGAACGAGAAGTAATAGAGAGAGAAAGAAAATCGAGAAACCAATTACTCCAAATCTATTAAAAAGGCAATTAATAGAGAGAATCAAGGATCATAAGAAGAGGTTAGAACAGACAGAACCTCCACGAAGTAGTGTTAGTAAAAATGTCATAGTTCATGAAAAAACAGATGAATCAAAAGACGACGACGATGAATTTATAATGTCAATGAATTATCTTTCTTCTTTATCAGAGAAATCAGAGAAAGAATCAAATATTGAGTCAAAGGGTATACCAACAAGTATTCCAATTTTTCAAAAAATACAAACATCGACTGCACCAAATGTTCAAATGGTTGATATTGAGTTACATGATGATTTTAAAAATACACATATGCAATTGGAAAACGTTATACCAGCAACATCAATATCAATGTCAACAATGGAAGAAGATGATGATGTTTCACAATATCAACAACAACCGCAACAACAAGATATTATATTAAAATATGAAAGACCAACAGATGTTCCATATGGTTGTTTAAAGAATGGAAGTAAACCTACTTATCGTTCTTGGATGACACATAAGAATGATATATATAAACAACAACCAAATGATAATTCTTCTGTTTTGCTTGAAAGAGAGAAAAAGCTGAATGAGTTAAAAAGTCGTTTTAAAGAGAATGAAATAGAAGAACCAAAACAGATAGAAGATGATAGTCCGGTTTATATTAAAAAGACAATTCGAAGAAAATATACTCTTGGAAAGTCAAAAATATATAGAAAAGTTGGAGTATTGATTAAAAACATACAAACTAGAAAAAAAGTAATTGATTCACATAAAGAATTAAAGACTCATCATGTTAATGATATTAAAAAGTATTTGAGAAATAAAGGTCTTATTAAAATCGGCAATCATACTCCAACCGATTTATTAAGAAAAATATATGAATCTGCTATTTTAACTGGTGATGTCAATAATAGTAACAAAGAAACATTATTACATAATTTACTAAATGAATCGAGTGATCATTTTTAATTTTCTTGATTTAGTCCTCATCTGAGTCTTCGAATCTCGCCTTCTTTTGTGGTTCAGCATCAACACCAATATATGCATCTTCATCATCTTCGGCATCGGCATCTTCTTCCTCATCTTCATCCGAATTTTCATATTCTGGAGGAATTACAAGTTCTTCTTCTTCCATATCTATTTTGGGTTTTTTACTAATAATCTGTTCTACTTCTGTGGGATATTCTTCCTTTTTCTCCTTGTCACCTTTCTTCTTTCGCATTGGTGGTGGTGGAAGTTGTGAGATACCTTCTAAATAATTCTCTTCGGCAACATCTTCTGCTTGTGGCGACTCTTCGAGATCATAATAAGACTTTGCTTTTACAGTATTTTGTATAGGTGCGGTTATTTGTTTACGTTGTTGATATTTCATTGTTCGCTTATATTCATCGGAAGTCTCTAATTTTGCGATAATAGAGACGAATCGATCATTCAATTCAAATCGTTGTCCGATAACGATTGCTACAAAGATATCACCTTCCTTGATAGTATTAAAGTAATCGACATTATAGTGATGGTCTCTTGTAATAAATACAATTGCCGGAGAAGGTTTAATATTTGCTATATCTCCACGAATTCCAGCTTTTGTAATATTCACAGCAATACAAGTAATTTTCATTCCTTCCACTGGTAAACTTGTTTCGCATTCAAATAGAACTTCGAATATGATATTTCCGCCTCTAACTGTTCCACTGGAATAACTGATTATTTTGGAAGATCCTGGTTTGATGAATCCTTCAACCACACATTTTCCTTCATAATCATCTTGTATTTTTTGTCGTATTGTTTCATCAAGATTTTGTCCGATCGAAATGATAGAAATACTAATACTTCGAGTAATCATCGATGGAGCATATATTGCGGAATCGACAACTCCTTTCTTTTGTCTTCTGCTATTAAATTTGGATTTCATTTGTTGCGTTTGCATTGTTTTCATTATATTATTCATTATTATATTTATTTATATTCAATTTTATTTTATTATAGTAATCCAGTCTCTACATATTCATTCAATCGATATATATATAATATTTCTTAGTTATTTCTTACCTGTTTTTTTGAGAGGTTTTGTTTCTGGTTGAAATACGAAATTCATCGTATAATCAACTGGTTTCATATTTACAAATTGTATAAAGTTCTGTAATTCATAATTTAAAAACCATATTTTGTTTTCTTTATTTACTTTTTCATAATACCGAAGTATAAATTCGCATATATAACATAGTTCACTTTCATTTGTATATTTCAAATTGACATATGTAGGTGTCACTTCTAAATAATTATAATATTGTGATGGAGGTTTCGTTGTATCACTTAATTGGTATATTTTACTATTGACAATTTCATTCAATGTTTCGGTCATTTGTGTCTTATTCGTGCTTTTATTACATATTCGACCAGTTGGTGTCCTCTTTACATCTGGTTGTTTTTCAGTAATCTTTGTTTTAAATACCATTATATTATTATCTTTCATATCAATGAACCCGACTAATGAATTAAATAATTTCCCCATGAGGGGTGATAAATCTTCACTTTTTTGTTTCAGCATACGTTGCGAATCACTATAATCGGCAGTATTATAATTTACTTCTGTTCGATTCCACTGAAGAGTATTTGTATCTTTATGAAACATATAATAATGAGGTTTAGCCTTGTAGCTGATATATCCAAATGCGATTGAACCTTTATCACCTGACATGCGTATGAGCAGACTATCGCAGTATAATTTGAGTATTTTTATAAAATCATCGGTATCATCGTATTCATCTATATCTAAACTATATTGTAGTAACAGTATTTTCTCGTCTGGTAATAGATCATCAATAATATGTTCAACTAACATTTGTTGTAATGTCTCTCTTGGAACGGGGTCACTTGCGCTACGAATGAAGATACTATAATTACTTAAATTATACATTACGATACCTAATATAATGTGCTTTTCTATCCAAACCTCTTCTCCGTCATAGACTTTGGGTATTTCACGTATTTCCTTTTCGGTTTTATTGAAAATCTCCATTGACAGATCATATTTGGATTTCATCAAACTAACTAATTTGCCATATTTTGTATCTACATTCGCGCGTTCTACTTGAGGTGATTGTATTTTCAGTAGTTCTGCTGCTTTAGCAGGAACGGCAGCAGGTGTTATATCTCTTATAATATCGATTTTTTCTGGTAAAGCCTTGATTGGTACACTTCTATCATAGAGAGAAATATTCTTGTTATCTAATTCATTTGGTTGAAAGAGATAATATTCACCGATATTTACTAGATGTCCATTTCTCTCATATTTATCTTTAATGAATATATTTCTGTCATCAACCACATGTGTTAACGCAGCATATATTTGAATAATAGAATATCTATTGTGTGGATTGATTCTTTTTATTAAATCCAGTTTTTTGTAGAAAAATCGTTCTTTAAATAGTCCTTTGATGCGATTAATAATAGTATCGATGTTTGCGTTTGCAAATGCTTCTCCATATGTATATTCATTCGTATTCGTCGGTGTAACAGAACTACATTGATAATCACAATCTTCCATATAATCGCAAGTCATACTATATGGACTATCACCAACTTGAAATGGAATTGTTACTTTTGGTTGAGTAGAGAGAATAATATCCAAAGTAGTATTGATCTTTTGTTGAGAGAAGTTAGTCTGGTCATGATTGAGAATACAATCAACTGCGGTTTTCTTCAATAATCTGGTTACGACACCGATTTGTTTTGCTTTAAATTCTGCAACTCGATATATATATACATCTGCCGTTTCTGTATTTTTATCTTTCTCTGATAGAACTGTTCCATGTAAAAATATTTGTACGTTTCTTTTCTTTAAAGGCAACCATTTATGACTCAAATTACGGACAGCACGACCAACGACTTGTTCAATTCGATTCATATTATACCATGGTTCTAATATATGAACTTGACGTATTGCTTTAAAGTCAATACCTTCTGATCCTGATTGAGAGATTAATACCACTTTGATTTTCTCTCCAGAAATATCTATATTTTTCACTTCATCGAAGATATTATCAATATTTGTGATTGCTTTGACATCTCCGTCATTATTAGGAGATAAATGACTATCGCCAGTAATCATGATATATTTTGCTGGTTTAAAATCCGGTCTTTTTGTTGATTCCATTGTTCTCACATCTACTGCTGCAGTAGGAGGTGTTTTAAATAGTGAGTTTGAACCGTATCTTGTAAATCCCATTTCTTCTAATGCTAATGCCATTGGTATAAGTCCACCATATAAGTATTGAGAATAAATGAGTATAATACCCTCTGAGATAATACCTGTTTGTTTGTTATGTATCGTATCACAAATGCTTTTTATCTTTGAACTATACTTGCCGATATTATCTTGATCAAAGAATGCACCATAACCTGCTTTATATTCGTAATTTAAATTTTTATTGAATGACATTACTGTAGAGAGACCTTTATGACCATATAATTCTGATATTCTTACATTGCCATATAATTGTTCGTTTAGTTCAGAATCTTCCGTGTTTACATCAGCGTCCAAATCTGATAATAATTCTTCATCTTCTGCTGGCGAATTCACCCCCTTTGCGGGAGCACCCCCTCCCATTTCATCAGAATTGGCTGTATTCTGGTCAGATTCTTCTTCTTCTTCTTCTTCTTCTTCTTCTTCTGCGGGTATATTTTCATTAGCTTCTTCGAGAGAAGAGTTAGACGAAGGAATAACAGGAGAAGGAGAAGAAATAGCAGGAGATGCTTCAGTCGAAGGAACAATAGAAGAGATAATTGAAGATACAACAGAAGAAATAGAGGATGGTGCAGCAGAAGAAATAGAGGATGGTGCAGCAGAAGAAATAGAGGATGGCATAGCAGAAGAAATAGAGGATGGCATAGCAGAAGATATTTCAGTATTTATTCTCTCTAATCCAGGATATGCGATAATAAGTGTTTGTATCAAAGGTTGTAAAATAGTATATCCAAATGATTCCATCTCTTCTAAATTTTTATTCTGTATATAATTTTGTAATATGTAATTATATACTTCATTTTGATAAGAACCGATCTCCGTCAAATATAAACTGAATGCATGTTCTATATTTTCGGCAGGTATTGGATTTCCATTCATCTTCATAGTAGGAAACAAATATCTAGGATAAGTATGTTCAGGAGAGAATAAACTAGGATATACTCGAAATGGAAATGTATAAGGATTTTCACCCCTAACATATGATACATATCCTGTCGCTTTTTGGGTCAATAGGTCTTCATCAATTAAATCGTCATTATTATCAAAGACATCACTACTTCGAATAATTGATCGTCGATCATTCATATTCATCATGTTTAAAATCCATACCAATTCTTTACAACTATTAAACATTGGAGTTGCCGTTAAAAAAAGTAATCTAAGATTATTCGCATTCTTAACTAATTTTTGAAATGCCTTGGATGCAATCTTATCTTTTCCATTTTTACTATCTGTTATATTTTTCATGTTCTGTATTTCATCAATAATAATCAAACTATTGTTAAACTCTCTGCGTAAATTATATACAGAAATATCTGTCATATCATCTCCAATCACTTCATTTATTCTGTGTGCAAATTTGACATATCCATAAAACTTATAATTTTTCTTAATTAATCTATTTACTTCTTTCACAATCGTGGCACGACTGACTCGAATATTTGTAGGATTGACTTCATTGATTAACTGATTCCCTATTATATTATTCATTGTCCATGGTTGAGTCTTACTCATTTTTGCCTCATCGAATAATTGAAGTTTAAAATTATCAACAACATTTGAAGAAGCAACAATGATAATCTTCTTTTTAACACCGATCCTTTTTAAATATTCTCTCATTTCTTCTGCAATACCAATTGCAGTTAATGTTTTTCCACTTCCTAATCCATGAAATAATAGTAAACTGTTATATGGTGTTTGAAAAGAGAGATAATTTCGGACAAAATGTTGATGAGGTGCCAATTCAAAATCCGCATTGATGATTTTATTTGCGAATTCATCAAAGTTTTCTTCATTTTTTTCTTGACTTTCAACAATTTCATGTAAAGAACCATCATATTTGGTTTCTTGGAATTCTTTTTTCTCCGCGATTTTAGCATTAAAGTTCTTATCATTTAATGTTGGATACAGAAAATCATCTGGTGGTTGTGTTACTGATTCTTCTCTCTCTTTTATTTCTTTTTGAATTAAAAAATCATTACAAGACTTACTGTATTTATTTTTTGATTCTTTACATGATGTTTCAAGAGGAGTTACTTCTTCTGTAGAAATATCAGTAAACAAAAGAGGAGGTTCTATAATTCTTTCATTGATATCATTTTGAATAATAATTTTCTCTGGAATCAGAGAAATCAGAGAAACAGCTGGAGCAATAGGAGAAGGATTCAGAGAAGGATTCAGAGAAAGAATAGGAGAAGGCGTTTTCTCTAATACAGGAATAATCTTCTTTGTTCTAGGTTTTCGTGGGTTTTTTTGAATAATAATAGGTTCACCATTTTCATCTTCTAATACAGGAATAATCTTCTTTGTTCTAGGTTTACGTGGTTTTGGAGCAACAATAATAGGTTCGCCATTTTCATCTTCTAATACAGGAATAATCTTCTTTGTTCTAGGTTTTCGTGGTTTCTTCAGAGCAGTTATATCCATTTATAATTATATTATAAAATATAATTATAATTATCACACACTAAAAACGAACTACGCATATAACAATATCGCATGCATTGTCTCATGAACCTTGCGTAAGACTGTTTTTTTCTCTAAATGATATGGTCTAATAGATTCCATACATTCATCATATGTTTTCCATTCTAATTTACTAACTTCTGCTTGTTGAAACTGTAAAGACCCAGTCGACAAATCATTGATATTGTCGGTATCTGGTTTATACACAGCAATAAAATACTTATGCTTATAAAATTTATGATTTGATCCTATAAACAGTTCTTCATATGGTATAATATTATCTATCAATTGTATTTTTTCGATGTCGATACCAGTTTCTTCATTACACTCTCTCAACGCACAATCTACATCTTTTTCCTGATAATTTTTGCGCCCTTTTGGAAACTCCCATTCTGTCTCTTTCCAATGAGTTGTGCTTTCATCAATCAAATCTTTTAGAAAATATGTTCGGTCATTATAATCAATTCCATTCATTAATAATTCATACTTGATATTTGAATTATTTGCTTCATTCTTATATAACGGATTTACAGTAACTCTTCCCCACATTTTTCTCCATAAATCTTCAAATGATTGTGTCAATAAATTGTCTTTTTCCAAGAGAGACATTTCGTTAATTTTTTTTTGAAGATGATATATATTATTCACGTTATATTTGCCGCGTATAAAGTCAATATACCCGAAACTGTCTTTTCGTCGAATCATGAGATAGTATATTTCCCCTTTCACAACCTGAGTTAAAATGATACCACAACTGATAATAGGCAATTTACATTGATGTAATAAATGCCCGGTTTTTGAACAATTATTACACAAAATCGTTTTATTCATTATATGACTTAAATAATCATCTTTTAGTTTTTAAATTCTTTTATAATTAATTTGTCATAAATAATAGTAGCATTCGGTGCGAATCGTTTTTGTTAAGAGTTTAATGTGTTTCGTATTATATTATGCCTAAATATATAAATCAATCATTTACATCCACATTAGATCCTGCGATATGGGGTCCACATTTTTGGTTTTTCTTACATACAATTGCGGTATCATATCCTCTTTACCCAAACACAATTACCAGAAAAAAATACTACGAATTTATTCATAATTTGCCTCTTTTTATTCCTGTTGAAAATATCTCAAAGTATGTTTCCAAATTATTAGATAAATATCCAGTAACTCCTTATTTAGATAATAGAGATTCATTTATTAGGTGGACACACTTTATACATAATAAAGTAAATCAAAAATTGGAGAAACCAAAAATATCATTGGAAGAGTTTTACGTCCAATATTATGAACATTATAAATCAAAAAATGTCAAATTAATAGAATTCAATAAATTACGTAGGCATATTGTATATATTTTTTTAATTGTTTTATTAGGATTTGTGATATATTATATACATTATAAGTCCTCTTTTTGAGAAAGGTTGAAAATAATATTAATATGTTGGTATATTATAATGAAACATGGTGGAACAGTTATCGAATCAGGTGGATTTGGTTGTATTTTTAAACCGCAAATAAAATGTGATCCACTGCATATAATTGGAAATACCAATATATATGACAAGACAGGTATTTCTAAAATAATGCGATTACAACATGGACTCGATGAATACGATGAAATAATCAAGTTCATTCCTATTTTAAAGACGATACCGAATTATAAAAACTACTTTATTATTTCACAGTTTACGATTTGCCGTCCTGTTAAACTTACTAAATCTGATTTGAAAGATTACGATACAGTGAATTGTTCTTCGTTAAAGAAAAAGGGAATTACAAAAGACAATATAAACGATCATTTGAGCAAATTATTGACATTAAACATGCCATATGGTGGAATAGATCTAGACTGCTATATCAGCAAAAATCTATATGATTCTGCGCGTATCATAGAATTCAACAATAAAATGATTGATTTGCTCGATAATGCCATATTACCAATGAACAAGAAAGGAATATATCACTCGGACTTGAAAGCAAATAATATATTAGTCAATAATGAAAATGGACATTTACGTTTTAGACTAATAGATTGGGGTCTCTCTACTATTTATTTTCCTGGTAAACAAAATGTATCTGTCGAAACAAATTATGGATTCACAGATGATTGGAAATTTATACCCGATGCATATAGAGACCGTCCATTTCAGTTCAATGTTCCATTTTCATGTATATTATTTTCTACAATTTTCAAAGAAATGTATGAATTATTTCTTATAACCAACAAACGAACTCACAAAGATATTCGTGATTTTTTACAAGAATTTGTTAAAACACATATTGAATATCGTGGTTCTGGGCATTTATCAAATTTTAAATCTATTTTCAGTAAAATGTATGGAACACCTGAATTTACAACAACAATAGAAAAATTACATGGTAAAATAGATATTATACAACAAAATGTAAATATAAAACATATTGGATATATTATCGATTATCTCTGTAATATTTTAATAAAATATACGAAAAATGAAAAATTTGATGTTTTAGGATACTTAAATGAAGTATATATTAAAAATGTTGATATATGGGGATTTGTCATGACATTTCTTCCATTAACAGAACAAATAATGCAATACGAATTAATTCAGCCATCTCAAAAAACTTCATTTTATCGAAAAATAATACATACCAGTTTGAAAGATATGATAAATATATTATTAAAATATAGCAGTTCTCCAATCAATATTGATGAATTAAAGAAGGTGTTATTATCATTGAATAAAAAGTTACAACGCTTAAGCAGAGAACCGGTATTATTACAAAAATTAAAACAGCGACAAATACAGTCTCTGAAAATACGTAGTAAAATAAAGATTCTTCGTCGAAAAATGCTTACGCGCAAAAAGAGAGAAAGTCGTCGATCAGGTAAATTATAATAAATTCAATTTAACCAAGAAAAACCCAACTATTATAATGAGTGTTCATATATTCTGCCGTTTTACTTTCTTTATACTGAAACATCTTATACGCTTCTTTGGCATGTAAGAATCGGCCTATATAACCTAAAATCATGATAATAATTAAGACTCCAACAAAACGCATGTTAATATTTTTACTAAAAAATTTATTTACAAATACATAACTTGCGAGATTCAAGAAGATTGTATAAATTGTTATGTTAACTAATATAGATAGACAGATGATTGGTATTAACTTCATAAAGGCAATCCATGACGTTTTTGGATTTGTCGTTTCCAAAAATAGTTTCGTAAACATATATATATATTATAATATTTCTTTGAAACAAATATTCAAAGAAATATACGAGGGTAAATATATCAGTTATTATATGAGACTTGAAATTATTATTATTGCCATTACCGCTGTCTTCATTTATAATGTATATTATGATGGAAATATTTTAAAGAAGATCTATTCATATAAGAAATATTTCACAATGGGTATAATTGCCATTATAGGCATATCGATTTATCTGTTAATCAAACGGGATCCCATGCAATCAAAGAAGATACTTCTTTATGCGAATAATATGATAAAATATATGCCGATAGATAAACAGACGATGAATTTTATTTCTCCTATTATTGATTTCACATCTCCCAAAGATAATAGTGGATTTATGATGGGAATGAACAATAATTCACAATCACCTACAAAAGGTTTCAATGGTAGTGGTGGCAGTGCTACTAAGAGATCAGTATCTGAAACAAAGAAGAAATATGTAGCGTCGCAACAACATTGGAAATGCGGTGAATGTCATCAACAGTTGAACCATACTTTCGAAATAGATCATCGTGTAAGATTAGAATATGGTGGTGGAAATAATGTGGAGAATTTGGTGGCACTATGTAGGAATTGTCATGGAGAAAAAACTGCTAGTGAGAATATGTAAATCATAATATTTATATAATATATACTATTAATGGAAGCGGCAGCAACAGGAGCAAATAAACCCCCGCCAAAGGATTCTGAAACAAAAAATATATTGAACGCAATTGATTATAAAAATCTCGGTAATTATTTTGGTAATCCTGTGATAATAACTATTTTATATTTCATTATTTTAATCAGTTTTATTGTGGTATTATTTTCAACGACATATGTGACGATATCATCATTAATTACAATATTTTTCGTATATCTCTTAATAAAGCAAATATATTATGCGCTTAATGATAAATCAGGTAAGGCTGCAAGTCTTTGGTCATTTGCGTTGCCCATCTTTTTAATTATTTTTACATTGGCATGTAATGCTTTTTTACCGAAAAGTTCAAAGTTTGTCTTAACGAATCAAAGTAACATAATTCAAAATATACAAATGCCAATATATTCTATTTTATATGCTTCAATTATATACGGTATTTTCTTCATATTTATGTTAATATATCATACATTTGACAAAAATAAAATTACATTATTATGCGTGTCATTCTTTTTCATCATATTATCTTCAATGTATATTGTAACAAGATCAAATTTGCCACAAGATGTGACAAAAAGTCAAACAACTTCAATGATGATAAATACACTTGTTTATACACCTCTTGTTGCTTCTTGTATTTATATTATATACGTATTTATGACGTATAAAGGGTTCATACTCAGTGGCTATAATGATATTAAGAACACGTCTTTAATGAATAATATTACACGCGTAATACCTACACCAGCTGCATCAACGATTACGAATATGGAAGAACAGTTGAATAATCTCAAACAATATGATACATCAGGATCAAAATCATCGTCAAAGACAGAATCATTCATGCCTGGGCAGGTTGCGGTTGCCAAAGATTTATCAATATATGGTTTACTTATTATTTATGGAATCGTATTTCTAGGATGTTTCTTTACATTTTTGAATACGACAGCCAATACGAAATATAATTCATTGAATGAGTTGGTTATCATACTGATAAATGGATTTATTATATCGGTTATTGCAGTTTTAACAATGAAAATGACTTCTGCTGGTTTCTCTTCGTTTCAAAATGATTCGATTAAAGAATTAAATAAATCAATGAAAACTGCTGAAATTAAAAGGGGGCAATATTTTGGTAGGTTGGGATTAGAAAATGAGGAATATGGAGTTCTCGCATTGTTAATAGTATATAATGTTGCCATAGCAAATGTATTTAATAATGATTATTTCAGTAAAGATAATGAGATATTTGTCAAGTTTCTCTCTTCATTCATTCCGTCTTCGTATATAACCAAATATGAAAATAGTCTACCAACTCTTAGTATCATAATTACATATATTATTACATTTGCGATATATTACAAAGTAATAATGAAAGAGAGAAATGTAAAGAACGATTCAGACTTACTAATGTTTTTCATTACATTAATTTTATTCATAACAGTAATATTATACATAAATGGTAGTAAATTGGCACAAGGTTCTTCATTGAATAATGGTATTTCGCCTTATATATATGCGATTATAGCATTTGTGATCATTTTCTGTGTAGGATTATTTCTCATATATATATCGACAAAACTGAATATGAATCTCGCGTTTTTTAATATGGAAAAAGATCAGTTGATGCAATCAATTACAGTATCTCTTTTCATCCTGTTTGGTATTTTTTTCTTATTTTCATTGATTAATTGGATCATCCAGTTATTTCAAGTATTTACATTTAAAAACTCAGATGGTTCATCAAGTGTCTTTGGGATTATATTAAATTTTGCAATTATCATCACGTTATTGGCGATTATATACAGAATGATGTCATATAGTAATTTATTCAAAGGGTCAACATTTATAACAGACAGTCCATTATCGCAACTCATAATAGGTTGTATTTTCTATATACCTTGTTTGCTGATTGCACTGATCGATATATTGTCAGGTTATTATAAAAAGGGTTCAACTGTTATGGTAAATGCGATGAAACGAGCATCAACCGGTGATTTGGCAAGTTCAGTTTCTTCATTACAAATTACGCCAAGTAGAACAGATATTATTTTGCTGATTCTTATAGTCTTATTATATCTCATATATTATAGTATTCCATACACATATACATTATTTTCATCGCAAGGTGGACAGCTTCTATTAAAAGAGCCTGTATATACAGATAAAGAAATAGTTTTAGCAACATATACATCATTGAATCCTCAAGTAAATTCGACAAAAAAATCATTTAAACTATTTAATTATGATTTTTCATGGTCGAATCCAGATTATAACGCAACGCAAGTGATTACTCATTCTTATAATTATGCATTATCATGTTGGATTTTTATAGATGCGAATAGCACAGCAAATAATCGAGGCGATACTTTTCATTCTCTTATAAATTATGGTGGAAAACCAAATGTTCAGTATAGAGGAAATGATAATCAAATGATAATAACAATTGAAAAAATGGATGTATCAGGAAATCCAACATTATATGAAGGAAAAAAGTATGATTTAGATGATGATGGAAATTTCATTGTTTATAGAAACAAAAATGTATTGTTACAAAAATGGAACAATATAGTGATCAATTATAATAGCGGCATTTTAGATATATTTATAAATGGTAAATTACAACAATCGTTTAATGGAGGATCTATTCCTTATATGAAATTGGATAATATCACAATAGGAGAGAAGAATGGATTACATGGAGGTATATGTAACGTTGTCTATTTTAGCGATGCATTAAATATAAAGCAGGTGTATTATTTGTATACTTCGGTAAAAGATTTGAATCCTCCTATATTAATGAATTATTATGACAGTTTATATTTAAGTTCAATAAAGGTTGAAAATGCGACAGAAAAGATTGGGTTAAATCAGATTGCGAATTGATAATTATAATGAAATAATAAATTTATTATTATATATTATTATAATAAATGAACATTCGTATGATTATATTTACGACAATTATCATTATCATATTAATATTGATAATACGTTATTATGTGGTAAGTAATCCAATATTAACTAAATTAAGTAATGCTACTGTTCCACAAACAATATCTGCCAGTTCTTTAGGATCATCTAATAGCGTTGGAAGTTCAAATTTTGCATTTTCAATATGGTTTTATATAAGCAACTGGAATTATAGGTATGGAGAGCGCAAGATTATATTTGGAAGAATGAATAATACAACCGGAAAGGTTGATCCTTCAACTGATACTACTGGTGCAGGTCCATCTCCATTAGTATCTCTAGCTGCTATATCAAATGATTTAGAAATAGCATTAGCATATTTTCCGGATAAATTAACAAGTGGAACTTCATCAACACCATTTATTTCCTGTCCAATACAGAATATACCTATACAGCAATGGGTCAATTTAACAATAAGTGTATATGGTAGAACATTAGATACATACATAAATGGTAAATTAGTGAAAACATGTTTATTGCCAGGTGTAGCAAATGTGAATCCGGCAGCAAATGTATATATTACTCCAAATGGTGGATTCGAAGGTTCAACCACTAAATTCTCATATTATTCTTATGCATTAAATCCAGAACAATCTTGGGATATATATCAAAAAGGATATGGAGATGGTATGTTCTCGAATATATTTGGCAAATATCAATTGAATTTTACATTATCACAAAATGGAACTGAAGAGGCTAGTATAACTATTTAATAAAATAGTGAAATTATTTTATTAAACCGTTGAAGGTCAGTTACATTCGTCAATTTATAATGATGGCCTTTAGGGTATCCTTTTTCGTTGATATAAATGAACAAACAAACAAACAACTAACGTATAGTTCTTTCTTATCTTATATTATTATATAAGATATGGATTCTATAACAGAAGATTATACAAATACTGTAGATGAATTAAAAAATGGCCTAACTAACATTGGAAATAATATAGACAGTTACAAAAAAGCAGGTGAAAAATGGGTGGGCGATAATAGTGGAGGTATTCAAGCAATTGGATCAAGTGTTAAAAAAACGTTTGATGACAGTAAAGAAAATATTTCAATAGCTGCCTCAGGAGTAAGAACAAGATTTTCGGGTTTTTTCGATTTTATGGAATCGAATAGTTTAGTCGCCAAATTTTCATTTTTGCTTTTAGTGATTTTTCTGTTTATTATATTATTGGGAGTAGCAGTGAATTTGATTGCGAAACTGTTTGATAATAGTACAGAACAGAAGATTATTACTGGAATGATTAATGCGAGTTCTCAGATGTTGACGATTACACAAGATCCAAAAATGAAGGGTTCTAAAACAATATATCGTTCTAATAATGCTAATAGTGGAATTGAGTTTACTTGGTCAGTATGGATATATATTAATGATATAGGCGTTTCAAATGGAAAATATAAGCACATATTTAGTAAAGGCAATTATGGACCAAATGAACAAGGATTAAATTATCCAAATAATGCTCCGGGTCTATATATTTCTCCTGATACGAATCAGTTAAGCGTAATAATGGATACATATGAGGTAATTGGCGAAGAAGTAGATATCCCGGATATTCCAATAAATAAATGGGTTAATGTTATCATTGTTTGTAAGAATAAATCATTAAATGTCTATATAAATGGAACGATTACAAAAAGCGTAGAATTGATTGGAGTTCCAAAGCAAAATTATGGAGAAGTATATGTCGCAATGAATGGTGGGTTTAATGGATATATTTCGAATTTATGGTATTTTAGTTATGCGTTAGGAACGGTAGCAATTGAAAATTTGGTAAAGAAAGGACCTAATACTACAATGACTGACAGTTCTACGCTGAATAGTAAGAATGCGGATTATCTTTCTTTGAGATGGTATTTTGATGGAACCAATAGTGAGTTCTTCCCTTAATTCTTTTATCATAATTTTTAAAAAGGTTAGGCTAAATGACTTCACTTTACAAAGTGGGTTTAAAGATTAAAAAATAATAATATTATTCTATTTATATGTGGAACACAATATCTAAAATGTTTGGTCTTGGTAGTAGTGAACAAAAAATTAATACTGGTGCAGCATTACATCAACCAGTTCCAATACCATCATCATTGACTTCTGTTACAACTGGAGGAAGAAAACATAAACGGCGTTCAAATAAACGTAGAATAACTCATAAGAAAAGAACAAATAAAAGAAAAAGATAATATATGTCTTGTTTAGGAAAATATTATGATCCAAACCCACCGAGGGAATGGAATCGTTTTCATAATAGATGTAGTCAACCAGATAATCCAAGTATATCTCTTGCAGAAGGTTATCGATTACAGATGATGAGAAAGGGAAACGTGCTTCAGTATAAGAAGAATGAAACACAATTTTCTAAAAAACAGAAGTATTGGCGATTGGCGAACAGACAGTTTACTTCATGGGCGTCGCAAACCGCAACTGTATCGGATCCAAATATTGGATTGTTAAAGAGAATCAATTCGACTTATATTATTGCTCCACAATCGAATAATATAATAGATAGTAGTTCTATCACAAGTGTTCAAAATGCGAATTGTATACCGATGATTAATCCAGGTAATATCAATAATTTGCCTGACCAACCTACTTCAGGTGGACAACCACCTCCGCCTCCAATTCCACCTCAACCAATTATTGATGGAACAGTTGTAATTCCTCCAAATATAAAACCGAGTGATGTAATATTATATTTAATTGAAGATGGTGGTACTTTATTATGTAATAAAATAGTTGCACCGTGTAGTGGACAACTTCTACAAGAGTTTCGCTCGGGTGATTGTTATCCGACATCATTTTCAGATGTTCCAGGGAAATCGCGGTTATTATGTTGGTCTGGAAGAGAAAAATCATATTTCCCGAAAGTAAAGAGAACATATGGAACAAGCAATAATAAATGGCCAGTAAATGCTAAATTTATACGATCTGCAAAACCAGTGAACCCGATGTTTTCATTGGGTCTTTAAATTGTTGTTTATATTGATATTTACCTTTCTTTGGCATTTGGTAAATATAAAATCAAATTATGCTCTTAAAGAAGGATTAACACATATATCTCGACTAGGGAATATATCACCAGACATACAGTCATCATTTTCCCCGACTTGTAAACAAGTTCGATATCCTCTCTCTTCTCCAATATAACACCATCCTGTTTTATTATTTGATTTATTATTACTGCTATAAGTGTCATCCGCTTGAGGCGTTTGTGTCGTTTGACTATTATTTGATTTTGTAGCATTATTTAGTGCTGTATCCAAAGAAGTATCACTATATGGATTAAAATTAGTTGTATTGGCATTGGTATTGATATTATTGGCATTGTTGGTGTTAATTCCAATAGTAGAATTTCCACCACCACTTCCAATTAGATCATCACCATAATCTTGATTATGTGTCGATGAAACTGTGTTATTTGTTATTTCATAAGGCGATGATAAAGATGATGCCATTGTCATAGGTGAACTATCTTGTTGAGATGATGATGGAACAACATTATTAGAAGGAGTAGATGGTTTGCTATTATCTTGAGTTAAATTTTTAATATAACTCGATATAGCCGGGTTATTCCAACATAAATGAACAATAATAGCAATAAATATAACGAGAGAAAGAACAGCAAGAAATATCCAAAATCCTGAATTAGATGAAGGACCTGGAGGCGGAGGTGGAAGAGCTGGACTCGATTTTATAATAGTATTTGAAAATATACTCGGTTGTGGTTGTTGTATTTGATTATCCATATTTATACTTGTCATTTATATATTATTAATTTAAACTCAATAATATATAAACAAATTAAAAAGCCCAGCCCCAATTTCATTCTTAAGAGAGAAAATTATTTATTAAAGACCATTAACTATTCTACATAATCTTCTTTTTCTAAATATTTAATTAGTATTTCATAAATGATTTTCTCTGTAATTTTCGTAATATATATATATAAAATATGTATATATCATTATCGTCGTCCTATGCAGGTAATGCTTGCGCGGTTAAACAAAGTATTATTAATTACACAAAACAAAATTGTGAAACACAATTTTTTGATTGGTTGGTAGTAAGTATGAAAAGTATAAATCAAATATTAGAAAATACGCCTATTTTATTTGAAAATAATTATATATATCCAAATCCATTAAACAGTACATCTATTAATTTTAAAAATTTTGATTTATTAATTTCACATCATGATATTCATATATTTAATGAAAATAGTATAAATGAAATTACTGAAAAATATACCAGACGTTATGAAAGATTAATTAATACAATTAAAGAACAACAAACTATATTTTTTATTAGGTATTGTAAAAAATCAAATGACATACAAGAAGAAGAAATAAATAAATTTTGTAAAAATATTATTAATATTAATCCTAATTTAGCATTTAAATTTATTTTAATTAGCGATTGTGATAATTTAATAATACCAAAACCAAATATTTTATTTAAAGATCATTTTATTTATATTAATTTAAATAATTATATCGATGATGTAGTATTGAATGAAAAGATTGAATATTCTCAAATTATTAAAAAATATAAATGCATATTTAATATTGTAAAATAATTAGTGTTCTAAATGTGTAATTTTACTTCTTGTATTTATTAAATTTATATAATTTGTTGAAAATTGTACTACATACCCTTCTTCATCATTTTAAAGTCAATAAATACAAGAATTGATTCAAAGATGCTAATATTTCATCTCGTATAGTCCAAAGATCGGCATTAGACATTGTTTTCATAAATGGTTCATTTTCCAAATTAACTAAATAGTCTTTAAATGATGCGATTTCTCTCTTCATTCCTTTATCAAAAGTGTTTCCACTAGAAAAATCTATTAGAGGTATCGACTTTACTGTTGTCAAATTGATACGTGCTCCATCCATTTTCCCAAGCAATACTTCAACAAATTTATCCATATTTCCATTGAAAGATGAATACAATTCATCACTTGCTTTGTGTGCAGCATAATTAAATGTTTTCCAATGATACAATTTCACCATATTCAATACAACCAAAAAACGCATAATAAGTTGTTCTTTGAAACCAAGTTTTCTAGTACTTTGTCTAGAAAATGTTTTGGTTCTTTTTTTCCTTGAGAATGATGGCATTATATATTATTTCATTATATTATATATGCTGAAATACAAAAATATTATTAATGATAATAATAATAAAATCCTATACTAATTAATATTACCAAAATCGTCCATCCTGTAATATGATCTAACGTATCCATAGCAGTGATAGCTGATTTCGGTAATGCTTTAAATTTTTTTTTATATTCAGTTGGTTTAAAAGGCAAAAAAATATATCTTCCAAAAGGAATAATTGTTGGTTGCATTTTATCAATACAATGATAACTATAATCATACCAAGCCAATGCAATATAAGGTATCCATAATAAAAATAATAGGACTATAATATTTTTTGAAGGAAAATACCAATATCCTAAAACAATAAGCAATGTAAATATAATACATTTTATATTAAAATGAAATGGATAATTAGGAAAAATACCACCCGACATATATTATAAATATTTATAATATATAAAAAAATCAAATATTATTTTCGTTCATAATCGTGGAATAAAACTTTCACCAAAAGTATTCATTCGATCTAACTTCTCAATCGTTTTATCCAAATTAGACTTTTTCAGAGAAGAGAATAAATAATCTGTATTGGGCGAATGTTCATTCTTCTTTACCTGTTTATATATATTGTCGATTTGTTCTACCAATTGTAAAACCTGTTGTTTCTCTCTTATAATTTCTTCATCAACTGGTACAGATTCAGTCAAGAGAGAAATCGCAAAATAAATAATAAAGCGCCGTTTCTTAGAAATAGCGTGTGTATATTTTAATGAAAATATGTTCAACAGACTATCAACGATACGCTTAATAAGCGCACCATGAGTTTCCGCTTCTCTCAAAAGCACATCCCACAATAACCAAACGATATCCATTTGATATTTACTATCCACAGGAATCATATCTCGTCTTTCACATTTACATTTAATCTTCTTTTTCATACAGACGCATTCATACTCTAACAACCATTCTACCCAATAACAAGCAGAGAGAGTATTCTTACCATCTTTGGAAATATTATAAGCAAATTCATTGATAGGAATAAATAGTTCTTTTGGATCTTCGTTCATCATAATCGTTCCATAATTGACATTAGGTGCCTTAAATCTCTCTGTCATTGAAGTCATATCAAAATCATCTTTGTGAACCTTAATTTCATCAAAACTGTGTCGTCTTTTAGCATGACATAGAATACAAATTATTTCGGCGAATAATTTTCTTATTTTAGAATTATTTCTCATAGGTAAATCATTAGCGAGATATCCATTTGCGACAATGGTTTTAAAACTCTGGATTCGAACATCTAAGTATATTGCAAGTTTAGGATTTCCTAAATGAATAAATTTGCTGTAAAAGAAGAATATGATTTCCCATAAATCAGAATAATGACCAGCACAAATGAACTCGACACTCCAATAACATGCTTGTTCAATCTTAGATTTAATTAAATTATCGAGTAGTTCTTTTTTAACATCAGTTTTTTTAAATCCAGAGAAAGTAACTGCTTTAAATTCCTTCGATTCTCTCTTATCATTAATTTCGGTATTTTCATTCATATAAACATATAAAGTATATAATAACAAAAAAAATAACAACAATACATATAAAGATGAATCCAGCAAAATCATTAACAAAGATATATAATAATATGACTACTTGGAGTAAAATATTGTTACTATTTGCTCTTTTATTAATAGGCTATTCTATTTTTTCTATAAAGAGAGAAAACTTTCAAAATACTAAGAACTTTGTATTCAATGATGGACCCAGTGTATATGATGATTTTTATAGTGAAATATATGACTTAATGGTATATAGTCAATCCAAGGATCAATACGAAATCGGTGAGATTCTTAATCAGACAACGCCAACAGAAGAAAGTATTATATTAGATATTGGTTGTGGAACAGGACATCATGTTGCCTTATTAGAATCAAAAGGTATAAAAGCGATTGGCATAGATAATTCTACAGCAATGATAAATAAAGCAAAGAAGAATTATCCAGAATATAATTTTATGGTTCAGGATGCGCTCGATGCGAGTGCGTTTAGATATCAATCATTTACACATATTTTATGTATGTATTTTACAATTTATTATATTCAAGATAAGATGCAATTTTTCAATAATTGTATGGGATGGTTGAAACCAGGTGGATATTTAGTTGTCCATTTAGTTGATAGAGATATGTTTGATCCTATTCTACCACCAGCGAATCCTTTGTTGATGTTGACGCCACAGCGTTATGCCAAAGAGAGAATTACCAAAAGTAAAATACATTTCAAAGATTTTAATTATACTGCTAATTTTGATTTAGACAATAATACCAGTGTAGCGAAATTTAAAGAGAAGTTTGAGTTTAAAGACGGACGTATTAAAAAACAAGAACATAAAATGTATATGCCAACTGAAAAAGAGATTGTTGTAATGGCACAGGAATCAGGCTTTATATTACATGGAATAATCGATTTGATCAAATCAGGGTATGAATATAATAACCTGTATATATTTGTAAAACCGAATTAATCCGATATTAATTTACTAATATAGATATATAGACTATGATATATACGACATATATTTTAAAGCATAGTGTAGATATTAATTATGATGAACTGATCAATGATTCATTGAATATTTATTTAGGCTTGTCATTATTACTGTTTAAAACGAAAAATACTGGAAATGTCAATGTTGATCAGTTATCGCAAGAAGTGATATTACTATACGTTAACATGCAATATCAATTACTTTTATTTGTATCCTTACTGATGGTTATACGAAATACACAAAATAAAATATTTCAAATGGTTCATCATTATTCAGAGAAGTTGAGTACAGAAAATTCTCTGACAATTGATGAATTAATCGAAAAATTAATACGTAAACAACATTTAAAGAAAATCAAAATGAAAGGTGGAGATAGAAGACGTCATCGTAACAATAAATCGAAAAGGACAAAAAGAAGAAAGCATAAGACGAAGAATCATAAAAAATATGGTTCTATAAATCGTAGTTCTCAACGAAGTAGTAATAGTAGTCGAAGAAATAGCATAACTCGGCGAAATAGTAAAAGGGAATCTGGTATATTATTTTTATTGAAAATACTTATGATTTCTTGGTTAAGATTATCATGTTTCTTTGTTCCTTCAGTTAGTGCTAACATAACAAATGCACCAAATACTTCAATGTATCAAAATGATAATATTTCAGTCACATTTAAACCACAAAATGGTTCAGGAATACTTAATGTTGATATACCTGCCACAGTAGCTAGACAGATTGAATCAAATACGACCAAGGTTTCTGCAGAAGTAAATGCCACGGCTGAGAAGAATTTAAGTAATGGATATTTTAGTTCATATCTTGGAAGTATGATATCAGGAAGTTTAAATCAAGTATATTCGACAATATATACTATTCCAAAAGATGAAGTTACTGCTGAACAACTTGCCGAGTTAAATGTAACAGTTGATAGTTTATCGGAGGCATTAGAGATTGCAAATAATACAATTGTTAGTCAAAATACATTGAATGATTTGAAAATAGAAGAAGAACAAGAGGAAGAAGAAGATGATTATTCTATTACAGCACCAATAGATCTAGATTATGCGGGTCCGTCAAAACCTATTCCATTAACACCTCAAGGATATTCATTTGGTTTTACTAAAACAGCACAAGAAAATATTGAAGATATTAAAAATCCAGAAAAAGTAAATAGTTTTTGGGGATTAGCGCCTATTACTGCTCCTAGAACGGCAATCGCATTTTTAAAAGAAAATGCAGCAATAACTCGTGGTTTACAACGAGAATTAGATAAGAATATGATTGAAGTAAGAGAATTATGTGTTGATTTATTTCAAAAAACAAATGGTATTGGATTATTTGAAGATGAAGCTGTGAATTTACTAAAAGAAAATATTACAGCTGCTATAGAACCTGTATCAATTTCATCATATTTCGTGACAACTGCTGCCCCAAAAGAGAGAAAACCTGCAGCGGGTCTTGTTGCAATAGATGTGATGAAATCGATCGATGATAAAGGAAGTGTCGCAAATTTAGTAGCATCACAGAATTTGACTGCTGTTGATAGAGAAAAGTTTGTTGAGGCGCGTATAGAAGAAGGATTATCTTATTGTAGAGGTATATTTACTGGTCCATACATTGAAATGACTACTCCAAAAAATGAAAATGCCACTGCTGGAATAAACGAACAAGTATCAATCAGGTTATCGAAAGAATATATGAAGAGTGGAATAATTGGTGGTTACAATATTACGATGCCTTTTAAGATTTTTTTAAGTCAATTACAATTATTAAAACGGAGATCAACTGCATTACAAAAGAAAATATATGAAGCTGCTGTGGGGCAAAAGATGACTTTATTCTCCAGTTTCTATCCGGATGTGACTCCAGAAGTTCAAACAGAATTGAATAGATTACAAGATGTCTCAGAGAAAGCGGATTTATTTGTTGAATTAATAAGAAAATTAGATGACAAACAGCATATGTTCTTTAAAGTAGATGATGAAGAAGTAATAGGGAGAGAATTTGATGTTATCAATGATGATATTAAAATGGATATTGTAAAAGTGAAAAAATTGTTGGATGAATATGGTTCATTTTTGCCTTTAGAAAAAAGAAAGATTGAAGAAAATGCACAGGTTATGGCTCAAAAAGAATTGACAAAGGCAAGAGCGGCGCGAATTGTGGCAGAAGCAGAGACTATATCGAAATATATGAAAGCAAATGATACTTCAAGCAAAGCGGAGGCACAATCGAGGTTATTAGATGCTAATGCAAAGGTCAATAAAAATAATGCGAGAGAAGCACAATTAAACATGGATTGGATGTTTACTAGCATAAAGGGGTATATGAGTGGTATTACGAATTTAGTTGGTGAAGGTATATGGAGTATGATAATAATGATTGCTGTTCCCGTAGTATTACTTGGCGGTGGATCTTTTACAGTTCAATACTTTCTCTCTAGACAAGCAATGTCTATAGCAACAAATAAAGTAAAAGGTGCTGTTTTTGGATCAAAAAATAAAGTAGTGTTAGATAGTCCAAATGATACAACGATTGTTGATGAAGATAGTTATGGTTATAACATGGGTGCTGGTGGAGGCATAGTAAAAACGAGAATGATAGAAAAACATAATCATAATGATGATCCAAATATGTTAGAGAGAATAAGAAATTATTATAATATACATCCCGAATTGAAAAATATATTATTTATATCTATACGTCACGAAGGGTATACTGATAGAATATGTGTAAGATTTAAAGGGTTGAATTCAACCAAAACAAAATTGTTAATTGAAACATCTAAAACTGGTAGCACAAATATGGGAGTTTTCAGAGAAATTGATTATAATGATACTATATTAGATCCAATTAGTAATCCTGGTTTCTATACAACAGATTCTTTATTTATACGATGTGTCAATGATTTTGAAATGAAAGATAATCAAGTTTTATCACAAAACAAAATAGAAAAAACCAAATTAGACGTTCATAGCATGTTTTTTCCAGAGTTACCAGAATCACCAGAATCACCAGAATCTGGTCCTCCTCCTCCTATATCTCCTGCTAGAAAACAACGCGATACATACAAAAAAAATACCACTAAGACATTATTAACTCGTAAAGTTGGACAAGGTCTTAGTAGTCTACAAGGTCGATTACCCAACTTACCTGATGAAGAAAGGTTAAGATTGGCGATTCAATTACAGATGCGTCAGCGTGAACAAGAGAGAGAAAGAGGAGTGGTAGAACCAAGAGTTAATTTTGAGGAAGTGTATCCTGATAGAGAACAGGGAAAATTCTAATAATAATATTATTTCTCTGATTTTCTATTTCTCTGATATTTGAAATTAGAAATAATACATAAACTAAAAATATGTTAATACTATATTTCTTTATTTCAATCATCGTAATCATATTATGTATATGTGCATATGTTCGCATCAAGTTTCGCTTTTGGGCAAAGCAACCAATATTTCATATTTATGATTTATGGTATTATATTTTTCCACCAGGTATTATTTGTATTGATCTTCCAGAGAGAGAAGACAAGTATAACAATTTCAAGAATATAAAAACGACGACTCTTGATTGTATAACAGATATAGAGAAATCAAGGTTTGTCGAGTTCATTCAGAGACATTTTCTGCGTGATAAAACTCTCCATTATGCCCCAAAAGGGGATAATATATGGCCTTTTATGGAAGGATTAGAAGGTGGTCCAACCTTTCTCTCTTTTTACAAAACAGAAGATATGGCAATAGATACTAAGACAGGCGTCGTTGCAGAGACCGATCAAATACTTGGAACAATGGTATCATATTCTCTTCAAGTAGTCATCAATAATGGCAAGCCAGATGCATTTTTCAATGTCTATTATGTTGATTATTTATGCGTTCATTCGGATCATAGAAAGAAGTCTATTGCTCCTCAATTAATACAGACTCATCATTATCATCAACGACATTGTAATAAAAAAATACAGATTTCACTCTTTAAGAGAGAAGGACATTTAACTGCTGCAATACCATTGTGTTTATATACTGCTTATGGATATACTATTTCCAATATTTTCAAAATCAGAGAAATCAGAGAAAAGAATCCTCCATCGATCAACTTGATAGAAGTGAGTCATAAGAATATGTCACATTTGTCTGATTTTATCAAAACAACACAAAGCAAATTTGAAATATCAATTAGTCCTTCATTGGCGAATTTAGCGGGATTGATAAAGACAGAAAATATATATGTCTATTTATTGATTGAAAATCATGAAGTATTGGCTGCATATTATTTCAAAAAACAATGTTCTTATATAGAAGATGAATATGGCTGCGACGGCAAGAATAAAAAAGAGATATTGACTTGTTTTGCTTCCATCATCGCTGATGGCATCGACAATAATATTTTTATAATTGGATTTAAAGACGCAATGGACACGATCGTCGCCAAATATCCAACATATTCGATTCTTATGATTGAAGGAAAATCAGATAATGTTTTATTAAACAAGATATTATCTTCTATGTCTCCCACCATATTTGCTGTTCCGTGTGCATATTATTTTTATAATTTTGCTTACGCAACATTTAAACCAGAAAACACGTTTATTTTAATATAACGAGTAAATATACTCAAGAACTGAACAGGTAAAACCTATCTTGTATATTTTCCAACATGACAAAAAGAATCAACAATAAAAATAATGAATACTCCTAAAAAAGAATATAATATAACTTCTTCCATTACACTTCCTGTTCTTTCATCTTGTTGTTCTTCAAGAAGATGAATCATGTAATTTAGTTTATCCATTAATACATTCTGATCATTTGTCATTGAAGATGACGACGATGACGAAGAATGAGAAGGTGTATTATAAGGAGTGTTATTATAAATATTATCATAATTTGGTATATTTAATATTCCTGAATTTGATGATGACACTGCGGTTGATTGTTGTGGAACATGTGGCATATTCATATCTTGTTCATTTATAGACGCCATATTTTCTCTCATAATAGTCGATTGAACACCTGATGACATTGGTGGTGGTGGAGGATTAAAGTCTCCCATTTCATCATCATTTGAAGGCAAATTACTCATCGCTCGCATTACTTGATTGACTTTTTGAAAATCTACCTTTTTCTGTATATTGTCTTGAGAATGACTAGTATTACCACCAATAGGCGGATACCTCTTTAGTGTTTTCGACATTTTCTTCTTTTGAATAGAAGATTCATTGTTCATATATACGTTTGAGGAAGGCTCATCATCAAATGGTGCTGCAAACATAGCCAAAGACATTCTCTTAATAAAAAATAAGATAATAAATTATAAAACAAACTGAATAACACTAAATAAATATAAAAAATATGATTTTTATTATATATAATAAATTTATTATATATGATTAATTTGAACCCGTCAACTACATGTATTTTATCTATTATTTCTTTCATCATTATTCTCTATTTATTGCTAACGCCATATAATTTTGGATACTTATTTAATACTATTTTAGGAAGATCAATTCTGTTCATGTTAATAATATTTTTCATCACAATCAATCAACTATTAGGTATTATTATTGCTGCAATTATTCTTTACTTCTATAATGAATATAGTTTAGAACAAAATTCTTTCGCGGGTAATATGATGCCAGAAACAAAGACAACCACTGTTGAATCATTTTCTAATATTTATGAAAGTCTAAATACAACAAATAATAAGATTTCTTTAGAACATTATTTAAAACCGAAACAATCTAACCAACAAATAATATATGATGTGCGACAAAAAGATAATGAACCGAGTCCATATCGAGAATTATTAAAAATGTTTCCTTATTTTTAATCATGATTATAATATGAAGGAGAGAAAAATTGCGCTGCTTGTTTTTATAGTAATATGTATTATAGCAATTGTATTCGTTCTCAGAGAACTACTATTAGATAAAGATAAAGATAAGGATAAGCAATCAACGAGAGAGAACTTTATAGGTAGATATTATAGGCCGGTTCTTCGCAATTTTAGAAAGGGATTTAGTTCAAATGTAAATCATTATATGAAAAATCTATCTGTTTCTTATAAGAAATTCATGTATTAATGATATATATAAAATATCATTCATACTTTTTTGGTCATTATATTCCGCCACAATTTTCGACTATAATATAAATCGTAATATAGTATATGATTAGTGCACCATCAGCTTCAAAAATTGCTCCAAAAATTCAAAGAAAACCAAGGTCCGCTAGATCCAAACACGTATCTGGATCTAGAAAACATATTGGTGGATTTCCTTATAATTTTCCACAAGCGAATTTATCACATTCGGGTAATAGTAAAAATTCCGTCAGTTTTTTTAAAAATCCAATCAAATATATAAATGATCATATTATGTTTTTGAACAATAGTAAGTTCTTCGCAGGTGTTATCATGATTCTACTGAACGTGGGATCCAAGTTTATTTCTATACAGTTTAGTAAATCCACAGAAGAATACTTGAAGTATACATTAAGTAAACAAATACTCGTATTTGCAATGGCTTGGATGGCAAGTCGAGATATATATACTGCTTTAGTTCTTACTGCCGTATTTGTTATTTTGTCTGAACACTTGTTTAATGAAGATAGTTCTTTGTGTGTTGTTCCACATACACATCGAATATTACATAAATTAGATGCCGCAACAAAAGAGTCGGATAAGGTAACAGAAGAAGATTTGAATGGTGCAATTGCAATATTAGAAAAAGCTAAAAAAGAGAAACAAGAACAGGTTCAACATGACGCTCGAAATAAATATAAAGATCTTAAACCAACCCTTTAAAACCCCAACCTTTAAAAAAATTAGAAGGTTGGTGGGATAAAATAAATAAAAATTATATACATTATAACAATATACTATGAATAAATTACATGAAGAACCTAAAACAACTATAATTCCAGAGTTGAATTTCTTACAAAATGGATTATATCCAAAGAAATTAAGTATAATATTAAAAACGAATATTAGTGGTCATACTCATATGGAATATAAATCCAATATGAGTCTTCGTAATTCAAATGTGGATTATACTTTCTTTAATCAATTGATCAAACTGAACGAAAGTGTTGTAAATGATAATACTGTTTATCCAAATGGCATTGTCCCTGAAGTCGCTTATAAAAATGGTGTCCCTCATACTATATATACAAGCACCGTTCCTGATACTATTCTACAAAAATTTTTGAATAAGGATACTTTTATGAAATTATTAGATGCACTTTTAAAAGACAAACAACAAATAGTTACTTTGAAAGATAGTTGCGAGAATGATTATATAAATAACAATATTAGAATTACATTAAATACGCTATTTCATGATAATAATAACTTCTATATAGACAATAAACCTTACAAAATTGTTAATTATCAATGGAATGAAGGTGATTGGCATGTAAGCACAGTTCAATTAAATAAAAATCTCTTACAAAATGCATTGAATCCTGAAAAATCTATCAACATGACAGAATCTGAGAAAGATAGAAATAGTAAGACAATTGATCAAGAATCGAAATTGCTAAAAGAATATATCAAAAATGCCAATATAAATTGTATCGAAGGTAAACAACCTGTTTCTGCTTTTTCTAAATTTATTGCCACAACATTTGCACCGAAAAAGATTGGAATCGCAGCAGAACCGGATGTTCTCTCTATTTATAATAATACTGCAACTAAATATGATAAATCTTTGAGTGGAACGAATGAAATAAAGAAAACTTATCAAAATGCTATCGACTATGTAGTTGGGATCATAAAAAGTAATGAAAAAAATGGGCAAATATTATCTGATTTGAAGAATGGATGTAGTAGAGGCATTAAAGAATTAAAGATTGATACATTTCAGTATATTGGATATTTATGTGTTCCTTTACGTGTTATTCCAGAGGGTGAAATGTATAATATTGCTTCGAATACTCTTATTGGAAATATACTATACCCTAATAACACATTAGATTTCAATATATCTGTTGGAGTAAATGATCTTTATAATAATTTACAAGAAACTGGATTACAACTAAAGCAATTATTGATTAACAATAACAAGCAAATCGGGTATTATATGGATGATAAAGTATATTCTGTTATAGATAAAGAATATACAAAATATAAAATAAATGCGACACAATCAGCTGAACAACTAGGAAAGCAAGCTCCGGATTTAAATCTTGACAGCAGTTATATGAAAATAATGACTAAAATAGCAGAATCTTTAGATAAGATGTCATCAATAATTTATAAAATAACTGACAAAAAATATAAAGCGTTAAATAATAATGATATTGAATATCAAATTGAACGCATTAAAACAAGATTAAGTATGATGAGAGAAATAAAAGAGTTTATCAATAATGGCAACACATTAATCGCCAAAAACAAAGAAGAAAGCAAGAATACTACGTTTATAAAAAATATAGATGCACTGAAAAAATCAGTATTACAGTTATTTGATCTTGTAAATGAACTCAATACGAGTATTGATAAAGTCGATAAATCTAAAAATAAACAACAACAACCATATATAAGAAATCGAACTAGTTCGAATGACTTAAAATATATATATGATGAAATAACCAAACTACGTTCTAAATTCAGTAAAATACCAAGAAATGAAGATAAGAGTAGTAGTTATGAATCAGAGAATACACAAACACAAATTGAAACTAATATGTTATTTCAGTATAATAAATTAATATTTTTGTTACAAAAATTAAGACAAGATAAAAAAAATAATATTTCACAACCTGATGCGACTATTTTTACACAAAACAATTCAAACAAAGTTGATTTTATCAAATTGTGTAAAGATGTATTATTCAATTCATTAAAAATCATGTATTTACAACGCGAATACATAAAAAAATTATATGCGTTATACAAATTAATGTATGAAGTTAAAAGAAATGAGTATTATAAAATACTTAGATCAACTGGTGGAAACAGTAATGAACAGATTGAAAATAAGATTAGAATAAACATTGTCATGCAATTATTTGCATTTGATATGACAATATATCAATCTATACTTGATAGTGAGTTCTATCGTTCTGATTTTGGTACAATAGGACCGACAATGAAACAACATATATTGCAATTGGAGAAATTGGAATTACAAATTAGTAGATATAATATAAAAGATGAAACCGATAAAAATGTAGCGGATTATGATTTGGAATTGATGATCTATACCTCTTATTTATATGTCATATTATACAATAATATCTATTTTCAATTTGTGACATGGGAAATTTTTACAGAAAAAACGAAATATATATTATGTACGTTTACCCAGTATGTATCCAAAAGCATTCGAAGTTATTCTAAATTGAATAATGAATATCAAGGTTTGTTTAAACCAATTGATGAAACGGGTAACAAGGCCCCAATAATACGAAATAGCGAAACGTTATCAACCGTTACGAAAGAACAGTATGAAACGAGATTGCGTAGTGCAGCATCATTATGTTATGATCTTGTAAAAATATATTCACAACTCAATACTATTACATATTATAGAGAATATGAATTATACAAGTTATCAGAGAAATCAAATGATTCTATATGTCAATTATCTAATTATACAATTATCATGATTAATAATATATACAATATTAATTCGAATATTGATTATCCTCCACAATTACTATTAACAAGTCCACAAAAAATAATGTTAGATCAATATAAACAATTTTCTGTCGAAGAATGGGTAATAAAACAAGAGTTATCATCTTATCGTCAAAATACAACAAAACAGGAAGAACTTCTAAAACGTTATAAAGAAACATTAGATTTGATTACGCCGAGTTTATCAAAAACATCTATAAATAAAATATGTTTAAGCTTACTTGATAACAAGACATGTCAACCAAATGTCCAACTAAATGATGTGCGAGTTATAAATGAATATAATATATGTAATTTTCATTCAATCATTGGACCTGGTTCACCTTTTAGAAATGAAGATATAACTGCTATCTTTCAGGAGTTTATTCCTACTACTCATGTTGTTATGATTGGTGGTGCTCCTTATGGAATTGGAACTTCTGTGATTTATACAGATCCTACAAATTATAAAAAATATAATGCAAAAATTATTGCTATATTGAAAAGCATAAATGATATTAAATTGTATACCATTCAAACGAACGATGGCACAAAAATATATGACATTTCAATTCGTTCAATCGAACCTATTCCTTCTCAAACTGTTCCTTCCCCTTCTGTTCAACCTATTAATCATGTTCCTTCTCCTTCTGTTCAACCTATTCCTCCTATACCAGATGATACTTATCCTGATACTCCACGTTCTCCTTTACCTCCTATACCAGATGATACTTATCCTGATACTCCACGTTCTCCTTTACCTTCTCCTTCTGTTCAACCTATTAATCCTGTTCCTCCCCCTTCTGTTCAACCTATTAATCCTATTCCTGGTGATACTCCTCCTCCTCCTCCTCGTTCTCCTATTCCTCCTATTCCAGATGATACTCCTCCTGATACTCCACGTTCTCCTTTACCTTCTCATTCTGTTCAACCTATTATTCCTGTTCCTCCTCCTCGTTCTTCTATTCCTCCTATTCCAGATAATACTCCTCCTGATACTCCACGTTCTCCTTTACCTTTACCTTCTCTGATAAATCCTTCTATTTATTCTGACAGCGATACTGAATCTACTGACAATAATGTTGAAACTCCTGCTAGTGATGTTGAAACTCCTGCTAGTGATGATCATGGTATGAGAAATGCGTTAGCTTATCGTGACGCTATTGCACCAGTTGATCAAACACAAGTTGTTGTTCCAGCTCCTATTGTGCCAGCACCGGTTGATCAAACACAAGTTGTTATTCCAGCTCCTATTGTACCAGGCGTTGTTCCAGCTCCTATTGTGCCAGCACCGGTTGATCAAACACAAGTTGTTATTCCAGCTGTTGTTCCAGCTCCTATTGTTCCAGTTGTTGTTCCAGCTGTTGTTCCAGCTCCTATTGTTCCAGTTGTTGTTCCAGCTCCTATTGTTCCTCTTCAATCAAAAGTAATAATATTTTCTTATGGTGGTAAAGAATGGGAAAATACTGTTAAAAATGCAATAAAATGGAATGCTCAATTACATAAACAAACATACGACAGATGGAATAAAATAGAAACCCAAAATGATAAAGAACAAATCGAGAAAACATTAAAAATGATGAAAATAAAAGTTATTGAAATAAACTATACTGATAATAATCCAATACAACAAGATAATCTTTATATTATACAAAATGTTGATGCAACACAAAATTCGATTACTTTACGATGTGATGATTCAAATGAAAATATAGTATCATATGATTTTGGAAATAATCTTGGTGAATATAATAATCAGAGAAATGATAATAATAAATTAACTAACATTTTTGACAACAATACAAAAATCATACCAGATCATAAATATATAGTTTATCCACGAATATTTATAGATTATTCTAGTTTTGACATAACTAATTTGGATAATATTATTTTTATAGTGAATCATAATAATAATTTCTATAATATATACTTTTCGACACAACAGACCTTTATTTATGATTATAAAAATATAAATACAAAAGAATTTGTCGATACCCAAATATTTGATAAAATCCCTTTCTATAGAATATTTCCATGTAAAGAAATAAATTCCAATTTAATAAAATATAAAGAACAAATAAAACCTCTTGATGGTTCTCTCTTTTTCAATTCTTTTAATAGTAATATTATAATATACGAACAAAATTTGAGAAATGGCGCGGTTTCAAGACCAAGTATCAGAGAAACAATTATAAATACAATGAGACAAATTAAAGACCCCTTATTTCGTAGAATTGAAAGTTATACAGATAATGAATCATTTCCTGAATTATTAAAAAAGAGAGAAGGTATTACTATTATAACAATTCATAAATATACAACAGATCTGCCAAGTCTTTCTACAAAATTAGGAAATAATGTACTGAAAAATAATCTAGGGTTTTATACATTAGACGAAGCAACTAACAAAATAATACTTATAGAACAAACATCTAACCCTGATACACCTGCTGATATGGATCAGACAAATACTGGTTATCATTATAATTATAATACACAATATGAAAAATCAGAAAAATTAATAAGTGATGAATTATTTATTACAACATTATTGACTAATAAAATAATTTGTCCGAGAATTTTTATAGAATATGATACATTTGATATAACAACCCTTTCAAAACTTATTTTTGTTATTGAAACACATAGAGCTGACATGTCAATTGAAAATAGATCCTGTTTATATATTAAAAATACAAAAAATACATTAACATATGATTATAGTGGTAATCCAAGATTTGTAGACAATCATATTTTCGAAGTAATTCCTTTTTATAAAAGAGAATATTATGAAGATGTAACTCATGATATTCTCAGATCTATCGCGAACAATCAAAATGTAACCAAGTATTTTGATAAATATAAAGAAATAAAGAATTCTTTGTTTTTTAATTCATTTTTTATGGAAAATAATATTGTTGTGAATGATGGAACTAATATCGTATATGGAGGCAAAAAAGGTTCTATTCTTCGTGGAGGTGAACCAGATTCAAGTGATCTTATCATAGAAAATATGAAACGTAAATTGGGATCAAAAATCGATAAATTTGTAGGGAAAAAACTAATAGTGCCTCCAGCTATTAATGTTATGAAGGATAAGGATAATAATTTATGCTATGTAATACAAGTATCATTAGATTTACATGAAGGTAGTAAGGATGTGACAAAGAAAGAAAAACAGGTTGCCACTTGTAAAAATAATCATGATAAAATTGTCAATGCATGGAAAATATTGACAAATCAAAGTGGTGAAGCGCCCTTAGCAGTGAAAGAAGAGAAAAATGTTCCAGCTTCAGTTGTATCCAATCGTTTGTCGGTATCAATGAAATAATATTGTATAAACTCATTACGAATTTCTTTTGGGATATAGTTAAAATCGACGAGTAGTTGGTTCAACTTCCAGCGTTCATCAGCATTTTCTCTCTTTAATCGTTCTTGAAAGAAATAAGGGTCATCATAACATTTTTCCGCAGTTTTTGGTCCACATTTCAAAAAGATAGAAGGTATATTATCACTAGTGTCTCCCATTACAATTTTACAGAAAAGATCTTTGGCAGCACATCCATAACTACTCTTCTGTTTTGTCAGATCTTTGAATCCCAGATCGACGAGATGAATATTTTTTGTTGTGGTTAATTGTAGATAGTCTTTGTCACTTGTAATAATATATATTTCTTTGTCACGTCCTTTTTGAGATAAATGTTTTACATAAAGAGCAATACAATCATCTGCTTCTAATGAAGAATGATGAAGAATCAGAGAAACAGAAGCAGATAAGAAAAGTTCATCATATGCCAACTTCATAAAATATGCAATATCGGTGTTCTTCTGGCGAGTCTCTTTATATTCTTTATAATATTGTTTACGCCATATATTTTCTCTCTTACAATCTTTTCCAACAATTATTTTTGCTCCAAGTATATTGAGTTTCTTCGGCAATGAAGTTAATGTATCTATAAATGTCTTCTTGAACTTATCAACGAATAGAGTATTTTCTGTAAACCCTGTTGAGATCATATTATCTTCTGGATTAGTTATCTTCCACCAACGAACAAGAGAGAAATATCGATAAAATACGAAATAACTGCCATCAATGAAAAGATACTTGCTCATATTTGATATATTGTGTCGAATCGTTAAATTGTTAAATTCATATAATATTTTTGCAATTATTATATGAATACTTATACTTCTGTCTTTCTCTCTTTTATTGAAAATTATATATCATAAGTATCAGAATCTTCCATAAATAATGATACCTTGTTGTCTATTTTTTTTTGTGAATTAATAAAATCAGTTTCGTTCGATATAACTATACATCTTTCTTTCGCTCTTGATATTGCTGTATATATTGCTTTTTTTTCGATGATAGAACATGATGGTTCAATTAAATATATAACATTTGGATATTGACTTCCTTGTGATTTATGAACGGTAACACAATAATTTAACACAAAATTTTCGTATAAATCATCGACGCTAATTTCGTCTCGTTTATCCATATCATTTGCACCACCAATATACTCAATTGTAACTATTATTCCATCAAAATCTTTGATTTCAGCTTGTTCTCCATTTGCTCTCATTTGTTTACTTGTATAATCATTTTCTGTTCGAATTATTTTGTCACCCACTCTAAATATATTATTATTCTCATATTTATGATTTGAAGGAATAATATAATATTCTATATCTTTTATTGGATTAAATATATTTTGTAAAATAAAATTCAAACTTGCAGTGTTAAATGTAAATGTTTGTTTATTAAAATTAGTAATAAATTTTGTGTTTTCTACATTAAAATGATGTTCATTAATAAAATCTATTAAATATTGTGTATTTATTTCATTATTACTTAAAATGAATGGTCCTTGATCTAATAAAATCATTGAATTATCTATAAAATCATTTCTTTTTAATATTTGATTACTACACATTTTTAATATATTTTTTACTAATCCTCCATTATTTTGTCTTTTTATCGTTTTTAATTTAGTTACAGCAAACATGTTAGTTTTTATTAATTGAAATAATATTTGTCCAGCACCGATAGATGGCAATTGGTCTACGTCGCCTAGTAATATCAAACGTGAATTAAAATATTTACATGCCATTAAAATATCACCAAATACAAACATATCTAACATTGAAACTTCATCTATCTCAAATAATCCAATGTCATAATTATATTCGCATAATGATTCGCAATTACAATGGCGTTTGTGTTTTTTTATGTTCGGTACAGTTTGATATAATGTTCGGTGACAAGTTCCAGATATATTAATATTATAATGCTCAGTATTCTGTGAACGTTGCATATTAATAAATGCTAATCCTGTTGGTGCTAATAATCCAATTGTATTAGGATTTACATACTTATTAGTATCTTCTTTATATTTTTTTGGACACAGTTTTTCTTTTTTATATAATTCAGAGAATACGAAATTAATACATTTTAAAATTTCGGTTTTGCCTGTTCCAGGTGGACCAGTTATAATTGAACATTTATTTTTAACAGACTTTACAACGCTTTCCCTTTGTTCTAGTTCAAATGAAAAATTTGGGTTACCTAATGCTAACTTTTGTCGTTGTTCATAAATATTTATTTGGTTTTCTATTATATCATTATTAATATCATCATACTCTTGATCATTGTATAACTCTATCATTAAATCTGTCATTTTTTTTTCAAGATTTAGCAAGTATTCAGTTGTCTTGTATATTATACTTTTACCAAATATATCTTTCATTTTATCAATTTTTTTATTAATAATAATTTTATCTATATATTCTATAAAATTATCTGGTCTTTGCTGTCTTTTTTCACAAAAAATCTTCATTTCCTTAGTATACCTCCATTTGGGTATATATATTGCGTTCATCTTTCTTAAAAATAAATCATACGACCACTTTTCCAATTTAATTTTAAAATCGATCAATAATATATACACATCGCAAATTTTTTCTGCTTTATCATATGATATTAATTGGTATTCTTGAGAAATAAAATGAAATGGATTTTTATATATATTTTCAATTTCTAAATTCGAATTTTGACATTTTTTTAGGGTTTGTTCAATTTTATTCATTTGAGACATATATAATTTACATCTATTGAAAAAATGATCCATATCAATGTCAACTGTTTTGTAACACAGTTTTGTAAAATTGTCAGAATTGTTTTTTTTATTTAAATACGATATCGTAGAATTATATCTGTCTATAAATTTTAAATACGATATAGTTTTTTGTTGTTTTTCTTTGTTTATACTCGTAATATTTTTATCATAACAATTGATAGATGTTTCAATTTGTTTATTATTATTATTTACAAAACCCAAATGATATATTATTTGCTTATTTTCAACCGTTATTTCCAATATAATATAGTATAGAACTCCATATTTTATTAATTCTCCTTTATCGTGTGGGGTTGATTTAATAGATTTTTTACTAACATTGATCAATGACTCGTCTTTTAATTTTATATACAAATTATCTGTATTAGATATACTATGTATTTTTCCAATTTGATCACAATAAGTGACATTTATTCCATAATTCAAATTTCTTGTTGCAACGGTTGATGTTGATGAAATTGAATACATTGTAATTTTTGATTATTGTTAAAATATGATTTACCATTTAATATATATTGTAATATATATTAAATAAATCACATCTATGTGCTATTTCAAAGAAAATGAAAATCATGTTCTTTCTCTCTTTTATTGAAAATGGAAAATTAAATATCAAGACTGATAGAGTTTTTGTCAGATTTGGGACGTCGTTTGCTACGTTTTGGCATACCTCCGTCTCCTTGTAAATCCTTCAAATCAGATATACTAATAGTGCTATCATTATTATTTTTTTGTTGTTCTTGAATACTGATAGTCTTTGTCTTCAATCCAGAGAGAAGATCAGAGATATCGCTGGGTCCTCGCATTTCCATTCGCTTGCCCGGTTCATCAAAATTCTCTCTAAAATTGATTCCATCATCAAAAGCAGGACGAGTGTTGGAGAATCGACTATAATCACTTGCTCCCATTGAAGATGAATTATTACCAGGTCTATTCGCCATTGGATCACGATTTTGTGTTGACATTGGTGGTGGAGGAGGACCATCATTGCTCATAATACCATTCATAAAACCAGATAATCCAGGACTCGATTGTCCCATAGAATTGACAGCAGCAGTTTGAAATTGTCTCATTAATTCTGGATTTTGTCTGAGAATATCATCCATTCCAGGCATAGAAGATTTGAACATAGTATTTGTCATATGAACCATCATGGCACTGCCACCCAATTGAAAAAGGAGTTTTAGTTCTGGCGCCAAAGATGCACGCGATTTGTATTTATCGTGTAACTCAGAGAAAATATCATCATAGTCGTTAAGATTTTCATTGATCTGGTCGCTCCATCCTTCCAATTTAATGTCAAATGGATCAAAACGATTATTCAAGAATTCAATCCCATTGATACATGCCATCAACATATTTCCTTGGAATTTCATAGAGTTCTGTTTTGACTTTTCTTCCATAATCATTTCATATTCTCCCTGCATTTCCAAGAGTGAAGATTCCATAGTATACTTCTTTGTAAGGTTGACTCCTTTTGCCTCTAAACCTTCCAATTTTCTCAGAAACTTGAATTTCTCTCTTAACATATCTTCTTTAGACATTTGTGGTTGAGAAGGAACTGCTTTGTCTGGATTGACAGGGATATTATTGAATTTGGAGAATCCATCCCATGTTTTCTTATCATTTTCTGTAGAAGCAGTAGCATGTCCTAAATTACTACTGGAACCACTGTTTGAATGAATAGTTTTGGATTCATCTGAGAACCGAACACCATTATTACTATTACTGTTTCCAATATTAAATATGTCTGATTTGTGTTCATAAGATTTACCGAACATATCATCGTCAACTAGATTATTCAATTCATTTTCTAAACTATTAATATCTTCTAATTCGACCTTCTTTGAGCTATCTTTGATTTTGTCGTTCATTAAGAGTTCTAATCCACCACCACAATTGCTCAATTTCATTGGTGCATCTAAACTTTCTGACAAATTAGAAATATCGATAATTTCTGGATCCATTGCTTATAAAGGATTAAGAACATTTAATTTTAAGTATTACGAATGAAATAATAATATAATTTAAATTCAATCCATTTCTCAAATAATGATTTGAAATAAGTAATCCAATTTATTTTATTATAAAAAAAGTTATAATAAAATATTATCCGGTTAGTATTAGTATTATTTATTAATTATTCAATTATTTTACTCTGCGAGTTTTTTCTTCACCACTTTGCGAGGCTTTTTCGGTTCAGTTGTTGCGATGCTTTGAATAGTATTCGTTTCTTGAACATTTACACTTGCAACACCAAACTCTAGATCAGTCGCAGAAGTTTGTTGAGTGCTTACAGAATGATCATCTTCGTCATCACAATCTGAGTCCTCGACTGCTACTTCACTTGAAATTTCCAATACAGATACTTGTTCTGCGACTGGTGTTACAAATACACGTTCTTGTTGTTGAGGAACAGGACTTGGTGATCGAGATCGTTCTTCTTTAGAAGCTGGTCGCACTTTGAGAAAGCATTGACCAATCAATTGCGCTCTCGGTTTTTGAACCATTGCTTGAACAAGTTTCCAAGTCACTCCAAACTTACCATTGGCAAACCAAAGTCCACCGCATGTCATTAGAACACTTACTTGGGTTGCTTTTGGAATCAACTCAACAGGACTTATTCCATTAGTATTGGGAAATAGTTTTACACCATCATCATCATATACTTCACATCTCCAAACACCTTCCCAAACAGGAAGTTTGACTTTTAGTGAAGGAGATTTACTCAAATCAGGTTCACCTGTATTTCTGTCCTTGCTGTATTTCAGCATTGGTGAATACAATGCTTCAACGACTTCAGCACTTTTGTGTAATTTGCCAAACCATTCTTTTGAGTTGGCAAGCGCATCAGCCTTTATTTTTTGTTCAAACAGCTTCATGTTTTCCAAGAAGGCTGTTGCTTCATCATTTTTATATTCATCGGTGGGAAATTGGAGTGACATATCGAATTTTCCATTGCCTTTGCCTGATTGTGGATCAACAAAATCAGATGCTCCCCATGTCAACATGACAGGAGTAGACAAATTGAGACGAGTGTTCGTCTTTCTATTCAAGATATTCACACTTTTTCCACCAGCACCCCCTGCTTTGGGTGCGGTATATTTAATAATTTCACAATTGAATTGGGTTGCGTCAATAACGGTTTCTGCCATGTTGCTTAATGATAATATACTTTACGTTGGAATCTTTAAATCAATTTTTTTATAATTTATATTTGAACATAAGACTGACATGACAAGACAATGCAAATTTCGTTTTAAACATATTAAATAAAATAAATATTCAAAAGAATAGTATTGGTATAATATATACACAAATGCTAAATAAAACACAGAATCCTATTGATTTTGTAATTTCAAACAATGAAATACTTCCACATGTTGCTATGCGAACCAAAAAAGAAAAACCCAATTTAGAAAAATTCACCCCTGACAATTATCATATTATATATAAAAATAAGTATACTATTCCACAGATCAAGGCACAATTAAAGGTCGTTAAAGAAAAATTGTCAGGAACTAAAATAGAATTATTAGATCGTCTATACGAATATTATAAAAATATATATAACAATTATAAGCATGCTGTTCTCATACAGAAAACATTCAGAGGAAAACTGCAACGTAATTTGAATATCTTTCGAGGAGATGGATTTAAGAATAGAAGTATCTGTGTGAATGATGAGGATTTCTTAACAATGGATGAGATGAAAAAAATCGATGCGAATCAATTCTTTAGTTATACTGTAAATGGTGTTACGTTTGGTTTTAACATAATTTCAATTTACAATATAATTACTAAATCATGTAAAGGGTCTCCACAAAATCCATATAATAGAGAACTTATTCCAAATGAAGTAATCAATGATATTTATAAAATCATAAAAATTGGCAAGGCAATGAATAGACCAATCGAAGTATATATTCCGTCTGTATCAGAGAATACTCAAATAAGTTCAGCAAAAAGAATTGAATTGCGAGCATTGGATATATTTCAGTATATTAATTCATTGGGAAATTATAGTGACTCTAGTTGGTTTCTCTCTTTATCGAGAGCTCAATTATTCAAATTATATAGAGAATTATGTGATATTTGGAATTATCGCGCCAACTTGTCAGCTGAGATCAAGATTAATATTTGTCAACCTAATGGAAATCCTTTTATAAATGATCGGCTCCATATTAATGTTGATTATAATTTACAGCAAATACAAAGCAAATTGTTGAATATATTCGACAGAATGGTACATTCAGGCATAGATACAGACTCCAAGGTTTTGGGATCATATTATATTTTAGCATCATTAACTTTAGTCTCAGATAATGCTAAGAATGCGATGCCATGGTTGTATCAATCTGTATCTTATATGTAATTTGAGATAATTTGATAATTTGAGATAATTTGATAATTTGAGATATTTTGAGATATTTTGAGATAATTTGATAATTTTATAAATTTTTATATAATTTATAAAATTAGTTTGGAATTTTTTATATTTAGGACAAATTATTTTGAACATCGAAATCAATAACAATGAGAAATATATAATATATATTGTTGCGTTAAATCACTTAAAAAGATTATGTTTAGATACATTATAAAATGCCAAGAGTGACTAAGTCAACCCCTGCGAAAGAAGTGTCAACTTCCAGTTCTATTATTTCCGATAATATTCAATTATCTGGTGTAGCAGTGCCTGCACCAGTCAAGACTCCAAGAGCAAAGAAAGCAGCAAAGGAAGTTGCTCCTGTTGTCGATATTGTTTCTGTTGCTTCTACTACTACACCCCTAACAACTGAATTGGTTGAGGAGAATATTGTTTTGGAGCAAGTTGCTCTTGATGCTGACCCAACATTGATTGTTCAATCATTGGAGTTTTTTGGAAAGCTTCAACAATTGGGAGTTTTGATTTCTTCGATCAAGACTGAATATCGTTCATTGGAGAAGAAGTGGACTCGTGACTTGAAGGCAGCCCAAAAGAAGGGTGGAAAGTCAAAGCGCAAGCAAGGAGTTGCTGGTGCTCAAACACGTGCTCCAAGTGGATTTGTGAAGCCCACCCGCATCAGTGATGAGTTGGCTATCTTCTTGGGAAAGGAAACTGGAACCGAGATGGCAAGAACATCAGTGACTCGTGATATTAATGCTTATATCCGTTCAAACAGTCTCCAAGACGTTGATAATGGAAGAAAGATCATCCCAGATAGCAAATTGGCCACTCTTTTGAAGTTGACCAAGGAGGATGAGTTGACATACTTCAATCTCCAAAAATACATGAGTCCTCACTTCCACAAGAACGTCAAGGTTGATGCTACTGTTGCACAGGTTCAGGTTGAGGTTGTTTAAAAAATTATAACAAAAATACAAAAATATAAATAAGTTTTCGAATTAATTATTCCACAAATTATTATAAACAATCGTTTATAATGATTCATTTTCAAACTCAAAATTCAATTACTTATTTTAAAAATCCACCAAGAGCAGTTCCAACAGAACATTCTATACCAGACACACTACCAGAAACAACCGGATCTGGTGGTGGTATTACTCCAGTAAATATTTGGTAAGCTTCCGATGGAGCTGCTCCATTTTGTTGAATATTATTTGCTTCATCTCTACCCATTAATAACATATATGCTAAAGTTGTTGGATAAATTGATTGAATGTAATCAGGTGTTACTGGTTGTATACTGTTGGTTGCTGTTTGATTCATCATATCACATGCAGTTGGTAAATAATTTTTAACATATGAACCATATGGCCATTTACCATTTGTAATATAATATTCTACTTCATCATCTGATACGAACGGTTCAATCCCCGAAACAGATTCTGCAGTATTACAAAAATCACCTTTCTCCGGATTTATAGCAACGCCGTCTGGACAACCTGTTTGAGTATTTCTAAATTTAACGTAATTATTTATTGTCGATTCACTCCATTTATTATTTGGCGAAACAGGTTTTATATAAGCGTATTCAGTTAACGTATCAGCACATGCTTCTGTCATAGTAAACCCTTCTTTAAATGATGGTATCAAATAAATAATAAAAATTATTCCTAAAATAAGTAATATTATATTTTTATGTCGAATAATAATTTTTCTCCATGTTTTTGGTATCATAATATATTCTTGGTATATTATAATACTTCTGTATGTCGTCCATAGTATGAGAATTGATCAATATTATATTTATATATAATCACCAAAGTTCGGTCCTCCAGTATCATTTGGACCAATGAGAAATAGTCGCAACAACTTATTTTTACTAAAATGAGTTTGATAATTCAAAACATCAGAGAAAGTGATTAATTCTTCTTCTTCTGTCAATTGATATCTTGGATTCAAAATATAATTCACAGCAAACTCTTCTGTCAATCGTTGAGTCTTCAATATCTCAATTAAATTATAACGATAGATATTTTTGATTAAATTATTAATACTTTGCTTTACACTTAATTGCTTTTTATTATCAGCTATTCTAGAATCGACTGAGTGATCCATTATAGTATTATTATTATTATAATACTTATTTATATTTTTCTTGATTATATATTATCACTCCAATTCACATAATGTCATTCTTAAATTATTACGAAGATTGACATGTTCTTTCTTTAATTGTAAAAGAGAATCCTGTAAACATCGAATCCCTTTAATAAAGTCCGGTCGATTATAATGAGAACTAATAAAATTACAAAGATTCATTTGATAAGAAGGATGATTATGATTTGATTGAAAGAGAGAAACATTATTTATTTTTAACCACTGAAAAAAGTCCTGATAATAGAACATTAATATATTCGTGATTACGTAATATGCTAATACGTTAGTATTCTCTCTATATTTCATTTTGACAGAAGAATTACGAGAGAAATTCATAAGATCCTCATATTTGACTGACATATAGTTGAGAACTTTTACCATTTGAAAGCAGGAATAAATTTGTTCCAAATAAATAAACATTTCACATTTTTCAATAAATACAGAAGTATGGTTTTTATCAATATAGACATTTCCTAGCCTTTTTGTTCCTATTGTAATATAATAACTAGTAAATACTGCATTCATAATTCTCGCCCAGAACTCAGTATATGCTTCGAATAGATTGACAGAAGAGTTCACATTGAAGATTTGTAGTATTCTCTCTTTTGTGTTATAATCATCTTTACCAGAAAAATCCAGACCAAATCCATGAAATGTCTCATGTATGAATACTTTGAACCATTCTTCTTTTCTGTAAATCACTATATCATTATTACTTCGACAAGTATATGTATATGCTGTGTTAACATTATTCTCATCCAAAATAGAGTGTTTGTGTTCACCATGTGGATGAGGCAATAGTTTTTCCATGCTTGTAAAATAAACGAATACGTTCAAATTAACAGAACATATCTTGGATGATTGTGTATGTAAAATATATAACCACATTAACATTCTCTCTGCATATTCATTGTATACTGCGATCTTATTATGATTGGTTGTAATGAAAAATATTTGTATTTTTCGATGAAAGAGAGAAAACTTATATTTGATAGAATACAATGAATGAGCATGAATATAATCTTCTATATGCTTTGGTGTTGCTCCATCTGTAAATATGGAAGATTTAGGTATATCATTCATATTTTTTATTTGTGATACAGTAGGTTGAAATGTGCCTCGTAATTTTCTCACATATTTGTCTGATTTGGTCAATTGTTCTAATAAATATTCAAATATATTGTGTGTCTGTTTCGACGTTTTTACTCCAGTGTATAAACATTTATTTTCTATAAAAAAAGTGATCAAATCTGTGCTCTTTTTATTTAACATATATTAATATAATATATATTATTACAATATATATTATAAATGTATTTTTGGTGGCATTTTTTTCAATAATAATCTCTTTACTTATTATATGTCTTCAGATGAAGGGTTATTAATATTATGCGTTCTCGTATTACTATTTGTAATTTTATATTTCATTAGGATCAGTAAAATGCCAACAAACCCATCTGTTTATGTTCCTGTTCCAGAACCATATTGTCTTCATTCAAAATATGGATGTTGTCCTCTAAGCCCAAACCCAAGAAATGATCCATATGGAACGAATTGTTAAATCATGTTTGAATAATTCTTTTACACCTTTTTACATTTCAAACGCCGTTTATTTTTCTTATATAAAATTATGAGTTTTGTATAAGTTCTCCATTTTTATAATAATTATAAGTTGGTGTATATCCAGATTTGTTATTTTTACTAAAAATTTCAACTCTGGAATTTGGGTGTTTTATTGATTCATTTATAGCATCTTCCTTTAATAATAATATAATCATATCTTCCCATTCACTTCCATAAAATAATACATATACAAAATCCATTTATTTATGTATTATTTTATGGTTTTATATTATAATAATCTGTATTTGAAATATAAAAATGTGTAAAAGAATTATTCAAAAAAGAGAGAAAATCATAATCATATTTCATTTCATTTCATTTACTATAAGTTATCAAGAGATCTCTTACACTCATTAATTCTTCTGCTTGATATTCTCTCTTTTTTAAAGGCGCATAAACTAATTGTGATTCATTCGTAGATATTAATACTTTCTTAAATGTTGGGTTCTGTGTAAATTTGGCATACAAAGCATCTCTTAGATTACGTGATTCTATTTCTTCATTATATACTCGATCAATTTGGATACTCTTATCTCTTTTGTAACCCTTTAGTTCTCCGTGCTGTGTGCCTTTAAATAGTTTTCCAGGAGTTTTTGTTCCAATAAAAATTGCCAATTCGACACTTTTAGATAATTCATTGGTGTGTCTATCCATAGTATTCATTATTACCTCCGAATCATTAGTGCCTAATGCAAATTTACTATAATATCCAGGATTATCTTCTTTGAACTTACATGCTTGTATATAATGCTGTACACTTGCCCAATAATATCCATTTAATTCATATTGATATGCTTTCAAAACACCTTTTTCATTGAGATCTGTCCCGGTCCAATTATTATCTAATATACATCTCCAGTTATCTATTGTTGAGAGAAGCATATAATCTATCTTCTTTTCGAATGGCATTATCTCTCCACGAACAGTTCCTGGAAACTTATTATGAGAAGAAGGACAATATATTAGTATCTTTACTCCGTCATATTTTCGCATAATACCAGAAACAACAACATCTTCCAGATCAATATCTTCTCTTGATTCACCATAAGCACTGCCACGCTTCTTGATTTCTTTGTGAAAATGCTGCCATTCTGGAATACGACTAAAATTACCTTCTACGTTTTCAACACATTTATATGATATTATATTCTTCAAGTCATATGGTAATTCCTTAAATGTAAATATTTTTTTATTTTTATAACTAACGAGACTATATTTATTCTTCAGTTCAGAGAACTCTAATAAAATGTAGTATTCTGGTTGAAACTTCGATAAGGTTTCATCTTTGATACCACAATCAATTGTTCCTTTCAAATCATTCTCTCTATTTGAATCTTCAGAGAAAAGAATAAACTTAACCTTTAACAACTTCTCCAAGAAAGAGAGAGTATATTCATCGATACTATAATTTTTTGACATAATATAATCTTTCATCTGTTCAACTGAATCGATAGTTCTCATATATTCAAATTCTTTTTTCAATGTCTTCAATTCATTTTTTTGAATCGTCAATAATTCGATTTCCTTTTTCAATCGATTGTATTCTTTGATCTCAAAATCCTGTAATTTTGTGGCAGTAGCCTTCTTCTGTTTCAACTCCTTTTTATATTCTTCCTTTTTTCTCTCTTCTATCTCTAATTTCTTTTGCGTTTGTTGATAATATTTCATTGATTCATTATATTTCATCTTCTGTCTATGAAAATAGGATTCTATAAACTTGGAATCGCCCAGCTTTTTACGCAACTTCTTTTCAAATGTTTGTTGTCCAATTTGTTCGAATGCTGATTGTATGGCATGAAAGAAGTTATCTTTGTCAGAAATATCATAATTTTCATTCTTCATAAACTTACTAATCCAATTCAAATCGTTCTCTCTTTTAATCAAATCAGCAATCTCTTTTGTTTCTTCTTTTAATAATTCAGGTCCTCGAACGTCTCCCATTAATGTAAATATATCTTTTCTGTATTCAGGTATAACATATTCTACTGCGGGAGAACGACCCCCTCTTTGTTTACCTTTTTCAAAATTGGATTCATCATCACTATCATTTTCTTCATCATCGTCATCATCATCACTATCATCTTCGGTGTTTTCAACTACAATTGGAGGTAATCTATTCTCTATTATAAATGAATTATCTATCCAACTCCATAGTAATGGCTGCTCAAATAAACGATAGTTCTTGATATCATTGATATCATTTTTATTTTCTTTGTTTACAAACTTGTATAATTCATTTTTCAAAATCTCATAAACACCTATTTGAAGAGCTGTTCTTTTCTTTGTGACAAAGTATATTGGAAAGTATACAACTCCTGGATTATATGTTTCATAATTTACTCTTGCATTTCCTATTGCGATTACGATGCTTACTTTGGGTATTTGAGCATTTTCTATTTCGAGTTCATATAATATAGACTGTTTTAATGCATCTTCTTTTTCCAGTCGACTCAATTCTTTATATGTTATATTCTTATTTAAACGAGATACTACCATAGATTAAATAAGTTTTTAATATTTATATCAATAAATATTAAAATACTAAATATCACATTTTCAAATCCATAAACTGGAAAATGTGATAATTCGTTATACACTAGGATACTTTGATACTTGCTTTAAACAGCAGGTTACGAACATAATATACACAATAATAGAAGAGAGAAGAGAGAAGAGAGAAGAGAGAAGAGTATCATAGTTCAAAAATATCCATAAATTTAAAAATGGATTTATTTGTTATACTTGGATACTGTTTTAGTTTCAAAGCAGCAAGTTGTTTAATTAATACATGATAAGATAACTCTCCAAATATACTATCTATGAGATAACCTTCAAACCACGCCTTTTTATATAAGATCGAAATATTCTCAACAATCTCGTCAACAATTGTCTTCTTATTTTCTATCAAAATCAGAGAAAAGAATTCTTGAAATAGCTTATTAACTATTTCTATAATACAACTCGTATCAATTGTACCAATTTTGACAATATTCATAATGAATGAACTAAATGCCTTTACTCGATCATTTTCTTTATTCAGTTTACATAATTGATCATAATCAGAGAGATCTGCCGTCTTTTGTTCCTTAAAGCAATCCATATAATGATCTATTCTGTTATTTAGGATGGTAAGCATAATAGGGTTATTACCACATAATTCAGTATATAAATTTGCATATATTTCTGAATAAAACCGGTTCTCTGAAGCAATATCGCAAATAATGTTACTAATCAATTCTATGTTATCTAAATCACCATTAATATATATATTCTCTAGTAATTCTTTGATTGCTGCTTTTTTCTCAATATAATTTTTTTCTGTCATCATATTCAAGAGAGAACGAATATTTACAATTTCTATATCGAATCCAATCTTTTGTTCTATTTTTGTGATTTCGAATGAACGAATTGTGTCCCAATCATCATCATTAAGTATTTCAGTAGGTTGTAATTTTTTCTTATTTATTCTAATTATGGAAGGCATTTTCGTTGTTGTTGGATTATTCGTGATTCCATTGCGTTTATTGAAAATTGGAGTTTTCACATAGGTTGGAGACCCTACTTTTGCTGCCAAATCATTAATTATGAAAAGTGTTTCCTGTGGTATATGACATACAAACCCATCAAATGATATTTCATTAATTTCTTTTAATGAATATTTTCTTGGTATTAGTTGTGTCATACAATATTATATAACCTTTATTTTTTTTTATATCTTTTGTCATTATAATATATTATGGTTAATGTGCTTAAAAAATACTTTGTAAATATGAATATATGACAGAAATAAATAATTGTGAAAATATACCAGAATTTACTGTTAATTCTTGGGATGAATTAAATGTTCCTACACAATTATTGCGAGGTATATATGCATATGGATTTGAGAATATGAGTCCTATTCAAAAGAAAGCCATTCAACCAATGATTATGGGACGTGATATCATCGCGCAAGCGCAGTCGGGAACCGGTAAAACGGCGACATTTACAATTGGTGCATTGTCGAATATCGATTTGGAATCGAATCACCCACAAGTATTAGTTCTCTCTCCTACGAGAGAACTGAGTAAACAAACTGCTGCGGTATTTAATGGAATCGGTTGTATGATGAATGGATTACAAGTTCAAACATTGGTCGGCGGTAGTTCAGTTGACGATGATTTATCTATTTTGAGAAATACGCCTCCTCACGTTGTTGTTGGATGTCCAGGAAGAGTATTCGATATTTTAAAGAAAAATCAAAAAATTTGTAAAAATATTAAAGTCGTCGTCTTGGATGAGGCCGATGAAATGTTGTCATTTGGTTTCAAAGAACAGGTATATAATATACTTCAATTATTGGATAAAGACATACAAATTTGTCTTTTCAGTGCAACTTTGCCAGATTATATTCATACTATCATCAATAAAATTATGAAAAATCCTATTAGTATTCAAGTTAAATCAGAACAATTGACATTGGAAGGTATCTCTCAATATTACATTGCGATCGAAAATGACCAACAAAAGTATGCTACACTGAAGGATCTATATTCATTAATTTCTGTGAGTCAATGTATTATATATGCTAATAGTCTACAAAGAGTATCGGATCTATATGATGCCATGTCTACAGATGGATTTCCTGTATGTTGTATTCATAGTAATATGGAGAAAGAAGAGAGAGATCAGGCATTTACTGATTTCAAAGTTGGTAAATATAGAGTCATGATCTCATCTAATGTCACTGCAAGAGGTATTGATATACAGCAGGTTAGTATAGTCATTAATTTCGATTTGCCAAAATGTACACATACATATCTTCATCGTATTGGTCGTTCTGGTAGATGGGGACGAAAAGGTGTTGGAATCAATTTCATTACAAGACGTGATGTAGCAAAAATACGCGAAATCGAAGCACATTACGCAACACAGATCAATGAATTACCAGGCAATTTGGATAAACTATTGATCTAATTAATTATTGTCAAGGATAACGCATATATTTCATATTATATATTTATTATATATAATATGTCCAAAGTAATAAAACAGAATAATTTATTCACTAGGTGGAATAATGCGGTGATATGCTGTATTGCCAAAGGAGAAGAACTATATATTATTGAATGGATTCTGTATCATTTGGCGATGGGATTTCAAAAAATATATATTTATGATAATAATAATAATCGTGCTCGGTTACCAATTTTTCTTTCTAAACAAAAAGAGTTTCCACTAATAAGAAAGAAAATTTATATTATCCATTTTCCAGGAAAAGTGAAACAGATTCCAGCATATAATCATTTTTTAAAGTATTTCTCTCATTTATGGAGATGGGTTGCCTATCTTGATTGCGATGAATTTATAACGATCAATAACCCCCAATTATTACCGATTAGACGTTTTTTATCGAAATTTTGTCGTCAAGGCGCATTAGCAATACATTGGCGACTATTTGGAGATAGTGGACAATCGAAATATACGCCGATAAATTTAACTGAACGATTTACACAATGTGAAACTAAATTGAATGAACATGTCAAATGTATTTCTGTATGTAATCATATATATCGAATGTCTGATCCACATTCACCGATATTAAAAAAAAATAGAATACAACACGATTATTTAGGTAGAATAACTAATGGTCCAGTTAATCAAATAGGTCTCAATGATCCAACTATAGGAGTCTATATCAATCATTATTTCTGTAAATCGAGAGAAGAATGGGATTATAAAAGAAGAAGAGGTATGGCAGATAATATGAGAATAAGAAGTGATATAGAATTTGATAATCACAATAAAAATGAGACAACTGATATTTTCGCTTGTCAGTTTTATAAATCAATTACTTAATATATTTTATTTCTCTGATTTCTCTGATTTCTCTGATTCTATCATTCATTTATTCTATCTTTTTCTATGATTCTATATTTTCTCTGATCTCGTTAAATACCAAACATAAATAATCATGGCATATATTATTTATGTCATCACCAACGTCAAGAATGAAATCGAACATAGAAGAGATTAATGATTATTTTCAATTACCTATTTCATTGAACCCCAGTAAAATGGAACTGAATGAAAGTATTACGACCGATCTAGAGTTGAAAAATACATATGACGCTTCTAGTATTCCATTATATAACTATGTATTTCAACCAAAGACTTTGTTCGGAAAGAAGATTCTAGAACAAAATACAAAGTTTTACACAACAGATGTGAAATACTTAAAAGATACACAAACATTGTATAAGAAATTTAAATCCAATGAAAATGAGTCAATTGCTGAAGACTACTTAGAAATAATGGCAATCTGGGATGAAATCAAGAATGATACGAATTTTAAAGAGAAATATCACTATTTAGAATGGAATTATAAAATATGTGACTCTTTGAATATGTCTACTGAGTTCTTACAAGTGATGAGTATATATAATCTAGCATCACCTCTCATGTCTTTGTTAATGCCAGTTTTTATATTGATCATTCCATTTTTCGTAATACAAATGAAAGGATTGAAATTGTCAATAACAGAATATATTGAAATTCTAAAACAGATTGCCAAAAATAACGCAATCGGTCAATTATTCACACATTTTAATACTGTTACTTCAGATAAGAAGATCTATTTGCTAGCTAGTGCAGTATTTTACATATTTTCGATTTACCAGAATATTTTAACATGTCTTCGTTTTAATGAAAATTTGAAGAAGATACATCATTTCTTTGACAGAATAAGTAATTATATTCAACACACAGAAGATAATGTGAATAATTTGCTTCTATATACGACAAAATTAAATACATATAATGAGTTTAATACACATGCAACAACTCAACTATTGGCGTTATCTGGATTAAAAGATAATCTGAAACATATCACACCATATACCCTTTCTGTAAACAAGGTTGCTCAATTTGGTAAAATAATGAAGGAATTTTATGCGATCCATACTGTCGAAGAGTTGAATGATGCGTTCATGTGGTCATTCGGTATAAATGGATATATCGATACAATTGATGGAGTTGTAAAGAATATCTCTGAACATCATATATCTTTCTGTAAGTTTGAGAAATCAAAACCAAAAGCAAAATCTGGTAAAAAACAATTAAAGAAAAACCTATTTAAAGGCGCATATTATCCCGTTCTAAAGGATGCGAACCCAATACGCAATGATATTCACTTAGACAAGAATCTTATTATTACAGGACCTAATGCTTCTGGAAAAACTACTATTTTGAAATCTTCTCTGATTAATGTCATCCTGAGTCAACAAATTGGTTGCGGATTCTATTCTTCTGCAAATATTATTCCATATAAATATATTCATTGTTATTTGAATATTCCAGATACTTCAGGGAGAGATAGTTTGTTCCAAGCGGAAGCGCGTCGTTGTAAGGATATACTAGATATTATTCATGAGAATATAAATGAAACTCACTTCTGCGTTTTCGATGAATTATATTCTGGAACAAATCCAGATGAGGCCGTATCAAGTGCAAAATCATTTATGAAATATTTAGTGAAAATTAACGGTGTAAACTGTATGTTAACGACACATTTTATAGATCTGTGCAAACATTTAGAAAACCATAAACAGTTTAAAAATTGTCATATGGACACAAAAGATAATATTGATAATGAGTTTCAATACACATATATATTAAAAGATGGCATCTCACACGTTCGAGGAGGGATGAAGGTATTAAGAGATATGGATTACCCAAAAGAAATTATTGATGATCATGATTTGTTATAATTCGTTTTCTTTATGAATATATAAAATATTCTATTTATAAAATGAGCTGTTCTTTATTTACTATCCCATATATCACATTTTTAGGATTATCTTTATTATTGATAGCTGGATTAGCAGTCTTTCTAATTAAGAGAATGAATAACCAAAATAACAAGTTTTCTTCTATTGTAGGAGTAGTTACTTCAATGGCAGAAGAACTGAATCGTTTAAAATCTCTCGTTACTAACGTGTTGACATCTTCTGGAACAAAATATGATACTACAGGAACTACTAAAGAAATACATTTAACCGAACCATCATTAGTTGCGGTTTCAGACGAAGAGGATGAGGATGAAGATGAGGATAAGGATGAAGACGATGATGAAGATGAAGATGAGGATGAGGATGAAGACGATGATGAAGATGAAGATGATGAAGATGAAGATGATGATGATGATGATGAAGATGAGGAAGATGATAAAAAAATAAAATATATCAATTTGTCTGATGATAATACAATAAATAATGTAGAAAAAGAAAAAGATAATGATAATGATAACTTCATTCAACCAGAAATCAGTCTTAACTTTATTGATGAAGAACCAATTATTGAAATAGTTGAGCAAAAAAGCGTTCCAATAGAAGATGATCATGTTGTTTCTCCGATAGAAGTAGAAATTGAAGAGATCTCAGTGCCTGAAGTATTGCCTGAAGTATTGACTGAAGTATTGACTGAAGTATTGACTGAAGTATTGTCTGAAGTATTGCCACAAGTATTGCCACAAGAATTGCCTGAAGTATTGACTGAAGTATCGACTGAAGTATTGCCACAAGAAACAGATATTCAAATTGTAGAAGATGATGTTGTCCCCACAACGACACCAATTGTAAGTTCTAGTAAAGTCAATTACAAAAAGTTATCTCTGGACAAACTTCGATCTCTCGTTATTGAAAAGGGATTAGAAGGAGGAACTGGAACTGATGATTTTGCTAAATTGAAGAAAGCCGATTTAGTCAAATTGCTTGAATCGTAATAAAATTCAAAGTAGAAATATAATAATATTTCTTAATATTATTATATGAGTTGGGGGACATGTTTTTCTGGATCAAACAACATACATTTTAATTTTCCACCAATTATGTCTGATGGACGTAATTATGCTTCTTGGCAACCATCTGCTGTTGTAAATGAAAGAATACGAAATGCAGAAAATATAAACTCAAATTGGGACTATAGACGATATATGACACACAATGGACTTCAAATTATGAAAATGAATAATCAAGAAGCGTGTCTTGCTTTAGGAATCAACCAACATGTTCATTCAGATCGAACGCCATCAGATAATGTTCCTCATTTGTATTCTAGTTCTACCGATACAAGTCAACCTGGGTATGGTTATACAACAAGCGATTTAAAGAATCCATATTTGTCGAGAGAACAATTACAATCGAAACTTTTATCACCTTCTATTGAAGTGACATTTGTACCAACTGATGCCCGACCGAATTATATTACTAATACTAGAACTTAAAGAACACCATGGTTAACGATGGTTGAAATAACATCGTGTGTGTGTGTGTGTTTTATATTTACAATTAATTAAATTGAAAAACTTAAATATATAAGTATTAGAACAAACAAACAAACGACATGGAACAACCAATTATGAAAGCGAATTTGAAAAAAGAGAAAAATGAGAAAAAAATGGAAAAAGTGAAAAAAGTGAAAAAGGTGAAACCAAGATTGGAAGACTATGAGGATGATGTGGAGGAACTTTTGCCAATTCAAACTGGTGATAAGGAACCTTTGCCTTTACCTTTACCAATTCCAAATGGTGATATTTCAGGAGTGGCAAACGCGAATGATCAATATGAAGGTTCATTGATCAAAAAATGGATAAAACTTATCCCATTCGATAAAACTATTTCACTTGAAGAATACAATAGAAAAGAACATTTCATTCCAATTGCTGATATTATATTGGATACTGAAACTGGAAAAGATTCAGACACCAAAAAAAGGAACACATTGATTCAATTTGTCAGAAAAATTTCAAAAGAAGAATTTGAAAAAAAAACAGAATGGTTATATTTACTTGTGATTAATGGTAGAATTGTTAAAATTGGTGGGACAAGAACAGGTATTAAAGGCAGAGTGGGATCTTATCTATGTGGACATCACGTTGAAGAGAGAGGCAAATCCGGCGATTGTTCCAAAACGAATGGATTCATATATAATACATTTGAGTTCTACTTAAGTTTAGGGTGTAAAATTGAAATGTATGGTTATGAATTACCAAAAACAGAAATTATCATTGAAATCTTTGGGAAGCAAACGACAATAGTAGCACAGACTTTTCATGCCTATGAGAGCACATTTTTGGAGGATTACAAAAAAAATTATAATGAATACCCTATATTGAGTGATAATTGTGATCCTGGTTACAAAGAATAAATTTCATCACATTCATATATTTTCATTAATGAATTGAATTTCATCTTCTGTAATACCGAAATAAGAATAAATTTCTTGATGGTTTCCAGTATATTCAATGTCAGGAATAGGAAAACTCTGTAAAATTCGTATGTTATTGAAATTACCCCAACGACAGATATTATTTACAAATACATATAATGGATGATTTAATATTTGCAAATACTTTTTTGCTTCGTCCTCGTTTTTACATAATATAAATACAATGGATTGTGTCATTCCACACTCATCAATAAATACTTTATATTTATCTGTTGTTGAAATAAACACCTTAAACCCTTCTTGGAACTTATGAGGTCTTGAAGCATATACTGTTTGACTTGGTGTGTGGATCAATTTATGTTTGAATATATCATCCTTTTCATTACTTATCAATGTCGCTTTTGTATATTTATGTAAATCACTGCTGGTTTTTACATCAAACTTACGTAGACTTGTATCATCGACCGTTTTCGATAATATATTTTGAACAAGTTGATTATATAATAATGGAATATATTTGCGTTTCTTTGAGACAACAGAGCTAATATATTCTCTCTTTTTCCATATTCCTGATACATTCATATTTTTATAAAATGTACAATTTTGAATTATATACCAAGTAAAACTTGATCCAATCTTTTTGAAATATTTTTTCGCAGTATGTATATCCAAATGTATTATTTGCAATCCTGTTATTATTTCAATCAACAAATTTCTGTCAGCATAAGACATCCAATTATCTGGTGTAATAAATAACAAATATCCATTTGGCTTTAATTGTGATAATGCCTTTTCAATAAAATCCTTAATTAAATTATGATTCTTGGATGCTCTTTTACCATTTTCCAACAATTTTGCATAAGGAGGATTTGCCACAATTAAATCGTATTTTTTTGGGTTATTATATTTAATAAAATCATGATTGGTTATGTTCAGGTTATATTTTTCATGACAGAACACTTTGCGCACATTATTCAATCTATCTTCATTAATATCATTGAATTCCAATACATCTTCTAATATCGTTTTCATGCTGTGATATTTCAATAATTCATATAAAATTGGAATACTAAAATTTCCATTTCCACAACAAGGATCCAATATCGACAAATCACTTTTACACCATAAATCGTTTGGTATTTTATTGATCATTTCACTAATACAACGAATCGGTGTTGGTTCATCATTGCTTGATTTATATGTGCTCTTATCCACATTCAATATTTCATCATAATATTTGGTGAGTTCCTCCATGGTTGATGTTTCGACAGAAGGATAAATATCATCTTTTAATATTATAGGTTGTGTTTCAGTAACAGCAACAACCACCGGAACAGGAGGAGTAGAAGCAGGTATATCTTCATCATCATCCATAATTAATACAGGTCTTATTTTCATTTTTTTACGTTTCATTTTTTTGATCGGCATACCTGAAGATTCATATTCTGTTATTTTGATTTCTATATTAGATGTATTCGATGATATTAGAATGCATTCATCGTTGTTAAAAAGTTGTGTATTTTCAATCATTTGAGAGGAATTTTCCGTCATTTTTTGTTTATATTAAGAAATATATAATTTATAATTAAATCAATTTTATTATAAATTATATTGATTTTGTATACGATTATCTCAATAATCGTTTCAACAATTTAAGTATTTTTATTATTTTGTTGAACTGAAACACTTAGAAATTTTATGTTAACTAAAATAAATAACATGAACAAACTACCGAAAATAGAAAAATTAAAAAAGAAAAGAGTAGTAGCTATAATTGATAATGATGAACCGGATGAGATTGCTGTCTCTGAGAAAAATACAAATATTCGTTTTCCTGAAATAAAAGTGAAAATTGTAAAAGATGTCGATTTAATTGTTGACTATCCCAAAAGAGTGATACCATTAAATAATGTTGATAAATTCTTTAATTAATTCTTGTTTTGACAATATATTATTCAATTGAACTTAAAGAAACAACGCAAAGAAAATAAGTAACAATGCGAATAATCAGTATTGATGTTGGTATTAAAAACTTGGCATATTGTGTTTTCTCTGATGGAACAACGGTAGAAAAATGGGGCGTTGTCGATTTATCACAACAACAATCAGAGAAAGAATCAAAAATATTATGTTCTTGTATAACAACAACAAAAGGTACAAAGAAGAAACCGTCTATTCAAAAACAATGTTCTTCTGCCGCAAAATGGAAGAGAGAAAATGAATATTACTGCGTTACTCACGCAAAGAAGACTGACTATTTAGTTCCCACATTACAACTGAAATCGTCGTATTTTAAGAAACAGAATATGACTTCTTTGAAGCTGATCATGGAGAAACATGGACTTGTTCCTTTAGAGGGAACGAAAAAGGCTGATCTTCTTTCTCTCTTGGATACGCATATACAGAAAATTATATTAGAACCAATAACAACAACTTCTGTCAACGCATCCACTTTGGACCTTGTTACTATTGGTAAAAACCTAAAAACCAAGTTCGATGATCTCTTCAATGGCATTCATATGGATAGAATCATTATTGAAAATCAAATTAGTCCAATCGCAAATCGAATGAAAACAATACAAGGAATGATAGCACAATATTTCATTATGAAGACTTCCAACAATGAAGATTTAGTTATCGACTTTGTTAATTCTGCGAATAAGCTGAAACTTGCACCCCCAGACCACCCATACCTTCCTCCGGACGCATATAAAGAACGTAAAGCACTTGGCATTCAACTTGTCGGGGTTCATTTGACAGATGCTAATTGGTTATCTTTCTTCAATCAATACGGAAATAAAAAAGATGACTTGGCTGATTGCTATCTTCAGGGAATCTGGTATATACAGAATAAATTATAATTACTTATTTTATTTGTATATTCACGATAATATCACTTCTCTCTTCGCTATTATAAATGTCTTTCTCTCTTATTCTCAGAATACCTTTCCCTTTTAGAATATAATACTGCTGTTTTTTTATAAAGAGATCAGCAACTGGTATTTGAAGAGAAGGTATATCAGTAATAGTTATATATTCTTCTTCAAAGAGAGAAGCAGTAAGATTGATAACGAGATTGACCAAAATATTATTATTTTCATCTATCGAAATATGATCAGGTAAGACAGGAACACATTTGACAATAATGTCAGAATCGTCTTCAAAATCCAGCTCTGAATGCCATAATGGAACGAAGAATAGTTTTTCATTAACTTCTAATTTGTATATTCTATCACCAAATAGTTCTGTCAGAGAAGGTTCTAGAATATAAATGTGAACATTGTTATATTTTTCAATAATGATCTTCTTCAATGAATCCAACCATTTCTCTGAAATATGAAGTATATCTCGATATTGAAAGAAATAATTATACATTTCTAAGGCAACTTGTTTATCGATATTCTCAAATATTTTTGCCGTCAAGGTTTCATAGTTAATAAAAGAGAGAAAAGTTGACAATACTGTATCTTCTTTGAAGAACATATTAAAATAATATGAGTAATCTTCTTGTTGTGTTGTTATATCTTCTTCTCCATTCAATAGATCATATGCTTGTCCAATTTTTTGAAAATATGCGGTAGATTCCGCACTATTTTGGTGTTTATCTGGATGATATTTCAGTGCCAGCTTATAATACTGTTTTTTTAAATCCGTTTTATTAATACTTATTTTGCCGTCTAGGTTGAAGATACAATATGCTTCTTGAATATCCATATTCATATAAACCCTATTTTGAGTTTATATGAATTAAAATTATTATAAATTGAATTAAACGATTATTTATTTAAATTATTGGAGAGAATTTGACTTTGAAATAAAATAAGTAATAATATGTTTTTAATGTTATTAGTTTATCAGTAATTTTAAATAACTGATAAAATAAATATTAATCTTCTTTACACACGTTAGCATATCAAATGCCGAATTTTTTATAAAATATATAACATAAATATAAAAATATATGTTATATATTTTATAATGACATCTAAAATACCTTCGCTTGAATTAACCGATAAATTTATTAAAGGATTACAATTTTATGGTTTAACATATGATGAAATTAAAAGTAATAATTGGAAATATTGCGGTGGAAGAGATGGTCGCCATCTTAATTACTTTACACAATGTTGTAAAGATAAAGATTTACCTGAACTGAAAAATAAATGTATTTGTGGGCATAATATTAAAGAAAATTGTTATATAACAGATGGACAACAAATATTAACATTAGGCAATTGTTGTATTAAAAAATTTATTCCAAAAAGTTCAAGAACTTGTGAAGAGTGTGGAGAACCACATAAAAATAGAATAGGTAATAAATGTAATAATTGTATTAAAAAAAATATTATTCCAAAAAGTTCAAAAACTTGTGAAAAGTGCGAAGAACCACATAAAAATAGAATAGTTAATAAATGTAATAATTGTAGAAAAGGCGTTTGTGATAAATGTAGTAAAAAATGCGACGAATTATATAACAAATGTTATAATTGTGCTTTTAAATAATCATACTTCGATATCGTATCCATGAACCAACGAAATAATATAATAGAATAAGTATTCCAAATGATAAATAGGACGATAATTGTTATTATAATATTGAAAAAATCCAAATACTTTTACCATCAACTCCGATATATTTTCTCTCTTAATATGTTTTTTCTGTATCAGTTCGTCAATGATATACCAAATACATTCATTCACATTCAAGTTATAAATGAAGATATCATAAATATAATCTCTAAACAGTAACATATCGCATTGATGTAGAATACTTTGGATTATTTTGTCGCAGATGATCTTGTGAGGTATATTATATTTCGTTGAGACATCGTCCTTCATATTTTTGATACTAACAATATCTTCCAATTTTACAGAAGAAGGTATTTTGTTTGAAAGTATTTTATTATATGTGCTTTTAGTAGGTCTCGTCATATTGATCGTTTCACAAGAACTCAAAATATTATCCGGAATAAAACTGAGATCTTCTGTAATCAACATGAAGATGATATGAATCGACGAAAAATTGTTTTTTTGAATATAACTATAGAAACTTTCTAATAGATCCGAATTGATTTTGCCAAAGTTTTTACATAAGATGATTCCCGATTTGTCTACTTTTGCAGAAAGAATATCGATGATTTGTGTATATATTTCATTCCACAATAGTTTTGAATTACATCCCAAGAGAGACATATCTACTTCATAATGAACATCACTTATTTTAATAAAATATGATTTACTGACGTTCATGTTACCTAATCCAATACTAATTTTCTTTTCATACTTCAAATTACTTGGACTATACATTTTGATACATTTCAAAGCCTGTGTATATTTTCCGATTCCTCGAGGACCATAAAAAATGACATTTTTCAATTGATTGATACTCTTTGGAAATAATTTGAACATATTGCCCAATTTAGGATGAAGGTTTGTTGTTACATTTGCTGAAATATATTCTTCAAAAAGAGTCTCATGGTGCTTCATTGGTTTATATTATTCGATTATTTCTTTATTACAACTTGAACCTATTTTATATTAATATCATATATTACAGAACTTAAAACGCACGTATAATATTACTATAATGTTACTAGTCATTCATATCAATCAATATAATATAGACAACGTGTATTTTATCGAAAATCACAAAAACATCAACGAAAACGACTCACAGAACCCGAATTTTATTCGGTTTATTTATTCTACCAGTCTATTCAGTCTAAATAGCATATCTATTCATATTCCATTGAAGATATCCAATATCGATAAATATTATAGCAAATATAAGTGTTTTTTCTCTCTATTTGAAAATACAAATATTGTTAATTTCATTAAAACGTTGGAATCATCTATACTGAATCATCAATTCATTACGAATTATCATAGTAATAAAACACCATTATTTAAGTTGAGTGAACAGATACAAAGTGGAGAAATAAAGTTATATAATATTGAGGATAAAATCAATCACATTATTCTTAAAATATCTGGTATATGGTGTACAGGAGATATGTACGGAATTACTTATAAGTATTTATCAATGGATAGATTGTAAATATTATCCATTTGTCACATAATTATATATGATTGTGTAGATAATGTATAGATACATAAATAAAATGATGGTTTCTGCTATAACAAAGAAAAGACTTGAACCTTGATCATTAAACATAGAATTTTTATTTAATTCATCTGTCCCGAGTATTGTCATGTTAATGAACATAATTGCAATTATTGTAAATAAAAACATTTGTAAATATGTTTTCATATAGTTGATGACTTCTATATGACTCATTAAATTTTGTTTGTATGATAATATTTGTATAAACCAACAAAGCAATGCTAGAATAAATGCTGTAATTATTAGCAATATTATTTTTGTATATGACAATTTATTTATTAAAGACATTTGAGGAGGTATCCCTGTTGTGATAGTTATAATTCTAATAGCAAATAACATTAATCCTGCAGCTAAAGTGATTGAGCCGATAGTCACACCGTTTCCTGTAATATCGCTACTCATTCCAATTGAAATAATAATGACACTAACCATAATAATTCCAAAAATGATCATCGACATTGCTGATTCATTACTTGTATCAACTTCCAGTGGCATATTATAATGTAATATTATTACATTATAATTCTTATCGATATGCGAACAAATAGATTAATTTTATTCTATATTATTATATTATTAATGAGTCGTTTTGTAACAAATACTACACATCCACTTATTGAAAATGCAAATGAGTTTATGTTATTTAAGAAATATGTGAGTATTCATTCAGAAGATCGTGATGTAATAAAATATCCAAATTCGGGTTATTTTGAGCTTGATTTGCCACAAGATTACTTGAATGTTTCTACTGTCACTTTAAGCAATTATACTTTCCCAATGTATTATAACGTTTTTTCTATTTCTCAGAATAATGTCTTCTTTACTTTTAGTCTTGCTTCGTATAACCCCATTTTACCAATACCAGCATCGTTATCATTAGCGATTAACAATACAGAATTTACTATTATCATTACAGAAGGAACATATACTTCTACGACAATGCCGACTGAACTGACTAACAAAATGAATGAAGCAGTGAATATTTATCTTCTTGCATACATGGCGCAAAATTCTATAGATACTACAGCCTTTATTGCTGCCGGGGGATATACAGGTTTTGTCGTCGTTTTCAATTCAGTGAGTCAAACTCTATGGTTTGGTAATACATCATCTGCTTTTGTTATCACAAATGAGAGTCCTCTATATAGAAGTGAGACACTACAATTGAATGTTTTGTTGCCAGAAGCGGTACAAACTTTCATTAATTGGGGTCTTCCTGCATACTTGGGTTTTTTTCAGTCAAATGCATATTCAAGAACGAGCAAAATTCCTCCTCGATTCTATTATGGAGATGTCGTTTCGGGTGATAATGGTTATTGGCTTGCACCAGCAACGAGCACAAGCGATGTATATTTCTTAGAAGCACCAAGAAAGCTTAATATAGTAGGCGAAAGCTATTTTTATATGGATGTTCAACTCCTAAATACAATGGATGAACTCGCTCCATTTTCTTCACATAACATTAAAAGAGAAACGAGTACAAATCAGTCTAATGGTATTAATAATTCGGCATTTGCTAAAATTCCAGTTGATCCAGCTGGCCAACAAGGTGCGCAATGGTTTAATTCTTCAGCATATAAACTTTTTTATCCACCAGCAGAGAGAATACGCAAGTTGCGTATTAAATTACGGTTTCATGATGGGCGTCTAGTCAATTTTGATAATTTTAATTATTCTTTTTCTCTGATATTTACTATTCTAATTCCACATACTCTTCGAAATGCGACATGTATTGATCCAACATTATCTCAAGGATTTAATAATTCTTTTGGAAATAAATTATCATAATTTGATTTATAAAATATTACCAACTTATATGGTAATATTTTATTTGGTTATTATTTGTATAATAATCTTCTTTATCTTTCAGAGAAACCTATTGGAAGGATTTACAAAAAACCCAAAAGTGATTATATTGGTCGGTGATAGTATTCTAGATAATGAGAGATATGCACAAGAAAGTATAACTGATCAATTGATTCAACAGTTAGACAATAATGAAGACCAAATTATATGTCTAGCAGAAGATAATAGTACAATTAAAAGTACAATGTTTTCTCAGATACCCGATTTGACAAAAGAAGACAAATATAATCATCAAAGCACATATATATTCGTTTCTGTCGGCGGCAATGACATTTTACAGAAAATAGTCTATCAAGATAATTCTCAGAGAAGCTCAGACACACTTTATAGTATAATGACAGATTACTATAATTTTGTCGCCAATATTTCCAAAAAGATGAGCAATGCGAATATTATTCTAATGACACTTTATTATCCACAAGCAAGTCATTACAGAAAATATGATTCTGTCATTAAAGAATGGAATATAAGAGTCAAAGAATGTGCCAAGAAATATCATTGTCGAGTATTGGATTTATCCAAATTTATGACAAATTCTGAAGACTTCTCTCATGACATAGAACCGTCAGATATTGGTGGTAAAAAGTTGACTGAGAATATGATATCTGCTATGGCGTAATTTTGTTTGATTAAATTGAAATAGAAAACTTATATATAATGAATAGTAATTTAAAGAACCAAAACTGTCCACCAACAACAATGAACGTCAAAATTACGCAACTGTGTATGTCATGTAACACACCAGTTAGTGAGAAAATTCTCTACGATTGGATCGATCCAGCCGATAATATCTTTGGATTCAAACTCATTATGCCTTATAGACGGATATTCAGTTTGGCACCACAACTGTATCCAATGAAGATGACGATTGAATGTTGTGAACAACTATATTATAATGTTCTGTGTGTTAAATGTACGGCGAAAAGTGATCATTGGTATTGTTTATCTTGCAACAAAACTTGGTCGAAAGATATGAAGAAATGTGAATTAACGAACGTATGCTTATTATGTATCGAAAAAGAAAAAGAAGATGATATATTGGATTGTTCTTGCGACATGTGCTCGCCAAAATAATAATACTAAATAATAATACCAAATACTAATATAATATTTTTTCTTTATTTTAACTATATATTGAAATGAATACCGACTTTGTAATTGAATCAAAATATGACAATGGAATAGGGTTTATTGAAGTAGATGACACACGAAAACTTGTCAGACATTTTGAATATATATGTGGTTTATCACAACATATTACATTGGATGTATACGAAGACGGATTAATAAAATGTCATGAAAAAATATTGAAATCAACTGATGGACATTTTAATAAAAATAATCCAGAAAATATTATTACTTCAATATTCACAATTGAACTCACTAATAGAGAGAAAATCAATGATGCTATTTTAGAGTTAATTGATAATATATATTTTTCATTATGTGTGAAAATGGGTTTTGAAGAGTTGATTGAAGTGTGTCAAGGTAACACACACATAATCTATTGCGATATTCCTTTACTATCACATGGAATAACTTATGACATGTATGGTATTAGGTTAATGCTGTTCAAAGAAACATTTAACACATTGCGCACATTGAAAAAACTATATGAAAAAATTGTTATATTTTAAGTTTTCTAAAAACACACCATGTTCAAAAAAAATTGAAATACTATTTTCAATTAGCATAGATGTTACTCAAAAAAACAACCAAGTGTTTAAAAAACTCAAAACCGCAAAAAACGAAAACAGAAATGAATTCTCAACAACAAATCAAAATTGAAGAAGAAGTAAGTGTGTCACAAAGTTCAACAGAATTAATGTGTCCTTCTTTCCAACAGATTACAATTCCAGAAGAACTCAGAGAAGATGAAGAATTGAACGCAATGGTTATGAAATGCGAACTCATGCGCCAAGAAATCGTCCGCAAAATTGACAGCAAAATGATGGAAATACGCATCCAAGCAGAATTGGATAAGATCGAAGAAGAAAACCAACAATTGGAAGAACGCAAATGTCTTGCGGATGAAGAATTCCAACAATTGGAAGAGAGAATGCGTCAATTGACAGAACAAAAATGTCAAGTTGAAGAGCAAATACGCCAAAACAATGAACGAAAACTTCGTGTTCCAGAACAGTTTATAAGAAGTTCATCGGTTCCTGATCCAGAGCCAGAGCCAGAACCAGAACCTGAACCAGTGGTTGTTCTCGAGCCATTGCCAAAAGAGAAGATGAACACAGACTTTGTGATTGAATCAAAATATGACAATGGAGTGGGTCTCATTGAAATAGATGACACGCGAAAGCTTGTCAGACATTTTGAGATGAATGAATCAGATTCAACAAATGGAGGACGACATATTACATTGGATGTATATGAAGATGGATTGATAAAATATCATGAAAAAATGATTTGGTGCTGTCGTGAAAAATGTAATGGACGAGAATACACGATTGTTGATACATTCACAATTGAACTCACGAATGGAGAGAAAATCAATGATACCATTTTGGAGTTGATTGACAATATATATTCTCCATTCTGTGAGAAAAAGATGGTTGAGGGTTTTCACAGAATGGATGGAATGGTTCAATATCCATATATTTCTCCTATAATGCGAACCTTTAGTAGAGGACAAGGCAACGATACTTTTGGTCGCATCGCTTTGTTCAAAGTGACATTCAACGCGTTGCTCACATTGAAAAAGATGAATCCATGAGTTCGCTATGTTTTGAGCGACGAAACCCATTTGACTATATTGTTTATAGGACATGTCATATAATCTTCGGGCAATCCATCCAATGAATAGAACTTCGGTTTTCGCATTTTCATTGTTTTGAAAAAGATATATGGCTGTCCTTTTTTATTTGTTCGAATGCTCATATTATCATTGATTACTCGTAAAATAGAAGAAGGTGTAACAGTATTATTATTATTCTTTTCTAAAGATAAAGAGAGAAGTTGTCGATACATTGATCCACATACATCGGCATAAGATGTAGTTCCTTTCAATATATTATCCAAATCGTCTTCCATTGATTGTGTATATTTATAATCGAATAATGCCGAATGATTCACAAGCAAATACTCCATCACTTTGATACCCAATGGTTGAATAACTAATTTATTATGTTCTTTGTTGCGTTCTCTCTTTACAACCTTTTTCTGTATATCAGTATCAACCAATTCATAGTTTGTAGAATACTCATCTTCTGTATTTTCATAACTAATTGTTTGTTTGACTACATATTTTCTTTCTTGAATCTTTTGAATCAGAGAAGAATACGTAGATGGCCTACCAATTCCATGTCGTTCTAATAGTCGCAGCAAATCTGTCTCAGACAAATGTTGACATGTATTATTATATATGGTTTTACTAACGATCTTCTTATAAGGAACAATAGAATCCATTTTAAAATGAAGAAAATAGTTATATTCTGTATTATCGATCTTCGTATTTTTTACGATATGCCATCCTTGAAATAATATATTTTCATTTTTTCGTGTATACTTCAAATCAAATGGTGCTTCAATAAACACTGTTTGTTCTTCGTATTGTACTGGTGACATAAGACTCTCCAATGATGTTTCCCAAATGAGTCTATATATTTTTCTCTCTTTCGATCCATAGACAGGATGTAATTGTTTGAGATGAATATTAGTTGGGCGGATTGCTTCATGTGCATCATCAGAGAAATCATCAGTTGTCATAGAGCCAAGGTATTGTTCATTATTATATTCTTTACAAATGAATTCTTTTACAGAAGAGAGAAACTCGCGACTATAATGAATCGAATCAGTTCGCATATAAGTAATAAACCCTTCCTCATATAGTTGTTGACAGATCTTCATTGTGTCACTAGTAGAATAGGGACTTGCCTGTAGAATTCTGGAAGTAGTCAATGGCATAGGCGGTGCTCTTATTTTCTTTTCGATAGAAGAATATATTTTATGTTGAAAGATACATGTATGTTCTAAAAAGGTCAATACTTCTGGTTCTGTATCATATTGTTGATTCAGTTCAAATGGAACCGATTTTACAGTGAAATAACCAATAATTGTGTATTTTATAGAAGCATCTTTCTTGTCAATCGCCTTTAAATGATTATCATATACTAATTTCAGTGTTGGGGTCTGGCATCTACCTGCTGATAAGGCTGCTGTATTTGCTATATTTTTCCACAGAAGAGGACTCACTGTATATCCAACCATTAAATCGATAGATTGTCTTGCCTGTTGAGAGAAAACACGATTCATATCTATTCGTTCCGGTTGCTTTATTGCTCGTTGAATAGCCTCTTCTGTTATTTCTCTGAATATAATGCGCTTTGTATCATCGATCGACAATTCGAATAGGTCACATATATGCCATGCAATTGCCTCGCCTTCTCTATCATCATCTGTTGCTATTATGACTTCATAAGCAGTCTTGATCGCCTTTCGAATGGATTCAACTAGTGCCTTCTTTTTATCGCAGATAGTATACTTTGGTTTAAATCCATCAGCAATATTTAGATGATTAAGAGATACGACTTCTCTAAAATGCCCGAAACAAGCAATCACTTTATATCCTGGTCCAAGATATGTTTCTATTTTTTTGCATTTCGCCGGAGATTCGACTATTACCAATTTCTTTGAAAAATTCATACATCTATACATCTGTATTTATATTATATACATGTTCTATTTATATAATATAACTAGAAACACAGAACAGCGTAATTTCTTTAAGAGTTTAAAATATATATAATATATATGAATCAGTCTTTTACACAGAATTCATATGATGAGTATATTATTTACACTAAAAGTGGATGTGATTTCTGTAAAAAGTTGAAAAACTTATTGGTTAATGAAAAAAAAACATTCAAAGAAGTAAATTGTGATAAGCAATTGACTAATAATAGAGAACTGTTTCTCTCTTCTGTCAAAATAGCAACTGGTAGAGATTGGAGAACCTTCCCAATCGTATTTACGAATAATACTCAATTCATTGGAGGATATACTGAAACAGTAAATTATATTGAAAGAGAGAAAAGCTTTGGTTCATTTTGAATATTAATTTGTTTAAATTTGATAAAAAATAAACACGTATAAAATCTAAACATTTATTGAAATAATTGAACAAATATGGAAAATACAAGATTAGAAGCTAGTGAATTATGGAACACTGTAATGTTGGATATAAAAAAAACTAAATCCAAATTTAAGTTTTTTATAAAAACTATAAATAATAATTCTGTACTGATGAGTTTTTTATCAACTGAAGTGATTACTCATTTAAAGGAATTAACGAAATTGTGGAATAATAATAAAAATGCTAACATAGATTATTATTTTAAAATGAAAGAACATCATTCACATATAAATTGTAAAATAACAAATGAACTATTGAAAAATATGTGGGAAGAATATATAAATTGCTGTTTAGAATTTAGAGTAAAATTAATGAAATTAAATAATTTATGTAATAGTTTAACTGATTAAAATCAAACTACATTGAAAGAGAGAAAAGCTTTGGTTCATTTTGAATATTAATCATAATCCATAATCATAATCAGAGAAAGAATTATAGGTTTAGTTTCCATTGCTTCCAACTAATATTAATTGGTTCTATGACCGTTTCCGTCTTTTCGTATATTTTGTCAAGTTTTTCTGATTTCTTCAAAGCACTATCAATATAAATGTTCTTCAACAACTTGCCTATTTGAAAAGATCCCTCATGTTGATCGATCTCTCCATTTTCTATTTGAGATAATGTGTCGATAAACAGAAACAACATTTGAATATCAATTTCATCCTTTTTGACACGATTATATATATCAGTATAATGTGTAAATAAGAAAGAACACTTTTCAATAGAAATAATGTTCAATCCTTCTAAATCATCCTTATATTCTTCTTTTAATAAGAGCAATTTATGTATATCTTCTTTTAACAAAGGACTGTGTTTTAGAGTTCTTATTTTTTGCGTTTGATCCTCTACATTGTTCATTTTTATTAATTTTTGTAATTGTAACTGTTCGTTTTCATTCATCGTAATAATATAATTATTGAAAAATAATTATATTATTTAACTAATATATGAAAGGAGGAATTGCTTTTCCACAAGGTTATTCACCATCGATTGATTTACCAGGCGGTTCACCTAGTCAGGCGGCACTAGCAATTAATGCGAATACACAAGTTGTAAAAGGGGCTGATTCTAAAGGTGGTGCTAAAGGTGGTTTTAAAGGCGGTGCTGCGACATTTGCTGTTACAAACGTCCAAACTTCAAGTTATCCAACAAATTATCCAGCAGATGCAACGAGTAGCAAACTTATGCAAATTCAAACACAACAACTCGTCAATTCGCAAGAAGATTCTGCTGCTATTATTTCTAAAGGTGGCCGAACAAAGAGACGTTATCGTCGTCGAAAGCAGAAACAAAGAACCACAAAAAGAAGATATAGGAAACGCAGTCGTAAATATCGTAGGTAAATAAGGTTGTTCGATAAAGAATATATATTATTATTATATCATATGCTTGGAGATATGCTATTAATAATATTTGTGACATTTTGGACTATTTTATTAATGTATGTTCCTTATATACTAGGACTAAAACAGAATATCATCGATGATTGGGCAAGTTATAGATGTAATCCAATTGTATTACCGATTGCCGGATGGATAAATAAAGAAAATGATCAAAGTGCATCTGAAGCGACCTCACAAAATTTTCAATATTGCACACAAAATATTATGGGTAGTTTTATGGGATATTTATTGGAACCATTGAACTTCATTACTAGCGGTTTGGCTAATATGGGTGGCGAGGTAATAGATAGTTTAAATTATGTGAGGGCCGTCATTAGCAATGTGAGAGATTTTTTTATGAATATCGTCCAAAGTCTAATGAGCATATTTACCAATATTATAATCGAGTTTGTTAAAATATTCATTGGAATTAGAGATTTAGCAGGAAAGATGGTTGGAGTAGTATTAACAATAGTGTATGTATTAGAAGGTCTCAGTTTATCTGGAGAGTCATTGATGAATGGTTGGGTTGGAGATATTTTTAATGTAGTCTGTTTTCATCCAGATACAATAATTCAAAAAATAGATGGAACAAAATGTAAAATGAGTGAATTATCTTTAGGAGATAAAATAGACGGAAATAGTGAAGTTCAAATTATTATGAAAATAAAAAATACACCAAGAGTGAAATTCTATAAATTTGTAAATGGAGAAGAAAATATATATGTTACAGGATCACACTTGATTTATTTGAATGAAAAAGATGGATATATACCAGTAGCCGAACACTCGGATGCGGAATCGACAGAAGATATAAGCGATGAGTTGTGCTGCCTAGTTACAGATAATCATAATATAAAAATAGGTAAATATGTCTTCCATGATTGGGAAGATGATAAGGCAAGAGAGAAATATGAGTATAATAAAATGATTATTTAATATATTATAAGATATGTCGGATGATGAACAAAATAAAATAAACAAACAAGGTGCGATAGATAGGGTAATGTTATTATATAGTAAACAAGGTTACTTTAATCTATATGGTCCAACTATTATTTACTTTATTTTTATGATTTTTGTATTGTTCTTAGTCATATCTTTTACGAAAGCGATGATGAATATCAAATATTTAAGTGATAATTGGGAAACAGAGAGATGTAGTCCTTCTGTCATGCCATTTGCCGGATTAATCAATTTACCCAAAGGAAAAACTTTTCTTGGTTATACAAGCGAAAACTATCAATATTGTGTTCAAAATATTCTGACAAGTATATCTGGTGCTGAATTGGAACCGCTCAAATTCGTAACAAATGCAATTACCGAAATATTTTCATTAGTATTAGATGCTTTAAATTCAATTAGAGGTATTATTGCTGAAATAAGAAAAAGTATTAGTAATATAACTGGACAGATTTTCTCAAAAGTAATCAATGTTCTTATTCCATTTCAAGAAATACTTATAAAGATGAATGATATATTCGGTAAATCACAGGCCATGTTGACAGCAGGATTATATACTATTTTTGGAATATATTATTCAGTGAAATCATTCTTCGATGCATTTGTCAATTTGTTGCTTACAATGCTTATTGCGTTGGTCATTGTTATTTTTATATTATTAATATTTTTTCAACCCAGTGCATTAGTGTTTATTTTAATATTTACAGGAATAACTATTCCATTAGGACTTATTATTAATTTTATATCAGACGTTTTTGGAACGCCAACATTTCCAGGGATGCCACAATTAAAATGTTTTGATAAAAATACGAAACTGAAATTACAAAATGGAAAAGACGTGAGCATTTCAAATATTCGGGTTGGTGACATATTAAATGATGGTTCTATTATACAATGCCATGTAATATTAGAGAGGGGAAATGAAGATATGTATAATTTAAATGGTGTGATCATTAGCGGAACACATCGTTTATTATATAAAAATAAATGGATATGTGTTGCAGATTATCCAAATATAGAGAAGATATGTGATTATAATGAACCGTTATTATATTGTGTGAATACGAGTAACAAAATAATCAAATTGAATGGTATAGTTTTCTCTGATTGGGATGATATTTTAGTAGAAGATAAATATTTACGATTATTAAGAAATGTCAGCACTGAAGAATCGATAATAAGATTAGATCAAATACATAGTATTTATAATAAAGGATTTCCGTTTGATACACTGATAGAAATGAAAGACGGAACAATGAAATTCGTCACGGAAATAAATATCGGTAATGAATTAAAATCATATGATATTCATCGTCCCATTAACGTATATGGAAAAGTATTAATACAATCACATGACTTGGTATATGGAAATTTGTTAGATAATACAATAAAATATACAGAAGATTTAGGAGGGTTTTATCATTTGCTGACCGATCAAGGATATTTTTATGTAAACGGAAATAAGTATTTTGATTATAATGCTTGCGTTGATTTATACGTAAATTAACTGGTAGATTAACATATTATATAATAATTATTATCTATAAAATATGTATAATGAAGTTAAATATTAATGTCGAGACCATTGTTTTAATATGTATACTATTAATTATTTTATACGGACATCTTTTGTTTTCTTGCGCTAAAACACACAATCCTTATCTATTAATAGAAGGATTTAAAGAAACTATGAAAAAAACAGCAGATGCGATAAAAGTGACACCATCCAATGAAAAACGCAATGGTATAACGAAAGAAGCATTTTCGAATCATAAACAGTCATATTCAGAAGGCAATAATAGCAGCATGCTTATGTTTGCGAATACGCCATTTAAACCTGAATGTTGTCCTACAACATATACGAATAGTATGGGTTGTGCATGTATTAGCAATAAACAATACCAAAATTTAATACATCGCGGAGGGAATAATGTTCCATATAGTGAATATTAAAATGTGAGTAAACACTTTGAACAATATCGTATTTGTTTTGTATCATCCAATGAAGTATCAATATGATCTATTTCTATATCATGCTTACATCGTTTTCGTAATTTATTTTCAATAGAAGAATTCAAATTATTTATTTTTCTTAAAATAGTGTAGTTATTACAATAATCTGTATTTGCATCGAAAAAAAGATTATTACGAATATATGTTCTATGCTTATTGAGAAATTGGTACATGATTAACAAATTTTCGATTGATTTTGCGTTTGATTCTTCGTCTTCTTCGTCGTTTTCTTTATCATATTTGTTTTTATTCATGTTGATTTAAATAATTACATAATAATTATTTAAACTACAAATAATACTACAATACTACAATTTCATGAAATTAAAACTTAAATGTGAATAATTTCATCAATGATTTTCTTTATAACACCTTTATGATACCATTCCACCAAAACAAACAATTAAATATCGATTTATATTTGACTTAGACATACAAGTTTCGATATGTCATATTACCTTCTTCTCTCTTTATCAACTTGTCAACAATCTCTTTTGTAACTTGAAATGGAAATGTAACCTTCAATGCCAAATCTGTTTCAAACAAGTTCTCTCCAGGTTTCATCAATCGATAAAGATTCAACTTTGTATATATAATTTCCATACAGCGTTTCAAATTACGGACTCCATCTTCATTACAGCAGTGATTCTCTATAATATGATGTAATGCATCATCTTGAATAATAACCTGACCTTCTTCGAATACAACTTGTTTTCGAATATTCGGCAGCAAATACTGATTACTGATGATTGTTTTCTGTTTTAAATCATAACCCTTCGTTTTAATACGATACATTCGATCCTTCAATATAGGATTTACCTTTGACTCGTCATTGTAACTGAAGATAAAAATACATTTACTCAAATCAAAATCGATCTCTGAGAAATACTTGTCATGAAATTGACTATTCTGTGTTGTATCTGTCAAATGTGTCAATATACTCGCAATTTCTTCCCCTTTTGGTGTATCACTGATCTTATCCAATTCGTCGAAATAGATGACTGGATTCATACTTTTGCTTTCAATTAATATTTGCACAATCTTACCCCAGACACTTCCCTCATATGTATAAGAATGTCCTTCTAAGAAACTACTATCTGTCGCACCACCCAATGCAATAAAAGCAAAAGGGCGATTTAATATTTTACTAATTCCTTCTTTCACCAAAGAGGTCTTTCCACTACCTGGTGGTCCATGTATCGCAATTGCTGTCCCAATAGAGGAAGGATTTGTTATTAATTGTCCTAGGATTTGCATAATTTGCATCTTTGTATCATTTAACCCATATACTGCAGCATCCAACGTTTTCTGTGCGTTCTCCATGAATTCATGACACTTCTCTACACCATCTGAGAAATGAATGGGTAGCGTATCTACTTTCCCGAAAGGAATTCGCATGAAAGTATCGACCCAATTTTTTATCTTGTAATACTCTCCATTAGAAGGATCCATATTACGCAGGATTGCCATCTTCTTCATAGCAGCAACCTTATATACAGCAGGTATATCCGATTCGATTAAAGATAATCTATATGGTTTATCAAATTTCTCATATTGATTGATTTCTCTAATTTTTTTAATAATGGACTTCTGTTGAACGACATCCAACTTGGCAAAATACTGAAAGTCGTTCAACATATTCTTATTCTTAATAATTTTTCGAAAAATACGTTCATTTCTCTCTTTTTGTTTTTCACCTTTTCTCTCTATCTTTTCATTTTGTTTAATCAATTCTTTCTTACATTGACTGATACATTTACTGATAAGTTTATTATTATATTTTTTCTTTATATTATCCAATTGACTGATCACATCTTCATTCTTTACTTTGTCATCCGATATACCTGCATTTTCCATATTTTTAATTTTATTAATAATTTCTTTTACGACATCGACATTTTCCTTTTTATCTCCTTCTCTAGAGGATGTATTTTTCTTAGTTTTATCTTCTTGTTTTGTCGCTCCGCGACGACCTTTTTGTACAACTTCTTCTTCTTCTTCTTCCGATTCTGAGTCAGTATCATCCTCATCTTCTGATGTGCTAACCTCTTCATCCTCATCTTCTGTCTTATAATCTTCATCTTCACTGTCAAACTCTTCATACTCGTCTTCATCTTCTTCATCCGACTCATTATCCTTTATCGTAAATATTATATTGAACTTGTTTGGTTTATCGTCCGCCATATTATTATCATAACTTTTATTTTTTTTAAATTTATTAACGCTGCTATTAGATGCGAATTTTTGTTCATCTTTTATTTTTTCTGTCATATATTTGGAAGGAAATAGTTTACCCAAGAATTTTTTATACTCTATCGAATTCAACTCTTCATCATCTGAAGATGAATCGTTTGGAGGATCATTTGGTTCATTTGGTTCATTTCTTTTCTTTGAACGTGTAATAATGTCTGATTTCATTTGATTTTTTTTGGTAATTTCTTTGTTTGTATCTCTTCGAGGCATTATGTACAATACATAAATTATTTTAAATAGTATTTAATAGTATTTAATAGATATTAAGAGATTACTATATGAATAAACAACTGACGACAAATTTTATCTCGTTCAGAGATAAATATTCTCATAATGAGAGAAAAATAGAATCAGGGAATATATTACATAAATATCCCGGCAAGATTCCAGTCATATGTGAAAAATTGAAGAACACCAAAAATATGCCGAATATTTCTAAAACAAAGTTTCTGGTATCGAGAGATCTAACAATTGGTCAATTTATCTATATTATTCGTAAGTTTATTAGTGTTCATCAAAATACTGCTCTTTTTCTATTTATTGGTGATATTATACCACCTACTTCGGCATATATTTCAGATATTTATAATATATATAAAGATACGGATGGATTTCTGTATATCACCTTTTCTACAGAAAATACGTTTGGTTAATAAGGTTAGACCAATTGAATAATTATTAAATATAACTATTCAATCTTCAATGACATGACATGACATGACATGTTGGGAAACCCAACATTTACATATTTAAGCGCGTGAAGCGGAAGCACTTGCTGCAGCCGATCTAGATGCAGCGGCTTGTGCTTGTGCGGCGGCTGATGCTGCGGCACTTGCTGCTCTGGATGCTTTTGCTGAAGCAGATCTTGAAGCAGATGCAGATCTTGCTCTTGCAGCAGATCTAGATGCACTTGCTGCTCTGGATGCTTTTGCTGAAGCAGATCTGGCAGCACTAGCTGCTCTAGATGCAGCTCTTGCAGCAGATCTAGATGCAGATCTAGACGCAGAGGATGATCTACTTTTCATTGATGAACGTTTAGAATGACGACGATGACGAGTTCTTCTTCCCATTATAAAATAGTATGAGATTATAATTTTTTTGTAAATATGGTCCAATATTTAAAAAAAGGTCGAATCAAAGAGATGCCTAAATATGTAAAGGACCCCTGTTTACTCCTCTTTTGCCAAATTTTTAAAGTTTGTTTTTCAAAAGTGAAATCTACCATATTGTATCAGTATTACGCCACCACATTTTATCATTCTTTGTTATTTTGTATATTTCCCTAAATATAATTGAACGAGACAATGGAATATTTGTTCTATATTTGTCTAAAGGATGAGGATTTGTTTTTAAATTGGCTTGTAATGCTCTTTTAAAAATTTTTTGTCGCATTTGATGAGCATAATAGACAAAAAACTTTTGAAAAGATAAATATTGAATTGGTAAAATAATATCTTTATATGTATGTAAATTTGCTAAATATTCAACGCAAATCTCTAATCCAGATATATCTGACATATCTTCACCCAACCCAATTTCTACATCATATACGATTCCATCTCTTTTTGCGAACTCTTTATATTGTTCTATTACATCATTTTCCTTTTTCTTAAATTTGATCTTATCTTCTTTCGTCCACCAATCATTTAATTTTCCAGTATGATCATATTTACTACCCCAATCATCTAAACAATGACTCATTTCGTGCGCTAGTGTAAATCCAGCATGAGCAAGAATACTTTCACGACTCATTGCTATATCGATAAAAGGTTTTTGAATATATGCTAAAGGAACATATATTGAATTTGTAGATGGCGTATAAGAAGCATTAACAACATATGCTTGTGTTCCTGTAAATTTAGGTGGGTATCGACCCCAATCCATAGTAGGAATATCTACATTATTCGTTACATGTCCATCTAATGATAATGATTGTTTAAATCTCCATTCAAATATTAATAGCATATTTTCTAGAAAGTTTGAAGTATAATGTAATATTGGATCTTTACGTAATACTGGCTGAGACCCTACAATCAATTTAAGTTTATTTAATTTTAGTATAGCACTACTTTTCGTTTTTGGTGTTAGCCAATTATTATTTTTGATAATTCGCATAAATACATGTTTTAATTCATCCATCAATACATTTAAATACCTTATATTGGTTTCATTTTTATAAATTTTAATATATTGATTGGATAAAAATGTGTTAAATGCACATCCAAGTCCAAATATGCCATCTATTCCTTGACTTGCAAAATTTTTCTGTTCGCCTCGTTCAAACTTTCCGCGAAATTCATAGATAATATCTCTCGTTTGTTTACAAAATAAAGCAGTCTGTCTAACATAATTATAAATAAAATATGTTCTAAATGCCTTTGTATTCCACTCCTTTAATAATAATTCAGTTCCGTATTTTAAATAATTTACACTTCGGGTTATGAAGAAATCTGGCACTTTTGTAAAACCCATTTCTATACAAAATTCTTCCCAATTAAAATTATATTTAGTTAGTGCTTCCTTTTTTGTTATCTTATTATAATTATTTGGATCCTCCTTTTCTGTGAGACCACCGAATGCATTTAACAATTTCACTTGTGTATCATAAATATCATTAGGATCGAAATCATTATCTTTACCAAATAACGTTTCAAATAAATCTGTTATATATTTGAAATAACGTTTCTTATAATCAGCCTTATATTTGGTATCAATTCCATCATCGAAATATACATTTATATCTACAAATATAAGTCCTGGTCCATTTAATGCAGCTCGAAATGTTGATGGATCAGATTCATCCGGTAACATTTCGTATATAAACGGTAGTCCAACGGAATTAAGTTCACCTGCTGTTTTATTCAATAATCCCATTAATTTCCAAAGATTGTCCTTATTTATCATCAAATCATCTATTTTTGAAATCATTTTATTTGCATTTGATTTTATTTCTGTTACAGTTGAAAATGTTTTAGTTGATTTGTAGAATGTGTCTAAACACTTGCCAAAAGTAGTATGTTTCGACGTTTTCAAATAGTCTTCTACAATTTCAAATAAGTGTGAGAATACTAGTCTTTGAACTAACCGAAAATCATCAAACTCTACTATATATTTGTTACCTTCTTCAACCTTGAAATTTTTTAACCAATCGCGATTTACCCAATTATAAAAATCATTCTTTGGATTTATCTTTTTATTGTTATAAAATGCATTAATCATTCTACTTTTCTTTTTGTGTCTTACCGTTTTGTTTTTACTCATCCAGTTCTTTTCGTTTTTACTAAACTCTTTTTCAAAAGTAAATATTGGAAAATCGTCGAATTTAATTCTTTTTCTTGTGTGTTTCATATTATTTTGTAATATTTTTATTATACTATATATATATTGGCTATTGGCTATTGATTAATATTAATTATGCTTAATATTAATATTAATCAATAAACAGATTTACATAAAAATAATATAAAATACTTTATTATTTATATTTATCAATGAATGCTATAGTAGCTATAGACAATAACAGTGGTTTATCGAAAAATGGAACAATACCATGGAATATAAAATCAGATATGAAATTCTTTCAAAAGAAAACAGAAAATAATATTGTTATTATGGGTCGGTCGACATTTTTCTCTCTACCAGAAAAAAATAGACCCCTTAAAGAGAGAATAAATATTGTTTTAACACATAATCCAGAAAAATATGATCATCTTGTTCAGTCTAATCTTCTATTTACGAATGAGAATAATATATCTTCTGTTATAGATGACGTAAAGAGATTGAATCCTACTTTTTCCGTATATATAATTGGTGGAAATCAAATATATGAGAAGTATTTACATCTATGTGATAACATTTTTATAACACATATCAGTGAAAACTATTATTGCGACCTATTTTTCAACGACGAGAAACTGATCGAAGGATTTGAAAAAACTATTATAGAAGAAAATAATAAGTATACGATTATTCATTATAAACGTTTGAAACAACCTATATAGATTTTATTTGAGCTATTATAACCGCACTTTATCTCTAAATAAAAATAAATTGATATTAAACAATCTAAATATATCTTCTGATATTAAAAGAGAAGAATGTCAATGAACAAAATGAACCCAAGCAAAATTATTGGAATCCAATTCAGTATTCTATCTCCCGAGGAGATTCGAAATAGTTCTGTCGCAGAAATTACTTCGAGAGACACATATATCAATAATAAACCCGTCATCGGTGGTCTATTTGATCCTCGTATGGGTGTATTAGAACCAGGACTCATTTGTCCAACTGACGGATTGGATTATATGAAGACGCCTGGTTATTTCGGTCACATTGAGCTGGCTAGACCCGTATTCTATATTCAATATTTTAATACTATTTTGAAAATTTTACGATGTGTTTGCTTTAAATGTAGCAAATTACTCATCAATAAAGATACATATAAACAGGCACTGAAATTGGTCGGAGAACAACGATGGAAATATGTATTTAATATTGCCAGCAAGAAGCATTATTGTGGTGAAGACAACGACGATGGTTGTGGTTGTCTTCAACCACTCAAAGTGCGCAAAGAAGGACTCGCTACTATCATTGCTGAATGGAAAGACGATATTATTATCAAATTGACTGCAGAAATGATTTTGAAGATATTCCGGCGCATATCTGACGAAGATGTTAATTTCATGGGTTTCAGTCCCATTTGGAGTCGACCTGATTGGATGATCTGTCAAGTTATGGCAGTTCCTCCTCCTCCAGTTCGCCCATCTGTCAAACATGATTCTTCTCAACGAAGCGAAGATGATCTCAGTCACATCTTGGTCAATATTATCAAGACGAACAATACTCTTCAGGAAAAAATACAGATGAATGCAAATGAAAATATCATCGAAGATTGGACAACATTGTTACAATATTATATTGCAACTCAAGTGGACAACAAACTACCAGGAGTTTCTTCTGTTGCACAACGATCTGGTCGTCCTCTTAAATCCATCAAAGATCGTTTGAGTGGAAAAGGTGGACGTATGAGAGGCAATCTCATGGCAAAACGTGTTGATTTTAGTGCCCGTTCTGTTATCACTGCTGACCCCAACATTTCCATCAGAGAACTTGGTATTCCTATGAAGATCGCCAAGAATATCACTAAACCAGTTCTCGTGAATGAGAGAAATCGAGCATTCTTGACAAAACTTGTGCGTAATGGACCCGATGTCCATCCTGGCGCCAAAATACTTGAAAAGAAGAATGGTAATACTATTACTTTGCGATACATTGATCGCAATTCGGTTATTCTTGAAGATGGTGATATTATTCATCGACACATGATGAACGGCGATATTATCCTCTTCAATCGACAACCAACACTTCATAGAATGTCAATGATGGGACATGTTGCGAAAATTATGAAACAAGGTGACACATTTCGAATGAATGTAGCCGATACCAAGCCTTACAATGCAGATTTTGATGGAGATGAGATGAATTTACATATGCCTCAGGATGTAGAGGCAGAATCAGAATTGAGGAATTTGGCGGCCGTTCCTTATCAAATAATTAGTCCAGCAAATAATGCACCAATCATCGGCATATTTCAGGATTCCATGTTGGGATGTAATAGATTTACACGACCTAATATTCGATTTGATGCAAGAGAAGCAATGAACCTGCTAATGGCATTTCAACGAGTCAATGAACACAAGTTGGAAGATCTATTACAGCAGAATAATGGTAAGATTTCCAATTTCCATATATTGTCACAAATTATGCCACCTTTGTCATTGAAATATCCCACCAAGTTGTTCAAAAAAGATGAAGACAAAGAAACATCCAATAATGTTCTCGAAATAAAAAATGGAGAATACCTTCGTGGACAGATGGAGAAGGGTGTTCTTGGTGGTGGATCGAAGAGTATCATTCAACGCACATGTAATGACTTTGGAAATATGGCAGCATCCAACTTTATTGATGATTTACAGAACATTATCACTGAATATATGAAATCGAGTGCTTACAGTGTTGGAATTGATGATTTGATTGCAAATGATGATACAAAGCATAAAATTATCAAAGAAATCACTTCAAAGAAGGAAGATGTGAAGAATCTCATTGATCAAACTCATATCGGCATTTTCGAAAATAAAACGGGGAAAACGAACCAAGACGAGTTCGAAACACAAGTCAATAATATTTTGAACAAGGCAACACACGAAGCAGGATCTATTGGACTTAAGAGTCTCAGCAAAGAAAATCGATTTGTTATCATGGTAAATGCTGGATCAAAAGGAAGTGACCTGAACATTTCTCAGATGATTTCTTGTTTGGGACAGCAAAATGTGGATGGAAAGCGTATCCCCTATGGATTTGATCACAGAACATTGCCTCATTTCACCAAATACGATGATAGTCCAATTGCTCGTGGGTTTGTTGAGAGTTCGTATATTAATGGACTCTCACCACAAGAACTCTTCTTCCATGCAATGGGTGGTCGTGTAGGTCTTATTGATACTGCTGTGAAAACATCTACAACTGGATATATTCAAAGAAGATTGATCAAGGGTTTGGAAGACTTGATGGTGTCATATGATATGACAGTGAGAACGAACAAGAATAAAATTGTCCAATTCGTTTATGGCGATGATGGTATTGATACGGTAAAAGTGGAGAATCAATCGATGCCTCTTGTGAAAATGAGTATCCAAGACATTTATTCTCATTATAATTTCCCTAATGATGCAGGGTTGTCAAAATCACTGAAAAGTATTATGACTGGAGAATGCTTTAAACAATACAAGAAAGAGATCACCGAAATGAATAAATTGTGTAAGTTCTACACAGATCTCATGATCAAGAAACGCAATCAAATTGTTGAAAGTATATTTCGATATAAAGACGATAGTAACGTATATTGTCCAGTTGCATTCAGTTATCTCATTGGCAATATTCAAAATCAAATGATGATTAATGCCAACTCGATCATTGATATTACTTTCTTGGAAGCGTTCCAAATGATGACAGAATGTTTATCGCATCTGGAGAAGATCTACTATTCTCCTCCAACCGAATTATTTAAGACATTATTCTACTTCTATCTTGCACCAAAAGAACTCCTATTTGTCAAACGATTTAATCGAGCAGCATTGACACTTCTATTGGAGAAAATCTCACTTGATTATAAGCGTGCCATTGTTGCGCCAGGTGAAATGGTTGGTATGATCGCAGCACAAAGTATTGGTGAACCAACAACACAACTGACTCTCAATACATTTCATTTTGCTGGAGTATCGAGTAAGTCAAACGTTACTCGTGGAGTTCCTCGTATTGAAGAAATTCTGTCATTATCGAATGAACCAAAGAATCCATCATTAACGATTTATATGAAACCAGAAGATGAAGATGACAGAACAAAAGCACAATCAATTATGTATTCTTTGGAATATACAAAACTTGTTGATATTGTCGATACGATAGAGATCTGCTTTGAACCATCAGATGAAACAACAAGCAGTTCATGTTTCAATGATACGGAATTATTACAGCAATATAATCGGTTTGAACAACTCGTAAGTGAATGTAATGTAGATGGTAATTCATCAGGAGCTGACAAATCGAAATGGATGTTACGAATGGAAATGAATGCGGAAGTCATGTTGGAGAAAAATATTACAATGGATGATATTCATTTCACTTTGAAAAATAGTTACGGAAATGAAATATCATGTATCTTCTCAGACTATAACTCAGAGAGTTTGGTATTTCGTATTCGAATGAATAATCTTCTTCAATCACAGAAGAAAAATGCGGCAGATCCTCTTGATCAATTTGATCATATCTATGTGCTGAAGAACTTTCAAGAACAGTTATTGAACAGCACTATTATTCGAGGTATAAAGAAGATCAATAAGGTTATTCTGCGAAAGATCCTGAATAATGTATCAGAGCAATCTGGTGTGTTCAAGAAGAAAGATATTTGGGTGCTTGATACAGTCGGTTCTAATTTGTTAGAGATTCTTGCATTGGATTATATTGATATGTCAAGAACATTCAGCAATGATATTATGGAGGTATATAATGTCCTCGGCATTGAAGCAGCAAGACAAACTATTTACACTGAATTATCAGAAGTTCTAGAGTTTGATGGAGGGTATATTAATTATCATCACATGGCAATGTTATGTGACAGAATGACATATTCGAGTAAACTAATATCTATCTTCCGTCATGGAATTAATAATGATAATATCGGTCCTATTGCAAAAGCATCCTTTGAGGAAACACCAGAGATGTTCTTGAAAGCGGCAAAACATGGAGAATTGGATATAATGCGAGGTATTTCAGCGAATGTAATGGTTGGTCAAGAAGGTATGTTTGGAACAAATGCGTTTCAAATTATATTGGATATTGAAGAGATGAAGACATTAACTATTAGTGAACAAAATCGGTATCACAAAGAAGATGTCCAAGATGTCATCAATAAACACTTCGGTCATATCGAAGAAGCTGGATCACAATGTTCTGCCTCTAAATTGAAGATTAATAATAATATTCATATTGATGTGAATACAGATATGGATCTTGCTGAGGAAGCGGAGGACGATGACTATTCGCCAGATGGATTATAAGAAGCGATAATAATAGAATAATATAGATAGATAAATGAATCATAATAATTTGCGGGATTATTATGATTATCAATACATTTTTTATTGAAGAAAATATTATATTATGATATTATGATATTATGATGATGAAGGTAACAAAATAGGCCTTTGTTTCTTCGTTTTAGCCTTCTGTTTCTTGCCTATTTTTTGTTTTAATTCAAGTATGGTTAAACCCCTATAGGGATTATATTGTGGCGGTAATTCTGAGTTAGGTTGTTTACGAAGCTGATTCCATTTAACCGGTTTATATGTTAGAATAATCTCTTCAATAATGCGTTTTTCCTGGTCAATGGTTTCATCTTGATCAACTTCAGGTGGCGTTAAAGGTAAAAACCTTTTCGTCTTTTTTTTGCCAGTCGTTTTCTTCTTGACAACCTCAATTGGAACAATAGGATGACCTTCTCGTTCTGCCTGTAAACTTAGTATTTCATTTAATTTAGATATTTTACCTCTTTCTTGATACTTTGTTTTCTTTCTCACCTGATATTCACCTAAAAATGTATTAATATCAGTATATTCTGTCAAAGCCAATTCGATATCTTTTTTCTTATTACATTGTAATTCATCCAATGAGAGAAGTATACGATTATCTTCGATTTTATTAATTAATTGATATGTTGCAATATGTTCATTTCTACTCGGTGATGTAATTATAAATACAAAAGTATTACTTTTTACAGCAGTAACCGCAGTAGCAGCAGTTTGAGAATTAGATATACTGGGTTCTGCAATTGTGTCATTCAATATTAAGAATCGTCTTTCGTATAAAGAGAGAAATATCGGTTTATTTGATATCAAAATAGCAGGTATCTTGTAATAAATCATTAATATCATCAAATCAAAATTAGTAATAAAATATTCTTCAGAGTAAATGACATCCATTATATTTATGCTTTTCATGTTTAATTGATCTGTCAAATACTTTTTTCCTTCAGTCTCTAATATATTGATTATTTGTTGTTTATATCGCAGAAATAGATTAGAATATAGTTTATATAAATCAGATTTAATATTTTCAATTGTCAACTCTTTTTCTCTGATACGATTCACTATATCAATAATAATTTTATAACCACAAGCACTAGTGTTATAATATTTCAATGCAGCAAAATCAGTGGATATAAAACATGCCTTCCAATATATCATTTTCACTTTTTCGATTTCTGTAACACATTCACTATTATCTTCCTTTTCGAAATCAGACAAATTTGCCCTTTTCTCTATTAAATTTGCATTATCATATGTATTATAATGAACATAAGGATTAATTTTATCTTCTATCAAATTTTCAAAGTAGTCTTTCACTTCTGTTTCCATAATTAAAATTTCATCATTATTCAAGTTATAATTCAGAGAACCGAAAGATAAATAAGTATTAGGTTTGAAAATATACGAATTGATTCTTTTGTATCGTATTAACTGATCTGTCAATTTACCAAAATATATAGTTTCATTATCATATTTCAATTCTTCTGACAAAATCCCCTTATTTGGCAAATTTAATTGACAATCCGTTGTGAAAGAACATAATGGTTGTCTGATATCACATTCTGTTTTGTCAAGAAATAAACAGGTTGAGAAGTCTTTTACTACACCGATATAATCCTTTACTTCAATATCCACAAAAATGATTTTATTACTAATGCGAACCAAATGTTTTAATATATCTAATACCATTTTATATTTCTGGTTGTAAGTCAAGAACATATTTTGTATAATATCCTCCAACTGTTCTCTCAATTTGACATAATCATATTTATTCAATAATAATCGAATTGTATTTCTGAACGCATTATAGAATAGTGTTTCTAAACGAATTAATAATATTTCTTCTGTCCGTTCCTTATCTTCTTCGCCATCATTTAATATACGATCTTCATTATTATAGTAATCCAGTAAATTATCCTCTCTTAATGGAATCAAATCGTCATCATTTTTTATATCTTCAATGAACTTCGTTGGTTCGCTAATCTTTACAAATTGATTCGTTTCTGTCAAAATACCGATGATTTTTTCATCTTCTAATACTTTGAACCTTGGTTTACAATTGATTTTTGTATTTTTATTCAAATTGATTAAAAAATTGCGGGTTTTTTTATATTTTTGATATATGCTTGGTTCACCGATAAATACATAATCATATTCATTTCGTATCGATGATGGAAAACATGGTACTAATCCTTGAACGTCTTTACCATTTTCTTCTTTATGAACAAATAATAATATGACTTTACTTGCATAGTTTACGACTTGATAAATAATATCATAATTGTGTCGTTTTAATACCTTGATCATTTCATCTAACTTCATTGGATCTTCATATTTGTATACACGAGACTTATGTATTGGGTTACATTGATGTTTCATGATTGGACCGATGACTTTACTTAATATTCTTTTTATATTAGGCGACAAAGTAGGGTTACGAATATGAAATAATGATAAGATACCAATCCTCTTAGCATCTTCATTTTTAATCATAAATATTGGCTCAAAGTATTGATGACCATGATCTGTTGCTGCGTATAAAAAAAGAGATGGCTTTAAAGAACTATATACATTCGAAGAGTAATGATTTGTAGGACAAATGATTTCCACATTACATGTTTCATCATTACATGTAGAATAGAGAATGACCAGGTTAATACCCTTCTTCTGTATAAATAAACCGTCTTGACTACATATCATATCCCATAAATATGTATAATCTATTATTACCGTATCATCGTTTAAATACCGAATGAAATTTTCATATGATTGAACAACGTTTCGAAAATATTGGTGTTTCGGGTCTGTCGTTTCAACGTCACCGTCTTTAAATAGTTTTTTATATAGAATACTTTCTGTGTATGGGGCTATATCTGTTTTCTCTGATTTCTCTGATTTGTCTGATTTAAATATCTGTATTAAATCTCCATTTTGAGAAGTAATGAAACGATCTAATGTTACGAAAGGAATCAATATATCATTTTTAAATTCTTTTATAGTTTTAGATGCAGCAACTGATTTTTGCTCTGGTTCTGCATATATAAATTGATATAATACTGATATACAAGAGAGAAACGATTGTAATGGATTGGCTTCGACGCCGATACGCAATAGACATTCTTTGTTTTTGATAATTTTATTGATATTGTCTGTATATTCTATATTACACCCAGTCTCATTTTGGTGATGTAAAAACATTGTTATATCGATCGGCAAATGTCCATACATTCCTTTTGAAAGAGGAAAATTCGTCGGTTTTTTAATATCTTCGTGCTTTTTCTCTTTTTCTGCGGGAATAGCTTTCATAGTCTTTTTCTGTCCTTCTACAGGAGGAGTAACTTCTACCGGGGGCGCAACTTCTACAGAAGATTCTTTTTGACCAGAAATATCCTTTTCGCCTTCTTTAAATGCGGCTTTAGCTTTCATTTCTTCCAATATTGGATCAGGCAAATTTGACATACATTTTGATTTTAACTCTTTTTGTTTTTTTTCTATTTTACTAAAACAGCACGGCATACACAGACCATCTTTATTATTTATAAAACCGGGATAGTGTTGTTTATAATCCGCATCATCTGTTCCATGAACATCTTTATAATAGAAATGATATACATATTCTCCGGGTTTTACAGTCTTTGCGTTTGGTGGTATTATATTTGGCCATCCACATATCTTTGCATTTTTATCGGTAACAGGTGACCATGTCTTTAAACACCAATATCTCGGACATATATAATAATTCATTGATTTTGGATTTGTACCAAAGCGAATTATTGTTTGATCACGTAAACCTTTTTCTAAAAAGTCTGGTATATCTTTTATAATTCGTCTCATCTCTGAATCCGTAACTAATACAGGTTGTCTTCTCTGAACAGATTGACATGATCTTGAATATGTTTTATATAAATTACTTACATTTTTTTCAAAGAAAACTAGTTCTTTCTTTTCTATTCTGGATTGAAATGGATTTGGGTATGTCAAACTTCGACCATCCCAATTCTCTAACCATTCATCGTCCGCAGGAGAACCAACGTCTGTGGATTCTTTTACAGCAGGATATTTTTGTTCTTCTTCTGGTTCTTCTTCTGGTTCTTCTTCTGCGGGGGAACCCATTTGACCAACTTTTTCAAAGTTGGATTCTTCTTCTGATTTTGATTTTGATTTTGTCGCAGGTAAAACATAACTGGGTTCTAATTCTGGCATTTCATTATAATCAACTTCAGGATTTGATAATTCTGTGGAAATACTTTTTTTACCAATATTTGAATATGAACTCGCTTTACTTTTAGGAAAATAACCATCATCTTCAGGTTCTTTTTGAAACTGAGATTGTATCTTTTTAAATTCGGTCTCGAAATTGGATTTTTTTTTTGGCTCACTTGATATACTTGAAACAAAACTAGCTTCTTCTTCCGGAACACTTGATATACTTGAAATACTTGGACTACTTTGAACAATTGGTTCACTTGAAATACTTGAAATACTTGGACTACTTTGAACAATTGGTTCACTTGAAATACTTGAAATACTTGAACTACTCTGAACAATTGGTTCACTTGAACTACTCTGAACAATTGGAATACTTTGAGCAGTGCTTTTATCTTGATCACTAGCACTAGCTTCTTCTTCTTCTGGTTCACTTGAACTACTTTGAACAATTGGTTCACTTGGAATACTTGGGCTACTTTGAACAATTGGAATACTTTGAACAATTGGAATACTTTGAACAGTGCTTTTATCTTGATCACTAGCACTAGCTTCTTCTTCTGGTTCACTTGAACTACTCTGAACAATTGGTTCACTTGGAATACTTGGGCTACTTTGAACAATTGGAATACTTGAACTACTTTGAGCAGTGCTTTTATCTTGATCACTAGCACTAACTTCTTCTTCTTCTTCTTCTGGTTCACTTGGAAAAATTGGAATACCCAAAATAGTTCTCTGATCTTGAATAATTGGTTTAATAGGAACAATTGGTTTACTTGAAGCAGTGCTTTGATCTTGAACACTTGGTTCTTCTTCTTCTTCTTCCGGCGATGATACAGCAGTAGCAATTGGGGAAGAGTTCTCTGATGATGATGATGCAACAATTGGTCCAGAATTGGATGATGAAGAATTAACTTGACCACCGCTACTATTACTTGTAAAATCATCAGAACTATATCCAATCATTCCCATATCATTTAGATCTTCTTCTTCATCTAATTCTGGTTCTTCTACTTCTTCAATTACAACAGCAGGTTTTCCATTAATATCTGCAATTTGACGTGTTTTATGAATTAAATCCGTAATATCTGTAATTTGTGCTGCTGCCGCTGCTGCTACAGAAATATGGGCAATCGTATCTGACACATTATAACATTCAATTGGTATTGATATACTCGATCTATCTTGTAATAACCGTATAACAGAATCTATATATATCGGTAAAATATCCAAATAAGCAATATTATTTATTTCTTCTACAGAAACAACTATCTTGAAGTTTATATTATCACAACGAAAAACTACTTTGAACCCAGGAATGGTAAACTTCAACTTTCTCATTTTAATATTTCCCATTGTCGCTGCATCCTGTTTCATTTGGAACTCTTTAGATGTTCTTGCGATCAACCGTTTTGCATCTGCATTGCTTATATTATAATTTGTCGTTAATAATTGTAAAAATTCTCGTTGTGTATATTCTTGCGATAGACTATATTCGCCTGCATTTATAAAGTCCAAAATAGACGACTCTATATACATATCTTCATCAAAATCTGCCACTCTCTTAAATCTCAATGGAACCTCTACTCCACTTATTTTTTCCGCAATAAAAACTGCATTAATACAGTCAATAATACCACTGAAATCTAACTTCTTGCTATCATATATTTCTCTCGTCATATTATACATACTTTGATAATGAATATTGTTTACTATGATATTTTCATCACGAAATTTATCGAATAATAATATATTATATCCATTCTGTTCCATATTCACTTTTAAATATTCTATCAATGGATTTACTCGACTACGAATAAAGTCTTCCACATCAGTCAATACTTTTATATCTAAAAACTTACAATAAATTTGAATATCGCCATTTTCATAGAACTCACAAATACTTATCTCCGTTTCTTCTGTATATATATACGCAGAAACTACACTTTTATACGCTTTTGTTATGATACCAAAATCACGATTCAATGTATTAATATTCGCCAACGTATCAAACCCTGCTTTCGAATTCGTTTTCATTGGAACATATGGTATTTTACGACCATCTGTAGATACCTTATTTGCATATAATCTAAATATATTTTCACTTGCCTTATCCGGATTGTATTTAATAAAAGGATTCGTCTCACTCGCGTGAATTAATTTAAAAACGATATCTAATGGTATTTTAATATTATAACTTGGTTTCATTGTAATTCGAATCATTTGAATTCCAGTTCCAATACTCACATTATTTGACCGCACTTTGGTATCTCTATATATGTCATACAACGTATCTACTTTGTTATAATTTACTCGATTCTCATCCACCATGCGAATACTCTGTTGTACCAATTCAGTTCTCTGAGAATCTAATTGTTCTATATTCAATATACCTTTTTCAAATAAATAAGGAAAATATATTTTTACATTATCCTTACGGTTATCGCCTAATACATCACTTGCCAAACACAAGTAAATACGATTATCTAATATATCGCCATTATTCATAAGTAATTCATTATTCGTTGTCGTCATTACATCGATATCATCTTGTTCGCCTTTGAAAAAGGCGGATTCACCCACCGAAAATGGATTTACTCTATAGAATTCGCGATTTATTTGTCCCAAAGTATGATCCATATAAAATACCTGATCTTCAATGTTCAATGAAATTATATCATCATAATCATATTCGGTCTTGTCTTCTATATTAAACCCAATTTTCTCTCTACTCTCGTTTAAAATAATATTAGAGAGAAAATTGTCCAATCGACTACGAGTTACCAAACGTCGCTTATGATTTGACAGTGTCTGAAATATACGGAAAATATTTATTCGTTTTTTTTCTTCACAGAAAAGGTATATTTCATCATATGACATTACTGATCCCATTGCTTCATTCACAGCATCAATAATTTTCAATTTAATATCGCTAATTGTATCATCCAAATGAATCTGCTGTCTAGAAAAATATATACTCACATTTGTGGCAGCTATCATCCTTTTCTCTGATTCACTAAATACCTCTTGAATAATCATCGCATTTTTATCTCGCTTGATTACCTCATTCAAATCCAGATCTTCATTGCCAGTATCTCCATAAAATACAATAATCCGTTCAATATCAGTCTGGTTTTTTAATTGAAAAATTTTATAGGGGTAATTACTTTTTAATTGTGACTGTGACTGTGACATATATAAATTAACTATATAATTATAAGTATTCTAATTTATATATTATATATCATAATATGGATTATCGGTAATTGTCATACCACAATAACTCTGTTGTTTTTTCTTATAGTCTACTGGATCATAGATACCAATTTTTACAGCATTTTCTAAAAGAAATTTGAAATTCTTCCAAAACTCCTGCTTATGACCGACTGAAACAGTCATTGTATGCGCTAATTCATGTATTCCAACAAATACCAATGTATTTTCATCTATCAATGTTCCAGTATTCTTCGTTTTATTCAAACAAAATGCCATTTTCTCTCCTTTATTTTCACTATATGCAGTTAATTCACTCGTCGGTAAGGTCTCCGTTATTTTGTTGGGGTTAAAATTACGCTTCAATCTCTGTACATCATCTTCATTTGGATATTTTTTCGCCATATAATCCACTAATTGTTTCATTTTCATTACGACATTTGCCAATAAATCGACAGCTTCTTGAACCATTACACGATCTCTCACGCAATATTTATTGCCATCTACTGTCGAAATGACACATTTTAATTGTAGATTTTCCGATGTATAATATACTCTTAAACACACTAATACCACGATTCCAACAAAAATATATAATATATATTTATTCATCAATATATATTATGTTAAGTTAATTACCTAGAGAGTCCCTGTAGTGCTACCGATCTCTAATGGCGGTCTCATAAAATCAGGTGTTATTGTGCTTTGTTGCCATGGTCCAACATATGTTTGTGGATTAGGTGGTTCCGAACGGATCTGTAAGTTTGCATTTCTTAATGATTGACCGACTGTATCTATTCCAATGTGATATCCAGCTTTTAATAAATTGATGTTTGCTAAGTCTCCTTTTCCTGATGGATTCAGTTGCGCCCATTGACTATTTGAATCCCTTGGCAACAGTTCTGATGGATTCTGTATATTTGGCTTGGAACATGAAGTAGGCATTCCTTTATTCGGTGTCGAAATTCCAGATACCGATGCGAATATCTCATTTTGTCCCAACGGTTCAGATGGAATCACTCCCGTTTGTGATGCGGACATAGAACCCTTTTTGGAAGGTTTCGATTGTTGATATACACTACCTTGTGAGTTTGATGTCATATATTCTGGTCCATATCTACCCTTATTATTCATATAACGAAGAAGATAACCTATCCCAAAAACAACAACTAATAATATGATGATAGTGCCTGCTCCTGTATTTTTACACCATTTCTTAATAGAATCAAATCCTGAACCCATTATATAAAATTAGAATAAAATATTTTTGAAATATACATTTAATTCTTCTAAACATAACATAATTTTAAACATTTATCATTTATATTTCTTCCATGTTATAATTTAATATCTCTTCGATATGTTTAAAATCCAATTCACTTATTACACTATCATCTTCTTCTAAATCGTCTAACATATATGTTTTCTTTATATTTTTCGCTTCTAAAAATGCTAAAAGCGCCTGATGCTTTAATCTTCTTGCCTTTTTTCTCGCTAATCTATAAACTTCATAATAGACTTCTTCTGGCTTTTTTAACTTCATAACATCACTCTGTTCCGCTTCTAAATCCATTGAGATTTCACTGAAATCGCTGAATTCGCTTGGAGTGTCTTTTTCTAAACTATCTTCTATCAATGTCATTGTCTCATCTATTTTAGGCTCTTCTTTACATAATTCGTTTACATTTTTATTGGGTTTGAAATTCATTGTGTTTCCTACAGAGTCATCTTCTTCATCTGAATTTATATCCATTTCGCCAACTTCTTCTTCTTCTTCTTCTTCTTCTTCTTTCGGGATTTGTATTTTATCAACTGTTTTGCATTTTATAACTGGATTGTTTAAATGTTTTACACCTGTATCAATCACACATTTATCGAATAACATATCATTATCTAATACCATTACTTGTTTCATTTCTATTTCTATTTGAAAACTTCGTGATGTAAATTTGATGCCCTGAATTTCTATCACTGAAATAATTTGCTTATCATGTGTTATATCATCCATTTTTAATGGCACTTCATTTTCATTATATATCTTGATAATTGGTATATTTGTAGCATGATTGATCTTAACATTTGTTCTGAGTAAATAGTTTTTACCAGAACGATAAATTCGTATCGGTGATGTAAAGGCTGTTTCGATATCTGATTTCTCCATTTTTTCTTGAAACCATTCATCTCCTTTTTCATAAATCATTTCGTGACATTTGGTTTCTAGATTCTCTAACCAACGAATAAACACAGGTTCATTATTATCGAACATTAATTCCGAATAAATCTTTTTACCGTTTTTGACAAATCCTTGTTTTGTAAAACTTTTAGGAGTTTGAACATAAAGGGGTTTTCCAGAACAATATATTTTCGTAAAATAAGCAGAACCTGGAATAGAAGATGGATGTGCTAAATGTAATAAGTCGAATTGGAATTCGTCGTTTGGTAGAATAATATTACTCATTATTAGATAAAAGGAAAAGAATAAGGGATGCGAAACGCCTCCATTATTCTTCAATGACATGACAGGTTGGGTTCCCCAACCTTTACAGGTTTAAAAGAATAAGGTTTATACATCGCAAAAATTGGTATATCTTTTTCGTTTTGTTTATTATGAAGGATAGTTTGTTCTCTCAATGTTTGGATATTTTAAAGAGAGAAGATATAAAATATAAAATTAAAAATGTATTTGAACCAGTTATTGATATGATTATGGATGAAGTGCGCCCATATATTTACATATCAGTATGTATCATAATATTTATATTTATTATGATTTTAGCGATATTAACTATTTTGATCCGTAGCAAAACATAACAAAAAATAAGTAATCGAAAGAATAAAATTTACACGTATTTAAATAAATAATATTTTTTGTAATTTAGCAATATTAATTTATTACACTATTATATTGTAATATCATATAATAGTATGTCTGAAACTGATGCTATAAAACCAAGCTCACCAGAAAATAAACCACATACTAATACTTTTACAGAAACTATGAAGAATATTGCACAAACTGCTGCACAAACTGCTGCACAAACTGCTGTAACAGCTGTTGCAAATCACCCTGATGTAAAAGCTATTACCGATCACCCTGATGTAAAAGCTATAACGCAAACTACGTTTGATACTCCTCAAGCAAATTATTCTTTTCAGGCTGAAAAAGGTGATTTAAATTCTAATCAAGATACAACTGATTCTAGCATAACTGTTCCTTCTAACACAACTGATACAACTGTTATTTCTAACACAACTGTTCCTTCTAACACAACTGACGCAATTGACACAACTGAAACAATTTACACAAATGATTCTAGCACAACTGTTCCTTCTGATACAACTGTTATTTCTAACACAACTGCTCCTTCTAGCAAAATTAATAATTCATGTGATGAAAATAATCCAGTTGTTCAAAAACTAGCATTAAATAAATTTAAAAAATTTATGGATCTCGTTATAGAAGAATTAAATATAAAACTTGCAGAAGAAACAGAAAAACAAAATCAATCAATAAATGGGGGGAGTAAGCGGCGTTCAAAAAGAAGATTACAAAATAGAAAACGAACAATAAAAATAAAAAAATATAGATATAGATATATGAGTAAACACGGAAGAAAACGAAGTACTAGAAAAAGAACTGGCAAAAATCGAAGATTTAGAGGGGGTGCAGGATTTGGAGCAACTCAGTGGGGTTCAACAATGGCAGGCTCTAATATAACAGCGCAAAATGCTGCTGTTGGAATGAGTGGTTCAATTGAACCTACACAGGCTAATTCAGGTTTTCCAGGGGTATATCAAGGAGGAAGACGCGGAGGTTCAATTGGTGCAGTTTTAGCACAAGGTTCTGTTCCTGCTGCATTATGGGCATCTCAATATATGTATGGAAAAAATAAGCGCAATGTATACTCACGAGGTCGTAATTCTGGATTTGGAAATCAAGGCAGAAAAACTAGAAGAAGATACCGATAAATAAAAGATAAATATTATAATCAATTAATTATAATATTTAGTCAAATGAATAAATAAAGTAATCATAATATATTGACTATGAATGAACATATTAATGTATCTGAAATGGTATTAATGACAGGAGGTGACGGTGAAATAGTAAGTGGTGGGTTTGATGTTGGATCTCTATTGCTGAAAAACCAACTTACTACATCAAATGATGCGGCATATAAAACACTAATTGGCAATTCTATACCATTTGGTTTATTATATGATATGCGAGATAGTTCTGTAAAAGAAGATATTCTAGAAGGGTTAACCGAAGGCGGAGGCATATCAAATAGTCAAATAATTGACGATGAATTATATACAAAATTGTTAAATGACTGGTCATTTACAGCATCTTCTGTTGATACACAATCAAAAAAGAAGAAAAAGAAGAAAACAATTAGACAAAAAGGAAATAAAGGGCATACAAATAAGACGAAAAATACGAAGCGTAATCGACATTAGAAATCACTTTTAAAAATGTGACTTTTATACTTTGCTCCAATTTTTATAGTTAAATGGCGAAACGAGTATATTATCCAATTTTTGTTTCCAGTATTTGATTTGTTCATCCTTTAATATATCTTTTTCTGTCAATGGATAAGGTGTTGTAGTTTCCATCAATTCTTTTTCTTTATCTGTCATTTTTGGTTTTTTACCGTAGCAATTGACACCGAATCGCACATTTGGATTAGCAATATAACCACCATTAACGCCTGGTCTACCGCAGTCGTTTTCGTGACCAGATATCGTTTGTAGATTTTTATATGTTTCTGCTTGTGTAGGGAATAACGCCATTTGTCCATCAGACCATCCATAATTACACCATTCTCCTCCTTCATTATAAGATTTTTCGACTTCATCATATTTTGCAAGACGCGCGTCATATGCTTGACATAATGTTGCTGCTTCCTCATAACCATAATAGTTTCCTGGTATATTGAAAACTTGTGATTTTTTAGATGAAAAAGAAGGTTTTGTATTTGTAGTTGTGTTTGATGATCCAGTATTTTGTTGAACATCAATATCAATGACTGGATTTTTAGAAAATGTATTATGTATATCTGCTGTAGTGCTAAGATTGAAAATATTAAATATATTCCAGAAGTGTCTGGGGATAATCCATATAATAAATAATATAAAGAAAACTATAAAAATGATACCGATTAATAATTTGATAATACTCATTAGAGTTGATGACGTTGATGATGACGAATCAAAATTACTTGTTTCTGTATAAGATGATGAACCCAATAAACCCATAAAAATGAAGATAACAATCAATATTACAGCAAATATGATTACATAGACATTTGGATTCGTAAAAAAACTGGAAATATACCGATACATGTTATTTGGATCTACAGTAAACCCGGTATTGACGTCCATATATTATATATTTTGTATATAATATATTTATTGGGTTTAAAATAAGAAGGACAATCAATGATTTTGTCCTTATTCTTCAATGACATGACATGGTTAGTTATTTTTCTCTCTTTTTCTGTAAAAGAATAAATATGCGTTGGGAGTAATGAGTTGATCAATATTTGTAATTTCGGATATTGTTGTATCATTAAAGCAGAACCATTTGTTAGAAACACGAATAAAAGAGTAATAATGTCCACCAAGAGTACCCCCGTGATGGTTACATATCGCATATAAATCATATATATATTGGTTCGGGGAATATCCAATAACATATTTCGATAAATCCAGATTGTTGAGGGGAAAAGATATGTGAACCTGATTTTTATTACGATAATTATAAGGATTGAATCGTTTAATATCAATGACTAGAATTTTGGGCAAACTCCAGTAAATTATCTGTTTTTGGATAGATTGTTTTGTCTTAGTATTTTCATTATACCATGCATTGTCACCGTCTAGAATCTCTCCTTGTAGGTATAATTCTAAACAATCGATGAGTGATGGTTGTTTAATTTGTGGTATTGGTAAATTAATAATAGAAAAAGGTTCAGGTGTATTGCTTAATACACTTCCTCGGTTAGGTTCATCCAATGAGATAATTTGAGAAACGTGAATGCCATAGAACATATCGTAAATTTCGGAGTAATCTTTATTATACATTTCTTTCATTTTTTTGTAGCAAGATACTGCTAATAAATCTAATTCATTATTAGGAATACCTGTTATATCAATATTTACTTGACGAGAGAGAGCAGAATGAAGACAATCGATCATGAAAAGAAAAAATTCACTGGAATCATTTTGACTAAAATTAGAGAATTCTTCTCTCTCTTTATGAATAGAAATATTTTGTAATTGTTTAATAAATCTTCCAGGAGAGATAGTACAGTTTTGAGACCACATTAGTTTTCGTAAAATATCCCATTCATTCAATAACAGAACATCAAATGGGTTTTGTTTATTCAGTTTTAACTGTATTGTTGAATCATCTAATAGATTATTTAATTCGTGTGTATGAGAAAGTATTTGGATACATGAATTAATGAAGCATGTATTACCCAAATTAGCTAACCCTGATATACCACGTAAAGTTCTAGTATTTTGTTTCTGTTGCGGATTCATTATTATTAAACAGGTATTTACATTTAAACAAAATAATTATTAATTAATATAATGAGACGTTTTAGAAGAAACAACAATAATAGCTTTTATTTAAATAATGATGATAGATATGCATTAACATATTATACTGACATATTAAATCATCAATTACGGAATATAGATCTAATGTATAATGAAGTCAGAGAAACGAGAGAAATCATAGATTATATTATGCGCGTTCATGACCGACCAAATAGGGAATTGTATACGACGTCAATACCAATACCAATACCGACACTTACAACGCCACAGCCACAACAACAACAACCACAACCACAACAACCACAACAACGTAGACGTGAAAGCAATGATTCATTAAGAGATTATTCTTACATTATGGATTTTGTAATTCCTATTATTCAAACGGAGTATGAAGATGTAAATATAGTAGCACAACAAACAGAAATAGAAAGAAATACATCACAATTGATATTTTCTGATATTGTAAATCCATTAAATACCAGTTGTCCAATTCACTTACATAGATTTGAAAATGATAGTCCAGTTACACAAATTATTGGTTGTGGTCATATTTTCGATAGAAATGGCATTACTAATTGGTTTCAAAGAAATGTCCGTTGTCCAGTTTGTCGGTATGATATAAGAAATAATCCTAATATAAATACTAATATAACTGATAATCAATCTTCTTTGTCTACACAAATACCCAACGATGCTTCTTTAAATTATATTACAGAAACATTATTGAATAGCTTATTTAATAGCACTGGCAGCACTGGTAGCACTGGTAGCACTGGTAATTATTTTTGGAACAATACAAGACCACAAGCATCTCAACGAAGCAGACATCATATATATTTTGCATCTTCTGATAACAATACAGATTCTTCTAACAATAGAAGCTAACTTGACAGCGCAGAATTTATAAATTCATCAATATTAATGTTACATAACAAAGGAGTAAATTTATTTATTTTTTCATCATTCCAATCCCACCATTTAATTTGTAATAGTTTTTCTATTTGTTTTGCTGTAAATCTATATTTAATTAATTTTGCAGGATTTCCTCCAACTAAACTATATGGTTCTACATTTTTAACAACATGACTATTATTTGCTATTATAGCACCATTACCAATAGTAACGCCTGACATAATCGTTACACTATCTGCAATCCATACATCATTGCCTATAATTACATCTCCTTTTGTTGATGGAAGCCCAATACCATTAAAATTATTGAATGTAGTTTGATGTATATGACCAAATGGATATGTTGTAACCCAATCACTTCTATGATTACCTCCTAAATATATATTTACATTTCCTGCTATTGAACAAAAATTACCTATTACTAATTTAGCATTATCATTTTTCCAATGTATTATAGGATTTCCATATGTATATTTTCCGTATGACATTATTATATTATAATGTTATATTATCTTATAAAATCTGTATTTTAAATCGACAATTTTCAAATATTATTGAAGTAATATATGTACATGTAAGTAAAAAACATCAGTTTAATAGTTGCTCATTTCTTCATTAAACGAAACTCTTTTTCGTTTCGTTTTTTTGCGTTTCTCTCTATGTCGACATCGACTCTTCTTAATATCAGTTCTTTCTGTTTCTGCTTCATTTTCTAAAATTTCTCGATCTCTTGCTGAAAGGCGTTTCTTTTTTTTGATAGATATAGCTATTTCATTAGGTGGAGCAGTATCTGTAATATCATCAAACTGTTGTTCTATACTATCATCTTCATCATCATCAAAAAAACTAAAAGAACCGCCCATAATAATATAAATAAAATTATTCATATTATTATACGATTCCACTTCTTGAAGTGGAGGGTCCACCTCTGTTGCGCACAGCAACGAGCAATGAAATACATATATACGGCGTTCTTTGGTTCAACCTATCCACTTCCCGAAGGTTGATTTCCCAAAAGTTGATTATTTTAACTGAAAGAACTGTGTCATTGTTTGATTACTTTCTTTTATATTATTTGTTTCTCTGAGAAACTCATCGAACAATAATACCTTGATTTCTTTATTCTTCATTGTTTCTAATTTCGTTTGATATTTATCTTCATTCGGTTCTGTTTCACGCAGTTTTTTACATTCTTTCTTGAACTTACCTATTTTTGCGACTTTACCTTGCTTCACCCATATATTCTCTAAAACGAGTGCAAATAATTGTTGAACTGGTTTCATTATTTGATTCGTAATATAATGAGAATAATCTATCTTTAATCGTCGTTCTTTGATATAGTCCGGAGTCTCTATCTTCTCTCCTTGTAAAGCATGCTTATTCGCATTATGAATAAAGAGATAAGGTATTCTATCTCCTGATGTCGGTTTACATTCATTTCGCTGTGTCATTCGATCTGCCAATACCTTGTGTGCAATTTGTTGCGGATTCTTATATCCACCTCTTAATGATTTACTAATAATGAATTTATGTATAGGAAATGTCTCATCTATGATACCTCTCAAGGCAGTTCTTAGAAAGGTAATCGCTTCATCGATATTCTGTTTCTTCATCAATATATCGATGATCCCACCGTAAATATCCTTGACGATTGGCGCATTATCTCGTCGTTTTAATACAATTCCCATCTCTTTTCTTTTACATTTATTTGGGTCTGTTTCATATAACATCCCTACATATCTCTTCTTTGACAGCAGACAAAATGGCATGAATGTTTTTTCATATTCCAAATCATGTGGTTGTTTCAAGAATGATGATGCTAAATGTCCTGCCTGTTGCGCCAATTCGATTGTTATCTCCAGTGCCTTTTTTCCTCTAATTAATTCCCCTTGTGGAGTCTCCAAGTTAAAAGTGAAGAATACAGAGTCTGTATTATGAACAATGATATTTCCAATTCCTGCTGCAAAATGGTGATTTTCAGTGGTCAAATCGTATACATATTTTGTGCCATTTGATCCACCACAATAATCAATCGGTATTTTTTCTTTCAAATGATAGCATTTATCCAATGAATTGCGACCATATTTAAATTGCGGATAGATCGTCAAAGAACAATCAATATCAATGTGACATTCGTATTTAAATACTTGTGTAACACACATGTATATTTCTGCAAGTAGTTCCTGATTATAATCAAATGTTCCATCTTCTCTTAAATCGTCATTATCATAAATATCTGGAACAATATACTTCATTCCTATCACTTTGATATGATCGATATATTCAAAATATTGTGTTCGTTGACTTAACCAATATCTTAATATAGGAATCTTACATGAATTATCATAGCAATCTTTAAAATACGGCAAGTTATTTTTCCAATCACATAGGTAATATTGCGATGGAATCGAACAATGTAATAATTCATCGCCAATATTCACCTGATTTGGTGATATCTCTTGTCCATCAGCAGTCAATAACGAGTGATCATCTGTCACATCAACCAAACCATTTAACGTCATAATACGCACCATTTGTTTATTAGGTGAAAGCACATGACGCACAATATTCTCGATTGGCGTCCAACCAGTCTCAGACCATGTCATAATAACTCGATCGAATTGATATACTTCTTTTTCTTCTCTACCTAGATCCATACATTTCTCCCATTTTCCATTTCCAAATCGATGAATCAAATCTTCAATCTGTACTATATCCATAACTTCTTGTCCATAAGAATTTGTCGTACAAATATAGATGGGAGTATAACTGGCAACACTGTCTCCATATATATATTCTGCTTTGGTAAGAACAGGTCCATGTGATTTTGTTTCGCATATAGTATTACCATAACATTCTTCAATAACCTTCTTCCCGTAATTTAATAACATTCGCCCGACAGCAGTCGTAGATGCTGCACAATCCTTTTCATAAAATGTGCTCGTTTTTGCACCACATTGTCCATAGAGCGAATTCGCTGTAACTTTATATCCAAGTTGTCTTTTATCCAATACATTTTTCATGAAATCATCAGTCTGTAGTGGTATCATTTTCCTTGTCGTCTTGCGTGCCAAAAGTAGTTCCTCCAAAATACTGGGCATAATTGCACGTTCCCCACTACGGGCCTGTGCGAAGCGGCATACTTTTGTTCCACATTTTACTTTGATTGCTGCACTTGTTGCCGATTTGCGTTCATAACGGAAGTTATCGTATGGAATATTAACATAATCATAATCAGGGAGATTATCGTATTTCAAATCACCGGTTTCTTTCGTCAAAACCCCTTCGAGGTCATAATCTTTTGTCCAAACTTTACTATCATGAGAAATATTCTCACTCATCATTGAAGCAGGATAAAGAGCAGCATAGTCAACGCAGGCAATTGGATTATCCAAATAAAGACCACATTTTGGCTCCAGGACAGTTGCACCTTCATATCCTTCGTCGTCTTCCATTTTTTCCATTACAGGAATCAATGTGTTCTTTTCTCGACATTTTTTTGCCACATAACTTGTCAGTTTAATACCTTGGCCACGAAGAATGATGAAATTGATCGGGACAGAACAAATATTTCCCATTTCAGATATACCTGTCCATATATCCACTTTATTCATTAGATAATGAAGTAAGTTACAATCTTGTATACAATATTTCGCGACAATCGCACGGTCTGTTGCAGATCCATTTGTCAGACGGAAGATATCTTTGGGAGTGACATCATCTTTCGCCAAACACCACCGTATTTTACATTCGGTTGTGTCAATACGTAACTGACCGATTATCGTAAACTCGCCGTCGCCAACCATCGACACTTGGAACTTCTCTCCATTATTGTAATATTCTGTAGAATGTCCCAATATTTCAATATGAATATAACTTCCAACAAAGAGTCCTGTCATGTTTGAAGTATTTATGATCACATGATTAGTATCTTGCGTAAATTTCTTGACAATATCGCCGATAAAATGGCCGGCAACATAATCCAGCTTATATGATGACAGATTCTCTTCTCTACGAAAGAAGTTGTATAGATCGATTTGAATACGACCATCCATTTTAATATATTTCAAATCATGTTGTCCACTTGCAATATGAATACTGGTTTCTTCAATTTGATAATTTCCAGTAGAATGGTCAACTGTGCCACATATATCATTGCGATTCTTGGATAGACGAAGGAAAGGAACAACACAATCATTTTCTTCCGCACGACGAAACATGAACTCATAATCAAAACCAAATATGTTATAGCCAAGAATAATATCTGGATTCTCTCTTTGAATCATTTCTGTCCATGCAACTAATACTTCTTTTTCTGTCATATAACTTTCAATTTCCACTCCAGAAATAGGATCACATGTATTTAAAACAATACAGTGATTTTTATATGGTTCTTTGTCACCGAGATTCATAAAAGTTGTTCCAATAAAGGTCACCTTGTCACCTTCCAATTTTGGAAAATAGTTTCCCATTAACACAGCAAGTGTATCTATTTTTACAGAACGATCCATCTTCTTGTTGATCAAATCAATAACAGTCAACTTCCGCATCTGGCTGGCAGATAATGAATATCCAGCCGATTTAGAATCAGTTGTATCGTCAGGATCATTTGTCTTGTTCATGCGCTCAAACATGGATTCTATTTTCAAATATTCTGTCGCAGTTCGACCTTCTTCATTTAATATAGGAATGGATTTGATCCATTTATCAAATATTCGTAATATTTCTTCTTTGATGATAGTATTTTTAGGATAAACCAAGTCAATCCCATCCAATCCCTCTGTGGAGGCAATGTTGAAGGCTTGACATATTATGTTCTTCAACAATGGTTCACTCGGTTGAGGTGCTTTTTCTCTTTCAAAGAATTCAATGATTTGAGATGCCAACTTTTTATATGATTTGATTGGGATTGGAAAGTCGCCATGACTACTACTTGCTTCAATATCAAAACTACATATCTTTAAAGGAATACGTGTTTCTTTCGAATTATATGATAATATATTTTTGTAACTGACTTCATATTCATTTGAACAACTTGTCGTCTTTTGACTAGTTGGTATCGTTGTTGTATATACACTTGATAATGTAATCCAACCAGTAGGACTCACATTTTTAATGTGAAAGAATCGAAGAAGAGGTGGTATATTGGCTTCGTAAAGTGATAGGCACTCGTCGCCGTATAATAATCCATTTGGTAATAACTTTCTGTCATTGTCATACCATAGATTCTTCGCTTTATTGAAAGCCAACATACTATTGAACTTGATCTCAATAAACTTGTAGAGTTTGCCAGCATCAAAACCATATAGCTTCTTCTTTTTCAGCAATTTACAATCAACAATTGAATTTTTATAATATTTGCCAATTCTATTTTGAATGAAAGAGAGAAACTCTGCTTTCTTCGACTTCGACCAATGTTCACCGACTTTTACATAAAAGTATGGTTTGAAATCTTTCACTGTTATTGAACATGACTCTGCGAGTTCATTGTGTCCAAACATTTGAATGACAAACTCGGTTTGGTCAGTGTATTTTGCGCTTCCATCGCTATCTTCATTCGGGTTGTCATTGTAAACTCGAAAATCGTATAGACGAATACATATATCTTGTTCTGAATCGAGGTTCATTCTTGTTCTTGTAAGTTTGTTGTGGTATATTTAATATTTTCTACAATAATACTTCAATTTTATTAATTTCTTATACATTTAAAAAAATTACACATACAGAAATTACAATAAATTATAGTAATTATTAGTTTGTTTTAGATTATTAAGTGTATTCGAAAATGATGAATTTTTATGACCATAACATTCTATTGAGTTTAACCCAAACATATAATCAATAAATGCTCGTTCTTCAAAATTTAAATCACCCAATAAATCATCATTTTTATATAGTAAATTTTGATATTTACTATCTTTTAAATTTATTAAAGTTTTAATATTGGTTGTTGCTATATAAATTTTTAATCCATTATTTTTAAATTTTACTTTTTCTATTACACTATCTAATGTTTCAACATTAATATGAAAAAAACTTGTAAAATCCTTTTCATATCTATAATGAATAAAATTGTATGGTTCATTTATTATTACATTTTTAATTTCATTATATTTCTCCATAATATGGTTAGAAGGAAGTATATGTTTATTTACTGTATAATCAACAAAGTTTTTGAATTGATTTAGACCTGCAATTTGTTTTAATACTACATACTTTTTATTTAAATTTATTAATTGATTTAAAATATTTTCATGCTTAAAAACCATCCATGCAATCTTTTTATCATTTAAATTAAAACAATTGTCATCTGTTAAATCATTTTTAATATCATAATAATTAATATATAAATTATATTTATTAAAAACTGATATATCAAACAGTTTTTCAAAAGGTTGTTCGGTCCAAGTTATTAAATTATCATTTCTAAATGCACAATGTCTAAATGTAAAAAACACATTATTTTTTAAACAAAAATTTATTCCATTATTTATATCAAAAAATTGATTACATAGTCCTCCATCTGTATCAAATATTAATATTAACATAACATATTATAATATTATTATAATATGTTATGCGTTTTAAATTTCTAATAAATATCTTCTATTATTATGGAAATAAATAAAGAAAACTGCGAAAAGGATGAAAAAGATGAAAAAGATGAAAAGGAAATTCGCTATATAAATGTAGAATATTTATATAATAATAGATCACTTCTGCTTAGAAGAGTATTAAATAAACCAATTTATATGTATAAGTATGATAATCAACAATGTAAATATTATGGTCGTTTTAAATATATTGAAATATCATTATACACACAACACCCAAAATATAAGGTTTATTATATTAAAAAAAATACCAAACCTCCTTTTTCACGAAAATTAAAAATATTGTTTTATAAACCGAATGATACAATATATTTTAATAATGCTTATTGTTTATGTTATGATTTTCCCTCCATAAAATCTAATTCTAGTTCTAGTTCTAATTGTAATTCTAGTGATAAATATAAGACAAATGAATGTTCTCAAACAGATGCTACTTCAAAACCCCAACTCACAATATCAACCGCGTCTTTTTATGTAAAATGTGTTAATAATTGCTGCTGCTGTTGCTTAAAACGTTCTACCAAAATATCGAATAGTATAATATAAATATAATAAATATAATAATTATATTTATTATATAATTATGAATCGTTCTATTCAAGCAGTTGCCGTCTTTAATGAAAAGAAAATAAAAGGCGTCGTTTATTTTACGGAATCTAAAGAAGGAATAAATATAGATATTCAGCTAAAGGGCTTAAAGAAGAATGGTATACATGGATTTCATATTCATGAAGCAGGAGATTTGACTGATCATTGTGAGAGCTTATGTGCCCATTTTAATCCGACAAAGAAAAAACATGGTTGTCCAGGAATGAAAGAGAGACACGTTGGCGATTTAGGTAATTTGATAGCAGATAAGAATGGTTGTTGTAATTATCGAATGATTGATAATGTCATTGAATTGCGAGGGAATAAGGCAAATATTATAGGTCGCGGTTTAATTATTCATGCGAATGAGGATGATTGTGGTCAAGGAGATAATGATGCTAGTTCTGTAAATGGCAATTCAGGAAAACGAATTGCTTGTGCAATTATTGGTTATTCAAAGGGGAACTTCGTTAAAACATAGCAGTTGTACCTTGTGTTGGTTTGGAACGGACTGACCTAAATCTTGTATTATAACCTTGACGCATACTCTTGCTTTTACTCTTGCTTTTACTTTTGCTTTTACTTTTCAATTGACTGCTTCTTCTTCTACTTATGGGGAAACTTCGACGCATACTTTTACTTTTGCTTTTACTTCTCTGATGGCTACTACTTCTTCTACTTATGGGAAAACTTCGACGCATACTACTTCTACTTCTCTGATGACTACTTTTTAATGGAATACCAATTTGTCCTACTTCAATGGGAGTTTTTTTTTGGTTAAAATTGTGTGCAATAAATCGATTTGAGTATGGGCGATATTTATTTGATGTATATTTACTTTGAACAATAGTTGGTTCAGGTTCAGCAGCAGAGTTGCTGTATTCAGGAACATATGTAGATACAGACGATTCAATAGGTAAACCATAACTCACTCTATTACCGATTGATTCATCTGGTTCGATCTTCTGTTGCGTCATTTCTTCTATCCACTTCGCCAAACTATATGCTGTCCTTTGTGGTCCTTCTTTTGTAAAAGGAGTTACCTTACTTTTATGAACATAACGTATTGTAGGAAAAATTCGTGGCTGTTCTCCAACATTCTCGAATGAATCATATAAATCACCATTCGCTTTTACTGCTAATAAGTCATCATTTTCTTTTTCTATATGTTGATTTATATTTTCCCATTCCTTTGATGTTTGTATACAATATGGACATTTCTCTCTATAGAAGTAGATAACAATAGGCTTTTGATTATTCAAATGTTGATTGACGTTATTTATTTGCTGATGTTGCTCTTCTTCATTGTGTTGTGAATCACTTAAATAGATCAAACGCATAATAAATGTTTAGAAAATATTATATCGAAAATAAATTTATCACAATCTATAATATATATGTTTTACTTGATATATATTATACTATTTCTTTTATTAGGTATATATTTCATCGCTAACGTGAATACACAAAATTCGACTACATCTATTTTGGAAGGATATATCAATTCATCAGACAACAAGAAAAGAGGGTTTACGTGTCCAGATATATTATTACAAAAAGGCATTCGATATTATTTGTATAATTCTAAAATGGCAACTGTTCCTGGTGTGAATCCTATAGAGTTTCAAAATTTGGAAGATTATACCGAATTTATGGAATGGCAAAGAAGTCAGGGTATTCGTTGTCCAGTATTGTATCTACAGTATAGTTATAATGCACAAGGAGAACCCATCTATAAAGGACGTCCAGGACCTACCAATTTACAAGGGGGATTACCTCCGGCACCACCAATTAACAATCTTAATAATAATTCTACGAATAATTCTATGAATAACGGAAATAGTCCTAATACCGACATTGCGGATAATATTGTGAATCCTAGTCCATCATATTTAACAGAAGATAATATTAGTATGCCTGTTGCAAGTAATTTAACTTCTTGTGCGATTGATGCGAATAATTCACATAATGAAACGACTGAAAATTTATTACACAATGGAATGAGTGCAAATGCAATGGATGATAATTGGGGAGGTATACAATATACACAGCAATTGGTCGATTCTGGTGTTTATGATGATAATAATGTATCAATCGCAATTGCTTAGGCTATTTTAGTTTGAATCTAAGTATTTCATTACATGATTCAAATTTTGTTTCCCATTTGTCATTTTATTAATATTTTCTAGTTTCTTCATTATACTCGTTGGTTCCGCATTTGTCGGGTCAATTGTCAATAATTCATTCAACATCATGCCGTCTACATAATCATTTAATTCGATAATCAAGTTTTCATAATCTGTCCTATAATTCGAAATATTTAATTTATCTTTCATTGTATGATGTGATGATTTAATTCTTTCGGAAAACTTTTCTGCGTTGGAACCATGACTCGTTATTTTGTTAGGCGAATTAGAGTTAGAGTTAGAATCGTTATTTGTCATTCCTTCTAGTTGTTTATTAAAAATAGTATAAAATACGAATGCTATAATTAGTAAAAAAACGAATAACCCAATATATTGGAAAGAACTATCAGATGACATTATTATATAAATAAATGATTTTTATTTATATAACTGAACATAAATTACAAAAAATTACAAATTACAGAATATAAATTTACAGAAGATCAAAAATATATTCAATAGAGAGAAATTTGATTATAGTATCCCCCGAAGACTTATTAATTTTACGTTTCTGTCCTTTACCATTTACATATGTTATATCTAATAATACGCGATGATTATCCTTTAATGCATTAATTAGTTCAGGAATCGATACATATCTTGCCATAATAGCACATGCTGTTACTGAACTAATACCAGGTATTTGAGAGAGCATAATCTCGCCCATATTTTCAGGCGTAATATTGTCCTTCTTTGTTTTTTTTATGACAGAACAATAATTATCCTTTTCATTGTCTTTATCTTTATCTTTATCTTTATCAGTCTCTTCTTGCGCGGTTACATTTAATGAATAATACATTGGTTTTTTTCCAGTGGTCATCGTTTTACACAATTTAATAAAAGCATTACAAACATATAGTGCAGTATCTTCTAAACTGATCGTTCGTATTACAGAAAATCCTTTTATATATTGGATAGATGTCAACGCAGAATACATTGTATTTTTAGTTATACTGCTGTTTGACCACTTTGTCAAATCACCTTCTATTAAATAACTAATGTTATGATTATGAATAGGATATCCTCCTAAACGATAGGATTGTTCTTCATATCTACCATCTTTGATAGATGCGGCTAAATCTCGCAACGTTTTTCTCTCTATAATAGCGATTTCAATTCCATTTACAAAGAAAGAAATATCGCCTATATCAAGCGGAACAGATTCGATCGTCAAGGTTGCGTATACAGTATTTGATCCAATCATTTTCTGTAAAAGAGAGAAAAGATCTGTTTCACGATTATCAATTTTGATATAATTCATCGTCTTGTCTTAATAATATAAACCCATATCGTATTTATATTATTTTCGTTAACTTTAATTTTTATGACCGTATTGCGTAACCTTCTTTGTCTTTCTTGTTCGACCTTTTCGAAAATGTTAGATTTAAATACCAGTTCCAGAGTGAGTAATAGCATAAGAACCTCTGGAATATTGAACTGGATTACGAGTCGTCATTGTATACAATTGACGGAGAGTTGATTCTTTCTGTGGTATTCTCCATGTAAAATGATTACCTACATTATTAACTTTCATAAAGACATTTCCTCCCCATATACCTGCCTTTTTATTACCACCAACAGATCCACCACTTTGTCCAGTTCTGTTGGTAGTTCTTTCAATACTTCGAGTTCCACTATAACTTGAAACTATTAATGCCATTATATATACAAACAACAAAATAATTTCTAAAAGGGTTTAAATATTCGAGCGGATATATATAACAGCAATGTCTACGCAAGAACAAGTGAACCCTTATAACTCCCTAAATGTTGAGATTACATTGAACGATGTTCAATCTATTCTGACAAAATATGGCGTAAATTACAACATTTTCAATATCCAACTTTATAAACGAGCATTCGTTCACAGTTCTTATACAAAAAAAGCAGTATTCGAAAATATGGATCAACCTACTATAGTCGCAGATTGTCCTAAAGATTGTCTTCCTCTTCATTCCAAATCGAATGAACGGCTGGAATTCTTGGGTGACGGTGTCCTTGAACTAGTAACGAAATATTATTTATATCGTAGATTCCCTAAAGCAAATGAAGGATTCATGACTGAAAAGAAAATCGCCATTGTAAAGAATGAAGCCATCGGGAAAATCGCACAAGAAATGGGACTACAAAGATGGATCCTTCTTTCTAAACACGCCGAAGAAAAGAATATACGAAACAACTTAAAGAAGCTGGGATGTCTCTTTGAGGCCTTTATTGGGGCACTCTTTTTAGATGTCAATAAAATCGATATCGCAGATGAACATGGCTGGTTCTCTTCTGTATTTCATTGCGGTCCTGGATTCCAAATGGCACAGACTTTCATTGAAGCAATATTCGATAAACATATTGATTGGGTTGCACTTATACAGAATGATGATAATTATAAGAATATACTTCAAGTCAAAATCCAAAAAGAGTTCAAAGTAACACCACATTACATGGAATTAGAACATGATATGGATCATGGATATAAAATGGGAGTTTACTTATGTGTAGGACAATCTATTCATGGTTGTCAATTGGGCGACGCAATTAAAATGACTGATAAATGGGGAACATTTCAACATATTCATGAGTATATTACAACTAATGGCAAAATATTTCTATTTCTCGGTTCAGCTCAACATAAGATCAAGCGAAAAGCAGAACAATTGGCATGTAATGACATTTTAACACTATTGAATTAACAAAGTATTATTAGTAATTGAAACTTAATAATGATAGACCTTTGCCTCCATTACCTCCATTGTAATAAACATTATATTGGAGGTAATATCCACCTCCTCCACCACCTCCATAGGTCCCAGGAGTTCCATTTAAGGTTATACCATTTCCACCATCGCCGCCATTATATACTCCACCAATACCAGTAGAACTATCAATGCCCCCTTGACCAGAATCACCTATTGTATAAATATTTTGAAATGCATTAATACCTACTCCTCCACCACCCCCACCTAATTGCGTCAAATTAACATTATTATAATAAGGTGACCCACCCCCACCACCGCCTCCATTTGTTCCTGGACTTCCAGTCGTTGGTTTTGCTGGTATTCCACTACCATAAGATCCTCCTATTCCTCCTGTCCCGTTTCCCAAACCATAGTTCGTCGAATTTCCACCATTGCCACCAAATGTACCAATAGTAATATCTACTCCTCCTCCTTTTCCTCCTTCTCCTACTGCAATGTATTGAATTGTATCTTCAAACCTACTATTTTGTCCAACGGAACCAGAGCTACCACCAGTACCAACGCCACCATTACCACCATTACCAATTGTTATTGTATAATGTTCATTTTGAATAATCTGATAATTTGAAATATATCCAATTCCTCCTCCCCCTCCTCCTCCTCCTGAATAGTAAGCAGGAGAGATAGAACTACAACCGCCGCCTCCGCCACCTATTAAATAACCATTAATGACAGGATTAGATAAAAATGTAAAGTTTACTGAATCTGAAAATTGTATATAATACAAATTAGTATTATCTATATATATAGAAGGCGTTGTACCAGATATTGATGTAATAGGATAAGAAACAAATATTTGAGATAAATCATAATTAACATTAGATATGATTGTAGTGTAACCACTAATAAATGGAATATTTGTTAAATAACCATTTGGATATGTCATAAATAATTCACTTAAATCAACACCAGATATACTTTTGTAATTAACATCAACTGTTTTTCCAGTGCCATTAATATCGGCAAATATTTGAGATAAATCATAATTTACTGAATTTAATATTGTAGAATAACCTGTTGAACCAGCAGAACTTGGTAATACTGATGTCATTATATAATATAATAATATGATTATCTAGATAGTTTCATTCAAAATAAAACCCAATTTATAAAGTATATATTTGGTTCGACCTTTGGAAAATATTGGAATATATTTTGTATAGTTATTATACAAAATATGTCGTCATTAGAATTAATAAATTTTACCGCAAAAATAGTGGGGGGAGCAAATTGGTATGGTCCTTCAATGAGTTCAACTGGACAATATATGGTTGTATGTAATTATGGTGGTGTTATAAATGTAAGTAATAATTATGGTATTACTTGGAACACAACCAATAAATTATCTGCTATAAATTCTAGTGCAACAAGCTCAACAGGACAATATATGGCAGTTTGTACTAGTAACGGCGGTTATATATATTTAAGTTCTGATTTTGGCGTTACTTGGATAACGAGCACTGCACCATTAGTTAATTGGTTTGGTATAACGATGAGTTCAACAGGACAATATATAGCTGCTTGTTCTAATAGTGGCACTATACATATAAGTGTTGATTATGGTGCTAATTGGGGGTTAGATGTTGCGCCATATAATAAACCATGGACAAGTATTTCAATGAATTCGAATGGACAGTATATAATTGCTTGTCTTAGTAGTGGAAACGATGAAGAAGGTATATATTATAGTAATAATTGTGGTAATTCTTGGTATGGTTATGCATATGAAACACCTGCGAATTTTTTTCATATAGCAACGAGTTCAACTGGACAATATTCTGTTGCTAGTTTGGATTCTTCTTTCAATACTGCTGGGAATGGAATATATGTAAGTAATAATTTTGGACCCACTTGGAATAAAGTATTATCAACATCAATAGCATTAAATTGGCGTGGTGTAACAATTAATTCGACTGGACAATATATGGCTGTTTGTATTTCGAATATTAGTACATCACCTTTAATATATGTAAGTAATGATTATGGTTCTACTTGGGTCAGCACATATTTTAATGATAATATTGGTTCTTCTTATATAGCAATGAATTCAACAGGTCAACAATTACTTCTTGCGGAAGATGGTGCTTGGGTATATTCAGGACAACTATACAATACTAATATTTCTTCGGGTTCAACTACTTGTTTCGGCATTTTACAGAATTATATTATTACATTAGATCCTAATCATTACACTACAATTATTGATACTTCAATAATTGGTGAAGGTGGTAATGGAACAATCGATATTTTAAATATCACTTCTAATTACTCGACTAATTTATCATTTCATTCTATATATTCGACTGGTATAATTACACAAAATCAAATAAAAATATTAAATGATCCCACATTTTTTCATGATCCTTATATACAAGTATACTTTTCTTATGTAACTGGTCAAGTGTCAATATATAATAGCACTACTAATCCTTCATGTAAATATAATATTACAGTAAAAGGTTCATTTACTTATAATTTACCGATAACAATTTCACAAAATGGAGGAACGCCTCCAGGTTCTCCTCCATCAGTAATACCAGTTCCATTCGAATGAATAGTTAGAATATTGTATAATATTTATCGTATTATACAATATGTCGACATTGGATGTAAGTATGAATATAACTTCCGCACCAAGCTCACTAAATTGGCTTAGTATTACAATGAGTTCAAATGGGCAATATATTGCTGCTTGCGCTGCTAATAATAATAATATATATGTAAGTAATGATTTTGGTGTTAATTGGGCTCCTTTTGCACCGAACTCAACTTGGGGGAATATATCAATGAGTTCAACTGGACAATATATTGTTGCGTCTAATGATAATACTGGTATATATGTAAGTGCTAATTTTGGTAATAGTTGGACACTAACTTCTGCACCGAACTTAATCTGGACTTGTATATCAATAAGTTCAACTGGACAATATATTGCTGCGTCTGTTAGTAATGCTGATTATATATATGTAAGTGCTAATTTTGGTAATAGTTGGACGCTAACTTCTACTCCGGCCTTAAATTGGACTGGTGTAGCAATAAACTCAACTGGACAACATATTGCTGCATGCGGTAGTACTGATAATTTCACTGGTAATTATATATATACAAATGCTAATTTTGGAATAGGTAGTTGGACACAGGCTACTAACGTTCCTTTAGATTGGACTGGTATAGCAATAAACTCAACCGGACAATATATTGCCGGAGTTGTTCCTAGTAATTCAAATTATGGAATAATATATATAAGCTCTAATTTTGGTTCTACTTGGACAATTAAAAATGTTGGGAGTCAGTATGGTAATTACGTAAGTCAAATCAAAATGAGTTCAAATGGACAATATATGATTGCTATTTCGGTTGGTCAATATTTATTTGTAAGTTCTGATTTTGGCATTAATTGGTCAAATACTTCTACTCTGGCCTTAAATTGGACTAGTATAACAATGAGTTCATCTGGACAATATATTGCTGATTGTGTAAATGCTGGTGGTATATACACAGGATATCTATATAATTATATGCCCGCGCTATTAACAAGTGGTTCTAGTGTTTTACAAAATTATAATATTACCATAAATGGTGGTAATTATACTGTAATCATTAATCCTCCAATTAATCAAGGTGGTTGTGGTGTAATGGATATTTTAAATCTAACTAATGGCTACTCAACTAACATATCATTTAATTCTATATATTCGACCGATATAATTACACAAAATCAAATAAGTATATTAAATAATTTCACATCCGTTTGTGATCCAGATATTCAAATATATTTTTCTTATGGAACAGGCGAATTAGCAATATTCTGTCCTTCTGTATTATCTACATTAAATATCGAAATTACTGGTTCATTTTCTTATAGTTTACCGAGTACAAGCACAGTTAATTCGACAACAACAACTGGACCTGTTCCTGGTAATTTCACACCCATTCCATTTTATTCGCAAACGATACCAGACTTAATTTTAACTTCTGCACCAAACAAAATAAATTGGCAAAAACTCGCAATGAGTTCAAATGGACAATATATTGCTGCTTGTTGTTATTATATAAGTAATTATATATATGTAAGTAAAAATAGTGGTGATACTTGGAATTATCAAACGGATCCATCAGGAAACTGGCAAAGTATAGCAGTTAGTTCAACTGGACAATATATGGCTGCTTGTATTTCTACTGGTTATATATATGTAAGTTCTGATTATGGAACTAGTTGGGGGCAAACTTCTGCATTATTAAAAAATTGGTCTGGAATCGCAATAAGTTCATCAGGTCAATATATTGCTGCTTGTATTAACAATGTTAATACAAATAATGGAATATATTTAAGTTCTGATTATGGTTCTAGTTGGACACTAACTTATTCAAAAAACGCACTGTGGTCTGGAATCGCAATAAATTCATCAGGACAATATATTGTTGCTTGTATTGACATTATTAATACAAATAATGGAATATATTTAAGTTCTGATTATGGTTCTAGTTGGGCACTAACTTATTCAAAAAACGCATTGTGGTCTGGAATCGCAATAAATTCATCAGGACAATATATTGTTGCTTGTATTAATAGTAATTCTCCAGGTAATGGAATATATTTAAGTTCTGATTATGGTTCTAGTTGGGGACAAATTAATACACAAAATATTTTTTGGAATAATATTACAATAAGTTCAACAGGACAATATATTGCTGTTTCTGTTTCTAATGACGTTATATATACAAGTACTGATTATGGCACTAATTGGTCATATTATCCTATTTTTAATCCTTGGTTTGGTGTAACAATAAGTTCAAATGGTCAATATATTGCTGCTTGTGCGAATACTGGTGGTATATATACAAGTTATATATATAATATTGGTAATCAACCTTTATCATTGACAAATAATGTTGGTGTTTTACAAAATTATAATAATATTACAATAAATAATAATTATACTATAATTATTAATCCTGTTGTCAATAACGGTGGAACTGGTGTAATCGATATTTTTAATCTGACAAATGGTTACTCAACTAATATATCATTCAATTCTATATTTTCGAATTTTCATCTTACACAAAATCGAATAAGTATATTAAATAATCAAACTTCTTTTTTTGATCCTACAACGTTAATTTACTTTTCTTATACAACTGGTCAATTGGCAATATATAGTATTGGAAATAATACATATAATATTGAAATAACGGGCTCATTTTCATATAGTTTACCAAACAAAAATTCATTGGTATCAGGTTCTGGAAATCCAAGTGAGGTGATTCCAGATATGAAATTGATTCATTAATAAATTGTAATTTATATTTTATTATTATTATATTAAAATATAGAATACTTATAAGTATGCTTGCGCTGATAGATTCATTGAAAGTAAAACCACCTATAGATGAAATAGTCAAAGAGTTTCTAGTGAAATATCGAGGCACAGAAGAAGATGAAGAAGGTCAAGAAAGTTTTAAAGAGTTTCCAATGGAACAATTTAAGGGAAAACTTGCTCTTCATCATTTAGAACCAGTTCCAGTTGAGAGAGAAGCTCTTCTAGAACAACATTTGAAAGAAAATCGAAGAAAAGAAATCAGAGAAATCAGACAACCAACAAAAACAAGAGAAAAAGCATTTAAAGAGCGAGGAGAAGGGGAAGGAGAAGTTGCTGCAGAAGAACAGGAAGAAGAAGAAGAATTGGAAGAATTAGAACTCGGTGCTGTTACAAAGGCTAAGACAAAAACCACAAAGACAAAGACAAAAGCAGCAAAGGTTGTAGAATATGTTGTCGATAAGGATTGGGAGATCAAAGGAAAGAAATATGATAAGATTATGGAACGATTACCCAAGTCAGCAGATCTACCTATATTGCGTCTCTCTTCTTATTATATGAATAATCGTGAATTCTTTGTTAACTTCTTCAATAAACATTTCGAATCATATAAGAAAAAACATGGTAATATCGACGATGATATTACTTGCGATAGTTTACAAAATGATGAGAAGACATTTTCATTATTGAACCATCAACGATTGATCCGTGATTATTTGAACTCTTATACACCATATCGTGGTCTTCTCATATATCATTCCCTCGGTGCAGGTAAAACAGCGACATCTATTGCAGTAGCAGAAGGAATGAAGAATGATAAGAAGGTATATGTTCTGTCACCGGCATCATTAGAAGACAATTATCGATCAGAACTGAAAAAGGCAGGCGATCCTTTGTATAGAATCAATCAATGTTGGGAATGGATTTCAGTTGATAGAGAGAAAGATATGAAGACGATTAAGACATTATCTGCGATTTTGAATTTGCCAACAGAAGAAATCATAAAGAATAAGGGTGCTTGGTTAGTCAACAGTAAAAAGGGCAGAAAATGTAATGATGAAAAGATTACGAAAGCAATGAAAGACAAGTATCCAGGAGAGACAGAAGAGAAAATACAGAACAAGATAAATAAACATAGTCAAAGTGAATCTGCCAGTTTAAATAAGCAGATTGATATGATGATTGACATGAAGTATCAATTCATTCATTATAATGGCTTGAGTAAGCATCGTCTACAACAAATGACGAATGGGTTCAAGAATAATATTTTCGATAATTCTGTCATTGTAGTGGATGAGGCACATAACTTGATTAGTCGGATTGTCAATAAATTATCGAAGAAACGAGGCAAAGATGCTGCATTCGATCCCCGCACTGGGGAGAAACCGTTGCCTGTTCATCTTTCTCTGATATTGTATGAAATGTTATTGAAAGCAAAGAACTCGAAAATTGTTCTACTGACCGGAACGCCAATTATTAACTATCCTAATGAGATCGCTATTTTATTCAATATTCTGCGTGGATATATCATGTCATGGGAGTTTACTTTGGATAGTTCCAGAGCAGTTTCGAAAGAAAAGGTCAAAAACATATTAATACAAAATAGAGGTAATGTGGATTATGTCGACTATAATAGTTCAACAAAGAAGTTGGTTATTACGAAGAATCCATTTGGGTTTACTAATAAAATAGATGAATCTTCTGTGTATAAAGGCGTGAGTAATACAAAACAACGAGGAGATGACCAAATGGTAGATTTTAATAAGGTAGATGAAGGTGATGAAAATATGATTCGGCGAATATTAGAAGAAAATGATATTCAGGTTAACAAAGTGACAAAAATACCATATAAAGCATTACCTGACAATTTGGACGATTTCGTCAATCTATTCATTCAATCCAACGACATAGAAAACCTCGAAGTGAAAAATATTGAATTGTTTCAAAAACGAATATTAGGATTAACTTCTTACTTTAAAAGTGAACAAGAGAAACTGCTTCCTAAATACGATCCAACCATCGATTTTCACCCAATTCGAATACCAATGAGCGATTATCAATTTTCAATATATGAATCAGCAAGAGCACAAGAGAGAAAACAGGAGAAAAATAACGCAAAGAAAAGAATGAAGGCAACAAATGCAGGAGGAGTATACGCCGATGATACAAGTTCGACATATCGTATATTCTCGAGATTGTTCTGTAATTATGTGATGCCAGAAACACTAGACCGCCCATTACCGAGACCGCAATTGAAAATGAAAGGTGGTCCCGAGCAAGAAGAAGTGCCAGACGATATATCAGTTGCAATTGAAGAAATCGAAGATGTTACACGCGCAAAAGAGGGAGAAGAACAAAATGAGTTTGATGAACCCGAAGATGAAGATGTTATCAATGAAGCAGGAGATGACACATATAAGACCCGTATTGGGCGTGCGCTTAAGCAATTGAAGAGGAATTCTCAGTTATATCTCTCTCCTGAGGCGCTTACTAAGTATAGTCCTAAATTCTTGCGAATGCTTGAAATGATTACGGATAGAGAAGGTCTTCATTTGGTATATAGTCAATTTCGAAGTATGGAAGGTATCCAAATATTTTCTATGGTTTTAGAGGCAAATGGGTATGGACAATTTAAACTGAAACTTCAAGATGGTGTATGGACTATTATTATTGATGAAGAAAATAGAGGTAAGCATATGTATGCATTGTATACTGGAACAGAATCATCAGAAGAAAAAGAGATGATTCGATTAATATATAATGGTGAATGGGATAGAGTTCCCAAAACGGTTTCAGAGAGATTAAAACGAATCTCGAATAATAATGATGAAGGACAAATTATTAAAGTGCTAATGATTACTGCGTCTGGTTCAGAAGGTATTAATTTGAGAAATACGAGATATGTTCATATTATGGAACCATATTGGAATCCTGCGCGTATTGAACAGGTTGTCGGTAGAGCGCGTCGTATTTGTAGTCATAAGAATTTGCCACAAGAAAAGCAGACAGTAGAGGCATTCATTTATTTAATGGATTTTACGAGAGAACAATTAGACCGAGATACGACAGTCGAATTGAAAATCAAGGATCTCAGTAAAAAGAAGAAAACGATGATAGATGCTGAAGGAAAAGTCATTGGAGTTGATTATTTGCCAATCACAAGTGACGAGGCATTATTTGAAATATCGAATATCAAGAAGGATGTGAGTAATCAATTTATTACTGCTATGAAAGAAGCATCTATTGATTGTCATTTGTATCAAGATGGTTCAAAAGAAAAATTAAATTGTATTCAATTTGGAAAAGATGGTCGTCCATCTACGAATGCATTCTCATATAAACCTTCGATCACGGATGAAAGTAAGGATGAGGTTGCTAAATTGAATAAACAACAATTAATATTAACGGATTTGGAAGAGTTTATGTTGAATGGACAGAAAGTCGTCGCTAAAAAGATAGGAATTACTGCGACGGACAATAAGTTCGAAAAAGGTGGCGTTGGTGTTGTATATGAAGTGTATGATGAAGATTTGTTGACCAGAATGCGACAACAAGACAAACAATACTATTTGAAGAAAAAATATGTCATTATTCGTTATACAGATAAGACGGTGAAATTGCGTCCAGGTGACAATGTTAAAATGATTGACGGTTCTATCTATGAAGTAACAGATTAACCGAATTATTCGGCATAATGGATATTTCTACATAAAATTGTATATAATATAAAGAATATGCTGGAAGAAATGCGTTTTGTATTGAAATATTGTGTTATCTCTCCAATATGAGTATTCGTATATACTTCTTTAATTATTTTTAATTCAGTCTGTTTATGTGTTTGATAGTTCAGTTTTAACAAATTAATTAACATAATTGAAAATATATCTAGTTTTGTAGGTGAATGAAAATTACAGTCAATATCTGTATATAATGTATCTTGAATACTAAATAATATTTCATTTGGATTAATCATATTAGTGTGTATCATTTTCATCATACCAGAATAAATTGCAATTTGTGTAATATTATCTGTTTTAATCGATGTTATTATAATTGGTTGTAATTGTTCATTTGAAATATCACGTTTTATTATTCTATCATTTTTGGAATGATGATTTTTATTATTCGTCTTGGGTATAATATAACGAGAATCCGTTTTTCTAGATAATAACAGAATTGAAATCATCATTGATAGAGAGAACATGTTTTTCATTGATATATATAATATTATATATATCAACTTCAATTTATTTATTATTTATTATTTAGTAAAGTTAGCAATTGAATTATATTATTCAATTTGTCTTCTACATTTGTCATTCTATTATGTATTGACAAATCATCATTTGATGACTCATCATTCCAAGATATATGTTTTTGCTTTGGTAACTCATCCAATATGATCGGTTTATCAACAATTACATCTGTATCTGTAATTGTAATTAAATTTGATGTATTAATAGTTTGTGATGATGGTTGTGGTGGAAGCTGTTTTTTGAATTGCGCAACATCAAGTGCTCTCTGTGTAATAGTCTGAGAAATAAGTTCTTCCATTTTACTAATAGGCGTATCCTTATCTTCATTGAAGTTTAATGTAGGGGGATTTGGTTTTTGAAGAAATTGAGAGAACTCTAATTGCTTTTTCGATAATTCGTCATTGAACTTCTCTCTTTTTATATTTTGTAATTCTTCTGCTGTTACTCCTATGGATTGACCCCAAGGCGTATCTATTTCCCCTCCATTTGTCAAACTTTTTTCAAAAGATTGTTTTTCAAAAGATTGTTTTTTACCACTTTGAACAATATATGCAATATACTTCTTATTGATTGTCATTAAGTCAGTTTTAGATAATACAATATTTCTGTGATCACTATTGAGAGAAGAAGATAAAAAGTATTTCATTTGTTCTATGTGAAAATCGCGAGTTATTGAAGGATTATTATTAGATATAACACCCCATAGTAATTGTATGTTTTCATTATTAATAAAATTCATATAATATTAAATAATTTTCATTTTATATTATATTTCTATTTGTTGAATTTATATAAATACATCTCTTATAAGATAATTTTCTAATTTTGTTAATAAATATCCACATGTATTAGAAAATACAAATAAACAAAAAATAATACCAATGAACATAAATATCGTATTAAATTGTGCATTTGGATGAAAAATATTATACACATGATCATTGGTAATAATTCTCCATGGCGTATAAATAAATAATAACCATCCAAATACCCATAAATAAGAATAATACAAAGAAGTAAAGTCGAAGATAGCATAATATGGATTTTTCCAGATTTCATAAATGAATAAAAATAAAGGCAAAGAATGATTAAGTCGACAGAAAATATGTACTACTTCTGTCATGATAACGCTTTCATTTAATTCATCACAGTCTTTCATTTCAAAGAAGATTCGTCCTACCCAATAACCGGTCGTAATAATAAAATGTGTATTAAATGCAACTGGCAACAATGAAGGATAATAATAATACAAGAAAGAAATAATATGTCCAGTATCAGTAAATCTGACAAATTGTTTGATCCAATTCAACGACGCCGGTATATTTCGATATTTATAACAATCATTGAACCAAAAGAAATAATTGGTTGAATACATCTTCAGAGAAATGATCGAAGTATGAAAGAAATCTTTATAATACCAATAATGTGCGGCAAAAAAGAATGGAATATATAATCCATTCACTACAAATTTGAGAAGATTCATTTATTATTAATTGCCGTTGCGTTTTTAAATTACTTATTAAATAAAACTATTGGTAGTTAGTAGTTTGGCCTATAAATCGGGATTGAAATACACCTGTCGAAACTTTTCCATAAATTTGTCATTTAACATATTTTTCTTCAAATAGTTTCCATCGATTTTGTCTTCTAACATATGAATAATGAAAAATAAACTATATATGCCACATTCTGTATCTCCAAATTGGTGTTCTTTCGGGTGATTTTCGTCAAAGTTGAATTGTATCGGCGGATGCAATTGCTTTCCTTGTTCGATTATATTATCAGACAACTTCTTGATCTGTTTCGGTACCTTATCGCCTGCGCTATCAAAGAAGAAGATTTTACCTTTCTTAATATCAATAAAGAGAGAAACCCAATGACTACCTGACTTGTAATGAGGATCCAAATTGAATATAATACCTATCTTATAAATGCCACGCCGCATTTCTTGTTTCAAATTGAAATTACAAAGCTCATTCCAAACGCATTCGCCATCAACCTTTCTTGTATCATAATCAATTGGTGATGGTCCCATGAAATTAAAGCACTTATATGCATTTTCGTATTGTTTCATTACATTAATAATATCCACACTACTCAACCATTCATTCGGGTTTTTCTTCCATTCATTCGGTGATTCTGGTGCAAATTCGTCCTTAACTAAATGATTCATTTGCCCTTTTGTAAAATCCTGCTTTAACCAACAAGATTCTTTATTACAGACATTACTCATATTTTGCTTTAACATTTTCCAAATTTCTTCTGGATTCTTCGAATGGATTTGTGCATCAGGATGCCTCTCATTCCACATATTTTTTAATTTGTATAAAATATCATCTGACAAACAAGAATACTGTTTTTTATGCTTTTTTCTCGCAGTTGGACTACAACTTAATTTTACTATTTTATCATACTTCATTCGATAAGTATCATGCTTTGAATGAAGGATTTTATTATATATTTGTTTTCTGTTATTGGACTGCGGATGAATCCCTTTGCTCAACTTTTTCAAAGTTGACGTTGTTCTTCTAGTTTTGGTTCTGGTTCGTGTCTTGGACCGGATCCCTCCTAACGCATAATTCCGCATTTGTCTTTGCGATTTTCGTGTCTTTGTCGTGCGTCTTTTCATATTTATTGGTGATATTATTATTTTTATGATAAGAAACACCCTTTGTTTTCAATATAGGATTATCCAATTGGATCTCTTTTTGGAGAGGGAACTGGTTAATTTCTTCTGGTTTATTCTTATTTACTTTCATGAAATTATTAAATAGAGTTGGTGTAGTAGGTTGTTTTAAAAATAAAGATTTATATTTATCTTCGGCAGTCAGAGAAATAGAATTGAATGAATCTTCATTTTCTAATTCGTCTTTAACTTCATCTTCAATTTCTTCTAATGAATGTAACCCAATATAATCTTCTTGAAGAATATCAGTCTTATCTATCGTCTTAAAGTATTCGATCATGGTTTCTAAATAATTATCAAATGCATTTACCAAATAATCAGGATAATATCTATCTTCTTCATTTGTTGCTTTATGACTCATGAAATATCTGGTCATATCATTAATCCGCTTTTGATAAAATATCTTATCCTTGCTAATATTTTTTGCAGCATTAATACTTTTTATATTCTGATATTTCTTATAATCTCGTTTATTCATTAGATATTCCAATGTAATCTCTGATATTTTGCTAAACTGAGAATAATTATCTTCAATTATTTCATTTGTTTCAGTGTTTTCATTTTCTACCATATTCCTTATATATTGCTTTTATTTTTCAATCTCAACCCCAACCCCAACCCCAACCACACTATTTGAACCACTTTTGGAAAAGTAAATTTAATTACATTTTCGTTGTTTTCCAGTTAATTCTTTAGTTTGATGTCGAGTGCTATTATTAAAAGTCAAATGACCCATATTTTCTGGATTGGGATTAAATCCAGGGAACTTTTCTTGTTGAAAAAGACCACTAAAAGGTTGAACAACATGTTTCGATTCCGTGTTATATTGATACAAATCACTTGTGCTATTTGGAACGTAGACAGCCTGACTACATTTTTGTAAAGCATATATTTGATTTCTCAATTCCGACTCGACATTGATATTACTTGCAAATCCAGACCATGGTGATTGTGTATTTCCTGGATTAAATACTTTATTTGTATTATAAGTCGGCTGTTGTTGTATTGGAACCTTGCTTGCTACACGTGGATCAACAATTGGTAGAAGAGAATACTTTGTCATCACCGGACGTATATTTAAATAAGGTTGTAACATTTGCGATGGCAGATTTCTGTCATATAATCTGTCATTTGTTTCTTTTTGTAATGTCGAATGACAAATATGTTTGTAATAATCATTTGCTATTTGCTGTGATTCAATCGATGCCATAATATTATAAGATATTTAATATTATAGAAATAACACGGTTATTATTTTATTTTCGATGCAGTCTTCTTTTACTTTTTCTTCTCTTTGTTTTACGCCTCTTAGATTTCTTAGATTTCTTTGTTTTTTTTGTTTTTTTTGATTTTCTATGTCTTCTTCTTCTTGATTTGCCACCTCCTCCAGATTCCTCTCCGTAATCATCCTCATCTCTTCCATGTGATCTTTCCTGATTCATTTTATGTAAGTTGAGTTTCTCTCTTTCTTCTTTTTCTCCTAATTGTCCTTCCTCTTCTTTATGACCCATTTATAATATAAAAACATATAATATTTCTTCAAACAGGTTAAATATTCATTATGATAATATAAATATATGTGTGGTATTTTCTCTCTTTTAAATAATGATGAAATTTTTTCAGCGAAAGAAGTAAATGATGCTTTTCAAAAAGGAAAAGGTAGAGGACCAGAAGACTCTCAATTAGAACGAGTTAATATATTATGTGATTTTGGATTCCATCGATTGGCAATAAATGGTTTAAATACAGAATCAAATCAACCCATCATGATCAACGATATTACTCTCATTTGTAATGGAGAAATATACAACTACAAAGAACTATATCAATCACTCTCTATTGAACCAACAACAGATAGTGATTGCGAAGTCATCATTCATTTATATTTAAAATACGGAATTGAATATACTTTACAACAGTTAGATGGTGTATTCGCTTTTATTCTATGTGATTCTCGTCTAACGAATGAAGATTCTAAAGTATATATTGCCAGAGATCCATATGGTGTTCGCCCATTATATTATATGGAACCTATTCCTATCGTAGATTCCACATATCAAACTAGTATATGGTATCGAACAAGCAATTTATTTGCATTCGCATCGGAAGTAAAAAGTCTGGTTGAAATATATAATTACCTGAATGATACACATCACATTGTTCATTTTGAACCAGGAACGTATAGTGTTTTTTCTCTCCCTTTTACAGTTTCACCTAAATGGTTTCCAATAATAAAGAACCGTCATTATCATTCCGTTGGATTCATTTCTCATACATTATCAACTGAATACAAAACAGAAGAGATTTATGACAATATCCGTAATCTGCTTTGTTCTGCCGTTCAAAAACGAGTCCTTAATACGGAACGACCTATTGCATGTCTTTTATCAGGTGGACTTGATAGCAGTCTAATTACTGCTTTGGTGAATTATTATCGTTCAGAGAAAACTCCATTGGAGACATATAGTATTGGATTAGAAGGATCTGAGGATTTGCGAAATGCCCGCATTGTTGCCGAGTATTTGGGAACGAAACACACAGAAGTTATACTTACAGAAGCGGAATTTGTTGACGCAATTCCAGAAGTGATACAGACAATTGAAAGCTATGATACGACGACGGTAAGAGCATCTATTGGAAATTATTTATTAGCAAAATATATTGCTGCAAATAGTAGTGCTAAAGTGATTTTCAATGGAGACGGTTCCGATGAAGTATGTGGTGGATATTTATATATGGGTTGCGCACCTTCAGCTTTCGACTTTGATTATGAATGTCGGCGTTTACTTACAGATATTCATAAATACGACGTTCTTCGGTCAGATAAATCCATTTCGAGTAATGGATTGGAACCAAGAACACCTTTCTTGGATCGGTCATTTGTTCAATATTATTTAAGTATTCATCCACAAATGCGATTTCATACGAAAAATAATGTGTGTGAAAAATATCTATTGCGACGCGCATTTGAATTATTCGATAATAATGGCAAATCATTGTTACCTAGCAATATTTTATGGAGAAGAAAAGAGGCATTTAGTGATGGTGTTAGTAAAGTGAGTCGTTCACTTTTTACGATTATTCAAGAACATGTTGATAAACTAGAGTTTCCATCTCACAATAATATTACACATAATCCTCCAACAACAAATGAACAAAGGTTTTACCGCAATTTGTATGATACATTTTATCCCAATATGGCTGAGCTTGTACCCTATTTTTGGATGCCGAAATGGGTGAAAACTATAGATGCCAGTGCGAGAACATTATCGATTTATTAAATTATGATTCTTTACACATTCTTTACAGGTTTAAACTTTTTTATATAATAGTCATAATTCATTGCTAATAGAATGTATTGAAAAAATCCTAATCCATAATTAAGTGGAACACAATTAGAATCCGGAATAAATATATTATACAGATCTATCTTATTATGATATGTATATTTCAATAAACCAACATAGTTAACAAAACCGAAAATAATTATAATAATAATCAATGCAATAATAATATGATTAAATAAAGTCATGTAATAAAATTGTTCAGGTTCAACTTTGAATAATCTGACTCGTATTGGGAAATCGTATGTTATCCAATATTGATGATCTTGAATAAAAGCAGCAGTAGTTGCGCTATTTGTTGTTGTGCTTGTGCTTGCATTTGTTTGATTATTGGAACTAGATTTTATTGATTTTATTGATACAATATTTGTATTCTGGTTCAAAGAATAGTAATATTGTTTATTTAAAAATATAAAATAAAGTAGAAATACTAATCCCAAAACAATCATTGTTAAACGAGAATCAAGTCTATTAAATATGATAAATACAATAAAATAAAATAAACAATTAATTAATTTTTGAATAGGAGGAAGATCTATTTCATGTTTACTGACGACAACCACAACGAAGTAAAATATACCGAACGTAAATATATATTTATAAATTGGATGACTATTATCAATTCTATGTTGTTGACATGTAATAATTGATGAAACCTGTGGTGCGTATAATAATCCATAAAATGCTACAAACACCAGTGTTAGGTTAGCAAATGTTTCACTCAATTTAATCGTTTCAGAACCAAAAAACCCTTTAAATCCAGAATTTGTATTCTTAGTTGTAATTGTATTTGTATTATTTTTATTGTCCATAGTATTGATTTATTTTTTATTTATTTAACTGTAACCAAATTGTTTTATCACATATATAAATGATGATATATGTGATGAGTTTATTAATATACACTTAATATATGGTGCGAAATACAATGAAAAAATATAAAATGAAAATAATGAAAGGGGGAGTATTTGGTTCTTTATTTAGAAAAAAGAGAGAAGGATCGTCGCCATTAACAGAACGAGAAAAGAAATTATCAACTGATTCACAAACATTAAAACCAGTTGATATAGATATAGATAAGTATTACGATATAATTGTCAAATATAGAAATACAATAGAGTTATTCAAGTTAACTTGTGTTCATTTTCGAACTCTTATAAATGATACTACACTTCATAATTTAGGTATTTTATTTCATATTGGTTCATCAGAAGTACAATATGCTATACCAATTGTATATGAAAATAAAAAATGGATAATTTCAGATCAACGCAAGCATCTACCGAAAATAATGATTGATGGTGATCTTAGTTCATACACGATTGAAATAATGAATAAATCAACAACAACGTTAGATTTAAACTGTAGAGGCGAACCAATATTTCATCGTATTCGTGCACCTGAACCGACTAGTGTTCCAAAGCATACAAGACAACCTCCTATTTCAATATTAGGTAGAGTAAAAAGTATACTAAAAATGCCAGATCAAACTAGAAGAGCTATAGAAACTCATCCAGATTTAGAACGAGAATCTATGTATATGTTAGATCAATATGATAATGATATTTGTTGGGCATTTTCTTCTGCTCGATTAATTTTAAAATACTTTAAATATTTAATGCCAGAATTAAACGTTAGCACTAATAGAAGTATGCGCAATAATTGGATGGATAGTATCGCACAATATGATAATTTTTTCAGTTTCAGAGACATTTATAATCGAGATATGGATGGTGGATATGTGAAATATATGAATGTGTTATTGATTGTATTTTTAATTAGATATATGTTACACAAAACGACACGATCTGCTGATGGAGGAGCAACTGGTTATAATACTTATATAGCAATCGTTCAATTTATCGAAGAAGTGAAAAATAGAGATATAGAAATTTATATTCCAATTCCCGATAATATATCACAAATGAGCATATTAGATGCATTATGTTACAATAATTTTAATGAAAGTCAACAAACAGACATATCTGCTTTTTTTGATATTTTAAGTGATTGTGTAATAACTGCTAACACAGAAGTAAAAATGATGCTTACAAATGACTTAGCTGATCCAAGCAGTTATATCTTCGGTAATATACAAACCATTTTTAAAAAAAAACTATATATCACGTATAATGGGTATATAGGCACTGATATAGAAGATCCTACTCATAATTTTCATTCAATGGTATTAGGAGGTGTCAGACTCGAAAAGGTGAATGAAACGATAACAGACCTCAATTCTGGATACTATATATTGAATTCATGGGGAAAACAAGAAAAACATTCGATTGATAGCCCACCTGTGACTACTTATGCCGATCTAAAAAGAACTAATTTCTTAAGTTTCGGTTATATTAAAGAATCTATTATTCCAGTGATATCGACATTGAGAATGCTAGAAAATACATTTATTACAATTATTTACATAGATGGAGATAAAGGTGGACGTTGTGTAGAATTAACAGAAGCTATACATTATCATAAGAGTCGAAATAGTCGTGGTGGAAAAACAAAAAAATTGAAACAGAATACTTAATAAATAAGTATTTAAAGAAGCAAACGCAAAGAAACAAATAATGTCAACGAATACAGCAATTACAGAAATCACGATCAATGGAGTTCGTGTTGAAAATCCAAACTTCATTACTCTTGAAGAACTCATGAAGAGAAAAGTTGATCCAAACGTATGTGTTGGAGTGCCTTATGTTGATGCAAGTCAATATATATTTTCAAATCCGTTAACCTTTGTGGTTAGGAGAACTGTGCATCACTATTATACTACGAAATCAGGCATTACAGCAGATGTTGCTGGCGTAGCTCTCGACAAGGCAATCGATTATGCTTGTTCAAAAATGATATTTACAAAGAGTTATCGTGGCAATTGTATATGGGAACTCAGTGGCATATCAAAGGATAATTTGTGGATTGGATGCCTATATAGGGTCACTATGGAGAAGTATCCACGAGGCCACAAAAAATATGGCTTGTTTCGAATTGAATATACTCATGTAGGATTTGACCGAGAAGAAAATATTCTTGGGGGGCTTATGGCTCGCAAATTGAAGGGTATTGTCGCGAAATAATTTAATAATAATAAATATAAATAAATAAAATAATATAAGGTGAATTATTATCAATGTAATATGCTGCGGTATTACATTGATTTAGGGTTTTTTTTACAAGAGATTGGACGCAATACGATCTGCGAGATTGCTATTTTTCGAGTCAAAAACAATATTATGGTAGATATCATGCATTACCATAATAAACCAAAGATTGACCGATATATTGTAAAAACAGACAAAACAATTCGCATCGACACAGAATCAAAACTAACTATATCTTCATTACATGGTTTAACTGTATTAAAACGGTTGAAAATCGCCAATATGATTCACCTAGATGAACTACCTTATTTTGGAGATAGTTTGCAATTGGAAAAACTCATACTATATAATAATGGATTAGTGCGTTTACCACGAAATATCTCTGATACAGTGAATTATTTGGACTGTAGTCAAAATAAACTAAAAGAACTAACTGCTATATTGCCATCAACTTTAAAATACTTGTATGCTGAAAATAATAATCTTCTTTATTTACCAACATTGCCGACTTCTCTGATTTTATTAATTATAGGATTGAATCCTTTGAATAATTATATTGGTAGACAATATAATTTAGTTAGATTTCAACGAAAAATATTTATACTTCTTCAGTTTCGTTGGAATTACTATTTTCTTAAATTTGGTCGACGCTTTTTATATTTTTTGTTAAAAAAACGAATGTCGAAACATAAAAATACGTTATTAGAGATGAGTGCAAAGATATCGATGAATCCTGCACGTATTTTGCGACTTCTAGAAATATATGATGATTTAGAAGATATATAATGTTATGATAATATAATGGAATCTGTGAAATCCGCATATGAGATAGAAACTCCACATAAAGGGATACCTTATGTGGAGTTTTATGAAACTCTTCAAAGAATGATCAAAAAGTGTATAACAGATAGATATGGAAATGAATTTCTTCCGGTATGTAATGAAAATTGTAAATGGTTATTGACTATACCAAACACAACAGGTAATGCTGCAACATCTATAGAATACGATGATGATGATTATCAAGTTATACCACAACTGATCGAGAGAATAAATGAGAATACTATTAAAGATTTAACTGTTGAACGAAAGGGTTTGATTAAAGAGCTTATTGAAGAATTACAAAAGAGAGAATTAAATTATATAATTCATTTAAATTCGTTAGATAGTATTAAAGGATGTAAAGCAGCAGGACAACTACTGATGATATTAAATTTTATACAAATTAGAATAGATACTCATAAAAAAAATCCTGGAGAATATGAAATAGTCGATTTTGTTAGTCTTGATAATTGTGCAAAAAGAAGTGATGCATATACAAGATTTGGTGCTATAAAAGTTACTCCATACGGTGAAGAAGAAATATTTATATTGGATTTAATTCGCATTCGCAATATGATTAACTTATTAGAAATTGAATCATTAGATAATGAAGAAGATTTTAGATATAAATTATGTTTTACTGATGCAATTAAGTATTGTGATTCAAAATTAACTAAAGATGTTCTTGATAAATACGGATTTACAGACCGTATTGTAAAATGGCATACTAATTTATTATCAAAACAGAAAACAGGATTTACACTTAATACGCGTGAGAATATATCCAAATGGCAACTCAAATCAAAACGCAATTTAAAACGTAAAATAGACGATACAGATATAGAAACAGAAAAGGGTGGAAAACGATCGAGAAAAAGAAGAACAAACAAAAGAAAAAGAACCAAAAAAACTAAAAGTCGACAGCGATCTCTAAGACGTTCTTATTCCAATATAACATATTGTAAACGATATAGGCGGCGATCATAATTTTGCCAATATGATACAATGAATCATGTTGTCTTTGTATAAAAAAGAGAGAAACTTCATCGGCGGCATATATCTTATAAATCGAATATAAAGAAAACATACTTGTCCATGCGATATATTTATTTACGCGATACTTAAAGAAGATCCTCGTATAGATGTGATACATTATTGGCTGTATAATCATAAAATCATATATTTGATTATGTCTTACATAGAAGAAAATATTAATCAATAGAGCATAACTATAGCCAATATGCCATGTTCTAGAATCAATAATACTTTTTCGAACCATTGTCTGAAGAAAAGATGCTATTTGAATCGCAAACATTGGTGAAAATGCGGTGTCGATATCACCGAGCATAAATGTTGTTGCTCCTATCTGCATACTACTACTCATTAAGGTTATTTGACGCTGATTTTCTTCTGTAAAAGCACCATCAAATGGTATATTTCGTATTGTTGTTCCATGTCTATCTTTCTTATATACAGCAGTTACTATATCCGCACATAACATTGTGGCATAACATGTTGCAATATTATACATAAAATGATACTTATTATAAAAAAGAAGACAACATACAACAGAACGTGTAGTAAATATTATTGTATGTAATCGATTTTCAGGATATATCATTGGTTTCGATAAATTTCTTACTCCACTAATATGAAATATCAGAGAACTCCAACTAAGAAGTCCATGTATCAAAATACAAAATATACCAAATCGATTGTTCAAATACATTTTATGAAATAGAAACCAGAGAGAATATCTTGTTACATAATTAAGAAGAACTAAACCGCCAAGAAATTTATGGACGAATAAACCATCTTCTTTGGTATTTAATTTGTGTATATTTTGAATTGACAAAGACATAAATTAATAATTTGAATACTTTTATATTGCTTTCGAATATTTACTGATGCTTGTTTAATATTAATACAAAGAAAATACACATATCACCATCACCAATTTATGTATAATTATTCGAAATATACATAAATTTAACTATTTATTACGCAGCGTCCTTTTATTTTTTCTGTGTTTACGTTTTTTAATTGTGTGCTTTTTATTTTTTCGTTTTTTGTTTAAACGCTTTTTACTATGACCTCCTCCTGCTCCTGCTCCTTCTCCTCGTCTAGCACGTTTTGTATTAAATTGATATTGTTCTCCAGGTAATCTTTTACTTCTTATACCATATTCTTTTTTATCCCCAGTAATATTAATATTTCCATTCAACTGGTTTAGCTGCCATTGTCTCTCTTGTAATTGTCTCTCTTGATCTATCCGCATTTGCATCTCTGCTTGTCTATCTTGTTCTTCTCGCGCTTCTTGTGCTTCTTGTAATAGTCTCTCTGCTTCTGCTTGTCTCTCTGCTTCTGCTTGTCTCTCTGCTTCTTGTAATAGTCTCTCTTGCCTCTGTTGTATTTTTGCTTCTTCTTCTCTTTCCCTTCTATCTTGTATAGTTCTTTCAACTTGTTCTCTCTTAATATTATGTATCTCACTCTGTGGCTCTTCTATTTCATTCATCTGCTTCCTATTTACTCTTTGCTGTTGATTTATCCTTTGTTGTTCATCTATCATTTGTTGCCTCTGTTGTTCTTCTATCATTCGTTGCCTCTGTTGTTCTTCTTCTATCATTCGTTGCCTCTGTTGTTCTTCTATCATCTGTTGCCTCTGTTGTTCTTGTATCATCTGTTGTCTCTCTTGTCTCTCTTGCTTTGTTTTTTTCTGGATTTCATCCCTAATCTTTTGTGTTTTTTGTGCTTTTTTACCCTGTACAAATTCTTTCATATTTTTACGTGTTTTTTGTAAGGCTTGACCTTGAAATTTTTGATATACTGGATTATTCTCACCTATATCTTCAACTATATTCTCACCCATAACATCAGCATTGTCCTCATCATTTTCCTCATCATTTTCCTCATCGACAATATCCTGTTCCATTTGAGTTGGTAAGGGTAGGGGTATTTCATAATTTGGCAGTGGTAAACTTATGCCAGCAAATTCATCATATTCTTCATCTTCAACTTCATTTTGAACTATCATCGTATTATGATCAATATTACTATTACCATATTCGTCAATAAAATATTTAATTTGTTCTTCTATAAATTTATTATTTTCACGTTCTAAAATAGGATAATTTTTAATATAATTATTATTATTTATCACTTCTTGATTTGTCGTATAATTTTCTGCATTAATAGTTCCGCCATATAATATTTTTTGTTTTGAATTTTTACCTCCTCCTGTAGTTACTCCTCCATTTGGCAATACAGATAATATTTTTGCTTCCATTTTTTCTAATAAACCAAGATCTGTAAGTTGTTCTGTAGTATTTAAAAATACAATTTCCCAAATATTACTTTTAGACTTGTTAGTTGGAATAGTACTAGGTTCATATGGTATTATAGAATAATCAATACTCGTTAAAAGAATACTACGTTCTCCTTCATCTTCTTTTTTATTTACTTCTTTTACGTTTGTATCACTAACGTCGTCACCAGCCATTTCAAAATAGCCTCCATATTTTTTGGATAGACTCGATATTAAATCTGTCATATTAATTTTTTCATATTTATTATCAGCAGTATCACCGAAATTAACGAATTGATTCATCGCCATTATAAAAAAACATTGTAGTGCTTCTATCACAATTCTAAACATCTTTACTTTTTTTCTCATTTCGTCATTATCTGCAACTTTCGCTGTATAAGTATAAAATACAGATTTACCGATAATTTGAGTATTATCACCCTCCGCAAAAACATCATAATATGATTTTTTAGCAGTTATTTGATACCTTAATATTCTTAATTTGTTTAAAAAATCATCAATATTTGTTTTATAATAGGCAAAAGATTCTTCAATAGTCACGGGTTGAATTCTAGGAGCTCTACCACTAGGAGGAGGAGGTAAATATTTAAAACAACCTGGATATTTACTAATAGCATCTTTAAGTAATTCCAATATTAATTCATAATTATTTATAAGAAAAATTATATTATGATTTATAGAATATGCTATTGGTGTTCCTGCTGGTGTTCCTCCTGGTGTTAATATTTCAGTAATTGCATCAAACTTTAATTCACTTAATGATAAAACAAACATATTGTTATATTCAAAATTCGATTTACTCGAAGTAACTGGACAAAATATTGAAATACCTTTTTTTGTAGTAATATAGCAATCACCTAAGTAGTAAAATACTGCTGCTTTTAAAAGTGAATATACCAATTTAGTATTATACTTTTTTTGGTTATCATCATCGAGAGCTGTATATTCAGCTAATGCTGTAGTTGTCATTGTAGATAATGCATTAAAATCAAGATTTGCAATCTTTAAAATATCAAATGCCTTAGTTGTTAATCCTTCTGAAAAAAGTTGTTTACATAATTTTTCAGTTTTGATAGAAACAGCACCTGATATTATATTAGTATTAGTAAGATCAATTAAAAGATTATATGTAGGATATTGTAAAACTCTATACATTAAAAAATTCCATAATAGACTATTATTAGAATCAGGACAAGTCCCCATTTCACAATTTCCTGATTCATTTAGATATCGTATAAGATTTTGTAATCTAGCTTCTAATCCATCACAAAATATTTTTTTATTTTTAGCTAATGTGTCAGGAGCGGTAGGATTAGTAAAGAAATTGATTCTTTCATCATTTGGTGTAATACTACCATCTGGATTCTCAATATGAAAAAACTCATAACATATTTGTTTTGGTGCGTTATTATTTTCATATGCTTTTGCTATTTTATCAAAGAAATCATTACATCCATTATTACCATCGCGTTTAAATCGGTATTCATATCCTGTTAAAGGTGAAGTTTTTGGAACACGTTCGATAAATTGATACAAATCAGATTTTAATTGATTACAACATTTATGTGCCCAAAAATATTCTAACCCGATATTTGGATCAGGTGAAACTTTTTTATCATTATAAAGTAGTAAACACAGATGTATACATGCTTGTAATACAGGAAATACATGTTCACATTCAGGACTTGACCATTTATTTTCTATAGGATATCCACATATATAACATTGACATTGAGCTGTATTAGGAGTCCCGTTAGGATTAGTAGAAGGAACGCATCCTCCGATTGTTCCTGTACATTGAGCTGTAGGGGTAATATGTTCAAATATATCTCTCATTTTGTCAGTTTTTTTAATTAGTCCGGTAATTTTATAAAAATCTGATTGAGTTCCTTCATGTTTTAACATATTTATAATTTTTTCGTATGGTGTATCTGCACCAAGAAATTGGATCATATATGATTGAACTATTTCGAATTGCGTTTTAATCGAATTACTAACAGTTTTATTATATTCTGTCAAGTCTGTAAGGGCTACCATTTGATCCTTAATAGAAACCATATGTCCATTATTGGTTAATATTAGATTATCATCAGTAATTGCTTTAAGTACTGGATCCATTTCTTTATAAATAGCTATCATTGAACGAGAAGCACAGTAATTAATTAAAAATTTACGTATATCATCAAGTGATGGAGATAATGTTGAAAAAGATTTACTTGATATCTCAATTGTTGATATTGGAACATTATTTACAATAAAATTAAGAAGATTCGTTAGACCTTTAATTTTAGAATAAAGTTTATAATAATATATACTATAAATAACAAATAAATAAATATATAAAAATAACAAATAACTATTATTTTTTAATAGTTCTTTATTTCCTCCCGGCGAAACAAAAATACAATTTTCAAAACACTTGTAGAATGGCAAAGTAAAGTCCATTTCAGCAATATATTTATTATCAAACCAATGTGTCCAGGTTACATCTAATAAATCATATATTGTTATATTATCGATTGTTAGAGAAGTCGCATCAAGTCGTTTTGTTATAAATGCTTTCCATTTATTAAAATCGGTATTATCATCATTAAATATTGCCTTAAAATCTATTTGCATAAACGTTAAATGTTTTCCATTTTTTTGGTTTCTTACTAATTGAACAATACGTTGTTTAAATATAGTGTCATATGTAATTAGAGTAGTCATTATTATATTAACTTATATTAATATAATAATATTCGTAATTTATTACCTACAAATATTATATGTACAAAGAAAATTTATTATATATTTATTGGTATACCGTTCAATTTGCCTCTTATGTGACGTATTTTTTAATAGCACTATATATTGCCGGATTCACCAATAACGATAATGCGAAAAAATATCTCGTAACAATCGATAATTATGCTAAAATAATTGTTTCTCTCTTTTTAATGTGGAAATTTAATTTATTTCGCAAAAAGATTCCCTTTACAGATTTAGATCGTTCGATTGTCTTTCAATCTGGTCTCTTTCTTTTTTTGACAACTTCATTGAATAGTATTATTGTCGAATATTTAACATATATAAAGAATTATATTCTATCATTCTACCCGAATACTAATAACAAAACCAATTCGTCTAAATAATAATTTAAAGCACAACTATATTCATAAAATTATAGGCGTTCTTTATTTCAACTTCTTCATTACATCCATAATATGTAGAAGAACTTCTTCTTGGTGTGTCAATTTTTGAAAGATGATTGCCTCTTCCATAAGAAACTCATATTTTCTTTTTTTAAAGAAATTGGTATATACGATAGAAACACCTTTATCTGTAATTTTAAAATCACAGAAAATAGCTACACCACTTAAAGAGAGAGTTGCTGTCGGGTTGCGAATATCGATCCATCGAATATATCCACCATGTTTTAGTTCATTCATATTATCAACATACCGATATTGCTTCAATTTACGCATATATTCAGACAAATCTGTATGTGTAAATTGTAGTTCTTTCAGTATATTTAGTTTGATTCGATGAATCTTCTCTGTTGTTAATTGCAATATATGCGAGTTATCATTATTACTTGCGGCCTTGATGATTTCATCCATTTGTTCATCAGAGACATTCGACATATAAGTATATAAATAATATTTACTAATATTATTTATTATTGTTTATTTTTACTTTACTTTACCATGTGCTTCCAAACGCGCCACCAAATGCGGATGATCCTTCATTTGCAGCCATTGGTTCCATTAATTGTTGTGATTCAAACCCATTATCTTGTGTAGATTGCGAATTTTGATAACCTTCTTGTGAGTTCATTTGAACAACTGGTAATTGACTAATAGGTGTGGTTTGTCCAGAATAGAGAGTAGGGGCCATTTGTTGAGGTGGTGTATAAATATTGGGGGAATGTTGTGGTTGTTGTGGTTGCTCTTGTTGTTGTTGTGTAGCACTGCTCTTTTTCTTCTTTTTACCAGTAGTTGGCTTCGATTCCCATACTTCATTCATTCGTTCAATTATAATACGTGTACCATGTTCAACTTGTGGACTAAAATTGGTAATAGAAATTAAAACGGACAAAACTAATGGAAATAAAAATAATGTACTACCGCAATGAGAATATTGACTTCCAGAGAAGTTTGGTATGTAACAAATTACACGATTTATATAATATATTCCATAAAATAATATGAACATGTACAACATAACAATGATAAGTATTTCTATTGATGATCGTGAATCATCGATAATTGGAAAATAATTCCTCATGGTATTAATTAATATGGTAACGAATACAAATGCTAAAAATATATACTGTGCCAAATTTGTTAAATCTGTTTTAGTATCATGGTCAGTATTAAATACATAATGGAAAAACCCTTTTGTTTTTGATATATAACTATCATGTTCATTTTTACCTTCTTTATGTTCCATATATGAATAACAAAGAAATTAATTATGATATCTTATATATTAAAGACCACATTTATAATAAATCATTAATGATTCAGTGCGTATATAAAAATGAAGAAGAACAATATTATCAATTGGTTCGTGATATTCTAAATAAAGGTATTTTGGAAGAAGGTAGAAATGGCAATACACTTTCTATATTTGGTGGCGCGTTATACTTTTCATTAATCGACAATAAAATTCCGTTATTAACTAGTAAAAAATTAGCATGGAAAACATGTCTAAAAGAACTATTATGGTTTATTGGTGGAAAAACAGATAATACGATTCTACAATCGCAAGGAGTCCATATATGGGACCAAAATGGGAGTCGAGAATTTTTAAATAGTCGTGGTTTAACACAATTACGTGAGGGGGATTTAGGACCTGTATATGGCCATCAATGGCGACATTTTAATGCAAAATATACGGATTGTAGTGCTGATTATTCTGGAAAAGGTATTGATCAATTACAACAGGTGATAGATCAATTAAAAGATACCCAAAATCGATGTTCGCGCAGAATCATTCTCACTTCATGGAATCCATTACAATTGGATGAGATGGCTCTACCACCATGTCATGTATTAGCACAGTTTCAAGTTACCAGCACGAGTCATTTATCATGTTGTTTATATCAGCGAAGCGGTGATGTCGGCTTGGGCGTGCCTTTTAATATTGCATCTTATAGTTTTTTGACACATATTTTAGCGAAACATTGTGGTTTAATTGCAAAAGAATTGGTATATATATGTGGAAATTGTCATATATATGATGATCATATTGATTGTTTAAAAGAGCAGATAATACGTCCAACTTATGATTTTCCGACTATAGAAATTAAGAGAAAACATGAGAAAATAGAAGATTATACTCTAGACGATATTTCTGTAAATAATTATCAATGTCACGAAAAAATATCGATGGTTGTTCGTGCGTAAATAAACGAAAAATAATATTTTATATAATTTATGAGTTCTGGAAGAGCAAATGCGTCAGCAATTCAAAGGCGAACAGCAAATGGTGGCGGAGGTGGTCAAAACCCCGGAAGAGTATCTTTTCAGGCACCTCAGCAACAGCAACAACAACAGCAACAACAACATTATAATAATGCGCGAAATCAACCTCCCCCTCCCCCAATGGCACATCCAAAATTGTCTGTTTCTGATGCGATTGCATTAATTACACTTCGTTTAGGTAAAGTTGAAACATTTATCAATACATTACCACCATTAGATCAATTAGAGTTGTATTCTGCTGGATCAGGATCAGGATCATCTTCAGGAACAGATGAACTACATGACCGAAGTAGTAATGAAAATATGCGCATTGTTGACGAAGCTGTATTTAAGAGTATTGTAGCTAGGTTAGATCGGTTAGATCGGTTAGAACAGACTAATATAGAAAAAGATAAAAATTCATCGAAACAAATAGAAGAGTTGAAAACCCTATTAAAGGAACAACTAATTATTTCAGCTGCTACACTAACACCAACACCAACACCTATACTTGTTGCTGAAGTATCTGCTCCGGTACAAACACAAGTAATTGACAACGAAGCAATAGAGGAATTAAAAGCTCAAGTAAAAGAACTACAATCACTGCTATTAAACCTTCAAAGCTATACAATGTCTACAAATAAAAAATTATGCGATATTGTCTTCTGTAATGAGGTAGACGAAAACGAGAATGATAATAATCTTCACCATAATTTGTCATTACATTTATCGCAATTGTTATCTGGTAGTATTGCAGACGAACAATTGGTTGATTGTGTAAATGAATTAAATGATGAGTATTTCTCTCCTTCAACTATTTTAGAAGAAGAATCATTGAAAGAAACAATCTCAAATGAACAAGAATTGAGTATTAATATATAAAACGCGTGATATTTTATTAGAACTATTTAAAGACATCATATTACATGATAATAACAAATAAGTATGAAATCTTTTATTAATTTAACATCAATTGTGATTAATAAATTACATATTGTTGAAATTATAAAAAGACCGGGTTCATATTGTATACATATGAATAACAATAGTATTACTGGATTTATATTTTTCTCAACTGGTGGTATAGAGACTTATAAAAATACTATTGAAATATGTGAAAAAAATGATAAAAAAGATTATGCTACTATAACAAGATTAATTAAAGAAATAGATTATTAAGTATGTGTTTTAAATGAACAAGAAATGAGTATTAATATATAAAGAAAAATATGATATAATATTAATGTCTACAGCAGATTTATTAGAAGATTGTCCAAAAAATGAATCTTTATATTCATTTACAGATAATATTTTAAACGAAACAAAGCGAATCATAAAGGAAGATATACGATCACTCGATGTTAATTCGATATTATCCAATTTCTGTTATTTCAATACAGAATCTATTATAATAGATTCTCGTTTTTTCAAGATATTTGCTATTCCAGAGAACTATGAAGTTTTTAAAACATGTATTGTTGAGAGAATTGAAGAAGCATTAAGTAATAATCAAAAGATTGTTGTACATTTAAATATTCAAACGATTCAAATAATGGATATAGAAAAGCACTATGATTTTTTAATCAAAATAGCGAAATTTATGGGAGACAAATTTCCAAATAAATTGGAAAAATGTTATGTATATAGTTCTGGATTTATTTTTCAAAGTATATATTCTATTCTTTCGATTGTGATTGATAAACAAACACGTCAACGAATTATCTTTATCAAGTAATTATATTTACAAAATTTGAATATAATTACTATGTTATAATAATAAAAATATGAAAAATCCTATAAACTTTATATTTAGTATTGGATATCGATGTAATTCAACTCTATTTTTAAAAAGATTTAATTTGCGAAAGTGTAGTAGTCCTTTTGATTATTTATTTATAGACCTCGAAACATCATTTAAACTGATAAATACTCATTTTGATAATTATTTATGTGATATAATCTTATTCAATAAAGACCAAAAAAAAATACAACTATTTTATAAAAAAAATACTAGTGAGATTGAATCTAAACTGTATGAATTATTAGAAAATAATATAGGTTATATGGCAGATAATTATAATGGTTCTAATTTGTTAATCAATCAAAATTATTTAGATGAGAACAACTTAAGTTCAAATATATATGATTGGAACACAAATTGTAATTTTTTTCACCATAATATTTTAGATGAGAATATTTATAATTCGATAAAAAATAGATATATTAGATTTAATAATATAATAAATAAATATAACGAAACAGTATCATTGTTTTATATAACTAAAATACTTAATTGTCCAAATATTATAGATTATATGAATGAAATAATAGAACTTAAAAAAAAATACATTATATGCTGCTTTTTAATAATAATAATTAATTGTGATAATATAGAAGACGAACATTATTATAATGAAACAGAAAAATGTTTATTTATAATTAAAAAAGTTGAAAATTATGAAACACAATATTCAAAATATAAAACAGATAATAATTTGTATTATGAAAAAGAATTTAATATTATGTCAGATTATTTTAGTTTTAATATTATCGAAAAAGATGATATTTAATTCGTGATTTGATGGTATACATTATGTAAACAGAAAATTAGTATAAATGTAAATAAGTATTATAATTATTATGATTATTATCAAAGATAATGCTAAAAAACGACGACTATTTACAACTATTTTTCAAATTATTAAAACATGTTCTTCAGTCGTTCATATTCATTTAACGCAAGATGCATTTTCTATTCAGGGTATGGATCACTCACATGTTTGTCTTTTTGATATCCAATTCAAGATGCAATGGTTTGATAAATATGAAGTTATTGATATGTTGATCAATATTGATACTATCATTCTGTCAAATATTCTCTCTTTTGGAGTAGATACAGCTGAGATAAGGATAGAACCAAGTGAAGATACGATTCAAATCGACTTCATTCACTCGAAATATAGTAAGTTTTTCAATATTCCATTAATAGATGTCGACTATTCGTGGATGTCTATACCAACTTGCGAGTATGATACCGAATTTTTGATTCCTGCGAAGATCATTCATGAAGTATGTTCACAGTTGATAACTTTTGGAGATATCTTGACAATTTGCTGTACAGAAGAAAATATTACATTACATACTAAAGATATATCAAAAGGGGAAATGAAAGTTGTTATATCGATTGATGACCTTATAGATTATTCTATTGTAGAAGGAGAGAAGATTGAGGTTCAATATAGTTTACAATATATCCAGAAGTTTTGTCTGAATACGAATATATGTGATAATATACATTTTTCTATAAGTAAAGATGCTCCACTGAAAATATCTTATCTATCTCACGAAGATTGTATAATACAGTTCTTTATAGCCCCAAAAATTGAAGATTAATCGAATCGATTACATTAATCAAAATGTATTTATATGAATTTAAAACCCCGATAATTTTATTGTGTATAATGTATTTTTTTATAAATACATTATATAATTGATGTTTATAATATCGCCAAGAATCGGATTATGTAATCAACTTCAAACGATCGTAAAAGGAATATTACTTGCAATAAAATACAACAGAAATATATATATAAATAAGTTTCAAATTGATTTAAAAAGCGGAAGAGTTACAGATATTAATGATATATTAAATATTAATGAAATGAATCATTTTTTACAAAATACAATAAAAAGTTCAATTAAGATATTGGATACAATAGATATAAATATAATTAATAATTTAAAAAATTATTATTTACCAAATATTGATTATAATAAAATACAATGTATACCATATATTAATGATGATATAGAATTAAATAAAAATATGAAAATAATATATTTAGGTAATATAGTTTCATTAGATATATATAAGTCTTTTAATTATATGTGGGGAGAATACACTGATAATAATTTATATTATTTAATTATGATTAATCTTAAGTTTAACCAAAATTTTTATACATTAAAAGATGTTATTAAACAAGAATTACAATTAACTAACTTTAATTGTATTCATTTAAGAATTGAGGATGACGCATTAATTCATTTTTCGAACTGTTATAAATTGTCAATTGAAAACTATAATGAAAAATTAATAAAATTTTATGAAGATAATATAAAAAATATTAGTCAAGACCAAAATAAAATATACATATGTTCTGGTATGTTAAAATATGACAATAAAATTAACTTAAATTATTATAATAATTTAATAAAAAATAATACATTGCTGTGTGATAAAAAAAATGTAAATTTAAATGCATATTATACAGATAATAGAGAGTTAATTGCTATAATAGATTTGTTAATAGCATTTGATAGTGATTCTTTTGTTGGTAGTTTTGTAAGTTCATTTAGTCAAGTAATTAATAGTCATCACAAATATTATAAAAAAAATAGCACTTTATTTAATTTAAATAAATAATTATAATACGAAAAATATCGATATTTTAAATATAAATAATTATAAAACAAAGAAAGAAGTAAATCAGACAATATATGCGGGGGAACCCAGCAATTATTTTATCGAATAATAATAATATGTTTCAAATGTTAGCGACGGTTTTCATTTTTTTGGTCATTTTAACGCTATATCTACATGTTGCTTATCATTTAAAAACGAGCAATGAGCTGAATGTATATGAGACCGTTTTTCAAACAAAAGAGCAACTAGATAATGTTTGTAAATTAAGACAACCTATTATTTTTAATTATATAGAATTTCCTTCTTTTGAGAGAGAACAATTGATTGAAAAATATGGGAGCCAAAAGATTCTAATGAAAAGCGTCGATTCTGGAGAATATGTTCCTTTTCAATTAACAGAAGCAGTTCAATTGGTAGACAAAGATACAACAGGATCTTATTATATTGAGAAGAACGGTGATTTTATCGAATCAAACCTGAAAGAACGGATAGAAAAGTATGAAAAAAATATACGACCATTATTTACAGGAAAGTGTATATATGATATATTAATAGGATCGAATGGCAGTAGTACGCCATTAAAATATGAAATCAACTATAGGAATTTCTTCTTAGTAACAGAAGGTTCTATTAGTATCAGGTTTGCTCCTCCAAAGAGTGAAGATTATTTAAATGCTCAAGTCGACTATGAAACATTAGATATTACGAGTCCAATTCAAGTTTGGAAAGAGACTGCAGTAGAAAATGTTGAATTTATAGATATTGTCGCATCCAAAGGACAAATGATACATATACCTCCTTATTGGTGGTATAGTATTCAATTTACTAGTAATGCATCTGTTCTATCTTTTAAATATAGAACATATATGAATACTTTGACACTTATGCCGCAAATATTTATGCAGATTTTACAATTACAGAATATTCAACCTATAATAGGAACTTCGTTAAGTTCATCGCCAATTATTAAACCAACTAAAAAAGTTAAAAAGAATAAAAATAAGTTGAAAAAAGGAGAGAAAAAAGTGGAACCTTTATTGGAGACAGAGTCTTTGGTAAAAAATGATGAATAAAGAAATCAATCTAACTATATATAACATATGTTATATATAATTTTCAATGTTTACCACGATAATCAAAGCAAGAAATTATAGTCAATGGTCGATCGACGGCGATAATTATAATGGTTCTTTTTCGCCATATTTTCATCCTTTAAAGTATAAACTCTTTCATGGCGACAATTTTTCGTTCTCTCTTTTCAATGAAATAGAAATAGAAATAGAAAAGTCGATAATCAGAGAAAGTCCCTATATACCAGGAGTTCTTATTTTAACAAAGACATTTGGTTCTATCAAAGGTACAAAGAAGATGTATTATAGGTGTATACCAAATGATCCACATTATCCTTCTTTTTTAGTCGCATATGAAATGCCCATGATGGGCTTTAATAAAACGACGACAAATTTATATATTCTTTTTCGATTCAAAGAGTGGACCAATCAATTTCCAATTGGAGTCATAGACAGAATAATTGGTCCGGTTGATATTATAGAAAATCTATATGATTATGAAATTTTCTGTAAAGGGTTGGATAATCCAACGATGCGTCGATTTGCCAAAGAAGTTAATCAATCGTTGTCATTATTGACACAGACGATGACGATGACGATGACAAAAGAAGAATACATATTTTCAATCGATCCACCAGATTGCCGTGACTATGATGATGCATTTAGTATCAGAGAAGACAATGATAATATAATACATTTGTGTGTTTATATTGCCAATGTTCCACTCCTATTGGATAAGCTGGCTATTTGGGACCGAATAGAACAAGTATCGACAATATATCTTCCAAATAAAAAGAAGACAATGTTACCTTCTGTATTATCAGATGATCTATGTAGTCTTCAATCAGAGAAATCAAGAGAGACGATGGTAATGGAGATTGTAATTTCTCTGAATGAAGTAAAGGATATTTTATTCTATAATCGCCAAGTATTTATTCAGAGAAATTATCATTATGAAGAACCACAACTCTTATCTAATTCGAATTATCAGTTATTAGAGAGAACAGTAAGTAATTTGGCATCTCAATACACATATATGACAGAAGTAAAGGATAGTCATGATATAGTCGCTTTCTTGATGATAATGATGAATCATCAAATAGGCAGCCGTTTAGACACTGGAATTTTCCGTACAACAGAAGAACTACAGAAGCCAAGATCAGCAATCTATGCACAATGGTGTTCGCAATATGTCGGTGCCTATATAATATTAGAAAAGAACTTAAAGAGCCGTGGCGCCAGACATGAAGCACTACAACTGGACTCCTATATTCATATTACATCTCCTATCAGACGTATAGTGGATATTATCAATATGATCCTTTTTCAACAACAAATGGGTCTCGCAAATTTCTCTCTTTTGGCGAATCAATTTGTTTCTCAATGGATATCTAAGATTGCTGTTATTAATGACCAAACAAGGAAGATAAGACGTCTTCAAAATACATGTGATATGATTCATTTATTGAAAAATATGACTTCTATAGAAGGGATCATATTGGCAAAAGATGGTAATAATGTTCATATCTTTTTTCTCTCTATTCGCAAAATATTTGTTACTTCTTTGATAACAGAAGTAGAATTATCCAAGACATATTGTTTTTGTATTCATATATTTGAAGATGAAGACAAAATGAAGAAAAAAATACGATTAAATGTTTTGTAATATTATAAAACATATTATAATATTATAATGGATACATATCATACAAAATATGGTTTAATTACTTTATATAATAACGATTGTTATATCGCAAATACTTTTCAACAAGGTAATTATTGGGATGAAGATTCTTTACTACAATTAAAACAATATATTAATCCAAATCGTAATATTTTAGAAATAGGAGGTCACTGTGGCACATCTACTATTGTCTATTCTTCTTTTTTAAATAATGAACAAAAAATATTTGTCTATGAACCTCAAAAAAATATGTATAATTTATTGGTTAAAAATATTCAACAAAATAATTTACAACATAAAATTATACCTCATAATTTAGGCGTTTTTTGTTATGATGGCAAAGGAATTATGAATAATATTGATTTAGATGGATATGGTGGAATAATTGAAAAAAGATATAATGAAGAAAGTCATTTAAATTGTAATTTTGGAGGCGTTGGTTTAGGTGAAGATGGTGAAGAAATTAAATTAACAACAATAGATAATATGAATTTAAATGATATTGGGTTTATTCATTGTGATGCACAAGGTTCCGAGAATTTTCTTTTTTCAGAGGGAATAGAAACTATTACAAAATACAGACCTGTTATATTATACGAGGGTAATACACCATATTTATTTGATACTGTATGTAAAGCATATCCTCAATTTAAAAAAGCAAGTAAATTCGATATTAAAAAATATTGTATGGAGGACCTAAAATACACAAAATGTATTGATAATTTTAATGGTATTGATATACTTTTAATTCCATAATTTGATTTAAATATATTATTCTACTTTGACTTTTTCGATGATGATGATGATGACGACATTCGTAAAGGAGAATAGTAGTTTTTATGACTAACATAATTCTTCGAACTACGACTTTTTGTTTTATGAGTCTTCGTCTTCGTCTTCGTCTTCGTTCTATGACTCTTCAGTAATTTACTACCCGTTATATGTCTTCTATATTTTTTTGTTCCAATCATAGTAACACGTTTTACCCGTTTAATATTTTTTCTACCTGGTAAGAAAATACTATTCAGGTTTATATGTTTTTCTATATGTATACGTCTAATATCTCGATCTCTATTATCATTATTAAAACCCAATTTGTGTGTTTTTGCTATATTTACGAAATAATGTTTTATATTATCGCAATGATATAACCCAAAATATCCTAGACAAAGTCGTGATTCATGAAGAGTATTATGTGTAGTAGAGTATGACCTTAATATAAAATAAATATCTAATACTACAGCATATACTGTTTCTAATATGCTGTAAATATACTCATTTATAACCGCACTAGTAACTCCTAATTCGGTCAGATAATCGCTAGCATGTAATTCTCGTAAAAAAACGAAATCTTTTCTTAAAAAAGCGAGAATTACACTAGACACAATTCTACGAACCTTTTCCATTTTTTCTCTGTCTTCTACGAGTTGTAAATAATGTGTTTTTCCAAAATCATTGTATTCCTCTCTAATAGTATATTCTGTATATTCAACAAATGAATCAAATGTGAAAATATTTTTTATTTCTTCTGATAACTTATTTATTTGCTTTTTATATGAGTATGAATCCAACAACTTCGTTATAAACATGGGAATATCATTAAATAACGTGTAATAAAAATCATATAAATCTTCTATTTTTAATAAATTATTGCCACTAGTATATACAACATCTTCAAACATATCGTATACGTTCATTAATACATTTTTCCATCGACGTTCTGTTAAAGGTGCATCATCGAAAAATGAACCAATAGCCCCAGAGAAATATAAAAAGTATGAATCTTTATATAAAAAGTATTCCATATCATATTTGCCATCGTGAATATGATGTTTATTATGTTTATTACGATATGTAAGCGTTTCATCTGTAATTTGTCGTATATCAGCATATTGCCATGTAATATTATTATATTTACAGTGTTCTCTATTTACAGCAGAGTCTTTTGAATAGAAACAACTTTTATTACGTTGGATTGTATAAAGCATATCAGATTTGCCAACTTGCGGCAAAACTTTATGTTTGTAAGTTGGTTTTTGTGATTTTTCATAAAAATCATGATTTAAATATCCTTCAAAGTAAAAATAAACAGGATATGTTTTGGCAAAGTTATTCAAAACTTCCATAAATGTCGTTTCTAATTCAAAGCATCTATCATCATCTTTTTGACAAGGTTTCATTCTTTCTGTATTATGTGTATCACCGAAAAGTATAATAGTATTTTTTAGTTGTAAATGAACAATTTCATTGGGTTCTAATATAGACATACTAACTGGACCATTTAAATATTCTATTGCGACATTATCTATATATAACGGCATTGGTATTATATTATATATAGAGAGATTGATTTGTCACAATATATTTTTGTAATTTCTTTGCAATTGATTGGACCTTTTTCATTAAATCGTAATTTTGTATTTTTTCTGCTGCACACACGATTTCATTGGTAATGGCAATAATTTTTAATACTGCTTTTGTGAACTCACCCAAAAAAATACCTCTTTCTTCTAAACGCTGTAAAATCCATTTACAATCTTCTGTCGTCTCAGCCTCCATCCATTTGACAATATATTCCATCAAATCGTAATGAATATCATATACTTCTCCAGTTTCTAATCGATTCTCTTCTTCATATGAACGTAAGTGATCCATTTCTCTTTGTATAATTTCGACAACCCTTTCTATCTCACCTTCTTTTGGTAATATGGTGAGATGTTCATTTCTTGTTACATTCGCAGTAAAACAACTAAGAATCGAAGCTAAGTCAATATCAGTCAAAATACAAAAATCTCCACGAAAGAGTAATTCTGCGAATAAAAGACAAGGAACTTCTTTGAAACACTTTGCCAATATTCCTTTTATTAAAATGTTACCGCTATCAATATAAAAATGTTTTTCTAGAAAAGTCATTGTTTTTTTTATCTTATTAGAGAGATATTTTGACGTAGTCGTTTTATATTGTAACATTACTTGTAAAACTGTTTCAGATTCTTTTTGTTTTACTAATAGCTTGAGATCTTCATCAATCGAAAAATATCGTTCTTTTAAAGAAGATATCTTTCTTTCAGTATCTTTCTTCTTCTTAAACATATTAATCAATGTCATATATTCTTCAATTTCGTTAATTGGTGTTTTAAGCAAATCGACTGTAAGCTTTAACTTGGCACAAATTTCACTTTTCTCTCTATATTCTTGTTCTTGAATCAATAGATCGCCATTTAATTCTTGTTGAAACAGACTTTTCTGTGAAGCATCTTCCAAAGAAGATAATAATAAATGATAAGATATTTTATAATGACTCACTAGTCGTTGTGGTTTACCAGACATCATATGTGAATAATCACTGACGCTTATTGGTTCGCCTCTAAATAAATTATTTAAATGTATTACATGACCTTCTGTATCTATCCCACGTCTACCTGCCCTGCCCGATGCCTGATTATATTCATATCCATGTAATAGGCGAAACTCGTGCCCATCAAATTTATGTAAATCTGTGAAAATTGTCGTCTTAATCGGCATATTGAGACCACATGAAAATGTCTCTGTACAGAATAATAATTTAATATATCCTTCAACAAATAGGAGTTCAACAATTTCCTTTAAAATCGGGATCGTTCCACTATGATGTGTTGCTATTCCCTTTTCCAAAAGAGCAACCATCGAATTATATTCTGGCAGTTCCAAGAATTCTTGATAATTTGTCAACTTCTCTCTTAATAGTGATTCACATCTTTTGCGAATAATATAAGGCGTCTTAGAATCATCTTCCAATAAAGGAAAGGTTACTTCTCTTGCGGCTTTTTCCAATTGCTTTCTAGAGAGAATAAAACAAGCACAAGGAAGCATTTGGTTTTCGACTAAATGTCGACAAACTTGATTCAATGCAAAAGATCGATTGACTCGTGTAGTTGGATCCTTTTGTTTCATTGTAGTTAATACTTTGACAATCTTTCTGTAATTGATTTCATTATAACGTGTATTTTCATGAATAGGAATCGGTCTATTAATGAGACCACGGATTTCTTTTTCCAACTCTTTGTTCTTTAACTTCTTGAAGAATCCTTCATTACATGTAATAAAAGAATAATGCGTCAATGGGACAATTCTTTGTGACAATGTTGTCAAATATACTTGTTTATTTCCGTGAATGCCTTCGCACCATTTCGCAAACTGTTCTGGATGATCTAGTGTGGCAGATAACATTACATTTTGAACATGTGCTGGTAAAAGCATAAAAATTGTCTCCCAAACATGTCCTCTATCTGGCATTCCAATACTATGAACTTCGTCATGAATTACACAAGCCAGATCATTATCGAAATCCATTTCAAAAGAGAGAATAGACCCACTAATTCCCAAAGAAGATGGTAAAATCGTCTCAGTTTTTGAACGGTAAGCATATAGCGCATTCTGTAGAATCTCGGCCGTCATAATTAACACATCCGCGGCTGGATTCAACTTGATATCGCCTGTCAATAGACCGAAAGTAATATCGGGGTATTTTTCTCTGAAATCATAATATTTTTGATTAGATAATGCTTTGATAGGACTCGTATAAATGACCTTTTTTCTTGCTCCTCCAGCACCACTACAGAAGTGTCGAATTGCGAACTCTGCGGGTAACGTCTTACCATTACCAGTTGGAACACATACTAAAGAGTGATTACCTTCAACAATTGCTTCGATAGCATACTTTTGAAAACAACTTAAAGGTGGACCACCGATAAAATATTGCCCATATTTCGCAGATTTGTCTGAAGGATATGGTTTTACACAATCGCAAATAACAACCATTTAATTATTATTATAATATATACACATCTGTTTATTATAATAATAATAATAATAATATGAATACAATTATGATCGAACTACGATGTCATATATTAAACGTATTAGTCGAACGTAATCACCAGAATATGAGAGATACTGATACAGAATTCATTGAAGGATTAACTATATCGAATTTATTCTCTCATATACCTCATACTGATCAAATCAGAGAACAATATACCAATTTAATATCGAGAGATAAACGACTTGTATTGATTGGAGTAAAAGAATTATATCATCAACAACGAGTAACTGGATTTTTGAGAACGATTAGAAGACACAGAAGAAGGATTTCTAGAAACAATAATTAATTAGGATCTACGTTGATTTTTTGTATTAAACACAATGACGCGCTTTATCGGCCTATAATCTCTATTTACTTGACCATAATTATGATATTTTGTTCGGCGTCTTAAATAATCCATACTTAAACTACTCGCGGTTCCGCCATCTGACTTACTTGGCAATACATGTTCTACAACATTAGTATGTAATACGCCTGCTTTTATATTATAGTAACCAAATAACAAGTCGGGTCCCCACATCCATTTATTTTTTATAGTATGTATAGAACAAAATATGTTGAAATCTCGAGGAGAAAGCAGTAATAAATATGGTTCTAACTGATTATGTATTGTTAACATATTACGCTGTTTTATTCTCATATACCAATGTGTGCTTTTTAATACTTTTGGCGACATGATCGTAATATTACGATTTCTTTTCACTTGTATCATTCTTCGAATATTCATATTTATGATTTTTACATCATCAAGCGTAAATATAATGTAATCATAATTTCGGTTATAAACATTATTTGGATTTGTCAGAAATAATTCTGTTAAAATACCGCGTTTTTCATAAATATATACATTTTCTATAAATGGTAACCCATGTAATAATTCTTTTATATCTTCGCACACATCATAAAATGATATTGATACGTCGAAATTTTCATTCATTTGTTGATAAATATAATTTAAATTATGTAATAAAATATCGCGTTTTACATCGAGATTTGGTTGTCCAAATGCTGGCACATAATACAATAATTTCATATATTATTTAAATATTATAATTCAGGTTTCAAATTCATTGTATTTTTTTTATAATTATATTGTATGATTATAAAAAAAGAGAGAAAAGGATCCGTTATGGTATATACCGTAGATAAAGATTATGATGATTCTAAGATGGCGAAAATACTTAATACAAAATTAAAACGTAGCAGTAATTATTTCATTATTGAAGATAATGTTGATGTTTATACTACTGACAATCGATTGTTACTGCGTTTTAGAAAAAATGTATTAGAGAAAAAAAACATCGATGAATTTTACGATAATGTAATTAAATTTGCTAAAACGCCAACACATAATAGAGGTTCTGCCAGTGGAAGTAAAAAGAAGAATATATATGATAATGGTAATATTTATACAAATATAATTGGATACTTTGATACTATGTCTCCAAATTACAAACAAATCATGACAAGAAAAGGGATTAAGAATTTTCTCTCTGTTCGACCTACTCGTTTTCTATTGAGTTATCCTGAAAAATATAAAAAATTAATTCCATTGATCAAAGAGATTGATGAGTATTATAAGAAGCTTGTTCCCGAAGAATATAAAAAACAACGTGCTCATGCGAACCAAACCCATTTTAAAATACAAGGTACTGCTTTCACTACAATCACTACGAATGTAAATTATCAAACTACTGTTCACACTGATAAAGGGGACGATGAAGAAGGATTCGGTAATTTAACTGTGATTGAACGAGGCAAATATACTGGTGGAGAAACATGTTTACCTCAATATGGAATCGGCGTTGATGTTCGCACAAGTGATGTTTTATATATGAATGTTCATGAAGCTCATGGGAATTTGCCAATCAAATTAGAAAGTCCGGATGCAATACGACTCTCTATTGTCTGCTATTTACGGAAAAAAATCTGGGAAAAAACCAAAGGAAAAAGTAAACGTTTCTTTGAAAAACATAATGCCACATTTAAACGAATAATCAAAACATAAAAATATATTAAAGATCGGGGTAGTTTGCATGAAACATTGAAATTCCGGGAGCTTTCCAAAAGTATGAGTATACATACAATGTTGCATTTGTTAATTCAACTGTATCAATAATAAGATTACTAATAGATACAGATTGTACAGTATTGATAGAAATAGCACTTGATAAACTACTAGATAATGCTGTAATGGATACTGTTTGAGAAGCATTGACTATATTTGAGGATACTAATCCAACTGATAATAGGAATTCTGTTCCAGTTGCTCTTGTTGTTTCAGTAACTAGAGCACTGGATAAAACAACAACAGTTGAATTTGTAGTTGATAAACTACTGGATAAAATAACAGCAGTTGAGTTTGTGGTTGATAAACTACTGGATAAAATAACAGCATTTGAGTTTGTGGTTGATAATCCAGTGGATAATGCTGTAATGGATATAT